AACACCCAAACGCCGTAAAAACTACTTTTTGCCCGACACTCTTACTAATCATCTTGAAAAATTAGCGTCAAAACTAGGTTATACTGAAACTGAATTAGTAGTTATTGCTTTAGAAAGGTTAGTTAGGGAAAATGAGTAGGATTTGTAAACATTGTGTTCAGGAATTATCGTTGGATAGCTTTTACTTCCATAATAGAAAGCACGGTAAAGTTTATGATACTATTTGTAAAGAATGTCTTAGCGTGATATCCAAAGAAAAAAGAATCTCCACCGGACTATCGGTAAGACATTACGAGAAACTTCCTTGCGGCTTGAAAAGATGCAATCAATGTAAGCAGGTATTATCTACTGAACATTTTTGGAAAAATCCCAAAAGGAAAGACGGTTTTCATAGTAAATGTTCTAATTGTGTCAGAGTTAATAACGGACAAACAACCAAAAGAAAACCCAAATGCTGTCCTGATGGATTTATGGAATGTTTTACTTGTGATATGATTCTATCTTTAGACAATTTTTACAAATCAAGAAAGTATAAATGCAAATCTTGCATTTCTATAAGTGATAAACTTTATCGTAAAAATAATCCTGAAAAAGTAAGAATTCAATTAGAAAAAAGCAAGAATAAACCAATAGATAAAGAAAAAAGAAGGGAGAGTCTCAAAAAGTTTTATCATAGCAACAAATTAGTCCCCGAATTTCATTTAGAATTGGTTTTGAGAACTAGAATACGAAATGGACTAAAATTCAATTCCAAGTCTAATAAAACAATAGAGTTATTGGGATGTAATACCGAATATTGTAAAAATCATATCCAATCTCAATTCAAAGAAAGTATGACTTGGAGAAACCACGGGCAAACTTGGGAAATTGATCACATTGTACCAATAGGATTTTATGATTTATCTATTCCAATATGTCAAAAATTAGCATTTAACTATAGAAATCTACAACCTTTATCCAAAAATAATAACGATAACAAATCTGATTTCCTACCAAACGGAATCCGCGCCCGTGATATTCCAAAAATCAAATCTAAACAAGAACTACTTGATTTGATTCAAACTTGGCCGAATCCTCAAGAATTTGAATGGGTTAAGGATATTACTTAAATCTATTCTCCTGAATCTCCACCCTGATTATTAGGTGCTTTAGGTGGCAAAGCTTTAACAGGTTCGCCTTTCTTACTAGCTTCCTCTAGTGCAGCTACGCGCGCCTTTATATTTTCATTGGCTTTGGCTATTTCTTCATCAACAATGGATTTAATTTTATCATTATTCACATTAATCGTGCCATTAATTTGAACATTAATTTTTTGGTCAACGGTAATCGCTTCTCCCTGATTTTTATCTCCAGCTTTTTTAGCCTGAGACTCTGCAAAGGCTATTAATTTATCAGCAGCTTGACTTAATTTGTCGGCATTATTACCTGCAAAACTACCTGATTGAATTGTATCATTATATCGCTTATCGTTTCCTCTACGGTTTCTTCTATAAAAATCTTCATTTTCGTCAGCATTTCTAGCACGTAACGGAATACGATCTAATCCACCTGATCCCTGAATTGAAACATTTTTCAAACTTCCAGTGGATAACAAGCTAGGCCTTCTATTAATTTGATCCTTGATATCTAAATCTTCATAACCTGCTCCTCCTTGGAATTGAGAAGCAAATATTCTATTTCTTTGCAAGGTGGTATTATTACCAAAAATAGATTGCCCTACATCAAAATTTCTTTTATTATTTTTATTATTTTGAAAAGTATCAATAGTTTTTTTGAAGTAATCGCTAACGCCACTAGGAATTTGTGGCAAAGTAGGAACATAATTAGGTTTTGGCTGAAAAATATTAGAAGAAGGAGGCAAAGAATATGAATCGCTATTTATTGCAGGGTGAGGTAATTTTGAAATATCTACTAATTGATCAAATTTTTTCTGATATTTTTCCCCCAAAGTTGTAGGATATAAATTAGCAATATTTGGTGATTTATATTGATAAAACGATTTGGGTAATTTAAATGGATCAGGGATTTCTCCATCAGCTTTATTGGCAATTAATTTATCAGAAATTTCTTTATCTTGATTTAAACATTTCTTAATTCCAGATATGCCTTGAGTTTTATAAGCTTTGATAATTTTATCAAAATCGTCTTTAAAAACTAATTCTTCGCCATATCTTAAAGCTTTTTCTGGGATTTTTCCTACGTCAATATTAGGGATTTCTCCATCCGCGTAGCTATTAATACCAAAAGCTTGTTTCATCTTTCGATTTAATACGGCATCCTTACCCGTTCCCGCAAAGTTTTTTACAATAGATTCACCAGTATTTACTACCGCTGGGCCAATACCAGTTACATTAGTTAAATAGGGTTTGTCGCTAGGAATTGCCCCGCCAACCCCCCGGAAAATATCTTGTTTTTCCTTATGTAATGAATTTAATAATCCCTTACTGTAAGTTGGCAATAATCCAGATGAATTAGTTCCCAACGAATTCAATTCGTCCTGTATTTTTTGGATTTTACTTTCTAATTCTTTAACGGAATCTGTAATTGTTCCATGCTCAGGACCATGTAAATTATCTATTTGCTTATTGAGTTGACCGGCTTGCTTTTTAGCTATCAGTCTCTGATTATCACTAGCTTTAGATAAATCCGGTGAAAACCCATTCAAATGGAATCGACCCTCCAAGGAAGATGCTAAATATTGCTGGGTAGTTAATTTATTTCTAATATCTCTGTCTGGAATAGTTGAAGATAATTCAGATAAGAAATCTGCCGGTTTATAGTTTTCTTGCGTTCTATATTTTTCCCCTAAATCGGTAAATTGTTCAACTAATTTAGGAGATATTTGTAGGGCGGAAGCAGTTTTCCCAATATCTAATTTTCTACCAAATACGCTTCTACTTGGGCCATTAGCATTGATTTTATCAATTGAATTTTGATCTAAGGTATCTTTTTCTAATAATCCTTGTTTGCGTTTCTCGTATTGAGCTTTTTGACTATTCAAATCAACAATTTTATCACTTAAGGATTGCTCTTTGTCTCCTTGTTTGAGTAATTTGGCAACGGAGGATAAATCAGAGAGAGCTTTCGCCGCCTCTTCCGAAGAGTCAATTAATTGCTTGAAATCGCCCTTAACTCCTTCATTAAAACTCTGAGAGAGATTGGTTAATTGAGAATTTAGTTCTTTGAATACACCATCTGGCCCGAGTTCATTTTCTAGACCTCGACGAGTTCCTTGTAACTGACCCTTTAAATCTGAAGGTAAATTTGATTTACTCAATAAACTATTAACTTTCTCTAATCTTTCTTCGAGTCCTTGCCGAGTTTTATCGTCCAAAGGAACTTGTTTTAGCGCACGTAAGTCAGCTATTTCTTTGACTTTATCAGGAGAAAAACTTCTTAATTGATCGACTAATCCTAAATCGCCAGTATTGCGCCCGGACTTAATTAATTGATTAAGCTTTGTTTGAATTGTAGATTGTTCAGCTTTAGAAACAATTCCACGAGTTTCATTAATTAATTGCGGATTGCCATCAAATAATCCAGCTTGGAATGCCTGTAACCGGCCTGATCCTAAAGTGGAATATACTCTAGAGCGCCGCGCCGTTTCTGCATCAGTATCTATCGGACGCCCACGGAAGAAATCATCAAAAGAATTATCTCGACTTTTATATAATCTACTATCGAAAGGATTTGTTAAGACGTTTCTAATCGCGCGCCCTTGACCTAATCCTGCTCCAATTTTACTAAAATCTAAATTAGCAGTGTTTTCAAAGTTACCGCCACCGAGAAAGTTAGTTTTTTTATTTAAAGAAATATTTAATTCATTTAATCTATTTGTATTGTCTTGTAAAGCCTTACGTTGAGCCGCCCGTTCTTGCTCCAACTGGATAGGAATCGTAATCTTATTATTGACAACATCTTGTATGCTTTGAGCTACTTTTCCATTTTCTTTACTGTCTGGGCCACCCAATTCTTTGATATATTTACCTAAATTAGCTACAATAGTATTAGCAATATCCGATGGATTATCCCCTGCGCTCAAAGATTTAAGAATAATTTGATTCGTTCTTCCTTTGAATTTCTCTGAACGTCCAAATATACCACCTCCCTCTGCTGGTTGATCCGATTCAAAAACTTTAAACGCTTTTTGAACAATCTCGGGTAAATCTTTAATACTATCAGCGAAATCGACGCTAATTTTATTAATATTATTTATTCTATCATTTTCTAATTCAAATTGTTTGATTCTATTTTCTTGGCGATTTCTGGATTCTGGAGATAGAAACTCTCCAATTGAACTTAATGATTGTTGAGCGCCTGTGATAGCTTGTGTCCGCGCACCCTGCGTTTTAATGTCAGCCACTCCTAATCTAAATGAAGTAGCTTGGGTTAATCTATCTAAAGTTCGCTGAATTGATAATAAAGAAGATGTATAAGTTTTTAAGCTTTGAGTTTCTTTTTCAATTGCCGCCGCTGATTGAGCCCGGCCAATAACATTTTTGATAATAGCTTCTTGTTCCACTGAAGCTAATTTCTTGAATTTATCAAGTGATTGATTATCAATATTTAATTTACCTAAAACTTTTTGTAGTCCGCCCAAACTAACATCTCCGCTGGCAGATAAATCTTGTAATCCAGCGAGTTGTTTCTTTCTTTTGTTTTCATCTAAACTAAGAGGTAACGCGTTAGAAATAAATCCCCCAACATCATTCCGTTGTTCATTAGTTAATAAAACATTGCGTTTGTCTTGACTTAATAAGTTCCTATTTTTAGTAAATACTTCTTCCAGAATACCCTGTAAACCTTTTTGAGAAGTTGCTTTAATTTGCTGGGCAGCTAAATCTTGTAAAATGTCACTTTTTTGATCTGCCGTACTCGCGCCAATAAATCTATTTCTAATTTTAGGATCGTCAATATTCTTAATTAAATCTTGAATCTGGTTGGATACGCGACTGATTTCTGATTTTGATCCGCCCGCTTCAATAATATCTTTAAGCTGTTCTTGGGCTTGAATTGCTCCTCCAACATTATTTCTATTCTGTTCAAATCTGCCCTTAGTATCTTCGATTTCTTTAGAATAATCTTCTAATGATTTGCGACTAGCATTAACAATTCCAACAAATGCAGTTAATGAACCAATTGCCCCACCTGCTGCTAGTCCAACCGGACTAAAACCTAATACTGAAGCTGTACTTAATCCAGCCCCCAATCCCTCTCCAACTGCATTAAACTTCCGCGCGCCTACGCTACTTTGTGGAGCTAAAGAAGTCAATGTATTAGCTAAAATAGGAAGTGCTAAAGAGGCTCCAATACCTAACCCTGCCGCCCTTTGTCTACGTCTATCGGCTAGGGATATTGAAATATCATTTGTTCTCGACTTTAAGTTAAATTGGTGTTCCTCATCTAAATCTTTGAATGTTGATGATCCAAACAAACCGGACTGCAACTTATTAATTCTACTACCCCCGCGAAACAATCCATCTTTTTGCGCAGCACTATTAGCAAATTGATCTAATAGATGTTGTGCTGTTTCCGCCTGCTTTGCTGCGCGCTCCGCCGCTAATCTTGCTTTAGTTTCATTATCTAATTGAGTATAATAACCTTGTTTTAATGAACCTCTATTTTGTCTAATTTGTAAATCAGCAATTTTCTCCAATCCAACCCCCTGAGAGGCTGTAATTGTTCTAGGGTCCAAATTCAGAGCATGAATTATAGTATTTTTAAGCGTTTGTTTTAATTGGTCTTTAGGCAATGCTAAATCTTGTTCACTAATTTTAGCATTCTTAATATAACCTAAAATAACTTTTCTAACTAGATTTTCTCCACCTTCACTTCCAAAAGTTCCTAATTGCCCCGCTGTGAATCCCGGGTCAGCATAGTTAGGAATTAATCCATCTGCTACCCCATAAGTTTTAGGATTTAATCCTTGTCTTTTCGCGCGGCTAATACCTTGATTAATTCCGCCGGGTTCGTCCCGCGTATTAGTTACCGCCAATCCTTGAGGATTTAATGAATCAATTAACTCGGCGGACTTCTCTATTTTGATTTGACTATAAGGAATCCCGGCGGAATGTTCGCGATTTACCGCACTACCTAATGAACCACCTAATAACTCAGCAAGTAATTTAGCTTTTGAACCAACACTGGCACCTGATTTTAGTAAACTATGAGATAGGTTATTGTAGTTTGGGGTATAACCAGAAGCTAAGTTTAAAGGTCGATGTTCTATATCTGCCTTGGCTGCTTTTCTAGCTTCACTAGCAGTTTCAGCTTGAACTTGGAAGAGTCTTTTATTAGTTTTAACTAAGTAATATCCACTAGAATTAGTTCCAACTTTATTACGCTGAACATATTCTATTTTTTCTTTCCCACTTGGAACATATCCTTTAGCAAATCCTCCGTTATTATCAATTAAAGCTTGTGCGGCGGCGGTTAGAATCTCAGGCCGCGCAAAACTACCACTGGAGCCGGGCTGACCGCCATGCTTATTAGCAGTTTCTTCCCCTTGACTGAAATTGAATTCAGCAACTCCGCCCCCTTTGATATATCTTCCTAAACCAAGTAATTCGGCGGCTGCTTGCCCGAATTTCTTAATACCAGTATTACCAGTTTCTAAAACATCCAACCCCGCGACTCCGCCCGCCCGAATATTGGCAGGCAATGAATTGAATGCTCTTAACCCTTGTTTATTTGCAATATATCTACTTAAGATATTTTCAAAACCTTCGCGGCTAAATAACTTATCTTTTTTGACGGCCCCGCCGATAAACTCATGATTCAACCGAGCAATTCCGTCATCGCCCGTTTGTGAGCGCAACAATGCCCCGCCCACGAGTCTTGAACGATTCCCAACCCCGGCGGCTGTAACTCTAAATTCTCTATTAGATATATTCTCAATACCTTTTTGCAAATAGAAATCATCTTTTTTAGCTAGAATTTCATTAAGATAATAAGGAGCGACGCGACTATCGTAAACACTATCGCCCTGCGCGCCCTCTTTTCCTTTAATAAAGAAGTTATTTCCAAATTGTTTTCTTATTAAATCAAGTAATCTTCCTTGGTTTTTGCCGGTCGTTCTATTTTGTTTTAAGAATCCTTTTAAGTCCGCCGATTTGGGCAAGAATTTGGATAATTGAGCTTCCTGTAATTTATCTCCAATAAACGGTTTCGCGGCCAAAACATTAAAATGACTACCTTTAAAATCGTCTCTAAAAGATTCGGTTGGATCAATTACTTTTAAAGAATGTCCTTTAAGTATTTCTGAATTTGATTGTACGAATTGAGCATCTTCGTCAGTTAGTAATTCAAATCCTCTTTTCCGCGCGGCTAAACGTTTAGCTAAATCAACATTTCCATTATCATCATAAATATAACGATAACTTTTATCAATTAAAGCGCCGGAATAACCTAATTCGCTTTTAGAATATTTATTGAAATAGTTTGGAATTAATCCGCCTGCCGCATGGATTTTCTGAGCCCCCGGGGGTAATCCATAATTTTTTGCCATTTGCTGATTAAATATAGCACTACCATCTCCGCCCGCATAATTAGGTACTATATATTCATCAGTATTAGCGACTACAGTGCCACGCCGTCCACCCCCAAAATTAAAGTTAGGAATGATTTTAGGCCGCGCGCCTGCACTTGCCCCGCCTACTCCACGCTGAATATCTCTTTGTTCTTCTGCTACTGGCAAATATCCCCCCGCTGCACGCACATTAAAAGAACCAGTATTAACATCTAAACTATTTTTAGCGGATGCAAGATTTTTAGTTGCCGCGTATAATCTAGTATCTCTTTGCAAGGATAATCCATTAATTTGTAGCATTATGCTTTTAATAGCTTCTTCTTCTTCTTTGATACTTTTAGCTGCCGCCAACCGTCTTATATAAGAACTATTTCCAGTGGCTAGAATTTGATTAATTGCGCCTTGTAAAACTGCTTGTTGTTTAGTTGAGTTAGTTAGAGAGGCATAACTAGTAAGAACGCCACCAGTATATTGGCCCAATCCTTTTAAAATGTTAGCTAATAGAGATACCCCTACAATTAAACCCGGGCCAGATAAAGCCTGACCAATTCCCCTTAAAACTCCCTCACCAATTTTTTGGCCCGCGCTCTTACTTTCATCTTCTTTCTGGGTCAATCCACCTAATGCAAAACTACTACCAGCAGCAGTGGCTAGATTTTTGATAACAGGCTGAAATACTAATTTGCCAGCAATTGAACTAAATTCAGTCGCATTACTTTTTAGCGCATTTAATTGAGTAGCTAATGTTTGATTTAATAGTTTATTTCTCTCAATGGCCGCATTTGTATTCTCTCCTGCGGTAGCTAACGATCTACTATAAACTGAATTGGCATGCGCTAAATCTCCTAATAATGCTTTTAATTGGTTAATCTGTTGAATACCCGCAACTCGCTCTGAAATTGCAACTTGCTCGCTACGTGCCAGCGTTTTATAAGTATTAGCTAGATTTTGAAGAACTTTATCCGCGCTTAGTATGTTACCTTGTAAATCTCTGGTTTGTACATTAAATTGTTCTAATGCATCTAAAGTAGAAGAACGCTCTACTCGTGTAAAAATAGATTTTAAAGCATTGCCAATTACTGCTCCGCCCCGCGCCGTCGTTTGTTGCAATGACGTAGTAAAAGCAAGTAATTTATTAAAACTAACCCCTGCGTCTTGAGCAGCCGCGCCTGAACGACTAATGGCTTGTACTAAATCTTTAGAAGATACCGCAAAGTTAGCATCAACATTTGCCAACTTATTCAGAATATCAGTGGATGTTAACGCTTCTTTATTAAATGTATTAATTGCCGAAGTTAATGCTGTAACTGATTCAGCGGCAGATAAACCAGATTGACGAGACAATTTTAAAGCATCACTAGTTCTACTTAATACTTCTTGTATTTTTAAACCCTGTCTAGCTAATTCATTTGCTGCATCAGACACTTCCCCAAATGATTTACCAGTATCTCTGCTGATAGCAAATAGAGCCCCCGTAAAATTTTGAAATTGAGCAATCGTTGGAGAAAGTAATACCTGAATACTTTTAAGTCTTTGCTCAGTATCAATGAAAGCTGAACTAACTTCTTTTGCTGCTCTAACTAATCCGTATAATACAGTTGTACCTGCTGTGAATGCCAAAATACGAGCTTGCGCGGACGCTAAACTTTTATCGAATTCCCGAACAGAAGAAGTTATCTGGCCTAACGCAAAGTTAGAATTAATTTTAAGATTTAAGCTTCTATCTTGAAGTAAAGTTTTAAGCCGCGCTTCTGTAGCCGATAGACTTTGTGGGTCTAGCTTTACTCCTGCTAAAATTTCAATATCTTGGGGCATTCCTTATTCCTAAAAAGTTAATAGTTAGTTTATCTATTATTTACACTTTTCAACAAGTTAACGTAAAACTCCTGCGCGAATAGCTTCTTCGATTGAGTCAACCTGTGTATTTCCTGCTTTCTCAGAGTAATTCTTGCTAACCGGGTCTTGCAATCCATAGAAATCCAATTCTTTATTAGATATTCCACCAATACTAACCACTCCATGCTGATTTTCAGCTTTATCAAGAATGGCTTGTATGTTCGCGCGCCCGTGATACCATTCCTCAATACCTTCTGGATTATCTTGAATTTGGGCGGGCACGGTTGCCGACTGAAAAATTGATTTAAAATATCCTCCCCATGTGACTAATTTTATTTGATAGTGGGTCAAAAGGGCCAAACATTGCCCAAACAAATCGGTTGGACTTTCTGATAAAAAATATAAATTAGTAAATAAGGAATGGATAGAGATTTTCTTAATATTAGAATCTGACAAATCATCTTGAAATTGTTTGTATAAATCAAAAACCGATTCGATTTCTCCAACTGTTAATGCACCAAATTCTTCATCAGAATATAATAAAGTTTTACATTCCTTATCTTGGAAAATATAATTAGTAACTATAAAAGAATCTGCTTCACGGTGCGCTAAACTTTCCACTGTCTCTCCAAGCTTTTCTCCCTTTTCTTGTAAAGTTTTAAGTAAAAATTCTTCTTCCGCTTTGATTTGGTCTTTGTAAGAATTAATATCATTAAAAGAAAAAACCTTACGTTTATTTTCATATAGAACAACTAATGTGTCCTGTGCATTTTTAATTTGCTTTTCTTTTTTTTGATCCCACAAATTATTTTTAAGTAGGTAGTCTAATTTCTCTGCTTCCGTAAAAATCCCCCGCGAAACAAATCTATTATAAGCTGCCTCGTAACGGTAAGCAATTAGAAAATCGTCCAACGGCCCCAAATGTTTGATATAAACATCTTTATCTAAAAACTTATATATAGAGAAACCGGCAACGATTTCTCCGAATGTTTTTTTAAGTTTGAATGATTGTTTGGTGTCCAGTAGTAGTCAAAAGTATTTTAATTTTATCTATTGCTAATTATAAAACAATTTTTCCTTCATCCACCTGTTTATTCAATTCTTCCAATTGCGATGGGACAATTTGTCCATTAGCTAAATAATTAATATATTTACCATTACGATATAAAATAGTATTATATAAAGCCGCGCGAGTTTTTGCTTCTTCGGTCGATTGATTTTCAATAATCGCATCAAATTTCTCTAACCGAACTTGAATAGTATCTCCGGGGACAACTGGCTCTATCTTGCCATCTTTTTCGATGTAACTTAAAAACAAGGTATTATAAGTAATTTGCTTATCGGCGGCAATTGTTTCTGCCGAATTACGATACAATATCTCAGATCGTCTTTCTAATTCATTAAATTTATCTTGAGTGGAACTAAATTCAGAAGATAACTTTTCAATTTGTTCTTTTTGTTCAGCAGTTAGGTCTTCCTCTTTGATATCTTTGAATTTTGTATATTCTTCGCGGATTTCATTAATTTTCTCGATAGATTCTTGTAAATCTTTTTTTTCTAATTCGGATAAAAAACCATCACTATTATCGTAAGTTTTATCTATAATAGCCCGAGTTAGAATCCCACGGCGCACTGCATCTGCCCACGTTTCTTGGTAAACATTTTTAGCCGCTTCGATTTCTTTGCGCGATGGCTCTTTGATGATGACTTTAATCTCTTTTTCTATTTCTTGTAAGGTGGTTAATTCGCTACCGTCTTCCTGTATTTTGGTGACTTTTTCTTTTGTCGGATATTTTAATGTATAACTAAAAATTTGTTTCATAATATTAATTATTTTAAATTGCTGATGTAACGATTGATATCTCTAGCATACCCCCCAGCAAGACTACGTAAGAAATTTTTTTGTTTATTTTCATCCCACGAATGAAAAATTTGTGCAAATTCATAACTCTTAAAGTAGGACACGGTGTATTTTGGTAAATTGTACAATTCCACCGCGCGCCGCGTGGACTGCATTCCTAATCTTTCTCCAATTAGATCAAATAGTTGTTTCTCGTTTAATTGTTTCATATTTCTAATTCCTTTGTATTGTATCATAATTATTTGAATATTTCTATATATTATTAATTATATAATTATTTATTCTTTACTTAATTTATTCATTTATTATATTTTCCAAATCTCTTTTTGACTGCATAATTACATCTAAAATTCTTTTCCTAACCCATGCTGCTCTGTTCTCATCAAAATAATTGGCGAGGTCAACAGCGGTATGAAGTTCGGTCGGTAAGTTAGCATATAATTTATTGAAGTTATTGTCATGATTAGATTTAAGGTCTTCTAAAATATTTAAAACGTTACGACCTGTGGCCGCAAAAACCCGTTGAATTTGAAAGAGAATCTCTTCGTTGTTATCCATATACCTATTTTAAATACCTTTACCTATTAATCTTTACACTTTTAAAATTATAAACTATGTAAAAAAGTACAATAAAAAACCCAAAACTTGCGAATTGGGTGATTTATTTTTATTTATGTGATTTTCTATACGAGATTTCCTGAAATAAATACGTTATGAACTGCATCAGTTGGTCCACCAATCGTTGTTACATATTGCAAACTAACTCTTTCGTTTTGTCCAAGAGCAGACTGAAAGTTTTGACTTTCAAGTTTAGCCCCCAGCACTTGATATTGAACGGCAATTGGACCAGAGCCACCACAAGCAGGTTTAGCTAGATTAATTGTAATATTATTATTAGTATCATTGCAGAACAATGAACTCAAATCACCGCTAACTAAATCACCAACTTCGGCTTCAATACTAAGAGTCACTGTAACAGGGAAGTTAATTTCACGAGAGAACGGGAAAGTAGAACCGAGTTTGCTAAGTGGCTGACGAGAAACTGGAACGCTTAAGTCATAACTTTGAATTTTTAAATCAGAAACTTTAGGGCCGAATACTGGATCAGCAAAACTGAGAGTAATATCGCCGGGACGAATCGCGGCAACTGCTCCAGCTTGACCAGAAGTAGCAGCAGGAAGAATGAATTGATTCGGGAAACTAACGCGTTGACCGCCCGATGGGATAATTGCTGGGCTAAGTCCACTGGTAGTACCAGTATAAGAAGCAAAGTTTAAACCTTCAATAGTTACAGCTTCGGTGGCGAAGTTACCTACAGAACCCCGAGCTTGGAAATTGCTAATGAATCCGTTACCAATAGCTTTCACTGCTTTAGTGGAATCTGGATCAAGATTACCAATAGCATCTGATCCTTGACGGACAGTTTCAATAAAGTAATTCTTTTCGTCCTGAGTTTTATTTAGGATGCCAGATAACATACCTGCCGTACCATCAGTAGTAAACCCAAGAGTGTTGGCATTGTAGGTATTAGCTACGATATAATCTAAGTTTAAAGTGACAGTAGGTGCAGTAAGAATAATACGATCTAACTCTGCTAATTGTCCATACTGGAAAATAGGAGTACGATTAATATTAGCACTGTTATTGGCGCTTTGAATACGATGTAACTGAGCAACAGAATTGACTCCGCTTAGACCGCCCGAGGATAGCATGTATCCCGTTGCGCTTGGTCCAGTTGAGCAGAAAACGGCTTGCTGCTGAGTAATGATACGTGTAAATGGCATATTAGTTTATTCTTTCTGTGAATTGATTAAAATCTTAATTAGTATCTTTATTTACACTAAATCGATTTTAAAAATGTTATTTTAGCTTATTTTTTCTATTTTATTTATGTTTAAGTGACTCTGTGATTAGGAAATCTAACATATTTTATCTGAAAATCAGCAAAAGCCGCGCGCAAATCAGGATATCGATTACTAAAATCTCGATTACTTAATTTGTAAAAATCAGCATCCGCAATGTAGGCCAAATTATTAGAAAATTGGCTAACGTAATTCAGATAATTATAGTTCCCCAAAGCCGTCCGATAATCACCATAATAATTATACGGTATAAATCCCGATCCCATAATAGGAAAAGAACTATATTTTTCGTCAGCAAGCAAACACCCTACCGCATCTAACTGATCCTTGCTATTAGATAAAATTATACAATGGATATTTATTGTGCTTTCAATAAGTCCGCCTAAAGAGTAAGATTCGTTAGTGAAATTACTATTTGTTATAAAAATGCCCGGTACAGTTAAATCATACTTAGATAATCCGCTAAGCGGTTTAGCATAGCTAGCCTGAATTTGGAAAGCAGTTTCATAAATCAATTCTTCATCTGTAGTAGTAGTTAAATAAACATTGAAATCTTTGATCGAGTAATTACCAGAAACAATCAAATTATTGTTACCCCCACTGAAAATAGCTCTATTATTTAAATAATCAAAAATTAATCCACTTTGCCCTTTATTACAAAAATTACCATTAACGTAAACTCCTGTAGGAATTTGTGCTCCCGATATTGAAAAGTCACTAATAGGCTGCTTAAACGGGGCGGCATATACTGAAAAACCCGGCAATTCAGGGTCATTTACCTTGTAAAATAAAGAGCTAACATTTTGGAAAGCATGGCCTTTCTGTGCTATCTGATGGTCGATAAACAGCCCAAAAGAGTAATATAAGTCATTGATTGGACTAGTAATCATTTTATTTTTTATTTAAAATTTTTAATAATTCAGAGACATATTTTCTAGCCTTGTATGCCGCCCCGGGATGTATTGCATTTGGACGTTGTAATCCAGTACCCGATCTGCTCTCGGAATTGGAATTTTTTCCGTATAATATTTTAGGGTCTTTGCTAAATTTGTAACGATCTAGTCCCGGTATGCCTCGTTCAATGCTAATAGCCCAGCTTCTTCCTTCTCCCCATCCATTATCATCACTAACATAATTTCCTAAATCAGTAACATCTTTAATATCATCAATAGTCGGATATGCCATTTTAAACTTAAATGTTTTACTAGTTTTATCGTAATTAAAGGTTTTACTTAAAAAAATAGTTTTTTCAAAATACTTATATAAATCTTGTACAGGCTTAGACCCCGCATCGAAACCAATAAAACTAAATAGATTACCATTCTGTCCGCTTACCCCGTAATTAGCTTCTGGCCCTGCTAGTATTTCTTGAGTAATTTCATGCTCTATAAATTCTTGTAAAAATTCTTCTTTTTTCTTTTTTACAACTTCTTCTGCACGTTTTTGGGCAATAGGTTGCGCTTTCTTGAAAGTAGCATTTTCAATTTTCTCTCTGATTTGTTTAGAATTAATTGTAACTTTATAAGCCATATTAGTATTTTTCTAATTTATTTGTATCCATAGCGTTCAACCAACCTTTGAAGGACCAACCCTTATGCTTTTTGATACGCCCATATATCAGATTTTTTAACCCATGAACCGCAATATTATTTAGTTTGGCGAAATAAGACATATAAACTCCCCGACCCACATATACAATTTCTCCCTTTTGGTTTTCAAATATTGCATGATTTGGATTATCGTAACGAGTCCAGCCGTTATTATAGTTTGTTTTCTTTACCCAAACTTCTAATAATCCTATATAATCGCGAGAATGAAACCTTTTAGATCGGCAAAATTCCTTTAATTCATTTTTTTTGACTTTTAATAATTTACCGTCGGGAGAAATAAATTGATAATCATCGAAAAATTCAGGATCAAGTTTTGTCGTTGGGAGCCTCCAGCCTTTGAACTGTTTAATTTGACCATCCAGTACCTGAAAAATGCCCCATCTATCCAATTTATTTTTTTCACAAAATCGTTTAAGGCCACGGTCTTCAACAAGTTCTCCAGCGGGAGTAAGTATAGAAAATTTGCGCCCCATTCTTTTGATGGCATTTGAACTCAATATTTGTCGATCATACTCATTTGGATAATGACCTGCTGTGGACCTTATATTATAACCTAACGCTGGATCACAACTAGAATAAAAATCGATCCAATATTGCTCCGCCTTGGATAAATTATCGCGATGCTCTACGCTAATAATGTCAAATATAAAATTATTCTCTCCGAATTTGATGAAATCATCTTGCAAATAACGATTATGATGTTTGTTTCTTTTCAAAGAACTAAAATGCACGCCTCTTCTTAAGGAAAATAGCTTAGTACCACCTATATAAATCTTATTATTGGTTAGACATTTAATCATATAAATGCCTGCCTTATTTTTGTGAATTATATAATCTTCAGATGTTAACATGACTAAAGTTGACGCGAAAGATAAAAAGTAACAAAATTTGTATTAAATAAACTAATTGGATTATAATTCATTAATAATTGACAATCTTTTCCGTCCACGATTATTTTTGTTGAGCTTTTAACCAAATTAGTATATTGTTTTTCTACTTTGATTCTAACTATCCCATAATCTTGTCTTAAAGCGGTAGATACAGCCTTACTGTCCCCGTGCCCGAAAAAGATAAGTTCTGTTTCTGAATCCGCCTTATCTAAATATTTAATTCGAGCATTTATGGTAGTTTGATTGGCGGTGTAAGTAACTGTGGTATTATGGGTATCTGCTAACGGATTAAAACTATCTGGATCAACAACTGTAGCATTTGCTACTTCATCTACAATAATTATTGGACGTTTATGAGTATCGTGCAAATCATCAATTAATTGCGAAGCAGCATTTTTAATAGAATCTGGAAGCAAGCTAGGCATAATTAACTATAGCTAATTGGGGCAGAGGTATCTGGTAAACTAGGATCAACCGTTTTAGTATATAAAAATGACCAATATGGAATAAAGTATGGGTTGTTTAAGGAAGCTGGCAGAGAACTATTTTGACGGTATTGGAGCGCCAATTTATTTAAATCAGATAATGTATCCGACGCTAATCCTCTAAATACTTTAGCGACTTCATTACGATTAACCATTCTAACCGTGGAATCTCCTTCGGTAACTTCCAATACTGAGAATGCTCCTGCCGCGCCATGAATTTTTACTTGTCTCAGATAATAATTGTAAAGATATATTATACCAAAAATAATAGCTTGAGCATCAGTTAATTCAGGGGAACAATCATTTCCTAGTATTTGAATTTTGGTAGATAGCCTAGTATTTAAATCGCCTAGATGTGCCATTAGCCAAGTTAAAATTTTAGCGACAGAAGTATCATCCGATTCTAAAAGATCATTGTACCATATATTAGAAGCTAAATCAATAAGATGCATAATTAAATAATAGTTGTAGGGTTCACATTGATATATCCGCCCATTAAGTTGATAAAACTTCCTGTAGTTTGAGCTTGTATAGTGTAAGGATAAGTGCCAACCGCCAAACCAGATGTTTGTAAATTATTCAAATAAATACTGAAAATTCCTGATTGTCCAGTTAACAAATTAATAATAAATGATTCGATTCCAGTAATAGAGGAATATTTTTCCTTAACCGTGGAACTAAAAGTATACCCCGATAAATTAATCGGATTACCATTATCGTCCAATGCTTGCCAAATTAGCGAGTAATCTCCGCCCCGATATATATTAGTTATATTATAACCAGTCATTAGTATAAATTAAAAGTTTTATTACCTTAATTTACACTAATATAATCTTTCTTACTTTCTTTCTTGGAACTTTTTAAGTAAATTATTAATTAAAGATTCTCTATTATCGCGCGGAATTTCTCCTACATCTGTAGCATGTTTCTGCAAATCTAAAGCATTCATGTTAGCTAATTGTGATTTGTATTCATCAAGACTCGCTACTGTATAACTAGCAAATCCATCCAATGCGGATAACTCAGTTTCTCCATCCCATATTTTCCCCGTGGTTGTTTTGTATTTTGATAATTTACTTCTCATATTACTGTGCGGTTGGATATACTTTTTGCTCAAATTGATGTTTATTAAAAGCTTTGAGCAAGCACTCTATATTAAAAGAACGGTTGTCCTCGTAAAAAGGAAGGTTTAATTCAGCACAATGAAATCGAATATCTGTGTTATTCATTTCTGAAAGAAAAGCTTTATAAGAAGCTTCATCTTTTTGCTTATATTTGGAAGTTCTAATCCCCCAAATTTCATCCATCGTTTGTCTAACGACTGGTTTAATTTCGGCGGGTTGTGTTTTATTTTTTGCAGTTTTTGGCATATTTTATATTTGTTATTGTTTCTATCCTTTACACTTTTATTTTTAAAATCATATAATTATGAAGAATAAAATTTAAAAAGTGTAAATATAATAATAAAGCGATAATAATTATGTCACAAACTAAACGAACAATAAATTACTGGTCTGTAGAGGAAGATAGTATTTTACAACTTAATACTAATAAGATTTCTTATTTGAAAATGCAACAATTCCTACCCAATCGAACAATTTCAGCAATTAAGCAAAGAGCAAAAGGATTAGGTCTAAAAAATAACTTTAGAAATTGCGAAACACGTTGTCACAATGAAAATTTTTGGGAAACCCCTAATTTAATTAACTCCTATTGGGCTGGATTTATGTGTGCAGACGGTTCTGTAGGCAGGTATGGAGGCAATCGGGCAAGATTTGCCTGTGGACTTTCCGTAAACGATAAAAATCATTTACAATTATTTTTAGATACAGTGCAAAGTAATCATGTAATGATTAAGAAAAAACATCAATCCCCATCATCTAATAATATATGTGAAAGCGTTCATATTGCTATTAATAGTGCTCAAAAATGGCTGGAAGATTTGGAAATCAATTTTAATATAGTGCCAAATAAAACGCTAAGAATAGGGCCACCTAATATCTATAAAGATGAATTACTTTTTGCTTTTTTAGCAGGTTATACCGATGGAGATGGATGTATTTCTAAAATTAATGACGGTAGAGTTTCAATGGTTTGGGTATCATCGAGTCATAAAATGCTAGAATGGGTAGCCAACTTTATTGATCAAAAATTCTCATATCAAGTAGGCAAACAATCATTTCTACCCACTACATCTAGTGATATATGCGAACGCTGGGGAATAAACGGTTATAAATCAGCAATAGTTTTTAATTATATGCAAATGTTACCTATTCCTAAACTCGATAGAAAATGGAAACAAATATCTGTAATAGAAGCTGTTGATAAATATAAACAAAAAAAACCTGCACTATTTGACTATAGTAACTTACCTACATTTGACGACTATCTTAAGTATATATAACAAAAAACCGCTATTTCTAGCGGCTTCTTGCTTTTTTATTTTTTAGTTTAGACTTAAACTATGCACGCAGTTATAAATCTATTATCAACTACCACACGAGATTCAACTAGCTTCATGAACCAGCCAATTTTCTCTGCGCGGCTAACCCATTGATCATCAGGCTTGACAAGTAATTGTCCACCATTTTTATCAATGCGAACTGGCCGTTTGCAAGATTGAGTACCTAAGTCCATACCTAAGACTAAATCTTGGGTAGCTACAGTATAAGAAGGAGTTCCGCTGTAGTAAGTATTAAAGATAGTATTTAACTTACGGTTTCCAGTACCCAACTCTTTAAGTTGATGTAATTGAATGCCATAGATTTCCATAGCGCCCGCGCCGTCAAAAAGACGCTCACGAACTGAATCGGGAAGACCAAGAGCAGTTGCTCCGCTAGTTCCGGCGACAGAACCCGCACGAGTATTCATAGGTTGGTAAGCAAATGAGCGAACATCAGCCATACGCTCTGGAGATAGGAACATATCAGTCATTCCATAGTCACCAGCAACATTACCACCTGCAAAAGACTCATAAATTCTCGAATGACGAAGCATTAAGTTATTAAAATCGTCAATCTGGAAAATACCAGCCGTAGTTGCTCCAATAGTGTTATTTAAACCATTAGGATTGCTAGTCGCGCCAGCCGCTAGAGCCGCGAGAATAGGAGCCCAACCGTTACGTTCTTGTTTCGCAAGAAATTCTTGAACAACACGATGAATATCATTAGTCATTAAGTCTAGACGAGCAAACTCCGCATAATCCTTATCAAAGGATACGGCGCTATCTAGCGAGTAAAATACGAAAGGATATTCAGTTAGACCTTCAGTGCTTTGGGTATGTAAGTTACCACCCTTAGTTACTGACCATACACGGAATTCGCCTTCTTTATAAGTCTGATAAGGATCGACAGGAACAGTTTGTGGCGCACCTTTTGGAATTAGAACGTCATCATAAATCGCGTTGACTGTGCCTTGCTGATCTAGCAAACGCTGAACCATAGGCCCAAGAAACGCGGCAAACGCAACCTGAGCTTGATATGCAACTTGCGGATTTTCGCTAGCCATTAGCTGCATAAGCTCTACCCGGCGTGGCGTTCTTTCGATTGATTTTCTTTTCTTCATATTATTTATTTTTCTAACTTAATTGCTAATTTTTTGTGTTAAATTTATTATAGATTACCGAATATCTAGCTTGATAAGTGAAGCACCATTCGATCCGCTAGAAGTCATGAAAGTGCCAATCCGAGGACGAGCAAAACCACCATAAGTAGCAGTGTCAATTGTAGTACTTTGGTTGCCAACAGCGATAAGACCTGCGCCACTATTAGAAACATAAGCTCCAGAACCGGGACCGGGATAACCGGCGGAGGTATCATAACCAGTGATTTCAAAGAAACCGCGAGTTACATAAGGAACAGCACGACCAGAAGGAATAACTTGCTTTTCAGCTAACTTTTCCTCTGCAACGAAACGGGCATCTACCTGCCAAGGATCGAAAATATACTGAACAACTTCTTTTAGAAGCATACCAGCAACTTTAGTAGAGCCAGATACGGCAGCTTTTACTTTCCATTTTACTTCATAGTCAGCCGACCATGCATAGTTAGGAACACCAGCGAATCCGGGGCCGAAACCATTTTGGGTATCAGGAGCCGCAGATACGAATTCAACAATAGAGCCCTTAGTCAGAGCAGCTTCATTGGTTGAATATAGTTCAACTACATCATGTGCATTGAACTGACGAAACTTTTTTAAATCCATTACATTTGCCATATTCTTATTTCTTTCTTATTATTTGATTTATATTTTGGTTAAATTATTCGTTAGAAGCTAGTGATAGCTCTTTCTCCCAGCCCTTGAAGGCATCATTGATTTCTTCTTGGAGATTGCGTTCTTTAGCTGAAGTATTAATTACTTTCTGATTTTTCTTAGCTATAATAGAATTGAAATCGAAATCTTCATCTTCTGTATTTTCAGAAGCTTTAGCAGCTTTCTTTTTCTTATTTTTGGCGTCCATAGCGTCATCTTCGTCGCTATCATCTTCGGAGGCCGCATCGTTGTCATCGTCTTTTTTGGCTGCAAAAGTAGATTCAGCAAATTCGAGCCATTCAGTATATTTAGCTTCATCTAAGCCCTTAATCTGTTTAGCGATTGCTTGAACGCCTTTTTCACTTAATTCAAAACGGGTATTTAAATCATTTAAACGAACTGTAAGATCATTTTTTTCTTTTTCAGCCGCACGAGCCTGTTCAGAAGCTTCTAATTTCGACTGAATCTCTTCAACTGACTTAGTAGCTTTATCTAAAGATGCTTTAATATTTTTAATTTCATCTTCCTTAGCAACAACTTCTTGATTTTTCTTGTCTAAGTCCTGCGCGAACTTATCCATAAATTCATTTAGCTCATCCGCAACTAAGGCTGCCTGATCGCTTGCTAACCCGCAAGATTCAAACTTGGAGGCGGTGATGTCTTTGATATTTTTAAATTTTACCATATAGATATTTCTTTTCTTATTATTTTGATTATTTAAATCTGTATTGTTATTTACACATTTTTTTTCTGAAATAGTCGATTTTTCAATAATTTTTTCTAATTTATTACTTTTTTCTTCAATATTGGCTACAGAAATGTTATTTTGTTGATCTATAACATTAGTTATTTCATCTGTTTTGTTAGTTTGAGGAGCAATAACAATCGTTTCTCTTACATTAGATTGCTCAGAACTTTGATTTTCTTGTAATACAACTAACTCTTCCGCATCGGTAGGCTCATTATCTAAAATGGGCAGAATTCCCTTTACGCTTGCCGCTGGAGAATTTGTAATAGAAAACCCACCGGGTAACATATCCCCGACGATTAATCTATAAATAGGCTCTTTAGTTTCTTTGATTGTTCCATCTCCGCCATTAGATTTTAAATATTGAGATAATTTAGAAATTCGGATAGGATCAGAAATTATTTCTCCTTGTGAAATATCTGTACTACCAACTAATAATTGGTAATCCGTAAAAAATAACTCCCAAGATAAACTGGCAGCAAAAGCATTTTTAGAAGTTGCTTCGCTACATTCTATCAAGTAATTAACTAATCCGGGGTTCAAAACCTCCCAAATAAATCCACTAACCACCCAATTAAATGGTGTATTCAAATTTTGTGCTTCGAGACTAGAAATAATTTCATTAGAACCATATTTAGAAAATCCCGAACCTAATATCGCTCCCACTGCACCATTATTTCTTTTATGCTCAATAGTAATATACTTATTAGTAGCTAACGGGGCGATCTTAACTACATCGCTACCTAATACTACATCAGAATTTTTATTAGCTAAATTAGCCACTGCCCCATTAGCTACAATATATAACAAATCAGGATTATCCTTGATATTAATATCGCTTGGTAAAATAGGTTTTAAAGAATCTAAAGATGCTTCAGCTAAATTTTTTTCTATATTATTTGGGGAAACAACTTGAGCAGTTGACTCAAATAGAGATTTATATTTAAATTTTTCTGAAATAGGCATATAATATATTTACACTTATTATTTTAAAATTTATGCTAGAATACTGGCTGCATTTACTCTTTCATAAATAATTTTGCCAAATGTTTGCGCTCCCAAATCGGTAAAATGGCCCGCCCCGGCCCCCGCTGCCGCTCCCCAATTCATGGTATTATTTGGAACTGTCCCAAAATATTCCATTGGATTTATTATTAAATCAACCGAATCTATACTATCAAATAACAAGTCATTGTAATCCAATCTATGATTATCATAATCCGTTCCCGGCGCACGAGAAGCATTAGGTAAATTAGGGATACAAATAACTTTTGCTCCACCAGCTCTAGCTTGCGCCCAAATAGTTTTTGTAACATTATAAATTGTTAGAGCATCTGTAGTGTCAAAGTCATTGTTTCCAATATATAATAGAAAAATTGCCGGTTGCCCTGTAGATATTGGAAGAAGTGGAGCGACATCTGTTGAAAAATCATCTAATGTGTGCTGTACGGTTCTTCCCCCTTCAGCTACATTATAAATGGCATTAGCACTATCAGGTAATAAAGTTTGTAATGTAGTTGGAAATGCTGACAAAGTACCTACTCCATCAAGTCCAGACACCATTGAATCTCCGTTGGCTATAAATTTACTTCTCCATGCGGTAGGATGGAGAACGCTTCTAACGGCAGATATTCCAAAACCCATTGGCATATTAATAATTTGATGCCAGTTCTAAAACAATATAATTATAAAGACTGTTATCGCCAGCCGCTCCACTAGCTAAAAATCCAACAGAAGGACGCAACACAGTTAACGGAGAATAAAGTCCCGGAGTTCCTCCTCCACTTTTCAAAGAGCAAGATATGATGGAATTATTAGTTATTCCAGTATTGGTAATTGTCGCAGAGCCATTTGACAATAGAAAAGTTCCACCCTTTGAATTTGCCCCTGTAATTACATTTAAAGTATTGCCGGGCGTAGCATATAATGGAACAAATGACTTAGTTCCACTTGTTTCCCATAACATTGTTGTAGCCATCAAGCTTACATTGTCAAAAACCCCCATTCCCACTCTGGGAAACCCCCCCGCTTCATGTAAGCCACACGCAAAAGATACGTCAAATCTTGCTGTGTCAGTTCGAGGAATGTCATTGAACGAAAAATGTGCTTGAGAACCAAAAGCTTGAACATTACCCGGAAATACTGCTAATCCAACAGTTCCATTAGTTTGAAATTGATGAACCGAAATACTATCAGAAACGCTATTATGAATTACTCTACCCGCACTATCTAAACTTAATGCATAATATTTATTTGCATCTCCGCTATATTGTACATATATTTGTGTGCCCGCATTACCTGTTAAATTTAATGATTGCCCACGAATAGTAGTTGCAGTAATTGGCCCTAAATTTTGAGTATCTAACGGAATACCTGCAACTAACCAAGAATCAATTGCTAGTTGAGATAAAGAAACCGACGAGTATCTACTAATTAAATTAAATGTCCCCGGAAGCGAATTGATGGTAACTCCAGATGCGCCCGAAATTGTCACCGCACCATTTGACGATTGCGTGGCAAAAATTTGTGTCCCAACGGGAAAAGCTGTATTTGTATGGCTAGGAATAATTGCTGTGATAGGCGAAGAACCGCTTAATTGTACCATAGAATTATGGTCATTTAAGCCAAAAATATAACCCGTACCAGTTTGTAAAGTTACCCCTAAATTCATAGGCATGTAACCTGTCGCAGCATTATTAATATTATCAATTTGATTCTGTAAAACTCCGCTAGCTCCAGAAACTCCAGATTGAGCAAACAAATTAAAATTACCTACATTAATTTTAGCATCCCCTGACGTTCCTGAAGATGGTCTTACTACATATAATAAATCTGCATTTTGAACAGAAATTATATCATTTAATTGAGTTAGATTTTGATCGGACATAAAAATTAAATTTTAATAATATAATTCAATAGTATTGTAGGTTGAACGTTTTCATGAGATAAGTTGCCCCCCGTAGCAATAGTATCTGCTCCCAAAATGGCAGATACTACCGCTTGGTCTGCTCCTGCCGCCACCGTGACAATGGCATCAGGGCTAGAATAATGGTGAGTATGACTAGCTAATTGATTTTCAGTTAAAGTCACAGTTAACGCTCCAACTGTTACACCTATTGTTGAGCCAAGTGTTCCACCTACACCGGCAGGAACATAATCAATCAAGTTAGGTAAAACGAAAGTGGTAGAACCATCTCCAGCCCCAAAAGTTTCTCCAACAATCGCAAACAATGCGCTATAAGTTGTTCTGCTAACAATAGAACCGTCACATAATAACCATCCTGTAGGGGCGGATGGGCCAGCATAAGGAATTACTGTAGCTACAGGTATCCCTAAAGTGGATCGAATTACAGATATTAAAGTTTGTATATTCGCTCCACCTTGTAATCCCACTATAATATCGGAGTCTGATAAACTAGAAGCGTTCGTAAAATCTGAAAATTTTTGATTTGACATAATTATTAACTATTTACACTTTTAAAATTTTATTCTTGAATAATTGCGTCTCCATTTTCAGTTATTAAAATATTTAGATTTTCTGTAATAATATTATTACTAGAACTAATTTGGTTCATCAAAGTTAGTTTACCTCCATTTACCAAATTGAAATAACCACCATTCTGTAAAATAAAGAAGGATGACGATGGAGAAATACCTGAGCCGCCGGTAATTAGGAATGGAACAGGATGAGCGATTTTAGTTAATTCGTAATAAACGTGCTCTAACTCTCTATTCCATTTATTTAAATGAATTAAGTTAACTTGACTTAAATATCCAGACCCTTCTATGCAGAATGTATAAAAATCTCCTGTAGTGCGGATCAATTGATGTATCCGATTCTCGTAAGTATATTGAGTTCCTGTAACGTACATGGTTAATTTAATTTAAGATACGTTTTCAGATTTGTTATACGATTTATCCACCCTTTGAGATATTTCTGATTTTTAGGAACAGAATTAGCTAATCGACGATAGAAATTTTCTCGTTCTTTTAAAAATTGATTCACATCTTTTCCTGTTACCGCCAAAATTTTTGCTGTACGACTAGCTCCAGCATTCACATTGCAATCAAATACACATTCCCCTAATGGATAAGTGTATTGTTCTTCTATATTAGCAGATTTCCATTCAGTAAAATATATATCTTTAGCTTGCTCCAAAGTTAAATGTTCAACATCAATATTTTTATGACTAGATTTATCAATTCCGTAACGAGTAGTCCCGCCTGAATCATCAGGGTCATGTTCAGTTAAAACAAATTGGTCATCTCCATAATGTCCCTTTTTATAAACAGTCTCAGCCTCTATAATAAATGGTATAAATTGATCGAACCTAAGAGAATATTTAGTGCTGACAACTGGGGGCGATTCTGACGACTCCACCGGAATTGTGATAACAGTAGGAGCAGTTTTCTGAACACTTGTAAAAACGGGTGGATTAACCTTTGTAGGGAAAAATTTATTATATAAACTAATATACCAACGCATAAAAATTATTCTATTTCTCCTGTATCGACATTTTTGGGCCTAAGTGTTTTTTCGATATATTCAGTTACGTTATGAATAGTTTCTGATTTAGAAATATTTTCCAAAGAAGTAACTGTTTTATAGTCAAGTACTGAAATACCAAGGACCGTGGCACTCATAACCCCAGCAATAAATTGTATTTCAGCACTACACAAATTAACAATAGCCGAGGCAGCTTCGGGAGTATGTAAAATAGCAAGCAAGCCAAGTATAAAAACTACTATAGAATTAGCTAAAGTAATTAACGCTAACATTGCTTTTTTACTTTTCCAAACACTGCGATTGGATTTATCTATTATATTCTGTTTAGTACCCATACTTATTTAAAATGATTTTTAATTGCTACGATAATAACATTTATTTCACTGATGCCTAAATTAATAATTTTGAAAACCAACCCCCATAATAAAGATAAAATATTTAATACTAATGGAAGCCCACCCGGAATACAAAAGGCAACAATTCCAAGAATGATTATCGATCCCAGCACTCCTACCCCAGTCGCAATTTTTACCCACCCAAAAAATTTATAAAACCAGCCCCTACTATTCGCTTTTTGTAAAGCGGCGGTTTGTTCTATTAATATTTTATTAGTCTGGTTTTGGAAAGCTATCAAAGTATTGTGCTCTCCCGCCACCTGTTTTTGTAAATCTTGATTATTTTTGAGTAAATCCTGATATTCTTCAGAATCTTGCACAATAACTTCTTGTTTGTCTGAGCCCGCTGGAAGAATAATAACTTCTTTAGTTTTTTGTGCTGTGCCACCACCTAAAGTTTTATTAATTCCTTTAATTTTAATTTTTTCATTGTCTTTTAAAGGGGTAACTAATGTAAGTAAATTTTTTGAATAATTATCAGCCAAATCAAAACGTTTTACTTTAATAGAGTCATTTACAGCAAAAGCCGCGCGGCTCACCTGCTTATTATATCTAACTTGCAAAGATTCACAGCCATTTAATAATAGACTGAAACTCAAAATAACAAATATAAATACCTTATTCATATCTTACTTTACACCTTATTCGCTTTACTTTGCAAAATTTTAATCAGAAAATAAACTACTAACCCAGTAATATTAATTACAGGAAAATAACGTAAACTATCTGATATAAATGATATGAATAATGATATCCACACCGACAGGCAAACCGAACAGCTTAATAATTGAATTAAAAACGATTTATCTATATTAGATAAAAAAGTTAAATATCCTATTTTCCCTCCCCCGTCAACAATATTTTTATATTCAGTATAATAAGGTAAAAATTTATCTAATCTTAATAATTTTAACCATAACAAAGGTCCATTTGTTTCAAACCAAAGAAATAAAAATAATGCAATAAATAGTCCTAAATGGATAAATTTATACTCCATAACCAAATAGCCCAATAGAAATTTTACTCATTCCAGAAGATAAACTCAAAATATCAATTCCAATACTCCCCGGAGATTGAGCAAAAAAGAAATTATTAGAACAATTTATTGTCGAGAAATATTGTCCAGAATTTAAATATAATCCCGTGAAGTTTGTTTGATTATTATTAGTATCAACTGTATAAATTGATCCGCTATACCATGCGCCACTCCCTGTTACACGACAACCTAAATTAATACCTGTAAGAACAAAATCTTGAGGTAGCTGCCATTCCCATAATGCTGCCCCAGTTAGTCCTGTTCTAAAATAAGTATTTAAAGTAATTGGAGTGATAGGAATTAAACTTGGTGCCCCTTGTGGCCCCTGCACTACATTTATAATACTACCCGTACCAGTGAATCCAAAATAACTTAATGAATACCCACTTGTCCCAACTGTATTTGAAAAAACAATATTAAATCCACTTGTAGAGCGCCCGGACACATAATATTCTAGTAATGGGTCGCCAGAATTATTTATTAACTGAGGAAAAACATGAGGAATTGCATTATAATTATATCCATAACCTATAAATTGGCTAGATATACCACTATTTATTTGTATAGACCCTAAAAATGATCCTGTATAACCATCTAAGGTATGCCCGCTAACATTAAAAATATTGCCATTTTGAGTACATGTTACCGTGCCTCTACCTTGAGAAAAAATATTTCCTGACTGTGCATTAAATGTTAATACTCCAGCAAATCCTGTTACACTGGCAAAAGCCGCCAGATTTAAAGCGTTAATTTGTGCTTGTAAATTAGACCCTGTAGCTGACAATAAAGCTAATATATTACTACCAGTAGTATTCAATTGAGTTAAGGGCACGACTCCGCTTGGAGTAGTAGCAATTGGTGCATATATTGTGCCTCCATTAAAAAATGAAATTATACCACTAGCAGTTTGATTACCTGTGCTAGTTAATAAATTACCATTTAATAGATTAGAAATAGTATTTTGTAAGTAAATTAAAGGTACTGCATCCCCCGAACTAGTTGGAGTAGGAACAGTGAGTTGGCCCGTGATTTGTCCAGAATTGATAACTACTTGATCAAAATATTTATACCCTAGAAATCTTTCCGTACCTGTTAAATGGGCGGAGGCAGTTGTATAAGCATTTAGAGTTGTAATTTGGGACTGAACCCCAGAAATTTGATCGATAACAAATTGCTGAGATGGAGCCGAGCCTGTTGACCCGGAATATGGAACATTAGGACTAGTAAAAAATGATTTTGTCCCGTATATTGTTTGATTACCGCCACTTGAATAAACTATATACCCACCAAAGTACCCACTAGTTTGATAATAACTACCAAGCAATCCAGTAAAATTATTCTGGAAAATACCTAAAACATATCCACTTAAATCGTTGTTGCGAATTTGTTTTGTTGCAATTAAAAAAAGGTTGTCAGACATAACTTTATTCTCTCTTGGACCACATTAACAAAGCGGCGCTTAAATCATCGTCTATTTTTTGATATTCTTTGATTTCTACAATTTCAGCAATATTAGCTAGGTTAGGCTCTGGTAAAGTTTCTAAATAAGTAGCAATATTTTCTTTCCACTTGTCGGGAGCTTCATTAGACGTTAAATGATTAGCGATAACTTTAATTTGCTCTTTATCTTTTTTAGTTAATTTAGTTTTATTATACTTAACTTTAAAATCTTCAGTTATTTTATCTGTTACTGCTGAAGCCAATAAAACATTTTTTCTGAACTTAATAACATCATATTGATACTCTGAAGCAGACGACCCTTTGAATCCCGGCTTACTTGTTTTCTTTGGGCCTTTTGATCCTGACGGTCTGCCACCTTGTCCGGGAGGCTCTTGAGTAGGATCGTTTCCTCCAATTAATGGAACGAATAAACCTTTATCTCGCGCGGCTTTGTAATCTTTTTGATTAAGAAGTAAATCTTCCCATTCGGGTAGTAATCCGCTCTCGATTGCATCTTTACCATCTTTCGGGGTTAGCACGCCTAATTGTAATAAATTCGCCATAATTCGATCAGCATTAGCCGTATCGTCTACTCTGATGGGAGCAAACTTAGGTACAGGAATATCTTCTGGTTTATATCCCGCTAATTTACCCACCCTTTTCATTTCAGGAATTAAAAATTCATTTAAAAAGATACTTTGAGCATGCTCTAACTTCTGAACGAAAACCCTCAACTTAACCATAATATTAGCGAATTTTTGTTCGCCAAAGAAAATATTCATTAATCCATCATTAATTTCTTGATCGATTTTTTCATATTTTTCTGGGCCAAGAACCTTTTGCAAATCAGGGATAACAAAATCAATAGTAGTATCAGTGGTGGTTACAATTGTCCGCCCGGTTTGTTTAGTTAAAAACATTTTTTGCAATGCTTGCGCCACTAATGGGTTGACATGCATCTGACCATCTTTGTCAGGCACACCATGTTTTACTACAGTCATTACAGATTCAACCGTTTTAGCAACAATCATATCACACTTCTTGAACTCTAATTTCATGTTTATATTATCCAATACGGGATAACCCATTGGTAATGCAAACGGTTCGTAATCTTGTTTACGATAAAATAAAGGATACAGCTTCTCTGAATCTAATTTTGTCTCAGAAACATTATTTGTTAAAATCTGTTTGGTTTCTTCACTTAAGTCTAAATCATGTCCTTCCTGCTGGAGTCTACGTAATTGGTCGCGAGTAGCAGTATCCACCATCCAATAATATACAGGGACATTGTTTAAATCTAACCCATTAAAAAGAGATACGAAAGCAGGATTAAGCACGACATATCTTACTGGAATATCAATGCTTTTAGCAGCATTTGCTTCTTTGTCGCGGCCAAACATAAATTTATTCAATTTATTAGATTTGATCGATCCATCATATCTATAAACAAACATATTCCCAGAACGGTACGTCTCTCTAAAAAATTGTTCTTTGAAATTATTCAAATTAATAACATCAAACCAAGATTGGAAGAATTTTTTACCCTTGTCCGATCCTTTGTATAATTTAATATCTGTGCTACTCAAATCAGTCATTGTTTCAACGGTTTGATAGAACACGGGAACTTCCCGCCATGCAACTTGGCACAAACGAATTGGCTCGCGCATATAGAGATAGCGACCAAATTCTTGATACGGGATACGAAACTCTAATAAATTATTAAATCTAAGATAATCTCTGAATGGAGTATGTAAATCAGTATCTTCTCTAATAGGATATAAAGAGTCATCCCAGCCATAGTTAGCTGCACTTAATTTATCATGACCTATACTTACAGGTTCAAATTGATAATTGTTATTTGGCTTGATAATCGAAGTTTCAAGAGGAGAGATTGTTTTTTTCTTTGAACGGGCCATAGATTTAATAATTTACACTTTATTGTTAATATTTAATCATTTTGCCATCCCCAACAATAAATGGAACGAATGAAGTATTGTAATTAAATTTGTCACTAGTACTCATCATGTCAAAATAACGCTTTGCCATATAATTACCTAAATAAAGATTGGTGTAACAATCCCGTCGAATTTGACCTTCGCCACGTATACGTCTAATATTACTAGGTAATTCAAACGTATGAGTGCCTTGACTTGATACTTGTAATTCGATCAAACTACACTGACTTTTTACATCTTTCATTAAAAACTGTTGATGTTCAATAAAATCAATACGTCTAGAAGCACTATCGTCGCCATTTTCTTCCCCAGAGTGAATTTTCAATTTATCAAAATTGGGAATAGTTAAATTTTGAAGTATTTCTGATTTCTCATCTCCGGGGATCGCAGCAAACCACAATTTCTTATATTCTATTGACCACTGAAGATGCTCATTAGCTCTCCGTTTCCAGTCATTATTAAAATATTGAGAATAACAAATCTTCTTAGCTGTTAAATTATAGCTCCGTCTAGCTCGATTCAATTCTCTAATATATTCTTTTTCATCTACATCAAAATCAGCATCAAAAAATTCAAGAATAATCCCACGATCTTTAAATATTTGAGAATCATTGCACATATTTATAAATTGTGCCCCGCTTCTATCAATAACAATACAAACAAGATTAAACTCAGTAAGTAAGTAAAGTAAATACCAGATATAATCAGTTATATTCAATTCGCAGGCGGCAAACTGATGGACGAGAGTAACCGTTTGATTTTTTTCATTTAATTTAAATAAACCCATACCAAAATGGTCAGCCGTGCTAGCATCACTCATTGAGTTAGGGTCAATAGACAAAAGATATTTGGCCCCCTTTTCTCCCACTAACTCCAAACAAGGTTCTTGTCCCATTGGTACAGTGCATTCTTCCATTTTCTTCATAGAAAAATAACTATCTGAATCGCTGGGAAATTGAGCACAATATTCTTTAGTAAATTCAGCTTTAGATAGAGAGTTTTTGGCATTTTCAGTGGCCGCCGTGTTCAATAGTCCCTCTGGAGCAGCTTCATAAGACATTTGAAATATACCATAAGAAGCATCTTGGTCTTTGGAAGGGTTTAAAATAGCTTCCTTATACTTCTTATACATAGTAAACAAATATTCAAATTGATAAGTCGCAGAACTAAAAGCTAAAAATTTATTGTTCTTGAAAACGATTCGGTCGGCTTCAGTCATTAGCCCGCGCGCAATCAAATCATCTTCTCTTTTCTTAGTTTTTTGTCTTTCGATAGGATCAACGTTAGTAGATAAGAAAGGAATAATAACACTTGTAATAATTTTCTCTGGAACGAATCCCGCTTCGTCAAGAATAACAACATTAAAACGATAACCACGGATTTTATCGCCCGATGCTCCAAGAGGCAAAGCCACAATTTCACTAGTTCCAATTTTCATGAAACATAAATCAGGGGCTTGTCGCTCACTATTTAAGCAAGCTTTTAATAATTCCGCCCCTTTCATATTGGCTATATCTTGAATACCTTTGAACATTTCACGCGACCGTCTGAAAGTAGGAGTTAGAATACCAATCTTTGCCCCCGGGTAAAGTAAAGCATATAGAATAATAAACCAAACGGCAACTGTTGACTTACCTACACCGCGCCCCATTATACAAAGAACGTTATCTTTATTGAATAACATCTTAAGCAGTATCTCTTGAAACGGATACATTTCGATACCTTTGCCCGCAGTACCCGTGAGCAACTTCATTGTATAAGCCAAGTTATTTTCCAAGAACTTGGCTAGATAATATTTAGATTGTTCTTCGTCTATAGTTCCATTGACAGCACCAATTGCTTCATTAATATCTATAATGAATTGTGTTTTTTCGGCTGGTTCTATAAAACTCATAAATTAAATTAGTTTCTTATTAACTAATAATTGTAAATCTGTTTTTTTAACTTTCTTTCCCAATTTTAAAATAAATTCAGCCGTTTTAGCTGCCGATTTCCGGCCATCAACAAACACTATTTGGAAAATATCAAATTGTTCGTATAGGTCGCGCGCCCGCTTCGCAAGATGGTCAAAAGTTGATTGTATATGTTTAGTCTGAGGAAGATACTCGATACTTTTGAAATCCGCCCAAGAACTTTCTACTAAAATAACTAAATATCCATGATCCTTTTTCGCACGCTGTAATTCTTTCTGAAATCGTTCGTATCCCGCTGACATTGTGCCCGCGAAATCACTAATACTCTTACGTTCTATAGAAATTTTCTCATTATTAGCTAAAGCATAGTCACCATAGTGTAATTTATGCTTAACAATAGTAATATGTTTATCTAAATTTAATTCTTTTTGTTCACGAGTGTCGATAATTACTTCAATTGGGGCTGCCCAATCTATATCTAATTTCGTATTATTGAATCTAATTTGGAAATCTAATTTCTTACAAATTTCATTAAAAGATAAATTAAATTGTTTTTCAAACCAGAGAATGCTAGGTAATCCAGCCAGCCGTAATTGTGTTTCCCCCGGCGCATACTTCCAATTCTTTTTCAACTTACGTTTAACTAGTAAATCAATAAACAATTCCTTCGCGGCCTCGGGATTTTTCTTAGCCCAAGCATTTCTATCATTTAAATCTAAAAATTGTGTCTCAAAATATTGTTCAATATCTTTCTTGAATACAACTGGATGACCCGTTAAAGTTTCGCGCGGCTCATGTCGTTCAAAGTAATCGGCAATTTTAATACTATGAAATTCCCAAAAGTGTTTATTACTTTCGATTTTCTGATTGCATAGTTTACAGATATACTCCATAATTAACTAATAGCTTCTTCAGTCGTCAATCCTAAACTCAATAAGATAGTATCATTTAACGTGTCTTGTCTTTTAATTTCCGTTTTTCTATTTTCTTTTAACAGTGCTGCTTGCTTGAGCATTTTCTTACGATTTTCCTCTTCTCTGAAAAATTCGTAGAGTTGGGCAAGGTTAGCATTCTTATTTTGTTTATCTTCCGTACGTTTAGATCGTGCAGTATTTAAAATGCCGTAAATTCTTTCTTGGCGCTTAAGTACCTCGTTAAGATGCCCTGTAACTTTTCCGATTGTTTCAGCCAAAGCCATTGACGTTTTTCCACCTTCGTCATCGGTAATTCTATCTAACATCACATTTAACTTATCTAACTGTTTCTTTAAATCGGAAGCTTGAATAATATCATTGCACCAGTTAATATATAAAGAAACTTCCTCGGGCATTAAATCAGGTTTATCGAATACCCCGCGCACGAATTCTGATTCAAAAGCCACCCGTTTTTCAACACTAGCATAGTTATTAATTTCTTGAATGAATCGCGGGGAATGTAAAAAGTTAATAGTATTCTCTAAGCATCTCTTCTGATATGCCGTCATACTCTGTAAACTTAATCCCGCATTAAGAAATAAATTAACTTTGGCAAGAATTTGATGAATAGTTTTGGGCGGCTCATATTTTTCATCCACTGGCGTTTCGTCCCCGCGTCGCACAACTTCTTCTCCAATTTCTTTTAAATAAGCATTGATCGCGCGCACTTCACGCCCTAATGGAGTAACTTTAGTATCAGGATTTAAAACGCGGGCAATATCTATAACCCGTTGGTCTTTAATATTGTTTTTAATAAATAACTTGTCACTATCACTTAGAATAACAGGCTCTACTTTTTCCCACTCTTTAGTCTTGGCGCGAATCTTAGCATCCAAAAGAATTTGGCGAACTTTATGACCCGTTGCACTCCGAGGGTCTGATTCTGTTCCGTCAGTAAAAAAAGTAACAATTTCATTAAGTCCCGGCGGAGTCCCTTTCTTGGAATTCCAAAAATTTAAAACCTTGGCTTTTTCTTCCTCTGTATAAGTTACATTTTGCACTGGCATATTACTTTAATTCTAAATAAGATTCTTTATCTACTTTGACTAACTCTAACCCAAAAGGTTTAGTGTGTAATTCTTCAATATATTTCTTGTGCCTAGCATTTTCTTTATCATAACTTCCGCCTCGATTGGGATTGTAATACTCGTAAGCCCATCCCTGAATATCTTCGTACTCTTTTGATCCAATCACTAACTGAGTAGGGTCTGATTTATAAGTCCGCCGGAATTTAGTCCAAAGCTCATTTAAATCTTCTATTTTAAAGTAATCATCGTTCATATTTTAAAATTAAATCATTTCTTCCTCAATTAGTATGCTTTTAACTAAATCAACTATCATATCTTTTAATTGCTTAATTGCCCTCATTCCCTGCGCCCGGCTCGAAAACTTTAAATCATTAATTATTTCAAGATCAGTTTTGTCTTCCAAGTAAATTGCATTAAAAATATAAAATTCATTATAGTTAAGTTTTTCCCTTAACTTATCTTTTAATTCCTCTAACTCTTCAAAAATATTTGATTCATCCCACGGCTTTTCACTTACTTCTTGGGTATGATGATCTAAAGCTACCGGGAGATTTATATCACACTGCGTTTTTTTTTCGGCTACCCAATTCTTGTATATTTTGCAATTTAACGATTCGGTTTGTCCAAATAATTTGCATTGCCCGCCCGTTAGATTGGCAGGACACCCGGCGCAAGGAGAACTAAATTTATAATAATGATTTCGTAAATGAGTTTTAATAGCATTACTACAAACTGTAGATAACCACTGAGGTAGTGGTCCCTTATCTGGATCGTATAAATGCCATTTATTCCATAATCTCATTCTTAATTCCTGCTCAATGTCTTCTTTGGAAATACTGGGAATTGCACCTTGGAGCTTCCACTTCCCAATATTAATAGAAATAATCCTATTTATCTCAGGCAAACTTTCTTCAAAATCTAAAGTATTAGCCATACTTACTTTTTAGAAGGAGAATACTCTTCAATTTCCCCGAGAGATGTTGGATACCCTCTCCCCGGCGGATAATTATGTTTTGAATGACTTACATTCTGATTATGATTATTTTGATTATTTAATTCACGGAATTTCTTCGTAATAAACTTGCATAAATCGGAACGCATAACATCCTCCTCTGTAAATTCCCAGCAATAGATGCCTTGATCGCGGGACTCTTGATTGTTAAACAAATTATATACAATATCGAATCCGCTATTCTTAATATCAGCTTGTTCTGGATCGCCGCATACGAAAGTCTTGCAATATCTACCAATTCTACTTAAAAAAGTCAAAATCTCTTTAACTGAACTATTTTGAGCTTCATCTAAACAGAGTGCTTTAACTTGATAATCTAGGCCGCGCAGAAACCCTAATGGCTGGCATACCAAACGATTTTCACTTTCTAATTTTTTAATTTCGGCTGGAGATAAGAACATATCTAACTTATCCAAGAAAGGCATCATGAAAGGTTGAATTTTCTCAGAGCTATTACCGGGCAGATAACCCATTTTAGAATCTGCGCTCTCAACATTGCCGCGCACTAATATTAAATCAGATACTTTCTTTTGATTAAGTAACTGTAACATTGTAAAAATAGAAATACTTGTTTTGGAAGTGCCCGCGCACCCCTTAACAATCATAATTTGAGTATGAGGATCAAGTGCTAAATCTAAAAATGCTCTCTGATTTTCAGTCCAATTCAGTTCTTTGATTCTTAATTCAAAATCTATCTTATTCTTTTGAACTACTTTAGGGGACCGATCCTGCTTATTTTTATTTTGTGCCATATATTATTGATTATTTAATTATATAATTTTGTTTTAACTATTTACTGTGTAAATTATTGACTCCATTATGAATATCGATATGATTAAAAGTTTAGAACATATAGAACCTACCCAACTTAACAAAATACTTATTATTTACCATACTTTTGAAATATTCGCGAAATTATATAAAAATTTATTAGAATCTAAAAAAATTTCACATTACTCTGTAGAAACTCAAATTGCATTATCTAAATTAGATAAATGGTGGGAGAACAGAAAGAAAATCCAATATTTTGAACCCAACCAAGATAAACAAGCATTACTTAAATTATTAGAACTTTGGGAATACTTAGGTTAGTATTTAATAATATAATTTAGAATAATTGTTGGCTGTAATTTACTAACAGGATTATTACTTCCTGTATCCCCGGTAGCCACACTACTACTAGCAGTAGCAACAACAGCATCGCCACCAGAAGCTACTGAAGCTGTGCCACCGTCAATAGGTGAAACTGAATGATGATGAATAGGCAATTCACTAATATCAAATACATGACTTTCTTCACCATTTGATGCCCCTAACGTTGTTCCTCCAATATAAGTTGTAGTTAAACGGCCAGCAGCAACGCCACCCATATTATCCTTACCCGCCGGGATATTACCTCTTAAATCAGGTAAAACGAACGTGCTAACGCCATCCCCCGCCCCAAAAGTTGTTCCTATAATACCAAATAAACTAGAATAAGTAACTCTACTTACTGTCTGACCATAAGAAAGTAGCCAACCAGTCGGAGCAGTAGCTCCCGCATAAGGTAAAACAATACCGGGTGGCAATAAAGCAGTTAAACTATTCAAGAAAAGATTTTGCCCGTCAGTGGATAAAGTTGCTGTTCCTAAGAGGATTGAATTCGCGGCAAGTGCTGGAGTAGACATTATTTAAAAAATGAAATAAATTAACAAAGTTTCGTTAATCTTTACACTTTTCTGAGATTTTCTCTGTATTCACCGAATAAATTTATCAAAAGTTGACTTCCTTAATCTGAGTGATACACTGGTAGAATCATATAGGAAGGAAAGCAAATCAAAAGACGAGGAAAATGAACAATATCAAATTACCCTTTTCAGTAGTAAAAATTTTAAGTGAGTCCGATGCCATTGATTTAGTAAATAAAGAGCCGAAGAAATGGAATGTTGTTTCTATTTGGTCGGGAGGCGGCGGAAAACACGGCAATACCCGGCCTGAACACCGCGCGGCCAAAACCTTATGTCAGCATCGTTTTCATGACATAACTTGTACGGAATGGGAAGCACAAGCGGGCGGCTGGATTTTATGTAGTAAATGGCATATTTTAACTATTTTAAACTATGCAAAAACTAAATACGATGAACCATTATTGGTGCATTGTCACGCGGGAGTTTCTAGAAGTAGCGCAATCACTTTCTTAATTCTATTAGATTATTTTAAAGATAAATCAGAAAATCCAATTGACGATACTTTAACTTATTTAAATCAAATCAAACATTGGAGCATGATTATTCCCAACAAACATATTTTAAGTTTGGGTATGCACATTCTGGCAAAAGATGCGGGACAAGAGATGGAATGGAATCGCATACTTTACAATCATAATATATTTGCTAAATACTACAACTAACTAATTTACGCGGTGCTGGTGTTTAATGGCTAGCACGGGAGTTTTCCAAACTTTAGGAAAGGATTCGAGTTCCTTGCGCCGCACTTTTTAAACAATTTATGTCAACATTTTTATCTGAAAAAAGAGAGTTATTGAATTCACTTTTGAAACAAAGAGAAATTGAATATAATAAATTAGTGCAAGCCTGTCAGTCGGGCGCTTACAAAGCTTGGAAAAAACGCAGAAAGAATTTAGACAAACTAAATGAACAATTACGAAATTTAAATTGTGGATATGGCGATGAAAAATTTTATCAGAATACAAATTCCAAATCACAATGATAGAATATCCTTCAATACCTAATTCCAGCAAAGCTCCGCGAAAACATTGCGTAGCTTTTAATAAATACGATGGGTCAAATTTCCGAGCTAAATGGACACAAAAACAAGGATTTAATCTATTTGGCACGCGGACCCAATTAATAGATGTTAATACTGAATTTTGGGGAGAAATGGTAGCAATCTTCCAAGATAAGTATGCAAAAATCTTAGATAAATATTTTAAATCCGAGAAGGATTATAGGAACGAAAGAGAAATAATAGTCTATGGAGAATTTTTCGGAGAACATTCATTCGCAGGCAGACATGAAAATGAGCCACACGATTTAGTTTTCTTTGATATTTTAGTTGGACATAAAAATCGCAAATTCATCTCCCCTTTAGAGTATGTAAAAGAATTTCAAGAGATAATTCCCGTTCCTGAGATTATATACGTAGGAAATCTAAACAACGACTTGATTCAAGACGTAAGAGATAATAAGTATAATTTAAAAGAAGGGGTAATTTGCAAAGGCACCGAAAAATCCGGGGCTTATGTTGGCGGTATTTGGAATTGCAAAATTAAAACGACCGATTATTTTAATAAATTAAAAGAATTACACGCAGAAGATTGGCAAAAATATTGGGAATAAATCTATGAACGATAGATCAGAACGGCAAGGATGTTATATTAGCGTAGAGGAAGCTAGAAAAATAATTACAGAGTTTATCAAAAGTAAATATAATAGAACAGTTGATTACATAGATGAAGATTACGAAATGGCAACTTATGATTTAGAAACTGGGCAAACTCTTTCTGAAGTGCTGGCGGGATTTAACGTCAAATTTAAAAAACAACATTAAAAAATAACAATGAATACTATAATCAACCTCTTAATTCAACATGACTTTTTAGTTTTACTAATTAGTTCAATTTGGGTATCGGCAATGATTTCCCTTGCGGCAAAAGAGGAAGGAATATTTATTCCCTTAATCGTATTGTCGTTTCTTGTATTATTTGTAATAACAAATTTACTCCCGCCTTATGGCAATTGGGAAACTGCAACTGTTACCGGAATAATTCCAGCCGCCGAGTTACAATCAATAGAAATGCCCGACCATACTATTGAAATTTGGCATGGCGAAAAGAAAATATGGGTTTTGAGTCAACTGAAAGATTATTTAAAGAAAGATAAAATAGATCATATGGAATATAGGCATAAGGATTTGTTTGGAATTGATTATGATAGCAATAGATTGATATTTGAAGACTAAGTTTATGAGCAATACTTATAAAGACGCTAAATTACAACGTAAACGACGTTTAGTTAAAGAAATTAGAAAACGTAAAAAAGAATTAGGCTTGTCTGATGTTTTATATTTTGAATGTGTTGATTCTGAATTGAATGGAATGATGAAAGAATTAAAGAATATTCAAATTGAACTTGGAATTAAGAAAGGATTTAAACAAGAGCGCCGACATTCTGCCGCGCATCGCCACGCCGCCATGAAAAATTCTAAGAAATGCGCCCGAATTAATAAACATGTTAAAAATCGAAAAGAATTACAAGCTACGTTGAAAGAAGATTTTTGTCATAATTGCAATTGTATTCCTTGTTGTTGTCAAATCGGGGGATACTCTGGCGATGAAGAATGCGGCTACTAAATTATGAAACTTTTTAAATTAAAACAACAATTGTTAAAACGAATTTCCAAACTAGAAAATAGATATGGAAAAGGTTATCCTATAAAACGTTTAGAGTATGCTCAAGAAGCAGTAATTAACGTTCTTTTAAATTATCTAAAATCTTTAGAGTATCATTATCGAGATGACATATTTTTGAAGCCGCGCGGCCATAAAAACCATCCAGAATATAACGAAGCAATGAACTTTCTCAAATTACATGGAGAACAAATAGATGACGATGTATTCTCAGAATATAGATTAAAAAAATGAATATCCCAAAACATTTAGTTCCATTTACAGATGGAGATTTAGTATGTTATAGGCAATTACACCCACCCGGGGAAGATGAACACTATGAAATAGTTGACAGATTGGATACTAACGCGGGATTCGCTAGAAGTTTACAAACAGCCAAATTTATAGTAGATTCAATTAACTTAGCTTATAAAATAAGCAAAATACACGGAGAATGAATCCGCGCTGCTTACTTATGAAGCAATCCACCAATTAAAGGAATAGCAAAGTAAAGTAATTGAACCAAAGCAACTAAGCCTAAAACAATATCAACAACTTTCTTAAACCACTCTGGAGTGACTGGGATTGCGTGATTGATAAGGTATAAACCAAGTAAAACAACTAATAGTATTAATAGTGACATATATAGAGTTTACACTAAATGACTGAATAATTTATGAAAATACATTTTCCTTTCGTTTATCCGCCGATTTCTTGGGGCGACGTAATCTATCTTATTAACATACGATTTCTTTTTTGGCATTTCCAAATACTTGAAGAAACTAGAAAAAGAGGATATTGGATTTGTTTGAAATTCAATAAAACTCAATTGTGGCTATTCTTAATCGCTTTAAGATATAAGAAACAGTATTGGACAGCTTTTAAAAACCATCAATAAACAATTTAACTTTCAAATTCTTGGGTGGCGAAATTGGTAGACGCACTTTCCTGTTAAGAAAGAGTCGAAAGACACTTGCTGGTTCGAGGCCAGCCCCAAGAGTTACTTTAAAATTATGAACAAACGAACAAAACTTAAATCAATAACAAAAAGGATAGGCTCTTGTGATTTTGCTGCGCGGATAACGTTGAAATCGAATTTATAAATAACCGTACGATGGCGGGATTCGCTTTTTGTAAAGATACAGAAGCTTGTCATAAAAGGGATAAATCAAAATAGAAAATATGACTAAATCACAAGAATTTTTATCTCAACATTGTAATTAAATAATGAAAACTAAAGAAATCAACGGCTCTCCATATCATTCAAGTTATTCCATGTCTCAAAAGTATATAGATCATCTTGTTTTAGAAAGAGATAGATACTTGCACCGCGCGCAAACCGCCGCTTTACAATACTGCGAAACAGGAAATGAAAAATACAAACGCAGTGCTTTAGGTTTAAAACAACAATATCAGAAAAGAGCTAATAAGATTGATAATATCAGTCAACATTTGTACGGCTCAATTTGGTGTGTTGCGGCATCTTTCGGTAAAGAAAAAGTAGAAGAAAGAAGGCGACAAGAATTAGCCGCACGGATTAAATGGATGATTGAGAATAATCAGTTGCCAAACAATATAGGATTTGGTGGATTAGACCCTATTGAATACTATCACTCGAAAGGGATATGGAGGTTCTATACTGGTAATAGCATGGATGGTCATGCTTTTGTTTACGGACCTATTAAAGCTCCTAATTTGGAAGTCCGCCCAGAATACAATTACAATTCATCAACTTGGTATTGGGTAAAAAGATAAATATGAATAATAACCTAGAAATCGAACGAAAATTCTTACTTAAAGAATTACCAAAACTTGAACAATGCCGTCCAACTTCAATTGGCGCAACTCAAGGATATATATGTGTAACCCCGGATAAATCCGCAAGACTTACTCATAAAGATGGTAAATACAAACTTACTTATAAAGGTGGAACAGACCCATTAGAAAGAGTAGAAATAGAACAAGAAATAAGCAAAGAAATGTATGATATTTTGTGGCCTAAAACTGAAGGCGCGCGAATTGAAAAAACTAGATATTATTATAAATACGAATTTAAAAGTAAGCCGATAATTATGAGTGATGGTCGGTCTGGATTTTATTCTAGCATTTTTCTAATTGAAGTAGATGTATTCCACGGCAAGCATGAAGGATTGATTGTTGCTGAAATTGAATTTGCTAGCCGCGCGGAAGCACTTAATTTTGAGCCGCCCGATTGGTTTGGAGAAGAAGTAACTAATGATCCTAAGTATTTAAATGCTAACTTAGCAAGTTAATTATGAATAAAACTAAATATCGAATAATTTTAAGAGAAGGTTGGTTCTATCCTCAATACAAAGGATGGATTTTATGGCATGATATTCAATACATAGGATTAGCTAGATATTGTTTTGATAAATTAGAAGATGCCGAACGATTTATAGAAAGTCGTCGCGACTACAAACAAGAAAACGGATTTGAAATAGTAAAAGAATATGAATAAACTAGACGAATTCCTATTTGTAGAAAACCATAACGGGAATAGTATTGATAAAGAGTCCGCCGAGAAGGGTTGGAATGCAGCGATTGAAGCCGTTTCAAGATTCTTAAAAAGTAAATGCAGAAGTAGTTATGATATTTATTGGTGTAAAAGTTATGACCACTTACCTTTATCAGTAATAGAAGAAATCAAGAAACTATGAAATGTACAAATTGCAAACTATTTGGAAAATGTCGTGAAATCCGCGCAGCTACCCGCGAGCATTTCCGCTGGAGTTTTCATAATCTTATAGCTCATCCTTTAAGTGAAATAGTATTTCTATTAGGGTTTGAAGAGTTAAGTAATAAGATTCATGATAAGAGTATTCCTGAACATGAAGTAAATCAAGGAAGAGGATAAACTAATGACTAATCTAACTATGATGCTAAAAGCCGGATACGTCCCGCCGCCCGCGTGGATGGATAAGAAAACTGCACAATTTTTTGTTTGTGTGGCTTATTTAGGATATAGAAAGTCTAGAGAGTTATACTATCGTCTTAAAAACTTTCAACCCAACGATAAATTACCAATAACAGAACAATACTTAGTTATGCTAGAAAATTGGAATAACCTTCAATTAATTAAAGGGTACTATTATGATATCCCCCGAAACTAAACATTTGTTATATTGGTGGAAAGAATGGGCCGCGCGCCTACTTCGCACCACCTACCATTTATTTAATCGGAAAGCTTATCGGCGATGGAAAACTGAATTTTATAAGAAAAGACTTAAAAGAAAGTTTGATTTATATAAAAGTTTAAGCAAAGAGGATTATAAACTATTTTTTGAATTGGATGAAAAGGAATTTTAAGGATTGACGGTATGATTAAGTATTATAAACAAAAGTTCAAAACAGATTGTCTATTAGCCGCCGCTGAGAACTTCACCCAACAACCACGTAATCACTTTGGTAAATTAGAATGGCGAGAGCATAATGGGGACAAATATTTAAAATATCATAGTTTTGCTAAAGCTCTATGTAAATGGGGTGGCGCTCAAATTGTATTTCAAGGAACTGTCCATTTAAATGATAAACCTGCGATTTTAGGGTCGGTGGCTAAATTAAGCGGGCACTATATTTGTCATGCGCTGTTTTGGGATGGGCGACACGCCTATTGTCCCCAACGAGATTCCTTTGTTGATTTAAATGAATTGGATATATCGTACGTAATATTACATCCACACTATAATCATCCATTAGCTTACAAGAATATCAAACATGTTTGCCATGATTGGGACCGATATATATCAGAATATAAAAACGAAGATACAAAGGAACCCGAGAGAAAAGAATTAATTACTTTATTTTATAATGGCCGCGCATATCCCGGGGATTTAGTTCGAGCAAACACTAATAGAGAATATCCTAAATAGAAATTACTGGTATGAATACTTTTAATAAAATCTGCGCGTGGTTTATGGTTTTAATGATGGTAGTAATAAGTAATGTAGTGACGTATCGCTGGACAACTTACCACGACGAATGCGCGGCCATCGAACATGACTTCGCTAAATATAACCAGTATTTAGATTTTGAATGGAAATCCACCCATGATTTAGGCATAGAAGAAATTAATAAACAATATAGATTATTTCAGATAAAAAAGGCTATTGAAGATGCTAACGCCCACGCCACCCCACTTGTCCCGCCCGAATCCAAGAGATTTTTTTGAATTATGAAACAAACAAATAAAATAAAACCTAAACAATACGAACAAAATTTAAATACTTTACGAAAAAACTCTCCGCATACTCTTTCTATTTCTAATCAACAGGTAGATAAAAGGTCTAAAATGAAATGTTCTACATGCGGTAATAGCGGCATTGTATATCCTAAATATAGATCAACTGTAGGATATGGCGGCTCAGGCGGAGAAGATAACGCATCTATGTGTCCCAAATGCTATGGGCTATCTTGCGCCCAATTTTTTCTAGTTGAATCGGGCGGCGGCTATTTTGCCTATAAAGCCAAACCACTTTGGTAATTAATTAATTAAATAATTAAAATGGTTTCAGCCAAATCGCTCCCGAATTTTTTTTGAGAATCGGAGATCAAATAAATAAACAAACTTCAAAAAATTTAGACTTTTGCCAATGACTCCAGAACAACTTATTAAAGATTTAGAATCGCGCGGTTACAAACCCACCCGACAACGTAATAAAACAAACGCGGACAATACAACTTTATTAGAATATATTGAACTACCTTTCAATTCGGGCGGCTGCATTGATATTTATCCAATATTACCAGATGGATCGGGCGGAGAAGTAATAATTATCTACACAGAGAATTATAGAGATATAAAGAATCGCGTGGATAATGTATTTGAGTTATCTCTCAATGATAGTGACCCTAATTTTAATTTAGTCAATTGGATAGTAGAATTATTTGATAAAGGACTAGAGAATTTACCGAAATACGAAAAACCTTCCTAAACTAGAAGAACTAAGTAAGTATATAACTGGTGAAAATTTAACGAATTTATTAAATTAAATATTATATTTATTGAATTTATTGAATTACTCTGTAAAATTGCTTTTCGATTTTTATTTTAAGTTTAAAACATGCACCCCGTGCGGGCAAAAAAATTTTTGGCACCCCCCGCATTTTCCAAAAACCGTAGGGCACCTATGTTACTAACTATCTTATTAGTTCTCATGTTATAGTTATCTATGCTATATGTTATCTAGTTAGTTAGTTATCTCTATGTTAGTACAAAACAAAAGCCGCGCAACCTAGCTAGTTAGCAGTTATGCTGTAGCATAGGCGCGCGGCTCTTAGTTAGTTAATTACTCTCCGCTGATTACAGCTTGGCAACCGTCAGCGAACGCTTGCGCATATCGCGTGTCATGTTTGCGGTTATGCTCAATATAACGCTTGGCTTTATTCACCATTGCGTTGCGTTCATCCGCTAGCCTTGCTATCAGTAGTAATTCATCCCTCGCCGCTAGCGAACTTTTTTCTCCGTATTCGACCGCATGTATCAGCACGACGCTTTCCCATGTTGGCGTACAATCAATACTCCCCACTGGTGTCTTATTCTCCGCTTGTTGCGCTCTAAACGCGTCTACTTGCTCGCCCTTGCCTTGCCAGTGTTTGCGTTGGCGTTCGTTTCCCTTGTTGGATTGTTTGATTAGGTCAGTCTGCTTTTGTTTCATAGGTAATAGGTTAGTTAGTTAGTTGTTAAGGAGTTGAATGATTGAGTTGATAGGTTGCGCGTGGGAATAGATGGCAAGCTTAAGCTCGCGACCAATGCCAGCGATGAAGAAAGCCGCGCGACTAGGGCGGCGAATGATGCACACGAGATGGAGGGCGATGTTTCGCATACTAGCCTTTCTTCGCTTGCTGTGCGCACCGATACGCTGGCGTATGGTGGGGCCAAGCTTCATGTCCGCTAAGGGTAAGGCGGAAATGAGACAACGCATATACAGCCATAGGGCCACAAGCTGACAGTCCGCCTTGCGCGTTTATCCATCCTTCTGCATAGCCTATATAATACGCCATTTCTACGGGGGACAATTCCCCGTTAGCGTTGTATTTAGGTTGCTCAATTATCTCTGTCAGCTTTGCTAGCAGTACTTGATACGGTGTTTTTGGCATATGATTGAATTAGTTAGTTAGTTGATTAGTGAGGCTAGGCAAACGGATGGAACGTCACGCTTTAGCGGCTTTAGCCATTATGGGTTACACACACTCTTCAGGGTCAATCTCTGTTAGTCCCTCAGTGTCCACGCTAGGCGCATCGCCCGCACTGCTAGCGCCATTTCCGCCCTCCCCTGCTAGCTTGTTGAGATTTTGACCGTTGAGCCAATAAACGTTATTCACGTCCTTGGTTAGCATGCCGCTATCGCGCAAAGCGAGTACCTTGCCTATCTGCTCCTCACGCGTGAGGCCGTTGATACCAAGCGCAATTTCCTTTGCCGGGGTGAACGTCCTAAACGTCCCATAACGCGCGTTAAAGGCTGCTTCGTTCGCTCCCCGCGTAGGCTGCATTACTGGCGATGATGCGCGCGCTACGCTAGCCATGTCGCTCACTTGTCGCACGCTAGCCGCAATGCGTTGCGGATTCACTCCCGCTGCAACAAGCCCATCATATATCTCCAGAGCGTGTTTCACGTCACCTGCCACTAGCATAATTGCAAAGCTAATTGGCGCGTTAATTGGCGTTTCACGCGGCTCGATAGTTTCCGCTTGCGCGGCTTTTGCCGCTTTCTTCTTTTGAGTCGTTTTCTTTTTCATCGAAATTGATTAGTTAAGGGTTTCCATTTGATTTGCCCATTTCCAGAAAACACTTTGTTTCGCCTTGTCGTTTGTGGCGTCAATTTCCTTGTCGCGGGTTATGTAACCCTGCCAGTAAGAAATTGTTGAATGAATTAGACGCGAACGAGAAACGGGAGAATCTGCCAATTGCAAAATAGCCGTTTGTGTGTCGCGGAATTGATCATCTAGCTTTGCTTTGATTTCCAAGGTAGTCATATACTTATACTCAGTTAATTAGTTAGTTAGTTAAATTGACGGGAAAGGGGACGGATGGAACGTCTAACCTTGCCCTTTGTTAATTACTTGCGCGCGGCTTTCGCGGCTTTTTGCTTGGTCGCAATCATTTCCATATAATCCGCCCCCCCTTTGGCAAGCTGCCATCCTCCGCGCACAGGTTCTACCATTCCTTCGCTCGCGAGCCAGTTAACGCGGTCAAGCGTGCTCTTTTTCTTTTCGTCGCGTACTTTGAAGCGGAGAACATCTGCCGTAACGTGTTTCTCTTTTACGATAGTGTTGAGGATCGTAATGTCTTCCCTCCGCAATCCCTTGGGGAAAAATCCCTTTGACCTAAGCAATTCCGTTACGTCGTCGCCTTTCAGTTTGCGAATGTCTTTCGCCTTCGCGCGATTGACGATAGGTCCAACTACTTCCTCCAAATCCCCCGGGAATGGCTTAACGCGGTCAAGTAACGCGTTCATGCCATCCTCCGTAAGCGCAACATCCTCACGGGCCAGAAATAGCTCGGCAATTTTCTCCATCTCGTTGCGCTTGTAAGCGCCAGTGATGAAGGAGCGACAACGGCGTTGCATCGCCTTATCGAGTGGCATGTTGCTGGCGAAAATATGAATATGATTTGTTGGGTCGAAATGGAAACAGTTTCCTTGCTTCCAAATCGTATGAGCCTCCGTTACTTGCGTCGTCAGTGCTTTAATCAAATCCAGTCCCTGCTTTTGCGCGTGGAATTCATCCCACAGAATTACGTAGGGGATTGCGCTCACTTGTTGCGTGTCAGGGTCAAACGACGCGATTTTATTCGCCATTTGATACAACTCCTTCATGCCAGCGTTTGGGGGCACTTCGTGATAATTGAATCCGAAATTGACCAATTGCTCGGCCAACGCACGGGCGAGATTGCTTTTCCCCGTTCCTGTGTAGCCTCCCAAAAAGATTGGACGCCATTTGTACACCTCATTTTTCTTTGCGCTATTGGCATGCGCCAAAAGCATTTCATTCAATTCCCCGACAATTTCAGTCTGTCCGATATACTTAGTAATCATAATCAGTTTTCTAGTTAGTTAGTTAATTTGTTTCCTCTGCATTTGCTTATCAGCTTTCCCGCCTTGGAACGGTTTAGAGTCTAGCGGATATGCCAGATTGTCTAAGGTGCATTAAACCGGCAAATCGCTTGTCTTGAATCGGCATCGTAATGGATGCCTAAACGACTAAGGTTTGCCAACGATGCCAGCGTGACTGTGAGGCTAATACTCGCCAGTCCTAACGTGCCCATGCTGTCCAATCGTATCTAGTCGGCAATTCCCGCGTTTCGCAACGCGTTCTCTGCTCTGCATTCTCTCTCTTTATCCGCGCCGAGCACTGAGTTTGTGTCCTCTCGGCATCCCCATTTCCACACTGCATAGAGAGAATAACCCGTACCCATATAAGGAGCAACATTTAAATACTTAATTTCAGTCAATTTTTAAAATAATTCCGCGCGGCAATGTGATGATTGGCATAAAACTTGTTTTCGATTGTTTTGTTTAATCGAAAGTTTGGCACGCTTCTTTTCTATAATCTTTAGAAAATCTTTAAATAAGTCAAATAAGTCAATTTAATTAATTAGTTATTTACTTTAGCCAATCTAATCAACCCTGCCAAATAATCAATATCCCTAGATAATCAATACGTCTTAACTATTTAGTTTACTTAAGTTAATAGTTAACCTATCTGAAGTATCCGCCGCGTAGCCGCGCGGCCAAATTGCCGGGTGCCCCTTATTACGTTCCTCATACGTTCAAACGGAGGGTCTGTTTTCGCCGCTAGGCATTATTAAGAGTTTAATTGTTTAAAACTGAGGGCCAGCCGTACAGCAAGAATGCCGCCCATATTAAAGAGCGGCAATCTTGAAAAGTGAGATTTATTATTTAGTTACTTAATACTCTTCGGGTTCGATGGGTTCATCCATGTCGCTTTCATCGTAACCACTCAAAACGCAAGGGCGATAACGGCTCATTTTCTCGGCGTGGCAAGACTTACAGGTGCGGCAAAGATAAATTCCGCGCGCATCGCTGTTTGAATGGGAGGGCAAACCACTGCCACAATTGCAAAGGCGGGTGACAACGGAGAAAGCCATTACCTCGATACTTTCCCACTCTTGCGCGATTGCCTTTTCATAATTTGGCCGCGCGCATTCATTCAAGCTTTCCACGTCCACCTTGCCCATCGAATCGCAGGAGAAACTATACCCGCCGTTCTTGGTAGTGAAGTGCAACGAGAAAGTTGTCTCGATGATTTCGTGATCATCACGTTCAATATGTTTAGTTAAACCGGCAGCCACTTCATGAGTGTCAAACCAGCGGGAGAAGGAGATGGATGGATATTTCATATATTCCTTTTTTAATCCACTCAATCAATTCGTGCAACAAAAATTTTTAAATTCTTTCTTAATTACTTATTTACTCTGGAAAATAGTCTAATCAGTACAAAAGGAAACCCCCACTGCCGCGCGGACAATGAGGGTTTCAAGGTGCTTTGCCTTGCGGCCTATCTTTGAGTTTTAAGCCATCGGCATTTCAGGCGGGCTGTCCGTTAGGACTTTTATTTGTTTACTTAGTTATTTGTCAGAGACTATTTCCGCCTTCACTGCCCATTACATATCTGCTAGCTAGACAGACTCGGGGACTCGACCGACGGTTTATTTCAATTTGAGTTTTTCACTTTTCAACATCGCTCTTATTATTGAGCAGGTTATTTCTAACGAGTCCATTTTACCATACCAATCCAAACGCGTCAACAAAAATTTTCAACTATTTTCAAAAATCTTTTTCCATCTTAATTATCCGCCCGAATTGATAGTTTGTTTTAATCTGTTTTAATCCGATTGTTTAGTTAATTAGTAATTAGGTTATTTGTTTTCTTCATTTAATTATTTAGTTGTTTAGTTATTTGAATCAGTACAAGAAAAAACCCGCCACCCTCTTTCGAGAGTGACGGGCTTCCGTAGGCGATATTACTTCGCGGGCGTCAAAACAGCCTTTGCCGTCTTCACGTTTTTCTTTGCGACGGGCTTCGCGGCCTTTGCCTTCGACTCCGCCGCCTTCTTTGGCTTGTTCGTGCTGCCGACGGGACGACCCGACTTCGCGGCTGCCATCTTGATGCCGCTCTCGATAGGGTACGGGATTTTCGCGTTGCCCTTGGAAGGCTCCTCGGTGAGAAACACGCGAACGAATTCCTTGCCACCCTTGTGCGTTTCATGCCGCGCGGACACGGTTGCATCCATTTGCTTCGCTCCCGTGTGAGCCATCGCGTAAATATTCGCGATTTTCTGACCGTTCACGGGAACGACGAACGATTGACCCTTCCGCATAAGGCGGAGCGTGGCGGAGATGCTGAACTTGTTTTTATTGGAGTTGTTTTTCATACTGTTATTTAGTTTTTTAGTTTAGTTGTTTGTTTCGAGTTTTTCTAGTCTTTCAAGCTAAGGGATTGAACCTTTTCTGTCACTACTTTAGCACATATTGAGATTCTGTCAACAATTATTTTAGGAAATTTTTTGGTTATGTAATTTTCTCTGTATTTGAATTGTTTAAATTGTTTGTTTACTTACTTTCCAAACGGGTGCCCGCAAACAATTCTGTTTCCGAAATTTCCGCAATTCTTTCCGCTTGGCTTTCAGTCCCGCCGCAATCTTTTCATTCAAAATTCCCGTGCATGTTCCCGCTTTCAAATCTTTATAATGTTTTTGTGCAATATCCGCCGCCACAGTTCCCATGATCAAATCGTTTACCGTTGGAAGATTCTTTTTGTTCATATTTTTAGTTTTTTTAGTGTTTGGTTTAGTTAATTATTAGTTTTTAATTAAGCTGTGCCACGTTCCCTTGCCACGTCCCCGGATTTTTACCTCCAGTATTTCGGCGGGCTCAAAATTCCTCTCAATCCTCCGCATGATTTCATAAAGGTGAAAAGAATGATCCGCGCGAATCCAGAGAATGTGCCCGCGTCCCTCGCCATCAGTAACGCGGAAAGAATAATCCCGGCATTTGTTGGCGGAACTACCGAAAACGAAAGGCAAACCTTGGGGAATAAAAGTAGTGATCATATTATTTATGTATTTATGTTGATTGTTTATTTAGTTTAAGTTAGTTAATTGTTTAGTCTTGAAAATCGCCGTAGGGGAAACCCATATCCATTTCTTCATCGCTGCCACGTTCCAAACATCCAGAGCAGATTGAGAAACGCGAGCCTCGGGGCACTTTCGCCCCACAAGTGCATTTCATATTGAGTTGTTCTCCAGTTTCCGCATCGAAATCGGGGCAGCAACCGGATTCATGACCGCAGCAAGGGAAATCTTCGCACATAATTTTGTTTATTTTTAAGGTTAAAGGTTAATCTGACACAGCCAATTTATCAGCTATTCAATCATCCGTCAATAGAAAAATTTAGAATTTTTTTAGCTTAGATTTGTACAGCAAAAAAGCCGCGCGCCTTAACCCTGACGGGTGGACACGCGGCCTTTGTATTTATTTATTTAATTAAATTTTACATTCCTTGTTTCCGCGCCCATTTCTCGAATGCCTTATCGATACTCAACTCCGCCACCTTTTCTTTTCGGTCCATCCGTTCATTTTGATTCGGGCGCGTATATTCGAGTTTTGTATTTTTGCGGGAGGTATGTTTTTTCATGAGTTATTTTAGTTAGTAGTTATTTGTTTGTGGGAGAGTGGTGGCCCGCCTCGGACTCGAACCGAGAAACCTTTCGGTCAGGGATTTTAAGTCCCCCGTGTTTGCCATTTCACCAGCGGGCCAAAGTGTTTATTTAGTTAATTAAATATATGATTCTGCCCGCTGCTCCCACGCCTGCTGCTCCCACATATCATTTGCGGCTGCCATCGTAATTGCAAGGGCTCGATCAGCTTTGCTCATGCGTCGGATTTGTTCATGCGTAAATCCCGCGCGGCTCAATTGTTTAAGTATGTAGATATTCATTAGTTTTTAGTTATAATTGATTAAACCGTTTTGAAAATCACAACGATTCCGATTGCAAGGAAGATTACAAATGGGTCCATGAGTTATTTATTAGTTAGTCAATGAAAACGTGTGCATAATCCCCGTTAGGTAGTGATCCCGTAACAAAGTTCTTATTCCAAGAATTGCCCGCTTGTGGATTGCCAAATTTCTCAACATCTTCCGCCGCAAATTTTTCGCATAACTTTTGTGCCCCGTAAATATGTGCGGCATCGTGCCCGTCTACCTCCACCGGAATTGAAAGGGTAATTGAGCCGCGCGTACAAAACGCTTTAATACGTGTTGGCTTTGTGTTTGTCCAAGGCAGGATTTTTGTTTGGATAGCTTGCATATTAGTATTTAGTTAAGTAGTTAAGTTAGTTAATTGATTACTTTGATTCTTCCGTACTCCATTCAATATGATTGTTATGTTCAGTTTCGATATTGCTGATATATCCGTACTCATACAATCCGCGTTTCACGGGAATTTTGAAGTCATTTGGGCGGGTTTTCCACGTTTTCACTTTCCCGTTAACGCGGACGCGCCCGGCCAAATTGTTAATGTGATAAAGGTATTGACCGTGCTTAAGAGTGAGGGCGATTTCTTTTGTAATGTGTGGCTTCATATTTCCAATTTAAATCAGATTTTGTGCCGTAACAAGGATTATTTCTAAAAATGTTTTTACAGAGAAAAATGCGGTTTTTGAATGGTTTTAAAGTCTTTTGAATCCGCGCGGCCAAGTTCTGTTTACTTTCAGGCGGATTTTTTAAGTTTTTCGCGGCTTTTATTAGTACTTTTACCAAAACTGATTACTTTTTTCTGATTTTTTAGTATAGTATTTAACCCAACAAGCGCCAACGTAACCAAGATACTATCCCAGAATATCCAGAGGATTAAAGAAATCATATAGTTATATTAAGAATTATTAAGAGTTATATTAAAGTTAATTAGTTATTACCTTTAATCGCGGGGATTCTCGAATTTTGTTCACACCGATGATACGCGCGCATACATGCAGAACGAAAAACATCATTAGGTGCCCGCTTTGCCAAATCCAAATATTTTGCCGCGAGAATTTTCTGCTCGTTGCGGAATATATTAAATCCGCCCGGCTAATCTTGTCAATAGGATTTTTCAAGAAAAAGATTTAGGAAAAATTATTCATTTTTATTGTTTAAATCGCGCGGCTTTACGTTTTAAATGTGTAAATATAATAGTTAAAGTTAATTATTTAAGTAGTATTGTTATTAGTATTGGATTCGCTCCGTCGCCCTAACGCTAATTAACCCTAAACGAAAAAGTAGATAACCTAAACAAAGATATATTAAACTGTTAGTATAAGCCAGCTTTTAAAAGCAATTACGACTTATATTAAATTTTTTTTGTTTATTAAGTAGCTACACTTAGACAAAATGAACATGCCAAAATAATAATAATACAGAAAACTACAAACCAAAATGTTTCTTCATTATTCATATAATTGTTGAATTATCAGAGTAAAATAGTTAATTGGAAAATTATTAAATAGTATCCGTAAGGATGATTATTAAGAAAAGGAATAAAATAAGAAGGGGAAGACTATAATTTTTATTACAAATTTTGTTTAAATCTTAGTTAATTAGCTTGTTTTTCTATTATCTTTTTTATTATCTATATCTATCCTAGTTATTCTAGTTTATTTCTAATTTAATATGCATTGTATCCGCCATACTTTGATCAAACCTATTTCTTCTCATAAAGACTTTTAATGTTTGAACTTTAAAGGCATCATCTGGGATTGTAAGATCACTAAATGGTTTGTCCGCCGAGATTGTTTCTGCTCCTACTGTAAAAACTATTTTAGTGGCCCCGCATTCTGATTGCGCGCGTTTCAGTAATTTAATAAGTTTATTGATTTCCATATTCTTTATTTTTATTTATTTCTTCTTATTCTTCTTAATTACTTTTGTTATTTCTCTCTTTACCTTAATATCACAAACCACTTTCTTATTATTACTTACCTCGATTAATTCCTTATTAATCCATTTATAAGTAAACTTAGGGAATATTCTTTTTAACTCGTCCACCAGAGTAATTTGAGCGCGCGGCTTCATATTATTTTAGTTTTTACTCTGGTTTATTAATTAGTTTTTTAATTCCATATTCTATCCCATCATAACATCCTACGATAACTTTTTCCATTAATTCTCCAGTTATATTATTCCAGTAAACTGAGCCGCCCGTAGTTTCGCCCACAAATTCCCATTCTTCTTTCTCTAATAGTTTATCGCCTTCTTCTTTAGAAATAATTTGTTCTTCAGAGTAATTCATAAAATTTATTGTTTTTCCTTAGTTATTTCTTACTTATTTAAATCTTTAAATCCTTCAAGGGCGAAACCAAATCCAAGTATTGAAATTCCAAAACCATAATAGTTATCTTTTATATCTGTAGCCGCGCGAATTACAGTGTCCAACTTAATATAATTGTCCGCGCGGCTTATTAAGAATGAAGGATAAAGTAATTGGAATTTTATTTTGATATTGCGGGGACTTCTGAGGTAGAAAGTCTTATGACCAGTTGAATGAATCATATCATTTTTTCTCTGTAATATACCATTTACTTAGTTTGTTTAATTCTCTAATTGATTTGATTGCCTTTTTATATCTTTTAACTTTAAGATTAAAAATCCAATTATTCCAAATTGTTATGAATATGTCAATCATATTGTATTGTTTATTAGTTAAAACACCATCTATCTAAAATATCATTTTGATACTCGCCACGAATCCAACCGCCCAAATTATCAGAGTAATTAGTATGTCTAGTCTCATGATTATTTTTTTAAACTATCCCAAATACGCGCGGCCTCTTCATGATTTTCAGCAACCATATCAGCATAGAAATCTACGTCGCAATTTTCTAAGCAATAATAAGTTAATTGTTTCCCGTTGTATTGCGGTTTATAAATCACTTTCTCAATCCTAGACTGAATAATTGATTGATCCCAAATACCAAAAACTACATCGCCAACTTGGAATCGGGCGCGTTGAAGTACTGTCATTTTCATAATTTTTATTGATTTTTTTGTTTAGTTATTTTCTTCTGCCGTTAGGCTATCTCTGTAATCCGCCGCCGCGTGGCTTTATATATGTCCACCAATTCTCTTATTGTTTAGTTATTTGGAGTTTGTAATGAGGTTAATCAATGTGCTGATTAATTATTGCTGCGATGTCGCCCAAGGATGCCCTGACTGAATTAGGTCCATGTCCATGCTCGCAAATTATAAAACTGTCTTGCAGATGTTGAGCGAGCGTGGCCACGTTTGGTCTTTCACTTTCTTCTTTAACTTTATCTTCCAAGTCTTTATTATACTTGTTTATTGAATTTACAATTTCATTATGAATTGGTAATGTAACTCTATAGAAAATCGATGGAATCGCAAACCATATTAGCCGCGCGATTAATCCTAGTATCTTCAATAACAATTGAAATTGAGTATTATTCATAATAGTTTTTAATTAGCTAGTTTTTAAATATTTTATTATCGTTCGTCAATCATATGGGCTGAATATGTAGCTTTTGCAGTAAAGCCGCGCGGCGGCAATTGTACCCGCTTACCTTTACAACAATGACTTTCGCAGAAGTAACCCGTTTTCTTTGCGCGGCTCAAATCTTTTTTATCCACAAAGTTTCGTATGTATACTTGTTTAGTTTTTAAATTAATTTGAATGCGAGCCATTTCTCCACAACTCCCATATTCAACAATCGCAAAATGAGTAAATCCTGATTGTTTCCAGTCAGGAGATACAATCTCACATATTAGCAATACTTTTAAATTGTCGCCACCGATTCCGCGCGGATTACTAAGTTTGATATTCATATCATTATATAAGTAGTATAATATAGTTTGTTAGTCAGTCAGTTAATTTATGGATATCAGGGATTTTAGAATGCAGTTTTAAGTACGAGTTGTGACTATTAACGCGGAATTCAATCATTGAATCGTCAGTAAAGTAAATACCTACCCAATCGCCGTCTAGCCCAACTTGGGCAGTATCCGCACGGACTTCTTTAATTGTTTTACCTTTAAGCTGATCAAATAAATGCATATGATTAGTTAGTTTAATTACTTAGCCAAATACAGCCATTGGCACCCGGGGGACTTCAATTGTTTCAATACTTTAACTGCACATTCAGCAATTTTACTTAGTAGTTTATCAGTAATTTTGAAACAGTCGGGAATATTTTCAATTAGTTCGGTAGGGTAAGGATATTTATTAATCAAGTTATGCTGTAGCTGATCAAATTCATCATTATAACCACCCAAATCACGCAAATAATTATTCAGTTTAACTACTTGTTTGGATTTGATTTTAGGAGATTTCATCGATTTCAATCCAAGCAGTGTTTTAACTTGTTTTAATAATCTTTGATACTCGCTAAATTCATCATTTTCCATTCTATCCCAGCCCTTATTTTTCTTTTTCAATTCTTTATCAACTACTTCTTTAATTTTTGGCAGCAAAATTTCTGTAAATAGCAGTTTAGATAGTAATTCATTAAAATCATCTCCATCAAGCATATCACTGCCCAATTGCGCGATTGCCACCCGTTTCAAGCCTTGGGCGCGGGCCTGTTTAGATGACCATTTCAAATCATTTAATTGTATTTTAAAATCCCTAACGTCTGGATGCACGCAATCAGGTTTATCATTATGAGGCAAACCCATTGCGTAATTAACGGCGGCTTCAACGCACATTTGACCCTTGCGCGGGCGACCTAATCCACAGGACAAACCAAAAGATAATACTTTAACTACTCGTTGAGCAGTATCTTTAGTGGGCGTTTCCACTTCTTCACTCGGGCGCAAGTCAGAGAATTTAACGTTAGTGTGAGTCTTGGTATTGGATGTTTTCATTGATTTGTTTGTTTTTATTTATTGCGGTTAATTAGTTAGGTTTAGTTAATTAATTCTTTTCACTTCAACTTCAATATCCCAAACGGGCGCGAGTTCGTTAAGGATATAAGCATAACCAATTCGTCGGAGGCGCGCGGGCTTAGATTCGCGCGGATTCGTGATGATGAAAAACCAAATTAGGAAAAGAATTTCACCGAATAGATAGAATAGAATGAATGAGAGCATAGTTAAGTTAGTGAATTAGTTAATATTTGTAGTAATATATCCCCAAACATCCGTTTTGGGTGAGTGTCCATCGCCCGATTTCAAATAGCACAAATCCAAATATTTGTTTGGCGTGCCATTTCGCTGATTAAATACTTGAATGGTTGCTAATTGTTTGCCTATTGAGTCTAACCAAGCTTTTTCATTTAGTTTTTTAACTTCAAAGGCCGCGCGGGCCTCTTCCATCGAAACAAACATAACGCTGGCGGGATATTTTTCAGGGTAAACGATTGCTTTATCTTTATCCATAAAACAAAATTAGTTATTTATTGAATCTTATTGAATCAACCATTTGAAAGCTGCTTCGTCGCCCGGCTGCGCGGACAATTTCAGAGAATGAGATTCTCCAAAACACTTAATTACTGATTTATAACCCGGAGTTATTTCGATAAATCCCGCACTAATGGGCGTCCAACCTTGGAATTTCCGCGCGAAGTCCGCGTGTTCAATCCACTTGGGGAAAATGAAACCGTCAAAGCCCGTTGTTCCTTCAAATATGATATATTTACCTGATTGCATGATTTTTAATGATTTAATTTATTTAGCGTTCAGCGTCAACAAGCTCCCCATATTCCCTTGCCAACAAGACAAGAGTTTCTCCCATCTTTTTATGATCGTACGCCCGAAATGCGGCAGTATATTTCATAGCTGGAAATTTAATTGTTATTTCCGTGGGGTTTTTGGAGTCGATTAGTATTTCAGCTTTGAGAGTAATGATAGAGCGAGCCATAGAATTTAGTTAATTAAAGTTATTTGAATTGTTTAGTTATTCAGCACGATCATTAATTTTAATTGGATTACTAAAGAATCGACTGTCACCCGTCCAAACGAAATTACCGCCGAACATCGTCCATTTACCAGAGACAATCAAAGAAACAGGAATCGCGCGGAGTCGAATGCCGTAGCACATATCTTGTACAATAATGAAATCGTCATTAAATCCTTGTTTAGCTAAATCATTAGCTAGATTCCTAGCCTCTATTTGAGAGTAACCAAGAGCTTCGCAGCCGCGCGTGTTCAAGCTAAGTGAATCCGGGGCGGAAGTCCGTTCAGCTTTATAATGACAATCAACCGTTTTAGAGCGTTTAGATACTCCATTTTTGCTACCATCACCATAATCAGAGCGATAGATATCAGCGGGCAGGCAAGGAGTTTTAGAAGAGAAACGAATTTTCATACCTTTATCTTAAATTGTTTGGCGGAATCAGTCAAGGATTAATTTTCTTTAAATTCGTCTTTGATTTTCTTAATAATTTGAATCTTGTCCGTTAGTTTTCTTAATTTGTTTAGTTACTTTCTTGGCTTTAGCCGCCGTTTTAATGACACTTTCGCGCGGCTCAAATTCATAAGTTACTTTATCAATAGTTATTTGTTTAATACCGTCAACAGAGATATTCCGATAGTCTTGAACTGAAGTATCAAAAACAGTAATTAACTTATAATCTTTTGGTTTATAAGGTTGTTGCCCGCCTTGTAAATGAGCAGTGACATGACGCCTGCATACCATCTTTCTTTCTTCCCCCGTGCTGCGTTTGATAAATACAACTGAAAAGATACGATTGCCCGCCGCATCAATTGCCGCTTTGATATTTTCGTAATTTGGTTTCATAACTTACTTATTATTTTAATTATTTTAATTGTTTAGTTAGTTAATTAGTGAGAAGCGGGACTACCACCCCGTTTATTGCTCTTGGGCTTTCAGGCTGATTTCTCGAAGTTCTAGCCTTTTCATCCCGCTTCTCAAATCTAGTCTAGACTATCGGGCGCGTTAGTCAAGCACTTTTTATTTCGGCAAATATATCTATTTTTCTTTTTGTTAAAGTTACCTTCACGGTGACAGTCGGGGCATTCATCTTCAAACAAAGCAATTTTAATAGAAGTACCTGAAATATTCCGCAATGCTTCCATAAATTGACTCCGGTAAATCGCGCGGCTTTCAATGTCCATGAAGGGGAAATGCGTTTCAATTTCCACACCAGTAGCTTCCAATCCAACGCTTCTGTCCCCATCATTTGCTTCAATAAATAGTTTAAATGAAGTGTTGGAACGTTTATTTGTTTTCATTTGTGTGTTATTTAGTTCTTAAAATAGTTATTCATATAAGTCTTAAGATGATCGTCATTGCAAGTTCGATATACTTCATCCATTAGTTTTTTGTTCGGCCACAATTTATTTTGAGCCGCGCATTTTGGACTCGTTAAAGCAAGGTGAAGAATCCTCCAACGGACGCTCGGGGGAATCACTTTGATTTTATGAGGATTGCAGAGCGCAACCGCTTTATCCATCGCCTTATCTAACTTCTCTTTTAATTGTCCTTGAATTTTCATAATATTTAAAGAATTAATTAGTTAAACTATTTCACTTTCCAATTTGATTAACTTTTTAAGCAATTCTCCGCCGATGCATGAGTAAAGAGAGTGACTGTCTTCTTCGCGTTGCTGACTGATTGCCCAAGCTTTATTTTCGGGGATATTATAAGTATATTCACAATCTTTTAAATGATGAACATTAGCCGTGCCAACAAATTGTTCTTCATCCAACCTTTCTTGCTCGGCGCTTTCAACCGTCATTGTCATTGCGTCCAATGTTTCCTTGGGGAAGTAGCCACGCGCGGCTGCCCATTGGAGAGTTTCCATTTCGGCATTTGAAAGAGTGATTTGATACATTGTATTATTTAGTTAATTATTTAGATTAAGCAGAAAGTGTCATTTCATCAGAATTAAGATATTTAATATATTCACGTTCTGTATAAATAGAAGCTAGTTTTTGTTCATGATGTTTTAACCGCGCAGCCAAACGTTTTGCGTCGCGAGTATTTTTTACCGTGAAAATTTCGGGGCGGGTATGCGCGGAGTAGGCAATAACTTTCATACCTTAAATTTAATCCCTTTTGTTTAATCCGTCAAGAGAAATCTTGTGGATTTTACCTTGTATATTTGACCAGTACAAACAGCAAGCCCGGCGCTTTTCGGGCACCGGGCTCTATTGTTTCCGCGTTTCCTTGCTATATTTAACTCTAAGTTAACTAATTATTTTTCGGCTCAGGAGGCGGGGAGCGTCTTTCGACTCACGTATACTTCATTATAGTTTCCTTATTTAGTTTAATGGTTAATGGTTAATGGTTTAGTTACTTACTTTATTGCCGCCTAACTGCATGACACGCGGCCCATCCTTGGCAAATCCATTTTACCACTTCAAATCCAATCAGTCAAGAACTATTTTCAAAAATTTTTAATGCTCCTTAATCTTTCAAATCCTCGAATTGTTTAATTTCTTTAAATGTTAAAGTCGTGATACTTCTTTTTTGACCATGTAAATGTTTAATTATTGGGTGCATCGCGCGGCCACACAGCTTTAACCCAGCTTCGACTCCAGCAATAAAATCTTGTTCAATAGCCCATGATTGGGCGTTCGGTTTCTTAGCTATTCCTTTACATTTAAATCGGGCGCATATTCCTAATGCTAAAACGAATACTTCAATTGCCAGCATTCTATTATTTGTGCTCATTTATTACAGTTAATTATTAATTAAAATTCTAAAGTACAGCAATCCGCCCGATTCGCTGCTCCTAGTCCATAGGCGGGGCAGTCAAATCGGGCGGGCGTCTTTATTCCGTGTTTTAGCGTTAAGTTCTAATTATATTTAATCTAGTATAACAATAACAAGTTTTTATTTAGTTATTTAAGGCGGTGAGCGGATTTTCATAAATTATTTAAGCGAGTTTCGCGTTTAGTTTTCGTATCCTCAGATACACAGTATGTCACTATTTAGTTAACTTGGCGGATTGGTGGCACTCTTCAATTAGTTATTTAGCTACATATATGAGGGATTTAGATTCCCTGAGTCGATTTACAGTCTAGCATATCCGCCGGGACTGTCAACGAAAATCTTTGATTTTTATTTTTGAAAAACTTTTGGGAGTTAGTTTCTTCCTCCCATTTAGTTAATTATTTACTTGCGAGACTTCTTAGGCGCGGAAGGCTTTGCCTTTTTAACCGCCTTAGCGACGGGCTTTGCCTTGGTCTTGCTCTTAGGCGCGGTTTTAACCTTGCGCTTGGCAGGGGCAGCTTTAGCCTTACTCTTAGCCTTAGCTTTGGCGCGCACAAAGCGCGGCTTATTGCTCAGGGTTGGCTTTGCAGCTTTTTCGCGCGGCGGCTTATTTGTCTTAATTGCCTTATCGGAGATTTCCACGGGAGCAGAAACAGCAACAGGAGGCGCGGCTTTCGGCTTAGGTTCGGGCGGTTGAATCTTGGGCATCGTGCGATAGGAAGCGCGCGGATTATTTTGTTTTGCAGCATCACGACGGGCTTTGAGACGGGCAAAACGATCATGGCGGAGAATTGCATTTTTAGTCATATTTTTAGTTATTTTAGTTGTTTTATATAGCGATACTATTAATTAATTACGGGGATGTTGCTTCCAGCGAAGCAGCCAACCGTAAGCGTGGGACGTTTTCGCCGCGTGCAATCCACTGCCACCCTTTGCTTTTGCCGCGTCATTCAATTCTTTAATCGCTTCATCCGCTGAAATTTCGCCTGACTTCACGCGTTCTTTCAGCATCATTTGAGAGATGTTCATATGTTTTAGTTAGTTAATTAGGTTACTAAGTACTGAGTTGTTTTGTTTGTTTTTAGTTACTGATTATTTAGTTGTTTAATATGTAATATGTTTAGTTATTCCGCCGCTGCATTGACTGGGGCGCGGAAACGATTGGAGATTGCCCGGCGAAAAACCGCTTTCGGCAAGCAATCGTACTTCTTTTGAAAGTGCCGCGTTCCACCCGTCAGAGCTTGCGCGGTGTCATGGCGCAAAGTCCCAAGTTGTTCGTTGTAGTCGGCGGCGCTTTTGGCATGGATGATGTTGTTCATGGATGCAGTTTCGCAGGATTTTAAAAACAGTCAACAACTTTTTTCGTTTATTTTTGCTAAAGGAAATTACCGGGATTTGTTTATTTCTTAAACCCAACCAAAGCATCTTTTACTTTTTCAACTAAAATTTGAGGCAATCCATGATATATATATTTCCCTATATAATAGGGAATTAATTCCCCTACCATCAATTGCACATGGTTATCAGTTAAATATTTGTCTTCTTCTTTAGTTAAGGAAACGGTCGAAGTAATTTGCATAAGTTTATAATTTATTCTTTAAAATTCTTTAAGGCCGCGCGGACTTCATTTAATAGTTTATCTGAAATATTGCCAATTAGAATATCATTCATTCCGGGGCAAGGTTCAAATCTAAGTAATCTTTCCCACAAACTTCTTTTGTTTTTATATATATAATCCCATTCTTTTTGAGTTAAAGTCAAATTAGTAATTGTCGAAACTTTCATGATTAATTATCTAGTTTCAAATTAAGACTCCCGTGGCTGAATCGAACAGCCGAATATCTGGATTGCAAACAGATGCCTTCCCACTTGGCGAACGGGAGATTGAAATTGATTAGTTAATTAACCCCAATCAAACATTTCATCAGCTTTCTCAATCTTTTTCTTAATTGCTTCTTCCTTAAATCCAAAGAGTTTATAATAATTAATGATATCCTTGTCAGGCATTCCTTGATAAATCATTTCCCTAATATCTTTTAGTTTAATTACTCGTTTAGTGGCGCGCGGCTTTTCATTCAGCATTGTCAATCGCCGCCAGAAATGCCCGCCTTCCAAGGCAATATTCCCAATACGATTTGCATCATACGATTTAATTACTACTAAATACTTGCGCCCGGTTTCTGAATTTTCCGCGCCAAGATAAACAATCCCATGATTTTTATAGTTTGTATATTTGCGGCCCTTAATGATATCGGAAGAATCCATGAACTTTATTACTTATTTACTTATGAATATTAAACTTAAAATAAGACTTGGAATCCAGTATTAGAACTATAGCTGCAACTACGAGCACGATGAACACGCAGCCACAAGCAAAGCCAAGAGCAAACATATTGATTAATTAGCTAAATTATTGAATGACACTTGGACATTTTCATTCGGCGGCAATTGAATAAATCTATAATTACGATCTGGGTCTGCCCAATGATTATTATTAATATCAATTTGCTCGCATCGATTAGGAGAAATCATAATTAGAAGCTTAAATCCCACCACAATTCTGATATCTGCTTCTTCACGATTTGCTGATGTACGTAAAGGCGTTCCATCTGAATGAACTACTCTATATACTCCATGCCGAAGATTCCTTGGGTGAATAGCATCCCAAGTTAGCAATTCGGGCTCAACGGGAAAAGCTTGACGATTAGTAGTAATGTTTAACATATTGAATTATTGATTAGTGATTTAGTTGTTTAGTTAAAACAGTTGGCAAACAAAGAAAGCCGCGCGGCCAAGCAACTCGGCGGACTTCATTATAAAAGTATTTAATTTAGGAAATTGGATAGTCATGTTTTTTTTGAATTATTTAAGTTAGTTAGTTAACTGTTTGCGTATTCGTTACCGGCAAAATTACATATTCCATACAATCCCCGGCTTTTTCGATTTGCTCCAAACAATCGCGTTCGGTTAAGCCATCATCATACTTTTCAATATTTCTGCCATATTGATTTCGTGTAGGCTTTTTAAGTAAACCATTTTCGTCAACATAATAGATACGATATCTAAAATCGACTTTTACTTTTCTTTCAATCGGTTTTTGAACAATTTTATGAATTCCACAGTTAGCCATATAATAATAATTAGTAATTAAATTAGATAATTAGGTATTAAATAAATATTGTTATGTTAACAGTTATTAACGGAATAACTCCACTCTTGGGGCAGCGTATTACAAATGCTTTGGACTTGTTGAACAGTATAGTTAATATAGTAACCGTATGTCTGCATTTCGCCGCGCGGCGTCGTTTTAACGCAAACCCGGAATTTTCCCTCGATTTCGGGCGCGTAAATAATATTTTGTTTTTTCATGTAGTTTAAAGTTAATTTTTATTATTTATTTATTTCGCTTCTGACGGTATGGGAATAACTCGGGATATTTTGCACGATACCTGCAAACTATATTATTTATCTCTTTTATTTTCCATTTGGCTGACAGTTCTTGTACGCTTAAGCCATTTTTCCAATCAATAGAACGCTGTAAAGCTAATTCTTTAGACTGTTTTCTTATTCCGTCAAGCATGGTTGGAATTCCTAATGCATGTAATTTTGATTTTGCTTTGGAAGATATTTTACTACTTTTCCCGAGGATATAATCATTTAAACTATTTTTGCCCCGAATAGTCAAACGATTTTTACTAAAACCCTCCCATGCTCCACGCTCGGCCCATCTATCCAACATAATTTTAACATATTGTCTAGAAAATGGTTTCGCCCGGCCAATGACCTGTGCAGTAATCCGCCCTATATCAGCTAAAGTATTGAATTTAATATCCGGGGAATTTCTTGCTAATTCAATCATGAACCTATGAATCTTGCCCGGATTCTTAAAATGTTTCATTATTTATTCCCCTCTTAGATTTTTAGATTTCAAGATAAAATTAGTTAATTAATTAGTTACTTAACTAAGTCATTGAACATGATGCCAAATCGAATGATTGAATCAGAACATAGAAATTTGAAATTTGTTAAACTAAAATTAGCAAACAACCATTTAGTATTATGTTTGATTGCGTTAAAAGACCATTTGAGCAGAATATATTTACGATACATAATTTAGTTTATTTGGTTATTAGTAAATTAATGTTTAGCCAGCCAATTATCAATGACCGCGCGGATTTCTTTATAGTTATATTCTAAATGTTCAAAGTAAGTTACAACGTCCAATTCCGCCCAACCGTCGCAAAGCATTCCTTCCAGTAATTCAATTGGATTCAAGCAAGATGATTTTGGTTGCATAAAAAAGTTTAGCAGCACAAACAGAAAGGAAAATGCAATTTGTTAATTATAAAGGAGGGAAATGTTGTTGCTGCGATTATGATAGATATTTAGGAGCGTTGGAATTCCATCATGTTGACCCTACTCAGAAAGATTTTGAATTATCTAATATTAAGTGTTACGTTTTAGAAACTATACAACAAGAATTAGATAAATGTATTCTACTTTGCTCTAATTGTCATCGAGAAGTGCATGGAGGTAACATATTAGTTATTGTAGAATGAATCCGGTTGGATTTGAACCAACGTAAGGCAACTTAAAAGGTTGCTGCTAGACCGGACTTAGCGACGGATTCTTTTGAAATTGTTATTGTTTACTTAGTTTAGTTATTTACTGAATATTCTCCGTAAACATAATTATTAGAACTTGCCACGCGAACCATTTCCCGGCCAAGCTCTTTGGCAAATCGGATCACGCTTTCAATTTTCTTGAATCGGCGCTTGGGTCCGTCGTACGTCATCGGCAGCACGGGGACAAGTTGCCCTTTTACCTTTTTAACTACCAGCACGAGAGGCTTTTTCTTTTCGTGATTAGTTAAAGATTTAATACGATCCAAGTAAGATTCTTGCGAAAGGCGGGACTGAATCACGGAAGGCCGAACAATCGGCAAAATGCGACGTTGCAAATTCCACGGCTTTTGCTTGTCGCTGGGATCAACGGAAATCATTTTTTCCTCGAAACGACGTTGCGCGGAAGGGATGCGATTAGTAGGGATAAACATGCGAGTGCTCATAGTGTCATTATTTTAGCATCTCAATTCCTACTGTCAAGATTTATTTTAAAGATTTTTAAACCCTATTTTTGACTCTATTTCTTTGTTTTGTTTGTTTAAATCTTACCATCGAATCAGTCTTCCTAAAGATACTAGCAATTCACTTAATTCGTTCGCGCGGACACATTCTGAAATTACTTCTTTAGTATAAGGATCACGGACAACCCAATGAACAGGCCCGGTCGGATACTTAATTAACCAATTTTTAACTTCTTGGATTTCTGAGCGGCCATATCTAATCCAGTGACTATCCATTACGTTGTTTATTTAAATTAAATTCCAAGAGGTTTAACCAATCCAAATCTTTTAATTATTCCAATCAACTGTTCTTTACTTAAAGCGTTAACAATACTGGCTTGCTGTGGCGTGCATCCGCCCGAGCCTAAAATTTTTTGCCTCAACATTAGTAAATTACTTTGTTCAAATATGGCGGGATTTATTGATGGAATTTTAAAAGTGAAAAGATGCATATTACTTATTGTTCTTATTCTTATTGAGTGCTTAAAGAATTCCCTTGCAATGTCCGGGGCTGCCGTACTGAATTTCCCTATCTTTCCATTCAACCCATTCCTTCCAAAGATTTACTAATTCATCAACTTGTTTCTGAGATTCTTCTTGCGCTTTGATGATATTATCAGTCAATTTTGCTTCGTATGCTTCCCCTTCTAATTTGAGCCGTGTATCAACCCTTACTTTTCTAATCAAATGGTTATCACGATATTTACTGATGATATGAACGCGCAATTTTCCTATTTTGAGTAGTTTTTCAGCTAAAACATTCTCTTCATCATCAAATACATCAGTAGATACGTCAACGTCACTAACTTCAATTATACTATCCAAGTCAATATGCCGCCCGAAGACTTTAACGATACGCGCTGGGCGCTCTGGTTTTTCAGTATTCATATTTTTATTTATATTTGTTTGATTGCAAGTGCAACCTGTTCCATCATCTTCTCCCTGACAGCAACTCATAAATTTGATTAGTTTTAGTTAGTTATTGATTGTTGATTGTTAGTTATTAATTTAACAGGAGCCGGGGCAATATCCTTTTTGGCACCACAATAATCCCTTTTCTAAATCCTTAATTAATTTCTTCATTTGATCTTCATTCATTGTCACATTTTCTTTCCCGCCTAAACCTAAAACCACATACGGTTCTTCATATCCGCTAGCAACTAAACTAATTGTCTTATCTAAACTAAAATTTTCTTCATATTTGCATCCTGTTTCATATTCACATTTCCATTTCTCTAATTCGCGCACAACCCAACAATCGCAGCCTCGCGAACAAATCTTTAATCCATAAATTACCTTTTTAGGATGCCGACATTTCTTCAAATCTGATTTTAACTCTGTTACTTGAGTTACTGTTAAATGATCGTTAATATTATAAGGTTTCATAATTGAGTTTTAAAAAGTTAGTTAGTTAAAGTCAAACAATAAAGAACATCACGGGCACCAATTCTTGGAGCATTTTATTAAATCTTAGAACATTATTAATATGAGTTTCAGTATACTCTTTGTTATTAAAATCTCCATTATCTACCATCACTTGGAAGTCGCGTGCCAATCTTCCAATATTATTAATTTTAAGAACTAGATTATCAAAACCCAGCGCGCGGAGTTCGTCTCCAAAATATTTAACTAACATTTCGCATGGAGAGGCAAGATTATGCCACATAAAGCCGCCGAAATCCCCGGACTGAATATCCGCGCCGATTCGCTCGGGCAACAATTCAATTTCTCTTTTAATATGATTGGCGTAACGATTGCCAATGATGATGACGGATTCGCGCGGGGCAGTTGTATTTGTGCAATAACGAGTAGTTGGTTGATTAGTATTCATTAGTTTAGTTTGGTTTTTTAGTTAATTGTTTTTATTTGTTATTCCCCAATTTGTTCTAGTTTGTGATCCCAATATTCAATAAATGTAATGAATCTAGTAGGGATTACATCGCACAGACAACTGTTAAAAACTTCATCATAAAATTGATCAATTGTTTTCACCATATACTGAATGAAGTTTTTTAAATCAGTATCATCATATTGAATTAGCGCAATATTATGCAAATTTTCTTCCAAATCAGCTAAATCATTAATTGTATATTCCCTATATTCATGATTCCGGGGCAAATAACAAACGTTGCGGCCCTGAAATCCAATTTTTTCACGCAATTTATCCGCCGCGATTGCTACTTGGATTAATTGACGCTGTTCCTGTTTAGAAACAGTTAATTGTGATTGTGATTTCTTGGCTTTCATATTATTTGTTATTATTTCTAGTTAATTAGTCAGTTATTTCGTTGGTTATCAGAAGTATATTCCGGGCGATTTCTCTATAGTTATTAATAAATTGTTTATAAGTCGCACTAATTCTTGATAGGTTAAATAAAGCATTAGTAATTGAAGATCGTTTATTGCCACGGAATATCTTAAATCCCCAACGATAAATTTGATCATTTAGTTTATCTAGTTTGGCTTGAACTTCATTAGTTAATTGAAATCCATGACAAAAATAAGAGCGGCACATGATAGCTTTAACAGTGCATCCGCGCGGGCCAAGATACGGGCAGCCGCCGCAACAAAATAGAGCGCCACCATTATGCTTATCTTGTTTGCGCCCGCATTTACCCTCACAAACATTACAATAGTTATACTTTTTCACATAACCCACAGCAATCTTATACAAACGTTCAAATACTCTATTAAGTAAGTAGTATTGACGTTCCAGTGGCAATTTACTCCACCGCTTTAAAATTTGTTCAATAGTCGGGCGGCTCATTGTGTTAGTTAGTTAATTTATTAAATCTGATTCATCGTAAATCTTCGTAACATCCAAATTATCCAATATCCACCGAATCATTATGTCTTTATTTTTAAAGGAAATCGGCGGCATCGGAAGGCTTGCAATAGCTAAATCACTTGTTCTATTAAAACAAAGGGTATTGTTAATATCGTGCCAATATTCCCCAAAGTATCTATTATTAACAATTAACTCAGTATAACAATAAGGATTACTTCCTTGTAGTTTTTTGTGAGTAATTGAAAGCATCATACTGATTACTATGTTTGATAAAATTCGCGCGTAGATTGTTCAGTAAATTTTTCCGCCGTATTTTCCTTCAGTATATGATTCGCGCGGCTAACTATACAAGTATCTCGATGCTTATAACCATCGTTTCTATATTCTAAATACCCGCAAGATAAGCATTCCATATTTTCACTATCATAACATAGTGATCCGTTGTTTTCTACTATTTCTTCAAGAATTTTTCTAATTTCTTCATTCATAATATTAAGTTTAGTTAGAATGCGCGGCTACAAATCTGTTAATATTACTACTTAATTTAGTTAAGAATTCCGAGATTGTTAAAAGTAGTAAACGGTACGGTTTGGGAAGCATTTAATTAATTAGTTAAATAATTGGTTAATTTATTGAGTAGCTAAAATGTTATGATTTTTCTTATCCCCGTTTAATCTAGCCACCATTTCTAGAGCCAACGCATAAGTCTCGCGGGATTCAAAATGACTGTCACAAACTTCATAAATTTCCCGCGCGGGCATTTGGTCAATTTCCCGACTTTCCGCGTCTAGCAAAGTTACAATCTCATTATTAACCCATTGTTTTTCAGTTAATCCGGCGAGTTCCAGTTCTCGCGCGGACGGAACATAAGAACCTGAATTCCACAACTTAATATCATATTCAAATCCTTCATTGGTAGTGATTTTGATAATCGTGCCGTAGTACTTACCTTTTAATTCTTGAAGAACTGCTTTCATATTATTAGTTATTTACTTCTTTGAAGTTAAGATGCCGTTCAATGGGACTGTGGCGCATTTCACACAGCACACAGTAATATTTTTAATATGATTATTACCTAATTTATTAATTCGGACATATTTTCCCTCCCGGTCGCAACGTTCGCCATTGCGCCCGGTTTTACAGCGTAATGTGCCAAGCTGGGCGCAAATCTTATCCGCTTCATCGTCATCTTGAAATGGGCGGAATCCGTCGCGAAGCTGAGTCCCTTTAGGACAAATCAACTTCACTCGCGGAGTTTTAGTTTTAAATGTTTTATAAGCTGCAAAAATTTCATCATGCTCAGGGAAATCAACAATTTGAAAATCCTTATCAATAAGCAGTTTAGTTAGTTCAGCATTCTTGCGCCGGTCGCCGGGAGTCTTAGGCGTTTGAATAATAACACTATTAATAGAAATTTCCTTGCCATTCTGCACAAAACGAATTACCCTTTTATTCTTTTTATTAGTAAAATCGGGAAGGGTGGCATTGTAAGTTTTTCCTACTTTAAATGGAGTGCCCCAGCGATTAAAGGATGGAAGTAGTTGGATTTTCATGATTTAATTATTTAGATTAAGTTGATTATAGTTGATTACTTGGCTTGTGTATCAATTACAAATTTGCCAAACAAAACTTCAAAACGTGCGCCCTTAAATTGTTTAGCTTTGTCTTGTTTGGACAGACGATTGCGACGAATAACAGGTTTAGAATTTTTCATAATCCAACCTTAAACCCTGAGCCGCGCGGCGTCAAGATTTAATTTTGCCTTTGTTTATGGAAATTATAGGACTTGAAATGCCTCGGGCAGCTTAATTGTTTCTCGTTTATTATCTTGTTTGATTTGTTCTGCGAGCCATTTATTAAAATTCAAATCATAATCATCACCCAACTTTTCTAGTTTGCCATTAGAATCTTTTTCGGGAACAATTGGTTTTTTATTTTCAATTCTATATATTACTTCATTAAAGAAGTCCGCGCCGAATCGCGTGGAGAAAATTAAGGTTTTTTGATAACGATTATGAAATTTAATTTTTAGTTTAACCCAATTGACCCCATAATTCTTACCACTTTTATTAAGAATGGGTAAAGCTGTTTTGGCGAATTGAAGAGGATTCATAAAATTATTTAGTTAACAAAATTCTAATCAATTCATCAGTTACTTCACTCAATGAGTGGCCGCGCGAGGCATTCAATTTCAATGGATTATGAGTAACCATTTCATCATAAACTTTTTGACTGACAGTATCAATTGACTTTCTATTAAGATAATCAACGCACGGATTATCTAGAAAGAAATAAATTAATTGTTTACCGCAAGAACATTGCCAGTGCGATTGGAAAATAGACGCCCATACATAACCATTATTAATCCATACTTTAGTTTGTTCTAAGCTAGGATAATGATAGTAATTGGGATGTTCAATATATTCTTTTAATTCTGATACTTGCCCGAAATGTTTGCCATAACCAATACATTTAAAATCGCAAACATGAGGGATTGGCGGGGCCGGACGGAAGAAACTGAGAAACTTTTTAAGTGTCATAGAATTAGTTTAGTTAACTTTGCCGTAAGGCTTCATCCACTTTAGTAATATCCCCCGAAAGCAATTCTGCCTCAAAAGGTAGCGGAGCAATACTATCCAGCAAAAACACTTCCAATTCGTGCAGATTCATTTTAAATTTTGAATCAAAAGAGTGATCTTTTTTAAGTTTAGTTAGTTTATCACGTAATCGTTTAACGCGGCAGGCCACGTTACAAACAATCGCTGGGGCTTTCCGCGCGATTTCTTCATCAGGGGAATAAGTCCGCGCGCCGATAGGATCAGTTATTTCTTCTTTAGTTTTCATAATCAGTCTTTTTTGGGCGGCATTGCAAATCCAACTATTTGATTATCCAGTCCTCGCGTCTGAAGATTTTTAGCTAAATGAACAATCGCGCCCATAGCTTCTTCGCTAAAAGCGGTAGTATGTGAATCAATTTTCTTTGTTCCGTCAAACTGCCGAGCCAGCGAGCGGGTTTTAATAATAAATTCAATTTTGCCATTTCGCGTTTTGTGCATTGTGACGCCCAGCCGCCGATTGAGCATTTTAATTACAGCGCCCGAGAATGAATTTGGCTTTAATTTACGTGGAGTTTTCATAATATTATATTTTTAGTTTATTGATTTGTTTCTCTGAATGTTTCTAAATGGCTAATCTTAAGTAATTCTCTAAAACTTAAATGAGGATTAAATACTCTAATTCCTTCAAATTTAAATCCTTCCATGATTTCATGTTCAATGGTTGCGCGGAATGCTGCATAAGCCGTTTTAACTATTTCATCTTCTGACATGTAATCACTAAGATACCATTTGCGCCCGTTCCATGTTTTCAATTCCCCGGATTTAGTACATTTACTTTGATATTTACATTGAATGAATATCCGCCCAGTTTTAGGATGTTTCAAATCGCGGGCAACAAAGAAAGTAACTGGAGTATCTAAAACGCTGGCAGAACATAATTGAACAATCGCGCGGATATCTTTAAGAGTTTTCATAAAATTATTTGATAGTTACTTACTTGCTTTAATTGCGTCAGTGATTTCTTTGCGCCGCTTCATTACTCGAATCATCAGCATTGTGAATAAAGAGCTAAATGATTCGTTATGATATTGGCAATCTGGTAAACAATGGGTCGCTTCGTGGCAAGCCAATACAATCATTTCATAATGATCATCTTTAGAATTAACTGAGAATTTAAGTTTTAAATCTTTAGTTATTGGATTGAGCAGGAGATAATGCACTCCTTCATCGTGCAAATGAACGGCGTGCGTGCTTTCCCCTTCTTCTTCATCGGAGAAAACCCATCCCACGGCAAATCCAAATGATTGTTTAGTATAATTAGATAATTCATCCATTACAATTTGACAAACAGCGAACCATTGACGCAAGAGTTGATAACGCGTGGCATCCCGATTCGCCCATTTCTCAGGCATGTAAAAAGTCTTAATTAGTTGTACAGTTTTGGGATCATTACTTTCATTTAGCACCATCATCGACGCTAAAATTGGATCAGTTTGATATACGGGCAAAACTTCCCGGTCAATGGGATTCGCGCCGAAACTAATAATAGTAGAATCACTAGTTGTTCCACTAGAATTAAGTATTTGTTTAGTTACAGTTTCTTCTGTCCATTTTTTCGATTCGACAATTTCCCCCGATACGTCTTCGATTTTAATTTTTTCGCTAGGGCGGGATTTAAAACATACTTCTTTATTAACGAATTTCTTAAAATGGCGAGTTTTATCTTTTAATGCACTTTTAGTATCCGCCGCCAATTCACCAAGAAAAGAATCTAGTTCTTTTTTATATTCCCATTTCAAACCATCTCGATTAGACGTTAGACATTCTTTTGCTTTGTCGGGATCAATTTCTATAATTACTTGCACTTTAATAGAAATCGCATGATCAAACATATACATGCCACCAGCACGAACAATTAATTGAGAATTTTCAGCAGATTTATTAACCCATACATCCCCAAAACTCAATTGTCGTACCAATTTCCCGCGCCTTAAGTTATTTGAATATCTATCTCCATTGATATAAACAGTTTGAGGCAAACTAGAACGATCAATTATATATTTAATATGGGAAACCCAATTGGATTGCTCTACATCAATTTCAAATGTGCAACCTTTATGAAAACTACTTCTTTTGTTTTTAATTTCGTAAGCCGCGCCGCATCCCTCTACCAAATAATCGCTGGAAGAAATAACATACTTATTAGCTGAAAAACAAATTAAATTGCGCGCAATTCCTAGTCCTCCTACTTCCCCAAAACCTTTGGAAGATTCACCTAATACTAAAAATACATTTTGCAGAACATCGCGAGACATTCCCGCGCCGTTATCAGAACAAATAATTCGATTGCTATCTTTTATTTCTTCAACGTGAAAATCAATTCTAGTAGCGTTTAGATTGCGAGCACTGGCATTTTGCAATAATTCTCGAATCGTGGCCGTGTGCCAATTGGCATAAGCGCGCTTTTCATGAGCGAACCAAGAGGGGCCGATAGTGAGAGTATTTTTCATGTTCTCATACTACCTATTCAAATCCCGCCGTCAATGAAATAATTGCGAAAAATGCGAATTAATTTTCAGAATCCTTATAATTGCTAGAAAACCGCAATTCCCTCATTTTCCACAACATTTTTTAAATTTTAATCCACTGCCACAATTACAACGTTCATTTCTTCCCTGAATTTTTTCTTTTTTAATTGATTCCTTTAATTCTTCCCATTCATTCCCAAATATATTAATTAATCTAAATGAGCCGCCGGGATTTATTATTTCTTTAACTAATATTACGCCGTTATCCAGCAATTCCAGCACGCGGCGGGGATAAGTATCGGGTGGCGGCGCGTGATTTACCCAAAATTCTAAGAATGCGCCCGCTTCTGGATATTCTTGTTCAAAAGGAATTGGATAATTAGTCATGCCGCTTTCCTATTATTTAGATACTCAACAAATTCTTCATAATCTTCTAACGGAATATATTCAGTGTCATCAGTTAATTGCATCCATGCTACTTTAGTTAGGGCACGTTCTTCCCATTTAATTCCTTTAGCAAAAATAGCACGCTGCCCCCGGAATTTATTATAGTTATCAAAATCGGGATGAATTAGCCAGCCATCAGGCGGAATAATTAGACCATTAGGACAAAAACATTGGAGTTGCTCATAAGAGCCAACTCTGCCATGTTGATTTAATACAACCACTCTTTCGCGCCGCTCTTTATACCAATTATTTATATTACGATCAAAATTATATCCATATCTAGGCAGCCAATCCCAATGGCGATCCAGCATTTTCGCGCGCCATTCTGCGACATTAGCTTTTCTAGTATAATGATAGGTATTGATTTCTAATAATACTGCCAAATCCAAACTTTCTGGTTTTTTAAGTAAACTACCAACAACCGGCATATCGCCGATCATCCAAAGAGGTTCCCAAGGTAAAGCATTCATTAACTTTTTTTATTTTTAAGCAGTTTATATCCTTCTAAAAAGCTTTCAATTTCGCGGATTTGTTCTTTAGTTACTAAATCATATTGATTCCCAACACTTCTCAATAGAATTCCTTGGGCTAAAATTGCCGCCGCTGCTAGCTGGAAATTGGATTCACGAGATTTTTTAGTTACAGTTTCTAAATTTTCTATGAGTTTAGTTAACATATTATGATTAAATTATTACAAACTAATATCCCGGCGGATTTTTAATCCTCTCTTGCCTTGATACGTATGTGGAACAATTTCTAAATTAGTTAATTGACTGTTAATTTCAAAACAAGATTCACTATAACTATATGACGTTGCGAAAACTTCTTTTCCATCTTCAAAATCTTGGATATCCGAACTATCAATAAATAATTTGATTGTCATAAAATTTGTTAGTTATTTAACTTCAAATATTTTTTCAAAATTATATATTTCCGTTGCGTGGGTTTTAACCATTTTTGCAATATGGCCATATGGCCTACCTTGCATATATTCAATCGCCTGTTTCATCGTGTCGTACGATTCACCAATTTGCCCGCTACTATTCCAAATAGCGCCCCAAAACCATTTATATTGATAATTTGCTTGATCGTCCGGCAGTCTACCCAACCGCATACAAGTTAATTTGTAAATTATATGTTTATCCTCGGGTTTTTCATTTGGGTAATATGCTAAGATAATCATACCCGTGTCTTTTACTTCTTCCTCAGTTACTTCTTTAGTAGTTAATATGAGTTTATCTCCACGAAATTCAAACGACTGAGAAATTGTTTTGTTTTTATTCATAAAATTTACCAATTAGGATTATCATTAATTCGACGATTGGCATACGCGGCCAATTCTTTTCTTCTTTTTAAACTTTTGTTTATTTCAAATTTAGTTGGAAAATCACTTGGCCGAAATGTGTGATTAGGCAGCCGTTTAGCAAAACAACATAAACAAATCATACCATGACCATTATTAACAAGAAATTGAGTATCAAATAGTTTATGGCTAACCATCCAGTGGAAAAATCTTTCTTTATAATAAGAACCATATTTGGGTGGTTTCAACTGGTCCGTTCCAATCGGAGCAATTTTCAAGCAATCACAACAAAATCTAATTCTATTATGAAAAATCCGAAAGACATCCTTTCTTAATTCTTCGCCCCAAGTAATCATTCCATGATCATGTTTACTTAAATCTCCTATATGAAGCATAATTTTAATATTTAAACAATTCCGCCAATTTCAAATCTCGATCAGTCAATGGGAAAACTTCCTCACTTTTAATTTTGTAGTTAGCGGCAGTAATTTCCCAAGGAAACTCGGCGGCATCGTGCGCCAGAATCCGTGCGACGACTCGATAAATGGTCGGCCCATTAGTAATCATTGGGCTTTTAATTAAATAGAATCCGCCGGGTTTAATATCGCTGGCTAGCATATATAAATAACAATAGTATAAATTACTTAATTAGATTCACAAACTCAATTAAACAAGTTGTTAAAAACCATCCGGGACCGAGAATAAGTTTCCAAACCATATTTTTAATTGCCTGCTTACATTTAACTTTTTCATTTTCCATATTTAGATCGAACAGAATGGCGTCGATATAGGCCGCGTAGCAACCAAACACAAACCACGCGCAGAAAACGATTAGACAGATAGTTGAGATAGTCATTTAGTTACATTTTTAATATCAAGTATCCAATTATAGAATTTACCATGTTGAGGGAAAAATAATCCGGGCATCCAAAAGATAATTACTTTCCACGCGAATTTATATTGTTTGTAGTTAATTACTCCTTGGAAGAACCCAAAAACAGCACAAATCAAACCGCACAATAGATACCAAAGTAAGACAATCGGGCCACCAGTATAAAAGTTATACAGCCAAGCTAGTGCGACCACTACATTAATAATCAAGTTAATTTCTTTCGAGTATTTCATATTTATAGTAGTTAAAAAGTTAAGTTAGTTGCTTATGTTTATACATTCTCTTGTATTGAGTCAATGAAATTTCAACATCATATCGAGCTGATAATGCGTCATAACTCGTGTCAATTCCATCAATTAAATTGACGATATTATAATCGTACCAAATGATTTTAGCAGCCCGGTTTCTCCATTTGAACAATTCTTTTAGATGATTACTTTTTTGACGCTGGCGATAAAGAGCAATCAGTTTTTCAACTGGGATATTATAAAGCTTTTGAGTTGAGGCTTTCATGATTTTTTGAGTTAGTTACTTATTTAATTTTGCAAACGGATTCCGGCGGACTTGTTTCTTAGTAATATAGTTAAGTTTTAAAAGGATACAATCACCCAATGAGTACGGGTGGCTGGATGTTGAATTGTAAGAATCTGCTAAGTAGGCCATAGTCAACATTGTATCTATGGTTAAACGACTTATGCCATGTCTATTGACTAATATTTGATTTAACTCTTTAATTCGGCGCGAGCGGACGTTTTTAATAATTACTTTCTTGAAACAGTTAGCATAATAAGTGCAACCAAACTCCTTGCAAAGTACTTTGTTATTATGTGTACCATCCACCGACTCTACTTTAAATATTTCTTTATTTGGATCGTCCTTCAAATATACAAAATCCCCCGGTTGGATGTTTTCGGGGTTAAAGATATTCTTTTTAGTTTTCATATTAGTTATTTAAATTAGTTAGTTTCTTTGCTAACGAATATACTTTTGCTATTATATAGTTTTTGAGCTTTCTTTTCCGCCGAGAATGCTGAATATGCTTGGATACGGTCGGTTTGTTCTTCCCCGCAAAGATAAACAATGAAACTTTTTAAAACCTTGGACTTTTTATTAAATCCTTTATTTGTCCGCGCGGACTTTTTGAATTTCCGGCGACGCTTCCGGCGAACACGTTTGGTTTTAGTTACTTTAGTAGTTTTAAGATTGACGGGAAGTTTGCCCGCTTTCTTTAAGGCCCAGTACGCTTTTCTAGGAATCCATTTCATGATTTTGATTTTTAGTTAATCGTTTAATAAACTTGTCTATCCCCACCGGGGGATTTATCGTCCGCCCGGCGGGATAGGTGTTGGTACAGATAATTTACACTACCGTAAACAATCCGTCAAGGATTAATTCTAAAAATCTTGCTCCCCTTTTCAATCCACTTTACTTACTTGTACTGCCGCAACCGATTCACGGATTTTATTTAATTGCGCCCGCTGTGCTTGCATGATCCGCTTGCATACTAGCCATTTGCTTTAAACAGTCATCCGCCAATTGTATTAAAAGTCTGTTTTTCTCCTTATAGAAGTTAAGTAACTGTTCATTATCATTATCCTTGTTATCCTTGTTCTGATCCTTCTTATCCTTATCCCCTTCAATGTTCCCTTCATCGTTATTCATATTATTATTATTCTGACTCTTAACTATTAAATTGTTTGTTGATTATTCTATTAGTTAGTTAGTTTTATGCAAGTATTTTGGCAACCAATACTATTAAGATAGCTAAACAGGTAATTGGTAGGGTGGCGTCAGATTCGAGATTGGCTAATGTTACACAATTCACCAAAATATTAAATATATAGTTCATAAGTTAAGCATAAATCGCTAGATTTTATATAGAGAAAAAAGAAAGCGCCGGGCAAAGTGTATTTCAACTCCACCCGGCGTTTCGTTGCCATTAGCAGTTAATTGTTAATGTTGTAATTAGGCTACCAGCGTATAAACATAAATGGGATGGCCGCGACCACGAGGAACGGAAACCGCGCGGGCTTCACCCTCTTGCGTCATTTTATTAAGACGCTGGCGCACTGTAAGCGGGCTTACATCAATACGCTTCTTTTTATTCAAATCCACCGCTTCTTGCACGGTGAATCCAGTCTTGCGCTTGGGGAATTGCAAATCCAGAGGAATGCGGCCCCGGCGAGTGTCTTGGCTTTGATTTGGCTTATTAGCGAGTTTAGTTTTCATTGGTTATTTAGTTTAGTTGTTTGATTGAGAGAGCTTTCTATTCTCCCTCTAGTATCATCCTAACACCAATCCTAATAACGTCAAGAAAAATATTGAATTTTTTTGCTAAGTAAGGCTACGTATATCCACTAAACATTTGTTTTACAGGGTATAAACGAATATCCTATGTTCGACTGAACACTATTTTCCTTATCCTCTTATTCTCTACTTTACCTTTTATTTTATTTTTTCTTAATTATTAGTTATTAATTACTCTAAATCACTCTCAATAACCAATGTTCTTTCCTGATTACTTAGAATCTCCGCATTTTCTAATACTTTCTTTATACTAGCATCGAAATGCAACCCTTGGCAAACAGGACAAATATCTATTTCTTTAAGAGTTAAACTTTCACACCCTTCACAAACATGAAATCTATATGGATGATTTAATATTACTTCTCCATGTAATTGTCGCCGGGCTAGATCGAGCAATGCGGGCTGAGAATGAATATATTGTAATTCAAGTAAAAGTGAGTCTGCGTCTTCATCATCATCATCGGGGATACAATGAGCCATAAAAATTATTTAGTTGTTGACTGCATGATTGAGGGGGTTTTGGGCGGAATGCCATTCCAACAGATTGCGCGCGAACGGTCAAGATTTCTTTTGATTTTTGTTTTTTCGTTTCTTTCGTCTTTTTTTCTTATTCGGCAATGGTTCTACGTCATTGCGACCAAGTAATCCAATTGGACAAAGGCTCATAAATTTAGTTAGTTAATTTCCAAACCACCACTTATAAAAACATATCATACTCACTAGATGAAAGAATTGATCGGTTACGACATAACAGATTGCAGAAAAGGAGCCGCGCAAAATGCGATAGTTTAGTTTTCTATTTTGACTTTCTTGTTCAGTTGCGGGCCACAAAAGAATATCGTTAATAGCTTTATCATTTCCTGCTTCGCCGTACCATTCCTTTGCAATTTCTTTTTTGAAATCAGGTATATCTAAATCACCGTTTTTCAAAAATCCAGTTAACGGACGACTGTGGATAATTTTTAGCCAAACATCTGCCAAAGAAAATCTATCAATAATCCAATGACTAACAAAAACGAAAGCTAACCAAACAGGATTTAGATTAGTTAGTAATGCAATACTCGCAGTATAAATTAGAACATGTAAAGTGCAAGTCCAATTACTTGCGCCCTTTTTTACAGCAAGAGAAGAGGGTTGAAGCAAAAAATCCCCCAAAATGTGTCCTACTACGACGGCAAAGAAAATATCAAAATTCATAAAAATTAATTAAGTTAATTAATTAGTTAGTCAATTAGTTAAAACAAGTCCGTTTGATTCTTATCTTTATTTTGGTTATTCTTATTATATTTTCTTTTAGTTTGTATCGGGCTGGGCGGCTCAGTTATCTCAATAATTTCCGACCCGGGGAATACCTTATCAACTAATTCAATTATTTCTTTAAGTTTCATTAAATTTAAACTTATTATTTTATTTATTCTATTGTTTGTTCGGGCAACAAAACTGCTCCACCTTGGCTACTGACGAAAATCCGCCGCCCGGTTTTCTGATCCGTCCAAACAGAATGATATTCACCATTACTATATCCTGATTCAATGCAAATAACAGTGTAATTATTATTTGAATTTGTTTTTACCCGTTCTTTTAATTTGTTGTCACCAACTTGATTAATACCAACCACGTAAATAATAAGCGCTGTTACAATAGCTAAAGCCACAACTATTCCAAAAAATTCCGGTAAGCCAAAAGCAGCCGTTGATTTAGTTAATTTTGAATTTTTCATATTGATTTAAATTTAATTAGTTTTATCAGGCAGTCGTAGATAATCATATAATTTAGCCGCCCGGTTAATTGTTTCTTCGTCTGGATAAGTATCACCTTTTTTAGTATTGCACGGTTCACAACATGCAACTAAATTAGTTAATAACCATTGTTCGCCTCCGTGCATTAAAGGAATTACATGGTCAATTGTAAAAGATTGCCTAGTTAATTGTTTACTACAATAAAAGCATCGTCCGCGCGTAGCAATAAAAACAAGTATTCGCCCTTTTTTACTAAATTTATTTTTTGCGCCGCGAATTACAATATCTAACATACTTAGTTACTTAACTATTTAAAATCAGTAATGGGCGGAGCGCCGGAAATCGGCTCGTAAACGCTTTTATTTTCCACGGGTGCAACTTTAATATTACTAGAAATTTCTTCAATTCTTTCAAGGAAAATCCCCCCCACTATCTGAAGTATTAATATTATATACCCCTTTTTGCCGATAGTAAATTTTTACCTCTTTTTGATTATCCATGCTGGATTTTACCTGTTCAACTAAAAATGGCGGCACCGTGAAGTGAAAAGGAGCCGCGCCAAATGATCCGCTGCCATTGTTCATCCCGCCGCGAATCAATTCAGCTTCATATGTTTTATATTTAAATCCTTGATAATTTAGTTTAATAATTATCCCAATTTTTTCCCCTTCGGCGGGTTGATTAAATCCGACACGCCCGAGAACAGGAATACAAATTCCAGCTAGAATAAGTATAATAGAAATAACCGTTAGTAACTCAATTAAAGTGAACGCTTTTAGCTTATTTATTTTCATAGATTTGTTTTGTTAGTTAAAGAAGTGTCACTGGCGGAATTTGAATCCGCAACGTTCGGATTAGAAATCCGATGCTCTATCCAGTTGAGCTACAGTGACGTATAAAGAGTTAATTATTTAATTTTCATTACTATCTCACCTTTAACCTCCAAATTAATTAAAGGCGCGGGGATTGTAATTATTTCAACTATTTTTGCGGGTTGCTCGGGCGGCTCAATTACAGTAATCGTCCCTTCAAAAACTGTTTCTTGTTCTTTTTTATATTTTTCTCCAAAATACCAAACTTCTTTATCGTTAATCCGCCGGAATTGTAAAACTCCCAAATCTTCGCATACCACCCCAAGACTAAAAAATATAAAAGCAAAGAAAATCGCTATAAAAGGCAGAAGTAATTTATCTGCTAGATCGTCTAGTAACATAAAAATAAATTAATTAGACGAAGAAGGAGCCCCTAAATGTATTAAACATTTCTTAGTAATTTCGCGCGCCTCAGTTAAGTCTTGTTCCGGGAAATCTTTTTTCTTAGCATTTTCAATAGCCCAGCCCGGTATATTTCGCTCTTGACCGTCAGAACAAGACATTAAGGCGATTCCGGGATCAGTTGTCCATTGTTTGAAAGTAGCTGTATATTTAGCTTTCCCGCCGGTCAATCCCCCTGTGAATCCATTATACGTAAAATTAAGAATAGAATAAGATTTCATAAAATTTATTACTTTATTTAACTAACCAATTCAATTTTAATCCGCCGGAATTTAGTATGAAAAGTTTCATTAGTGTCGGCCAAAATCTGATTCCGCCGCCCGTGCAAATCTTGTTTAGTTACTTCCCGGACGCCCATATCTTTCCAAACGTCTCCCACTTGGACTTTCTTATTGCCCGGTTTTACCAATTTAATTACCAATTCATTTTGTTTAGCACCCGACTTACAAAACAAAACTTGGAAACCTTTAACTTCTTGCTTAACACTGTCCAGCAAAGTTTTTTGATAAGTAGATTTATTAGAATTAGACTTAGAATTAGATTGTTTGGGATTCATAGAGTTGTTAATGTTAATGTAGTCGATTGGAATTTTGTGTGGATTTATATCCTAACACGTAGCTGCACGGCGTCAAGGAAAATCTTTGGATTTTTTATTTTTTTGCTTTTCTGTAATTTGCCAAGAAATTACTTTAAATAATCATCTTCATCCACTTTAAAATACATGTAAGCATCTGGATAATTAATTACTTGTTCGGCCTCAGAAACCAGCCGCGCGGCCCATTCATCCTCGCTAATTTCAGGTTTATGAGCAGAAATTTGATTAATTATTTGACCAGTTTGAGCATCAAATTTAAATGTAGCATTCAAGGAATTTAAATCGATGTTATAAGTATGTTTATTATTATTTGGATTATTTAGATTGTCCATAATTGTAATATTTAATAATTTAAGCTATTTAATTACGCAAAATAAATAGTTACTCCACATTGGCGATATCCTTGTGTTTTTAGTTCCGCTTCGACAATCAGACGATTTTTGTCCTCCAAAGCACTAAACGAAGCGGGCAAGGTAACATCTGTTTGCTTATTTGCAGTCGCCCTTCTAATGGCTTCATTAATATCATTATAAACAATAGATAATTTTTCTCTTTCTCTCACAATCGCTGCTTGATACATTTGCCGAGCTTCTGTTTGAGGTATTAAAGTAATTTTGTCCATAATTTTATTATTATTAATGTGTCCCCGCAGTGACTTCGGGCGCTTGCAAAATAAAAGCAGCACTACCACTATCTTTATTGTTTATTGATTTAATCTGTCCATCCTTGTCATCCAAAAATTCAATACCATTAGAAGTATATTTGTAATATTGAGTGTGATAAATAGTAACTCCGTTAATACAATCCATTACTTCAATATCCGCGCGGATATTAACAAAATTGTGACTGTATACATAACTCAAAACCAAGGCAGAAAACGCGGCTTTAGCATAAAAAATAAAAGGCATAAATTAAATAGTTAGAGCTAGCTACAGAGAACTTACAAACAGTATAGCTATAAAAGTGAATATGGACAAAACCAGATATTGAACGGGCATAACGTTAATTGTTAGTTGTTAACTATTTGATTTTTATCTTAATTGGTCAATCCAAATATACTACTTTCCCATTAACAATTTTATATCGCCGCCCGTTGTCATCCGTGCGAATATTACTATGACTATCAATTTTATTGTGTGCTCCTTTATCTAGAGAAGTTCCGCCGCGCGATGGAACGGGAGTTGTTTGCGCGGGTGCATCCGGCGGGGCAGGAGTGGCAGAAGGAACAGGAGTAGTAGGCACATATTTCGCCCGAGCTTGTGCTAATTGATCTGCTGAAATATACTTTTGAGCAATATCTAAATCATTAGTATATTCATTTTCCTTAAGAGTTAATTTATCTCCTTCTCCAGTAACTAAAAATTCTCCTTGCTTGGTCAACATAGAGCCGGGCTTATAACCTTTAATCGAATCGGGCGTTTCCACCGATTTATAAACAATTAAAATAAAACTACCTTCTTGCAGAATATGCGGAGGCGTGACTACGGGGGGCGGCGTTACACTAGGAGTCCGCGCGGGAGCAGTAATAACAGGCTTAGGCGTTTCCAAAACCACGGCAGGCGGTAGCGTTGCCGGGGCAGCCTCAATTACTTGATTAGTTTGATTAACTTGATTATCATTATTTGCCACAGTAGTTTTCTCGTGGCAGCCCAAAAGCCCAAAGAGCCCAAAGGCACAAAGGGCAATAATGAAACAGTTTCGATAATTACGATTAGTTTTCATGTTGTTAGTTTAGTTAGTTTTGAGTTTAATACTGCTTATACTATATATACTATACTTATGTTCTTATGTTTTATGCTTATACTTCATTTTTCTTTCTTTTTCTTCCTCTAGTTGAATCTTTAAAAGTTGTCCTAATTTATGGAATTCCGCGCGGCCTTTCCTCATTCGCTTTTCTTGTTTAGCTTCTAATTTAAGAAATTGTTGTTGTTGCTTCATACTCCGCCGGATTCACATAGAGCTTTTTCTTTTTTAGTTAAAGAGCCCCAAAGATTTTTCGCCGTTTTTCGAGGCTTTCCTTTTAGAGTCATAAAAGCCGACCAAAATAATGCCCCTAAAGATGTATAATCTTTTTCTTTTTTGAGCAATGTAAATTGTTTAGTTAGTTCTTTGGATTTCATAATCAAACTGAATTAGTGGTACGTCAGATTCCGCCATTACATACGCATTTATAAACGCTCGTTTGATGTCTGTCAAGAACTTTTTTCGTTCCTCTGTGGTTCTCAAATCATCTAATTTATCCAAGTCAATATTCACTCCGCACGCATAAGTAATATGAGGAAATACTACAAATAGTTGTTTAATTGGGCCGGGCGGAAGATTCACGATTGATTATCTTTTGATTTTTGAATCAATACGGTCAATAATTTAATTATATATTTAGATAGTAATTTCCCTAATGATTGAAATAGGAGTATCACATATCCAATAAACACCACCAATAAAAACGTCGGCCAAAATAACAAGGGTAAAAATATAAACTCATTCTCGACGATATCTATAAAATGAGCAATGTAGGCTATGCATACTCCGATAAACAAATAGCCCAAAATACCCAAAAAGATAATTAAAATTGTCATAGTTTATTCTTTTATTCTTTTGTTCTTTATTGTTAATTAATCCAAGTTGCCCGTGCGGACTAATCGAGTATTAGCTTCCATTGCTAAACTCCAATACTCATTTATTTTAGTTAGGTCGTTAGTGCGCCGGGCTTTGAATTTATAATATTCCCGCGCGGCAAAATGTTTAATTGATTGAAGCAGAGTATGCATAATTTTATTTTTTGATTAATCATTAATTAATCTTAATATAACTAAAATATAATCTATCAATGTCCATTTTAACAATTGACCCTAAGAATACGTTGTTAAAAATTACTTTAAGTTTTACTTTTTCTTCTCTGCAATCGACCACTTCATATTTCATACTATATTCATTCCAAGGATCGGGATAACCCGAACAGAAAACAAAAATATCTCCAATATGGATTGGCGGGAGGATTTTAGTATAAAATTCGTAAATTGCGCGTTTATCCCTGCTGGTAGAAATTGTTGATTTATCCGCAAACCGGACAAAATCTAAATTAACTATATTGCCCCGGATTTTAGTTACTTTATAATAATGACCATCAGTACGAAATACGCTTACAAAGCAATCTCCCACTTGGATTTTAGGTAAAAAACAATACAGCCCGAAATGATAGAGTAATGATTTTAGAACATTCATATTATTTATTATTTATTTATGTTTGTGGTATTTAATTAACAAGACAGCAAGACAAAACTTAACAACTTAACATTCGGCATCTTCAATTTTTTCAAATAGTTCCTCGTGATGAATTAAAAGACTTAAAACGTAAGTTTCCGCGCCGGGGGCATTCGCGGTGCTTTCAGTAATCGAAGCCCTCCAAATTTCTTTACGATTATTTTTAATTTTAATTATTCGGACAGGCACCCATTTACGAGAAACCAATGATTCGCTTTTTGGCTTAGTATACGGGTTGCCGAATCTAACATGAATAGAATCATTATGATTACTCATAGCTTAATACAATGTTGAGTAACTTGAATAATTAATAATTACAATTACCTTTTCGCCTGTTTGGTTTTAATCTTGTTAGATTGCTTATTCTTCTTCTTCTTATTCTTACTTTTAATTATCTTAATTACTTGTTTGGAAGATTTTACGGCAGGTTTAGAAAGTTTTTTTACTACTTTAACTGCTTTCTTAATTAATTTCTTAGTCTTGGGTGATTGTGCCTTAACTACTTTAGTTTGAACTTCGGTAACGATTTTAAACACATTAGTTGGACGCCCCCGGCCACTCGGCTGCGGAATTTGTTTAACTACTTCAAATTTAGCTATTTTTAGCTTAGTTTGCCGTGCGATTTCATTTGAAATAATATATGGCTTAACGTTTAATTTATCCGCCAATTCCTTGACTGTAAAATTGCCTTTGGGGAATTCAATAACTGCTTGATTAAGGCGCGGCCTACCTCTTTTCCCGGCCACCCTATTCTTATCTTTTACTACTTCAATATATTTTAGTTCACTTGGAACGTTGCGGGCAGGATTGCTAGTGCCGTGGCTTTCTCGATTTTCTCCAGATTGAGTTTTTTCTTTTTGGTTAGATTTAATCGTTTCCGCCGCTGAGTGAGTATCGTTAGTTTTCTGTTTATTTTCTTCATTTTTTGCCAAAGCTAATTGATCTTGATCATATAATACTCTATAATTTAATTTAACATTTTTATCTTTAAAACTGAAAGTGCTAACTTTAGTTTGCGAAGTCTTGGCCCGATGCCAAACATGTTTACGCCAAATTACTTTACTAATATCAGCGGGGGCATCACTTAGGGAAACGAGAGTTTTTGGAGTGAGAGTTTTCATAGCGTCACCATTTTAACACACGCGGATTCACTGTCAAGGAAAACTTTCGTTTTAAATTTTAGAACAAATCAGTCCAAAATACAGGAGAAAATGAAACCGACAATAAATGCCCACAAGAATAATTTAACCCAATCGATTTCCATAAATTAATATATAATATCAAGGATTCATTTCTAATTTCAGAAAATAAACGAAATCCTTTTTAATTGTTTCTGAAGATTCTTTTTCCAGATAAGAGATATAAGATTCTTGTGGATCGCCAGTTTCAATGAACCTTTTAAATCCATTTAAGGCCGCGCCCAAGTCTTTTCCTTCTAGTCCACTAATTTCTCGTGCAATATTGCCATTAAATTTCTTGCTATTTTCCCTAATCTTTAAAAACTTTTGTCTTTCTTCTTCAATTCTTTGCTTAATAGGCCATTTTTGGTCAATTATATTAATCCAATCGCGTTTCCGCCCGAATTCATAATTTTTATCATATTGAGGATGCGCTTCCAGCCATTTAAGAAATTGCATGAAAACCGTCCGCTTTCTATTCCGCGTGCGATTCTGATGATTTAAATTTTCTAGTTTGAAATTTTTCCCACAAAAATATCTAGTGGAAGTAATATATATAAACATTTCTTCCAAGGTATCGAAGCCGCGCGAATAAACATCGCAATCATAACCTAAAAATTCCATGATTTCGCGCGGATTTTTAGATAGAGTCAAAGTATCAATAATATGGTCCGAAGAATTTTCGGTAGATTCATCAAATAACTTTTGTCTAATTGGAAATCTTAAACCCTGCCAACCGTGATTCAGCCCCATATGGTGAGCAGTTCTTCCAATTAAATTATTACAATCGTTATAGGATAAATAATTAACAACACACTCAATATCTGCCGGTTGTCGGCAAATCAAATCACATTGGAAATTCTGAAAATCAAAACTATATACTCCGTCATTGGTATGAATGGCGCGCGGATTAAACTGAGTTTCGATTACTTTCTTTAAATCAATTTTTTGATTATATTCAACCACTGCGTCCAAGTCACCAAAATCCGGCTTATTTCTGTAAAATGGTAACTTAAAAATTTTTAATCCGGCGGATTCAATTCTTTTAATTACTTCAGATTCTAATATTAAGTACTCTGATTGAGGTAATCGAATAGTCTCGATGCCATATTTTTGTAATGCGACGCCGCCCATATAATTAATAGATTATTACATAAATAGAAACGCGCGGAACAAATCTTAGACTTTTGTCCGCGCGTTGCGTTGATTAGGCTAGATTCGGTTTTTTGTTTTTGCAGAACGTTTTAGTTGCTGAACGAATCTAAAATTTAGAAGTAATTAAGTAATTAGTTAAATAGTCACTCTATTATACATTTCGTTATTGAGAGTTTCCAATACTTGGTCCAGTGGCGAATACTGACAACCACTAAGTAAAGTTTTAAATACGCTTGGAGAACTGCCGCTAACAAGCAGAATACCTTTTGCATCAGCCGTGGCTGCACAATTATTTTGTCTAGAATTTACATTCCAAAATACTAATTGAGGCATTTTATATCCAGCCGCCGCATATTTATCTTGAATAGTTTCTAGATTAGTTTTGCCGTTTTGAGGGCTATTAAATTCTACATCAGTAATAACAAGAATTTGCGCGGGCATATCTTCCTGTTTGACATTACCTTTTACCGCTTGAATTAAAAGCATATCAAATACTGATTGTAAATTAGTTGAATAAGCAGGATTTTCTTGCAAACACCGGACTTTTTCTCGAATATTTGCGCCGACAACTTTTTGTAGCACTGGATTGTCTGAATAAGTAATAAAGTAGCCGCCGAATGGTCCTTTGTTTTTTTCAGCAGTATAAATACCTAAACTGATAGCAGTTGCCATTGGACGGCCCATCATCGAACCGCTAACATCAACAACAGTTAAAATATTTCTAGTTTTATCTTCCATGTAATCAGGAAGTGCATTCCACAAAATATCTAAGGTTTCATCATTATCCCGGGCCATGACTTTTTCAACAATTTCATAAGGGAAAAGTGCCCCGGCATTAATTTTAGTTTCCCCTTTTTTAACTGCATCAATAAACTTTTGATATCCGGTTTCATCATGCTTCATAAAGGCTTTTTTATATCTTAAAGAAGCTTTAGATGGAACAGAGCGATAATTAATATCAGTCCAATGGTTATCTGACATTTTAACTTCAACTACATTAGAATAAGCGCGCAAAGCAGAAAGAGTTTTACGATATTGTTTAGGAGTCCAACCTAAATAGTGTCTGATTCGCGCCCCTAAAGCACGAGTAATAGTAGAAGAAGTATTTTCACTTGGCATCCATTTAGCGCAAGTAGTAATTGGTTTATTGTCATTATACGCTTCTACGTCATTATTAAGAGAAACTTTAATGAATTCAAGTGCTTGATTTGCTACTTTAGTCCCGAAAAGTACAAATAAATCATCAAATCGACCATAATGAACAATATTACCCAAATTTTGGACTACAATTTCGGGATAATTATCGCCAAGATATTTAAGAATAATTCGGCAAGTGCGCCGTTCACCTTGTCCGCCGCGAATATTCCGAATATGGAATAACAATTTAATTGAAAGTAGCGGGTCTTCAGCAAAAGACTTAATAAATAAGTTAACAATATCTTGTTCAGGCCGGGAACGCAAGGCCGCACCCATAGCAAAGAAATCTACTAATGCGTTTAGAGTAGATTTATAAGTTGGCGCACCGTTTTCAGTCAAAGTCTTATTATCTTCTTTGATCAAACTAGAAAGAAGAGAGTTTGTAACCGGAGCGGCAGGCAATTTAACTTTAACTTTATTTGCTTTGCGTGGCGCAGTTACAAAATTATTACCAATTTTTTGTTTTTTAGTTGCAGTTTTCATAATTAGTTAGTAGTTAAAAAAGACTAGACAAATTTTGTTTCTTATCAAGAGAAGTTTAATTACTGGATTTGTCTAAATTGATAAAGTTAAGGAAATGTTTAGGTATTAGGTAAATAGACTAGATGCAGTTTGTTCCATGAAAAGGGTTAATTGCTGGATGCATCTAAATTGAGAAAGTTTAAAGAGGTTATTTAGCTATAGCTTATAGTTTATATAATTTCAGAATTTAAAAATACGAGATTCAGTTTTTTCTTTACGTAGAAGATTTTGTTTGCTGGATGAATCTCTGACCTATGACACAATGAAGGATTTTAGATTAGCATCTATTCCGCGATAGTCAAGTTTTTTCTGAAATTATTTTTTCTTGGGTTGTTTTAGTTACTTCTTTTTGACACTTACTAAGAATGTCCGCCGGAATCAGTACGAAAAACTGAATAAACACCTTCACTACGATATTTAATCAATACTTCCGTTTGATTTTCAAGATATTCTTGTAATACAGGAATCAATGATTCATCCTCCACGGTGAAATCAAAGGGTTGGATACCAACCGTTCCGCTGCCGCCACTCATGCCGCCGCGAATTAGTTGTCCTTCCCAAGTATCACAAAGAATTCCACTCTTATTTAATCGTACAATTTGCCCAATTTTTTCGCCTTGGGATGGATTATTTAGACCACAGCCGCCCAAAGACATAGCGATTGTAGTAATTGACAGGATTAGGGATAGCAACGTTAGTTTATTGATTTTCATACTGGTTATTTGTTTGTTTGGTTTTGGTTAGTTATTTACTGATTTATTACTGGCACTGACATTATTTATACTTTTAGTTACTTTAGTTTCATTTAACTGATATTGAGCCGGGGAGTAAATCGACTTATATACATAAGTTATTTCTTTTTCTTCCTTATCTAGCCAAACGTAAATATATAATTTTTCGGTTGGATTATAATAGTAATACCGCCCGGGGCCATTATCTAACTTAATTACTTCTGCCCCGTAGACATTAGGCCCGTGAGCCAATGCTATAACAATAAGCAACGTAAGAGGAAATAATATCATCCAGAAAAGTAATTGTAATTTTTCTATTTTCATTCTGGTTCTTCTCCTGAAAAAATATCAAATTGATCACTTTCTGATTCACCGCCAAAAAATTCTTCTAATTCCCGTTTGGTTTCTTCATCATCTAAAACTTCACGGAATTTCTTTGGTTTAGTTATTTCTCGCTTGCCCTTGAAATGTTTCTTTTCTTCTTTATATGGCTTTTCGTCTCGCATAACTTTAATTAGTTAATTATTGGAATTTTAAATATTTGTCAAATGTTTCAAACGCGCAGCCCTCATTTTCTCGTGAAATACAGTAATTTTATTGATAGATTTTTGAATTAAGGATCGGTGCATGTGTTTTGCTAAATGCCCGTAACCATTGCGCAAATACAATGGTTTATTTGGGATTAGTTCGATAGTGTTCGCGTGCATTTTTAATCCTTAAATGATTTAAATAATTTTAGTTCTGTGCCACTGATTACAATAAGGACATTTATAAAATCGTTGCCCTTTTTAATAAGCAGATTCTTCGTTTGGGTAAGCAGTTTTACGCCCACAGGTTTTAAATTGTTTTAGTAATTTCCTTGTTTCTTTGACTTTAGAAAAAGAAAAATATTTATTGCTCATGCTATACTGACTTTATTGAAACGGGCCAAACATAATCTCCCCGGGGATTTTCTTTAAAGTGTCCGTAATGATTCTTATCATAAACCTTGATTTTGTTTTTGTCAATAAATTTTTTCAATTTCAAAACATCGCCATAATCTAATTGATTTTTTACTTTTCCAAAATTTTCTTTAAGCCAATTGTTTATATTTCTTAGTTTAAGATGTTTTTTGATAGCCGCGCAGTAAATATCAGCAAATCCTTTTTTCTTTAAGTTAGATCGCATACCTGAAATTATATCAGGACGACCCCACCAAGCAGGATTTTGATAGTTTCTTATATAATTAGGCCAGTTAGATTGTTTTTTCTTAAATTCGTTAAGAATTACCCAAGCTTTGTTATATATTTGACTATTTTTAGCTATATCGCGATTTTGACACTCGCGCCAAATACTAGTTATATATCTAAATAGCGTAACCTCATGACTAATCCATTGTTTGACTGTAGGATGGTTGCGCCACGGATTTTTCTTATTATTAACCAATATATCTAAAATTTGGTAATTTTCTAAAAGCATTTTAAAAAGTCTTTTTCCGTCAAGTAGCCGCGCGGACTTTTTAAGATCATAAGAATAATCACAAATAAAGCTTTGCATAAGAATTTAATTTAATAATTTAAAAAATGAATTATTAGATCGAGTAGTCTGGGAATGAGAATAACACCCGTTTATAAAGAGTCAAGATTTATTTTAAAATTTCCTCAACGATTCGTGTTCAGCTCCATAATATCCCGCCAACCAGCATCTATACTCCTTAGAATTAACTTTATAAGGATTATATGATTTAGGTAATTGTTCTAGACAAGCGTTATATCCGCCGGAATAAGCGTTGCCCGCAGGACGATCAATAAATTCAGTTAACATAGTACATAGTATTTAGAGTTTAATACTGAATGAAGATTTGGCTTAATATTAATATTTATATTTAATTAAATTTTGCCTGAAATCTTTAATACCATCTCTATTATATTTAGGCAATTCAATTAAAGGATTTGGGGTATTATTGTCGTCTCGGATTTCAATCGGGCAAAAGGAAAGCCTAATAAAAGTTCTAACTACGTTGTTCGGTATTTTTGGGCGACGATGAACAATATAAGGGTCAAAGCAATAAATCATATTATTCCTCATTCTTTTTATAAATTCAAATCCATCAATTCTGTCTTGAAAATATAAATGAATATTATAAATGGAAGGATCAAAATCCGCCGGAATTTCAAAAGTCCGTTGCACATACTCGGTGGGATATACGTTAGACCAACAATAATTTTGTTCGGGCAAATGGTTAATGTTTAAAGAAAATCCATCCACATGCCATTCGTCATCGTTAATAGATTCAACTACTCCATGCCTCACCGTTAGATAGCAAAATGGATGTTTTATTTTGACAACATTTTTTTGATATTGGTAGCATTTTTCTACAAAAGATTTAAGCCACGCGCAGCCAGTAGGAAATTGAAAATCTCCAAAAGGCTGTTTAATTAACATTCTTAAGATATATTGTTTAGAAAAAGGACAATTTAGTTCAATTCTACCCACTTTTTCTAGAGTGTTTAAGTAAGAATATTGCTTAAGATTTAAGGCGTGCAAGCCACGGGCAGCAATGGTATTCGCGTGAAACATTTTTATTTTTATTTTTTTAAGTAATTCTCCAAAAAGTGCGCCCACTTTACTTTGGCAAGAACAGCGTCTTTATAATCTTTAAACCCATCGTAAAATCCGGGGCAATTGGGATGAAGGGGAAAGGCGGTAGAAGAAATTGGTTGACATTCGCTAATATATCTATTCCCAAAATTCATTGCTATTAAAAGCTTTGGATTTTGAACATCTTCTATAGCTAGAATAAAGTTCATTAACTTTTAAGATTCTTTAATACTTTAAACAGGATCAGTAATCAAAATACCTAAATTGTGATTTATTTCATGCAAAATTGTGAAAGAGCCCGAATATCTATCAACTTTAGTTTCAACAATCTTTTCACATTCAATTGTATAGTATTCTAAATCAATAAACTCTTTTCTAATAACTGGAATAGGCTTTTCTAAAGTTAATGATCCACAATTGGATAACGTTTTGATTTCCTCTCCATATTCTTTAGTTATTTTAGGATTAATCATTACTACTGCGCGGCCTTCACGCATAACTGCAATAATATTAAAAGGAACCCCAGCGTTTGCCCCGGACCAACCATGAGGCTTTTTGTAACCTTTTTTCTCGGCTCGCGCAGCCCAAGCAATTTCGTCACAACATACTTGAATAATATGACGATAACTTAAGCTTGTTTTAAGTAATCTAATATTAACATCAAATAGCCGCCGCGTCAGAATATCCTTATCTTCAGGATTTTTAATATGAGTACAATAATCAGAATGAGTAAACATGACTTTAACTTTTTAATAATTCAGGATTCATATGGATATTACCAATGATTTCTTCATCTTCTCTTGCGGATTGGCAACCTGTGAATTGATTATCGAATACTGTGATTCTAGGCCAACGATTTTGTTCAAGATTTCTAATTATTAACTGATATTTATCATATCCAACGACCCCTTTCATTTTTTTACCAAATTTGCCGTGCCCCGAACTATGATTTTGAAAAGTTACTATATCATTCTCATAAATCTCCGCGCCATTCTTATCATATAAACCAGTAAATTGATCCCGGCGGACTTCGTTCATATTTTCAAACCAATGAGATGGGATTGTTCCGTCGCTATCTATTTTGAAATCACTAACTTCACTGCTATAACGCCACCCAAGCTCAGTCAAATATTCATATCCAAAAATTTCACCTTTATAGATAACACGGAATTTAACCACGCGTTTGTTGGCTTGTTTGTCAGTTTTCATAATATTATTATATTAGACTAATTAACTAAATGTGCATATTCCATGCCTAAAGTTTCTACTCTATCTTCCTTATCTATCTTTCCTTTCCTTTTTGTTTCTTTAGAATCTTTAATTTCGTCTTTAATCCCGTTTGTAAGGACATACTTATCTCCAAGTAAATATTCTTGTAGTTCTTCATCGACTAACGCGTGCCAGATTTTACACGAGGCATGACTTGGCGCGGTTCCGCTAGACATAAAATAAAATGGAAAAATGCGACTTGGCGCGGCCAAATACACTTTTGGATTCAGGGGATAGTTATGAGTAACCCAAATAACATCTTTTCTAATTGTCGGGCACCACATTGCATACAAAATCGGGGTACTGTAATCAATTTGCGAATATTGCGTAGGCGTTCCAGCAAGATAAATATTTATTTTAGCGCGACTGGCAAAATAAGCCGCCGCCGCGAATAAATCTTGAAAATATTGCTTTAATTGGTAATTTGCCGGGCCATCAAAATAGCTAGTTAAAACATCATATATTTCTTGCACTGAACGGTTGCGTCCATACCCGTTTTTAGTATCTGTAACTAAAGCTCCATTTTCATTCACCGTATCATACATCAAGTTATAGCTACTAAAAAAATTAATTAAAAATTGCACAGGGTCGCGCGGATAATCGTCGGGCAAGCCTTTGAGTTTTAATCCCGGCACGCGGGCCGTTTCGTTGAATAACTTAACTAATTCGTTGAATTTATTTTCAGCACTCATAAATGAAAAAATTGATATTAATACTTGCTATTACTGTTTTATTTTATTATTATTTAGCAGCTATACCTATATACTTATTACCTACCAATAATTTTTGAATATCTTCATCATACATCAATTTCCAGATTTTACCGCTGGAGCTTTCACTATCCAAATTACGCGTGACAATAGAATCACTCACAAAGTGAATGGGGAAGGTATTTGTCGGAACGCCGAAATGTTGGGGCCATCTGTTACCCCGATAACTAAAAATATTTCTCTGAATATCGGGGCACCAAAAACATTTAAGATGCAGAGATTGGATTATCGGAGTCCCATCTGTATATCCTATCTCTGCATCTCGTTTATTAACTATATAAACTAGCTCATAAATATCTTTAAAATACTGTTCCAAACTATAATCTTTGAAATAAGAAGTCAGAATGAAATAAATTTCTTGAACGGAACGATTCTTGACCGGGCCACCATTTCTAATATCCGTAACTATCTCTCCATGTCTATTAAGTGTAGGATTAGCAACATTATATTTATTAAAAAATTCAATTAGAAATTCTACAGGGGTAATGGGGAACGCATTTGGATCATTTGGATCAACTCCCTGCAACGTCAAACCCTCCATGCGGGGGACTTCATTAAACAGCTTAATTAGTAATTCGTATTTTTGCGTAGTGTTCATTTTGAATTATTTTTTAATTATTTATTATTTGTTATGACTTTTAATCACTTCGATTCCATTATGATTCTTTAGTCCAATTAATTCGGCCATTTCTTGACGTAAAATCCGGCGGTTATCAGGTCCATCGGCGGACGCAATAGATAAATATTTGGTAAGAAAGAATTTCAATCTTAATAAGTTACTGTATTCATCCTGTGATATTTGAATAGTTGAATTATCAGCGCTCATTCGTATTGCTATTAATTTATTTTATTTACTGGAATGGTTGCAAATCTTTTAACTTAACAAAACATTTAATAGCAACAACGTGTGACCCAAGGCGGCGGCGAAAACAACGAGAATCCCCGCGACCGCATTGAGGGCAAATCGCGCGCCATGTTTTAGATTTTGGATCGTAAATTGAATTAGCTGATGTAGCATTCATAGTCTCATTAATATATCTAGTTTATAATCAGGCCAGCTATTATTCATATCTGTGAAATGCCCTCCATTGTCTGCTTGATAAGGGCGATCATGGGCAGGATGCCCCGGCAAATGCAATTTAAATTGAAAATAATCCTTATTAATTCTCTTTTCTAAAACTCGGGCGCGGATTTCATCGAATATTAGACAATTAGAATAAGAGAATATACTATCATTATTACTGTTAGTAGATAAAAAATTTTGAATATCATCAACCGCTTCATTGATTTTCCCATCTGGGGCACCCGTTTTAGAAAAACGGAGTAAACCGAGCGGATCATATATGATAGTAACCATAATTATTTTGCTTCTGTTAATACTTTAGATACTTCTTTATAATTCAAATCTTTTAAAATCCGAGAGCGAAATTTCTCGGCACTACCTTTCGTGCTGAAAGACGCTATTTCACACAACCAGTACGAATTTACAAAAGTGCAAAAAGCTTGTTTATAAATGATATAATACATAAAACTAAATTAGATTGTTTCTCAACTCTTTTAATTCGGGCGCATCTAAAAATTGAATTGCCGTAATTAAAGCCGCACGATCAGCTTCCTTATAACCATATTGGTTAGAGTAATAATGATTAATTTCTCTGATTCGATCTTCGGTAGGGCGCGGGGATACAGGATTAGCTAAATAAAATAATCCAACCCCTTTGATTAATGTTAAAAATTGTTCAGAATGTTGACTCATAAAAATTAGTTAGTTAGTTAAAATAAACTCCTACGATATTTATTAAGAATACATTCAGCATATACGCATACCAAAGTTTCTTCATCCCACTCTACAAAGTCCTGTAGCTCCGGGCGGATAATTACTATTTTTGGATCAATATTATAGTTTAAATGAAAAAGTTCATGGCTTAATAGCCAAATTAAGAATTCAGTTGTATTATTTAAATGGGTTTCACGAAAATATGATTCCTGAAAATCGTGATTAATATCTAATACCTGCGGAAAGAATTCGTCCGCCGGAGCAATAACCAAAACAGTATTTTTTTCTACATCTGCCTCCCCATCCCAACCATCATCCTTACTTTGTTTAATAGTTACTTTAATTTTTAAATCACTTTTTTGTAAGCCGGGCGGCAAACAATAATGAACTATTTTAAGTAGATCGGAGTCCTTATAATCCGTCCGATTCTTTAAGACAATTTTGCTCATAATTTTATTCTAGCAAATGGAGCAAAGCTGTCAAGCACTTTCTTTGCCCACATTTTTTCTTGTGATTTGCCCATCTAAATTCTAAATTTACCAAACTGCCAGCTACCATCTATTTTTTCTTAAATTATTTCTATATTGGGAATAGGGATCGGGATCAACAAATTCTTCCAAATATCTTTCTATCCAAGGATAATATCGTTCTTTATAAAGACACCACGCAAGCGGGCGCACAATCAAATAATTAATACCTAATAAGCAGCCAACGTAAAAGAATAATGCGCCGCGATCATAATTTAAATTGAATGCCAAAAAGTTGTAATAATAACACAACCAAAACATTGAAATCATACCCAAAAGCATTACAAGTTTAAATGTAATTGAGACTAGGGAATAAATAACAAATTGCCGTGCGCGGACTTCTACCGGGGCGGCATAGAATTGTGTGGAACTCATAGATTTGAATTATTATTAATTATTAAATTTCGGCGCGCATCGTGTCGAGCGATGTTTCTTCCAATTATAAGTCGGACCCTGAAACCGTCCAGCCCACGCCGGGAAATTACTAATTTAATCCCATAAAATTACTTCATCAAGTGTTTGTGCGAATTTAAACCCCGGTTCTTTTTGCTTATTTATATATAATTGAACATATGGGAAAGCTGGGTGGCCGGGCCAATTATCTAAAATTTGTTTAGAGCATCTATCGCATAGCTTTTCTTTAGCTAATTCAGGATTTGCTTCAATTTCTAATCTAGTATGTCCAAAATTATTCCAAGATGTTGCACGGGGATGCTTTTTGCAGCGCGGACATTTCGGGCGGACACCTTTTAAAGATTTAATAGTGACACTAACTTGCAAGTCTGGTTTAGCCATTTAGACAGCCTAGCACTTCCAAAGTTATTGTCAAGATTTATTTTTGACTTTCTGAAACCAAACTTTAGTTATTTCTTATTCCAAACTTTAATTACTTTTTCCCCAATTTCTACTTGATATAGATTATTGAATTCTAATTCTGACCCATTATAAGATTGATACCAACCGGGGATTTTCCAGTATGTTTCTTGTTTCTCGGGAGAAGTTAGTTTAATAACTACCCAATGTTCTTCGCCCGCGCCTTCTGAGCCACCGAAACGCTCGGCAAGTTCTAATTTCCAGCCTAAACCAATTTCAAAAACATAATCATAACGATAATTATTTTGTCGCCAAGAATCAGTTTTATCGTCCAATTTATGCAAAAGCGCGGCCAAATGATTTTTATCCAATCTCCAAGACTGGTTCACTAACTCAATTACTTCCGTTTTAATTTCTCTGTTTGTATTCATATTATTTGTTTGTTGTTATTTATTATTTTCTAACCTTAGTTTTCCTTCTTTTTCTGCCTGTTTAAATTTTGTTATATATTGTTTATCGTTGGAACTATACAATAAGTGATAATTTTCAATAATAAACATTTTGAACCATCCGCTACTCATTGTAGTAATTAACTTTTTAAGACTTTTAGAATAAGATAGTTTATCCCCGGCGGTAAAGTCTGAGGGAATTAAATATCTTTCTAGAGCCGTTACCCAAATTTCTTCTTGAACTAACAATAATTGGTCACGAATACTTAATTGTTTAAATTTTCTCTCTAAACATTTAACTGAATTTTCATTTTCTAATATTCGATAATAAAGAGGTTCATCATAAACTGCTACAGCTTTGTGAATGTCATCGTGAACATATTTTCTATTAACTGCATCATTAAAGAATGCCCCGGCATCCTTATCTTTAAGCGCGGCCCATTTCTTTCCATGCACTTTAATCCAACCATTGACTAGTTTCTTGTATAATTCTGGATCAAATTTGCAACCCTTAGATTTAAGAAAAAGAATATCGTTAGCAGTTTTAAGCCAGTGAATATCCCAACCAAAATGACTACATTTTAGATTATAAAGTAAATTGGGGGCCAAATATTTAGCACTACCGTTTCTGTCAATTAATTCTTGAAATTCATCAATCCAATATCTTTGAACGTCTTTTGTTACTGAAGGGTGTTTAGATATATAATCAGTATCTTTAGGCGCGCGAAATTCGGGGAACCAATATTTAATAGCTGTGGAACCAATTATTAAGTCGCTCATTTAAATTAAATTTTATTAATTTCTTGGAAATACCAAATTCTAGCTTTTTTTGCAATCTCGCCACCAACATCTTTTTTATTTAATCCTGACGCTTCTAGTTCATCATTGCATTCTTTAAGGATATCATTGGCTATAAATCTTAAAAAGTCTCCCATGCAAGTTTGTGGTGCGGCTTTATTATATAGATTGTTTTCTTTTAGATAGTTAAATCCTTGAGTCAATCTTTCAATATTAACATTCTTGTCTACAAATCCTTCAATTGTTTTAGCTTTTTCAATATCTACTTTAGCTAAAGTTTTTACATGTGAACCAGCATGTTCTTGGCCCTTAACTTTAAACCAAAATTTAGTATTGCCAAAATCTTCCCCAGCAGCTTGCCAAACAATGCCCTCTCCAATTCCACTAACACCTAACGTTAAACCAAATGGAGATTCTTTCTCTACTTCTAAAGTATAGTTATTGATTAAATCCAGTGATTCCGCCGGGCGTTCAAAATCAATTTCAATATCCCAGCGTTTCCCTTGATAAATACTGAAAATTCTATGGTTATTCCAATGAGATTCTAAATATGTTTTATCAAACTGAGAAAAATCCGCCCATTCGCGGGCGTTTTCATCATTTTCATCATAAATAACTAGGGCCGCGAAAATAGCCCAAAATTTATCTACTTCACTAATAGCAACTTTATTTTGAATTCCTTTCCCGGCCCATTCGCCATAAATTACCACAATATAGCTAGAATGATTGTCTTGATCAAATGCCATGTATAATTCATTAACTACTTCGAGCGGCAAATTATTAATAAATTGAGCAAAACCATAATTATCATCGCCCGGCTGAATAATCCTTTCGCGAGATTGACAATAAAATGATCTATCAGATTTAATCACAACTGAACAATTAGAACCATGAAGCTTTTCGGTCCCAAAATATTTCAGTTTAGGTAATACAGCCGCACGATTCATAATCGGCTGTTGATCCGCATCCAATCCCTGAAATTGTGCTTTCCATTGCACATTCCGCGCGGCATTTCTAAATTGTTCAATGCTAGGGAATTTATGTAAAGTAAAACTATTCATTATTTTTTAGTTTGGTTTAATTAATTCAATAATTTAATATGTAATTAAAGTAACACTCCTTGTTTAATTTTCGGCTTCAAGGTAAACATATCGGTTAATGGATGATTGTGAGCTTTTGGTTCTCTGGAGTATCCGCAATAACTTATTTTAAATTCTTCCAGCACCGACTTAATTTCTTCTACTTGTGCAGGCGTGGCATTAAAACTATGACCTATAGATTGGTTACTACTCCCTATTATATAAATAACCCGTGAAAGCTTATCGACTTCCACGGTGCAAGATCGCCAAATTTGCCAACCTTTAGTTGTAGCACATACGCACCCATGAGGAATACGATCATCTTGTTTACAAATTTCTAATCTGTATCTCGTATCTCCAACCACAGGAAATATTTTATATTCAAAAACAAATTTAGACATTTGGTTGTTCAATCAATTAACTAATGACTAATCATTGTACTCAACTAATTCTCTATCAAATCGGCAAGGATCAGTAGCTAATTCTAATTCTTTAAACCAATTATCATTACTAGAATCAGTTAATAATAAATGATCGTTTTGTTCCGGGCGGGAGGCGTAAATAGGATAAGCGCGGGCGGATATATTGCCACAAGGTAATTTAATAACACTTAAATTGAATTCCGCGCGGTCGCCACGCATCCGAACGCGACGCGGCTTTTTAAGCAAGAAATCTAGAGTTAAATTCATTTATTTTTATTCTTTTTCTTTAATTCTTTCCACTTCAAATACCAAGCTAATTGCCCGGTTAAGCAGTACATTAATGCGTAAAATAGTTTCATAAATAATTAGTGTATTTCAATTTAAATATAATTTAGTTTTGTTCAAGAATAACTGGCACTTGCGCCGCCGCCGCCGAAACTTCCGCCGCCAGCTTCGATACTAGAGCCGCCGCCGGGGATATTAAAAGAACTGTTATCATCATTATCTCTGCTCGATCCGCCTAAATTAAACGGAATAGGAACAGGAATATAAGTAGTACTGGTGCTATCGCGGTTGTCATCATCTTGACGACGCCGACGATTATCACGATATCTATCATTATTATTAACTTTCTTTCTCATTGGAATCGGCACAGGAACAGGCGCGATAACTGGACGACGAGATTTAGCAATTTTTTGAGTTACTCTAGTCACTGATTTTCTAGATGGACGAATAGAACTGAGAGGGAGAGAATCGGGGCGCGACGGCACAAAAACAGGCACTCCCTCATACACCCTAGACTCTTTAATTTCTTCTTTCTTTTTAAATACTATTCGATAAGCCAAATAACCAAAAACCCCCAAACAAATCACTACTAAAAATATACCTAATGGGTTGCCAGCGTCTTCCGTTTTATTGATTTTAATAACATCCGCCCGAACTAACTGTTTATTGATTTCTGAAATTCCAGATTCCAATCCGGCGGCATACTGCTTCTGAGCAAATTTCGGAATAATTTGATTATTGAGAATTTGTTTTAATCGAATATCTGGCAAAACAGCTTCGTTTCCGTAACCCGTTTCAAACCGTAACTTTTTGACATCAGGAAACCAAAATAAAACTAATCCATTACTCGTTTGTTTTTGTCCGATTTTCCATGCATTGGCAATTCGATTAGTATAATCTTCCAAAGATGATTCTGTATCGTATTTTAGAATACTAATAACAAATTGAGGATGATTCGGGGCACTTTTTTCAAGATTAGCTAATTCTTCGTTCATTAGCGCGGCATCGTTCTGAGAAATAATACCTACCCGATCATCAAAATATTTAGTAGGCGCGGGCGGAATTGTTTCGCTGAATGCGTTAAATGCTGAACCAGCCAAAGCTAGCGCGCCGATAATAAGGGTGAATGTTTTCATATTTATTATTGAGTTATTTATTCATTGACAATTTTATCTAGTTGTTTTATTAATTCGAGCGCGTTAGAGTTGCACGTATTAGCATATGCTACCGAGTCCGCGTTTCTCGCTTCATCTTGTAAATGTTGAATTTGGCTTTTGATTATTTCCAATTGTGTTAATTTTAAAGCCGCACGGTTTATATCTAATGGTTCTGACATATTATTACTTGGTTGTTGGTTATTTAACTACTTCTCTTGCTTCAAAATATTTATCGACATAATCAGTTTGCGGGGCTAAGAAAAATCCGTTTTCATCTCTTTTAGTTATTTTCGACATAACCGGAGAGAAATCTTGGATTCTTTTTAAATATTGTCTTTTATTAATGTCGCCGTGCCAAAGATGATATAAATCTCCCTTTACATAGCCAATTTTTCCTTGAACTAAGTAATAAAATGCTTCTGACCATTCATTAATATAATCTAAGTTATCAGTAAATGCTTTAGTTACGCAAGGATGGGGAATTTGCCCAGCGGATGCGTGCGCGATTACGTGGTCCGCTCCACCTATTAACGCTCTATCATAAAGCGGAACACATTCTAAAATTTCGCGATGGGATGCCCAAGCAAATCCAACGTGCCCATGAATATCATAGTTTAAACTAATATGGTCGTTTCGAGATTGGTTATAGGTTGCACAAAAGCTTCTCCAGATTTTAGTCCCAATTCGTGGTTTGTCAACAACTGTTTTTGCCAAATTAACATCGAAATTTGGTTTAATTTCATCTTGTTCCAAATGGATGCAAAACTCAAAAGGCTGAATAATGTTATTAACTTGTAACTGTTTAACTCCATCGGTCAGCCAATTCTTATTAGTAAATAAAACGTCAGCATCCACCCAAAAGACGTATTTAAATTCGGGCGGCAAATCTTTAATTATTTTATTTAATAGTGTTTCTTTATGCCAAAGTAATCCTTCGGTGTAGACAATCGTAATGTTTGGATCGTTATACTTACTTAATTGTGATTGCCCCGGCCCAATAACCAATTCAATAATTCTATGGTTAAGATGTTTAATACTTTGATACCATTTATCGAATACTTTGCGGCGATACTCTGAATTTTTTGGATTAAAGAAACAGCTAATAATAACAGCTTCTTTGTGAGACTGATATCGACCGAGAGCAGTATTAATCACATTTCGCATATCTATTGATTATATAACCAAGATAATTCAAACAGTTATAAACTTTGGTATTTCTTTTAAATCTATTACGAAACAAAAGAATGTTTATACTTAATTTAGTCAAATTTAACCACTGGCGCGGATTGGGCGGATTCATCGGCTTTAAAGAACGGTTTAGATTTAAAATTAAAGAATCCGGCGATTAAACTATTTGGAAATCCTACAATTACTTGATTGTATTTTTTAACTACTCCATTGTAATTGCGCCGCTCAACACTAATTCTATTTTCAGTTCCCTCTAATTCAATAGTTAAATTAGCATATTGCTGGGTGGCTTTTAGAGCAGGATAATTCTCAGTCACCATCATTAATCTACTAAGTGCTTGACTAATATTACCTTGTGCTTTTTCAAAGGACTGCAATTGTTCAGCGCTTTCGGGCGCTTTATTTTGTTGAATAGTTACTTGCCCAACGCTTGCTCTAGCCTTGGCAATATTAGTTAAAGTATCGCCTTCAAACTTGGCCGCGCCTTTAACAGTATTAACAAAATTAGGAATTAGATCATTACGTCGTTGATAGGTTGATTGCAAATTTCCCCATTGTGCATCTACATTCACCGCTTCTTTATTAATTGTATTATATACTCCAAGTCCCCAGCTACCAATTCCGAATACGACGAACATGAGCAGGGCAACAAAGCCGCCGAAAATAAGTAATGCGAATTTCATAATATGTATATGTTGTATTAGATTTAAGACTAGATCGTTAATTTAGCAAATTTCAAATTACTTCTTAATTAATTCGGATATTTTTTCAACAATAACAACCCGGGGCGCAACAAGTGCTTTAACGCCCAATTCAATACGAGGAAGAGTAAATTGAAAAAGGACTGGCCCGCACATTGCAAAAGTCATAATTGCCCCTATAATAACGCCGAAAGTATTAACATGCATATCAGTCCAAGCTTTTTCCTTAAGCTTATTTTCTGCCTGAATATTATGAAGTAGTACATAAAGGCTAATAATAGCTAGAGTTAATCCAAAAATGCCCATTAATAGATTATCTACAATTTGCCATCTAATATAATCAGCAATAAATAAAGGAGTTTGTTCGCCTACCGTTTGCCCGGCTTTATTAAGCAGAGGCCCAACTGTTTTGCCGGTTTCGGATGCCGTGGCTTTTACCCAATTAGTTAAATCAATAGCATTTTGCTTAAAGATTTCATCGACGGGAGATTTACTAGTTACTTCTGTGGTTGGAGTAGGTGTAGCCGCCGGGCCATCCGCGAAAGCAGAGATGGACAGAGTGAGTGACAGAATTAAGATGGATGTTAGTTTATTTGTTTTCATACTGATTACTTAATTACTTAGTTTTAGTTATTTGGTTTTTCTAGTTAGTTTAGTTTATTTCCTGAGATGATTAAAATAGAAAAGCCTTAGCTTCTCGCGCGGCTTCCCGAAAAGGTTTGTGCAACCATTGAAGAAATGGTGAACGAGTGTCCTTTTCAATTGGATAGCTTGCGCCGATAATCTTAGGAATTACTTGCATAGTTTTTGATCGATACATTCTGGGCCATAAAACCATTCCGCCCCGTAATCAACTACCAATTTAATTGTTTTTTTTACCTAATGTGATTAGTTTTTCATTTTGTTACTTAATGTTAGTTTTGGTTGTTTAGTTGGTTTCTTGATTATATACTGATTGTCGGTGAATCTTCTATTACTATGCCAATTCATTAGTTTTATAATAGCTTAACTTTTTTACTTTTAGTTGCAACTACTTTCACTTTATTGGCATTGGCCTTGTGGGTTTGCACAGCTTTCGCGCGCCCGACTTCCGCATTAATTACTTGATTAATTTTAGCTAAATCTGGCAATTTATTCATAATAAAAGAAGCAACTTGTTCGGTCGTCCATTGGCCCGGCCCATTCGCGCGCAAATCTTTTAGAATAGTTACTTTACCTTCTTCCTGCACGGCTTCAAGTCGGCTGGCAAAGAGTTTTCCTGTACTGATTTTATATCCATTAGTTCGTTGAATTTGCATAGTTTAGTGTATTATTTATTAATTGTTTCTTTCGTTTTTTTAGTTAATATTCTTCTTTTTCGTTCACCCATTTAAAATCCCAAGTATTTATTAAGAAAATGGTAGAGCATTTCTCGCATTTAAGTTTCATCGCAGTGGGACGGATAGAAATAGAACAATTGCCGCGCGGCGGCTCCCATTCCCCGTTAGGCACTTTTTCAATTACTAGATGCGCCCCGCCAATATGTTTATTTTGCTTACAACGCCAAATTTTAATTAATTTAGGTAAATTTTTAAACCAAAGTAATGATCCAACATACCAAAGACGTAAATTTAGTTCTAGTAACTTTGTTTCAAGTTTAAATTTATTCATAACTTTTATGGTCTATGATATTTTAACAGGTCAGACAAACTTTTGCCATCACGATATACTGATTTTTCTAATCCGTCTTCATCAAAATAAGTAACTGAAAAACCATCAATATCATGAAAAAAACCAGAAAGTGAGCAACGCGGCCACTCGTCACCAAAAAATAATCCACAAGTTTCCTCAACATTATCTAATGCATCTAATAAACGCTCCAAGTCTTCTGGAGTATTGACTAGAGTAGTTATATAATCATACGCATCGCCGTCACCTAACATTGTATGAACATATACTTTATATTTGCTTTTAGGGGTATCAGTTGTGAGCGGTTGTCCAATAGTAATCATATGATTGTGAATGTTTTTATAAACTTTAGAATCTTAAGAATTTTGAGAAATTTGAGAAATGCGGCATTCGAGTTTACCAGTCTAGCACTATTTGATTTGGTGTCAAGATTTATTTTCGATTAATTTTCATCCCTTTTTAGACTTATTTTAGATAAGTTTCAGCTTGATTTTGACTTTCTAGGAGTGAGCGGATTTCAGAAAGTGTCCAATCTTTTAGTAATTGACTATTCAAAAAAGTAGGAATGAATTCACAATTTAATACTTCATCCCAACTTACCTGATCTTTTTGGTAATAAACTCCATCTTTATCTTTATAAACTGCAATTAGTCCTTTAGCAGACTTTTTAAGATTACCTTGATCTGTTTTTGGGTCTTTAAATATTTCTCTGCCTTCTCCGTTAACTTCGACATAAGTACTTTTTACCGCCCATCCGTCCGTATCTCGGCTAATACCATATACCAGATAATAACTACCAATTCCGTACACAATATTTGTACTAGCAAATCCCTTCTTTTTTAATCCTTCACAAATTTTATTAAGAACGTCCCAATTAACGCCATCACCAAGAATGGCACCGACTTTAGGATTTAATTCTTTGTATCCTTTAGCGTTAACAGTCCCGCCAAAAATTTCCCATAATCTTTCAATAGTTCCTTTATTTTCAACGCTACCTTCAGGAGCATCAGGATCACCAATAATAATTTTAACATTATCCCCGCTATCAGGACGAAAAACAGTTTTTCCATCACGGGCTAGAATTTTATCTTTTAAAGTAATTGTAAATTCATTAATTACTCTCCAATAATCCCGGGTATCACTGACTATACTAACAATACCACGAGGATAAACGTCTTCAATTAGGCGACGGAACGCTTCGATTTCATTTTCGGGGCCGTAAGAAGCCATTACTGCGTGCTCACTTGCATTAACCGAACAAGATACTAATTCTTGATCCGAATTAGCATTATAATACTCTTCCATAAACTCAACGCCGGGCACCGTATCAGAGCCAACGAAGGAAGTGATAAATCCCGCGTCAATTAAAATTGCCGCTTCATGCCCAACACAACCACGATAAGAAAAGTTATGTCCTTGAAATTTAACGAAATCAGTATTTCCTACCGTTTCCATTGCGTATTTACTTAACAAGTCTTTAATTTGTTTTGCAGTGGTTGCGGCGGTAGATATAGGCCAAATATTGCAAGACATAATAGTTTCAACATATGCTTGAAGCCAGCCGAAATCTTTATGAGTAGTAAAATATATCAATGGAGCTACTTTATAAGGGACAAGGCTTCCCTCCGGTAAACAAAAGAATGCTAGCGGCAAATAACCTAAATCATGCAAGGCGGCAATATGCTCCACCCCTACATCATTCGGTCCAAGATAGTTATTAATACGACGAGTGAATCTCTGAACTACTTCTTCTTTAGGTTTTTGGAAGAAATTTTCATTCCATTGTTTAATTAAAAATTCTTTGAAGAAATATTGTGCTCCCACCCAGACGACGCCACTTTTAGGCGTAATTTGTCGATAAGATTTGCGCGGCGTCATGTTACCGAAAGCCAATGTCATCCCCGGTATAAATTGCCGTCTATGACCAATTTTATAAGCGTCGATTGTAGTTTCTGGTGTTATTTTCATATTATTATTTATTTTGTTATTTGTTGATGTTTTGAAAATGTGCCGCGCCAAAAGTAAACGTGAGAATTGGTGATTTTCATAATTTAAATCTTTTCTCCGATAACCTGTTGGATTGTAGTATCCAAACTAAAAGTAATATTTTTCATTAATTTAGGCGCGCGGAGTTCTGTTTGAATCAATACATCATTTTTGCGCGGATACTCTGGATGAATTGCTACATGAATATTTTTCTCCCCTTTATTACATTGTTCTAATAACGTTCCATATTCAAGTAGGGTAATTGGGGCAACGGTTTCGTGGCTAAAATAAAATAGTATATTCTCGCACAGTTCTAAGTGCTTATATTCCCACGCAATTTGTTCTCTTTCTACGTTTGGATCAGTAACATCAAAATTAGCCCGACGAGGGTTGGCTATATTAAAAAATGGAAGTAATTTAGTTGCCGCTTCTGTTTGCCAATTATGCGCTCCACTAATTGAACCAGCAAGAAATAACCATTCATTATGAGGAAAAAATCCATATCCATAAAAACACTCTGGAGCTTCTAGATAAATATGATTATTCCGTTCCCCCTTGATCAAAGTAATTGCTTCTTTTAAAATTTCATAACTTTCTGATAACCCACTCTTATCGTCCAAAAGAAGATTATAGTAAAGTTTAGCCCCCGGGCCATAGTCAATTCCGGGGATATTTTCATTGATATATTCAACTTTAATACCTACCAATTGAAAGAATGCATAAATGAAACGATATCTTTCAATCCGCGAGCAAGTATAAGGAATAACATAAAATCCTAATTCGTTGCATTCTCTTAAAATGTCTAAAATCTTATTATGGGTAGTTCCGCAACCCTCTGGGTATTCGCTAACTGTGCAGTCGAAATCCACGGCTATAATCAATTTCTTATGTTTTTTATAAGTCTCAAATAATTTGTTGACGCAATTAGCACGGTCGAAATAAGGATCGGATTGAGTAGTCAGTTTCATGAATTAGTTTATTTAAAATCTTTCAATCGGGCAGCGGCTTCTTCTTCTGTTTTAAATCCGGTAAAATTTATAACTCTGTCGCTCAATCCAAAGCTTACTTCTAGAACATACTCTTGGGCTTGCGGGTTATAAAACATTTGGTTATTATATTTTTTAGCTAATTCGGCATTGAATTTTTTAAACTCTTTTTCTCGCGGATTAGGTTTTAGTTGTTTAAACTGAAAGAAATAGCCGTTTTTATTTTTACCAGATTTCACGCCATAAGAAGCCTGAGTTAATAACTTTTTACTGTAGGGATTTAAATCATCTAAATATATCAAAATTTCAGGGAGAAATCTAAGTAAACTTAACGAGTCAATTTGTTCATCACCAAACTTCATTGATTTGGCTATGGAACGTAAAATTTCTTCGCGGGTATAAGTTTTTTTCTTTGTCATAAAATCAAGCCACTTTAATCACATGAATTTTGTCTTGCGGGTAAGGATAAGGTAATTCTTGGAATGAATTAGTAGTATAAACTTCATCAATTACTTCAAGTATATCTTTATAACCCTTGGAAAAAATCCCGTGGGTAACATACAAAATAATCCGCCCGGCGTTCTTTTTCTTTAATACTTTTGCTAGTTCGATAAACGTCCTAGCCCCGTCAGCAATGTCGTCGAGAATTACAACTGTTTGATAATTCAAATCATCTACATAAACAATTGTTTCAATAATTTTACCCGTTTGTAATTCTCTTAACTTATCCGCGCGGATAAAGTGATCATGCCCAAAATGCGCGGCAATATCATGGATTTTTTTATTAGCTCCAACATCAGGAGAAATTAAAAGACACTGTTTATTAAGTAAAAGCTTATAAAGTTCGTTTTCACGGTCATAAATTAGATTTTTAAGAATATCCAACCGTTTTACTTCCTTAAGATTATTAATTACTGCATTAGTAACTTCCGAGTGGCAATCAAAAGTAGTAACGGACTCAAAGTTTAGAAAGTTTAAGTAATCAGCGAATACTTTTAAACTAAGACTTTCCCCCGGATTATGAGCTTTATCCTGCCGCCCATAAGGAATATAAGGTAAAATAAGATGAATGGGGACTTTTTTAACTCTTAAAATTGCATCGCGCATTAAAGCCAATGTAAATAAATCATTAGAATTTTGAATCCGCGCGGTTATATAAACTCCATCACGCCAAAAATAAGTACTTTTAATTGATTCTTCGTTTAATTGAATACCAATTTCGCCGCCGGGGAATAACCATTGTTTAAAACCTAACTCTAGTCTTCCATTGTTAGTAGTAATTTTCATATTATTAATTATTTTCTTTATCAATTAACTTTTCAATTATATCCTGCTTTTTATTAGGAATAACTCTATTGGGCGGGATTTTTTGTCCACGCCCTTTGACCCGGCGGATACGTTTAATTGTATCTTTTCTTTTTTGTTTATCCGCGCGGTTCATTTATTAGCAATATTTTTGAGCATTTAAATTAAGCAACCATTTGCTTTACTTCTTCCAAAAATCTTTGGCTCAATGCGTTAGTTTTATAAATCGCTTCGGGGTGCCATTGAACAAAATTAGCTCTGTGGTTTTCATTTTTAATCCATTCAATAATTTTAGGCAGTTTAAGGTCTTCTCCTAATAAAGCTGTACCTACAATTTCAACCCCATTAGGTAAATGATGTAACTCGCGTGTTAACGGGCGCAAAATACCCATATGGTGCGCGCTATTTACGAAATAGTCTTCATGATCGACTTCCACGTAATGGCAAAATTCAGCTTCATCATCTTCTAGTTTAATCCCGGCCCCGCTAGGAGAATGACAAACCGTACTACCGCCATAATTAATATCAGTTAGTGTCAATTTAAGGAAGTGAGAACAATATAATTGGAAATTACGACAAACGCCCGCGATTGGTTTGCCCAATTCAATGAACTTATTCATTAAGTAAATTTCACGAATGTCACGCTTACGATCAAAATTGTCCATATTTTCACATTTTAATAGTGGGCTGCCGTAAGTAGCGGGAAAAATATCTCGTCCACCGCCGCCAAAATAAATATCCGCCCGCTCTGCCCAATAATCTAAATTGGCAGTATCGTCGTGAGTTACATATACATAATTCCAACCGAAATACTTTTCAAGCATTTCATGAATATGTTTAGTGAAAATAGATGGACCGGTAGTTAGAGCGAGAGGCATATAATTTAATTGTATGGTTGTTGCAGTTAGCTATTTAGTTGATTTTAGTTTATGTATTTAGAGAGTTAGGAAAGAAAAGATATTCATCCAGCGTATTCGATTAATTTAGCATGTTTTTCGATAAAGTCAAGGTTTTCTTTCGAGTCTTCATTTTCTAAATTAAATTTCACACGAATTTTAGATACCTCGCACAAAAATAGAGCCTTATAATTATTGTTATAATCTTCTAAGTAGAAATATTGTGCGCCTAAGTCATGCGAAAAATTATCTCTGATTTGATCGACATTAATAGACCAAATTTGTTTGATTAATTCAATGTTATGGGTATAAAGTATTGAAGCTCGATATTTTTGGATAAATTTCTCTGGCGAGGTATATAATAGATTGTGATTATACACACTTCCTCTTTGTCGCTCACCCTCCCAGCGGTACTTGACTAAGCCAGTAATAAAACTAGTCATCGCAGGGCTACTAATATAAATCGCGGGGCCGGTTAAGTGAAAAGCCGCCCATTCTTTAGTTTTTTCATCACTTGTAATTATTGCGGTATATTCGGGGAATTCTTTAAAAATTAAATCTTCTGAGCAATCTAACAGAGATTTTAATTCATTAAGACGCGCGATTTCACTTTTAATTCTATCAATTTCAGAAGTTTTACAACAAACTAAAATATTAAGCTTAGAATAATCTGGCTGGAAATCCGTGCGCGTCTGAAATCCTTTTTCGTAATAATAGTGAAAACTTTTAAATATTTCGGGATTATAAAAAATTGCGTTAAAAATGCCACGGCAAGAACGCGGCCAAAAATTATCAGTTACATTATTGATATCCAACCACGAAAACAATACTGGATTATAATTAGAATTCAAGGGAAATGTAGATGAACGACGCGCCGGATTATACTTAGTTATATTGTCTGAGTCAGAAATGTAAACACCTTTGAAAGTTGATTCAATTTTCTTTTTTAATTCTTCGTCCATAATGATAAATGATTATATTAAGTTAATACTTAGTTATTTAGTTAAAGTTTTTGGAAGCCGCCGGATTCATTAGTAAAATAAACATCTTTGATGGAATAGTGATTAGTTGAAATTGATTTCTTGGAACTCCCCATTTTTGTCTGTAGCAAATACTCTTTTAAAGTTTAACGAAGTAATAACACGGGCACAGAACTTGCATGGACTTGAAGTATTAATTTTTTCATTTCTATCTACTCTAACGACAGCCATTGTATAACCCGTGTAATCTTCTCTACGGCCACGCAATATTGCCATCAATTCAGCATGACAACCGCAATCTTCATAATAATTATATTCTATATTTTTAGGATGGCTTTGTTTCTTATTATGAGCCAGAGAAATCATTTTCCTCTTATTATAAATTGCGGCTACGTGGAAACAACGGCTATCCCCACGCATTTCGGGAGCTAAAGCTAATGCAATTTCTTTAAGTTTTTCAAGATTTTTAGGAGAATTCATTTTTATTTAGTGTAAATATATAACAACACTACTATTTATGATAATATATACCAAAGAATTAGCAAATCAACTTGTAGAGCTACAGAAAAATGTATCTTTTAAGGAAGCAAGAAAAATTTTAAATATCAGTTACTATCAAGCTAGGAAATTATTAATAAAATTTGGATTTAAAACCGTTCAAAAAAATAAGCCTTTAATCCCCATTCAAGAAAATTACTTTGAAATTATTGATACCGAAGATAAAGCTTATTTTTTGGGATTTATAGGGGCAGATGGGTGTATTAATGATAAACACGCTTTATCTATTCACTTACAAAAAGACGATCAGATTATTCTAAAGCAGTTTTTGCATTATACAAATAGCCAACATACTATTAAATTCGGAAAAACTAAGAACACAACCAGTTCTTTTCCTGATTTTTTTGAGTGGGCTATGATTTATATCTCTAGGAAAAATTTCGTACAACATTTATTACAATTGAATATTACCCCTCGTAAGAGTCTCACATTAATTCCTCCGCCAGAAAATAGCATTCCCAATCATTTAATGCATCACTTTATAAGAGGTTACTTCGATGGAGATGGCGGGGCTTATTTCAATAGTAACAGTAAAAACATTAAAGGCAAAACTTTATATCAATTTAATGGCTCTTTCACGGGAACCAAGGAAATGTTAACTTATATTGAGTCGTATTTACATCAACAAGAAATAAAAACTTCTTGGACCAAAAGAATGAAAGATAATTCAAACAATTATACTTTATTGATACATGGTAATATACAGGGAACTAAACTATACGAATATATGTATCAAAATCATACAATATGTTTAGACCGTAAATTAATTCTATTTAAAAAATGTAAAGATATAGCAGAATCAGTTATTAACAATAGAACAAGTAAATATAGATTTATTACAAAATATCCTTCCATTAAGTCTCCTTGGTCTTATCAATTTAAAATTAATAAAAAGAAATATAGCGGATATGGAGCAACCGAAGAAGAATGCAAAAAGAATCTTAATGCAAAGTATTTGGAAATATCTGGAATAAATTTAGGAGAGGGGCTGCGTAGCTTAATTTAATACTAAGAGTATTCCGAATCAGCCAATATTTCTTCATTTAGAAACTCTTCAATTTCCGGCGCTTTTTCATCTATATACTTAATTATATCATTCCCTTCACTATCGCTCTGAGGCTCAACTCCTAATCTAGTTTCGCGGGCATCTACTACTTGAACAGCGGAAAGTAATGCCAGCCATCGTGACAATACTTTTGGTTTCTTCAAGATTTCTCTAGTTAATGTTTCTGCTTGTTGTGGAGAATAAGGTTTTTGATGCTTGCCCATAATTATAGATTTTTATGTTACTAAATGACCAATTAGTTAATTTATTAATTTAGTTAAGTTAAATCTTGGGATAGAACCAAGAAATTAGTTAATTTGTTAGACTAGTGTTTCGCCGTTTGCTTCCGCCGCAACGACAATACGGCCCAAAGCTACCTTTAAACCATTACGACGATTAAAGCAATCAGGTTTACCTTTTTTAGTAGTAGCTTTAGCAGTGGCTTTATATTCTTGTCCCGATTTACTAGTTACTTCAACTTGCGTAAATCCACCATGACTTAAAATAATCGGGCGGACTTCGGCAAGAGTAGGAGTTTTCAAAAATTCATTAAACTTACCATGTTTAATATGAACTAGTCTAGTAGTTAGAAGGCTCTTAACGTCCGCAGGGTTATGAGATACCCTTCGGAAGTGTGCGACTCTGACTTTATGACCAGCAGTTCTGAGTTGTTGTACTGTGATGTTATGTTTCATATACTTATTATACTTATTGGTTTATTGGTTAGTTACTTGGTTACTTGTTTGTTTTGTTTATTCTAGTGATTTTTCAAAATCTTCAACTACATGAGCAAATTTATTGAGTATTTTAGTTTGCATTTTAGGTGTAAGCAAAAAGAACGCGGAACTAAATTGACGATATTCTAAAGTGGTAAATCCTTTAGGTTCCTGCGAGTGATATTTCATTCGATAATCTCCTTTGACTGCAAATTTAGTAGTTCTTAATTCCTCTTTTTCAGAAATGCCAGCGGGTAGACTTTCCGGGAAATAAGTATCATAAACTTTATCTAATTCTTTGATCAATTCATTAGTTTTGTCTGGTGCATAAATCCCTTCAAATATTTTTGAGGCAATTCTGTTGTCGCAAAATTTAATATGAATATGAAAGCCAGCCGAACGGAAAGTTACTTCCTTATTAGGTTTTTCGTATTTATACTTTGAATCAGGGGTTCTTTTACCCGTATAAGCATTATAAGTAGGCTTTTTACTGGAATAAACATTGCCCGGATCAATAAATGAATATTCAGATTTATCTACATAAGGAGTTAATAAAGTTTCATAACCATACAAAGTAGTAAGATAATTACGCACAATTTTCAACCAATGATTTAGAGTATCTACAGCTAATCCCGATTTCATCGAAGCATGGCAAGCTATTTCTTTGCCAACAATTTCAAAAGCAGTCCCGTCCGCAATAATATTGAAAAGGTTGTTAGATTGCAGTACAGGATTAATATCCAAATCCATTGGCGCAAAGGGATTACCCTTATTTCCAAGTAACAATTTATCTGTTTGTAGATAATTCGCAATCAATTTAGTAGCATTGAATATCTGCTTTGGCTTTGAATTTGCCAAAAAGAATTCAATTTCAAATCCGTAGTTTAAGCTCATAATATGAATTAGTTAATTTGTTTTATTGGACAGTTTCTGTATCTACAGCAGTTTCAGGCGGCTTAATTAGCCATTTAGTTAAAGATAAAGTGTCGGTGGGTTTCTTTTTGAAATAATTAACAAAACCTCCAGCCTCCCATCCGCCCACGCCTAACGATTTAACTGTTTGCACAGTATAACCATCCATAAAATGTAGGATTGCCGGAATTACTTGCCGCGCCAAATCATACGCCTCCAAAGCCGCTACAAAGTTATCATTTGCATTGGCATAATAAACAGCCGCCGCGCGGAGGAATAAAGTAAACATACCCCGACGAACGGCACTACTCGCCCAAAATGGGGAAATTTCCAAAATAATACAATTTACAACATTCGTATTATAAATAACAATTCTTTCCTCTTCAGGAATATTTAATTTAATTTCGCGGTTTCTGAAAAACTTATCGATTTTTTCGATATCAATCCCAGTTTTATTAAATCCAACAAATCTGGTATTTTTATTGAAAGAATAACCAAAACTTTCCCGGCAAGTAAAACATGCTCCGCCCTGATTTGTTTTAATAGAATAAGTAAAGAAAGCTCCTTGATTATAACCGTATGGAGCCACTGATTTTAAATGTAACGTTTCTTTGGAAATCATAAAATTATAAAAACTATAACGATTAACTACTTTGTTTAATTATTTTTATTTATTTAATCTTAACTATAATTATTGATCAGTCGTTTTGCTTAAAAAAGCAGAGAAAATCTCCGGTAATCTATCACGGTTAGCACAATTAATTATTACATTACTAAATCTAGAAACAAACCTTGCTCCAGTTATCCCCATAGTATTTGGATCAAACGCCATTTTAGTAGGATGGATATTACCTTCCAAAAAGAACATGATTGCCGGGACTACTTGGGCGGCTAACGGATAAGCTTGTAACGCTTCCTCAAAATTTCCGCCGTGAGCCGTTTTTGGGTAGAAAATCGCCGCGCATCTCAAAAATAACGTAAATATTGCTTGAGTAATTATATTCTGCATCCAGAACGGATCAATCTCCAAAACAATAAAATTAGGAATATCTGTTTTATAAATAACAATTTCTTGTATTTCAATTCCCGCTTTTCTCAATTTCGCCTCGCGGCGCATAAAAAACTGATTAACCTTTTTAATTCCTTCTTCTCCTAAATTTTTACTGTGCCATGCAATTCGTTTGATTTCTGGCTTTAAAAATGAAGCAAAATTCTCGCGACAAGTGCATAAATGAATAATTCGACTATTATCATCCAGCATCATAAAATACCCGCCACTATAAGTATCTCCTTCCCGATTGAAGGTTTGGGCATAGTAACCATCATTAACTACTGGAATTACTTGGTCAGTTATCATAATTCAATTTTAATTTAATGTTTGAGTATTTTTATTTTCTTGTTCTTAAGTTCTATGTTTCTACAACGTCTATAAATCTTATCAAGTCTTATAATTTCTGTACATGCAATGGTCGGTTTTCCATAATAAGGCCGCGCGATGAATCTGTCAAGAACTTTTTTCAAAAAGTTTTACTCTAGAAAATCGGGCGGATTTACTTTAATTTGTCCACGCGGATTAATTCGGGATTTTCAAAAATATTCCCGACAATCTCTAATCCCATATATTCAACTACCTCTTTCAATATTTCTTTAATTGATTGTTCGGGGTAAATCCCTGTTGCGTCATGTATTTTTTGTTTATAACCAATAGCCGCGCGGCCAAGCATCAAACCAAATCCGCAAAAATACTTTTCTCCAGCTCCAAACTCACAACTTACATCGTCAAATTGAACAGGTGTTTTACCATTTAAACCAACACCACATTCAGCATTACATTTAAGTAAATCGCCCTCATAAATCTCTTTATTGTTTTTATCTAGTAATCCAGTGAATTGTTGAATTACGAATTCTTCGTGTTGCTGACCGTTTGTGGTTAGTTGATATAACTCTTGGAAATCCGCAGGAAAGTACATTAACGAATTACCTTCATAATTATCAAAACACCAAACTCTAAATTTAATTGTTTTCATAGTATTTAAAGATTAAAGATTTGGATACTTAGTATTACCCGATTTGACGGTATTAAATGAATCTTGAATATAACAAACTAAGTAAGAGTCATAATCTAATTTATGAAGAGTTGCAAGAGTGTTGAAATAGTAACTGACTAATTTCTCTTTTTTAAAGGCACAAGATTTAAAGTTGCGCCCGCGAATTGCCGCCGGAATTTCTTTATAATCATTATAAACTAGTAAAGATAAATAAAACTTGTCATGGTCGCTAATACTTAACTTACTAATTTTCCTTTTATAGTCTAAAAACTTAAGTAATTGTTTTTTAACTCCGTCCCAATTTGCGCCCGAATTAGCTTTTAAAACAATTAAAGCCGCCGGAATCCGGGGACGTTCCTGATTCTTATTTTCAATTTTTTCAGCTTTCATATTTTTCTCTATATTTTTTCAAAAATTCATTAACTAATGCTTCAGGGAATTCCTGACGTTTAGCCGCCGCGAGCATCTTATCTAAACTATCATAATCATTACCCGGGGATGAACGCCATGATCGTGCGGACTCAATTCTTTTACCTTCCGTTTCGTCTCTTACCCCGATCCAGCCATGACCATCTTTATTAAAGGATATTTCATAATAAATTCGATTTACAGCTTTTTCTCCGCCCTTATAAGAATAAGGCGACCATCTAGCTAAAGTGAATTTTCCATTAGGCCACCGGATATTCTTGCCTGCAAGCTCGCATTCAATATTATTAATATCTTCTAATTTAGCCCAAAATCTTAAAGTTTTCTTATTTTTACCTTCACCCTTGACCCATTTAAAAGTAACTGAAGAAAAATCGTTCGCGCCCTTTCTAATATATATTCTATCTACTTCTAGTAGTGTTCCAGCGGGAATTGTAACTGAATAAAATTTGCCACGTTCTTTTGATTCCAGTTCTCTTTGTTGGGCAGCAAATTTCTGATAAGCTTCCCAATTAGAATCTTGAACAGTTGTTTCATGGATAATTGTACAACCATTGCTAAATGGCTTAGATTTTCTAATCGTTTTGATTTTTGAATAAGCTCCATTATATTTAATTCTAAGTTTATCGGCTTTTTCTTTATATTGTTTATATCCATCGGGAAGTAATTCGTCCAACAGTGTTTCATTTCTGGACTCTTTATACAAAGGAAACTTCCACGGTTTACTTAATTGAATTTGAGTAGTTAGTTCGGGGATATAAAGTTTCATAAGGTTTTTATTATTTTTGTTTATCTTTAAATGCTTGACGCGCTTTGTCATACTCTTCTTTAGTTGCTAATTCGACAGAATGTTCATGGAAATTACTTTCTACTGCATTACCCTCATAAGAATACCACATACTACCTAAACCAACATATCCTTGGGTTTTAGGATAACCATTTAATGGTTGAGAGATTTCTCTGATTTGACAAAAATGCACAGGGCAGCATCCATAAGGAATAACTTTAATATAATCCCCGATTTTGAATTTGCTTTCTATAGTTTTGTTCATAGGTAATTTAATTCTTGATAGCAAATTAATTAGTTAAACGAAAAGCCGCCGGGTATGGATATGATTGATAAGAGAGGGTCAACCATATTACCACGGCCCGGCGGATACTGTCAAGATTTATTTTTTAGAATTTTTCGATTTCTTTTTGGGATTTATTTTACTCGATTAAATCAACGAACTTCACTCATCTATCTTATTTGCTAGCGTTTATTTTTAAATTCCTCAAACCATTTGTCTAGCTCAAGGATGCGTGGATAGACATACTCCAATTCAAAACTAATCAATTTAGATTTTTTATCTCTAACGTCTTTTCTGATAGTTAAATATTCTAAATCTAAATCCATGCCCGCGAAATTAATATAATTAAGAGTTATAGGTGCGGCCATTAATAACTTTTGATATTCTAATGTGTTCCAATTTTTGGAATCTTGGTTGTAAGGCTTTAAAGTATTTTCTTGATATTTCTGATGGGCGGCATTTTGTTTGCGGGCGTTATCCCAAAGCTCGAATAAATCAATTTCGGCAGCTTCCTTGGATTCGTATTCAAACGGCAGGGTATCCGTAGCTCCCCAAGTATATTTATCACCTATTTCATATAAAAGGACTAGTTTCATATTAATTTTTAATTTGTGACAGAAATTCTATTAATCTTTCAGTTTTTTTATTTTGTCGCTCGCAAACATATCTGTCAAAGGGTGATTATGTGTTCTATCTGATTTGTCTAAAATAATCATATTATTGTAAACATAATTTCTCATTTGGGCGTATTCTCTATCTGCGTCTCGATAAAAATATACTAAAGTTTTGCCGGTTGTACGACTCACGCTGGTAGATAAAATCTTAAAACCGCGCTCATTATTGTCCAGTAATAATTGATAACTTCTAGGGCCGACTCCGATATCCCGCAAATCTTCTAGAGATAATGAAGGTTTAATCCTAAATTTTAATCCGGGTTTTAGGTTCATAAATAGGTTTATAAAGATTTAGATTTTATGTAACTTAATTCATATCTAGGATGACCCACCGAGTAACGATTAAAACAACTGTAATTTGTGCCCGCATAGAACACAAACTGTAACCATATAATTTTGCCATTAGTTATTTTTGTAGGCAAGAAAGCAAATCTATAAAATCCCTGCGCGGCTTTATTTTCATCATTTAATCCGGTTTTACGAAAATGCTCAATTTGTTCACTTAATTTCCGAAAAACAGGAACAGCATTAAAATCAAACAATCGTAAAAACTGCGCGCGGCTTTTAATTTTAGATTGCTTTTTCATATATTTTAATTTTATTTAGCTATTTCAAAGGGTGCTGATTCTTCTATTTTCCAAAGATCGTGAACGGGACAAATTGTAGTAGAAGAATAATTTGACGAATATAAAAAATTAGTATTTGCCAGTTTCTGATTGAATTCTTCTTTGGTGATATTTCGCGCTCCATTAGCTTTAAATGTAATCATATGAGCAGAAGCCGCCGACCCAAAATCTTTAGAATAGCCTTGTATTAATTTATGAGCAGTTTGTAAAGCAATAAACTTATCAATTTTTTCTTCTTGTAGTAAGTTAACCTGCAATAACTCAAAATAATTTTCGGGGACCAATAGAACGCCGGGCTCATACAAGGCGTGGATTAATTGAATAGTGGAGGTTAGAAGAAGTTTATATTTAAAATATTTTAACTCAATAGTAAAATAAGCATTATTTTTGTCGAAATGAACAGAGCATGGAAATCCCAATTCTGCGATTTCAGCAATCCACTTACTGATAGATTCTTCGCTATATGGAATTTTACTTAAGGGATGGCTTATTTCAATTTTTGAAGTTGTAAGATCAATCGGTCTTGATGTAAGAACATAAAAACAAATTTGTCCACTTGACTTATCCAATATAACTTCACCGTTTTCGTTAAATGTCTTATAAAAGACCGTAGACGTTATATTTTTTAATGACTCTAAAATTAGATAATTATAATTACGCGGGGTTTCTACTGGACTAGGGGTTGGAGTGGAAATTGTCATATTCATACCTCTTTTTACCTTATATTTATCTATAATAATTTTTAAGTTTAAGTTTCTTTATATAAATTCAACTTAATTTCGTCTTCTGTTTTGTTTCCAAACTGGGTAAATGGACCAGAATGCATTTCTGATTGTAACGTTCTAACGCTGGCTTCTGAAAATTTAGTATATCCATCTAAAAATAGTCTCATAAAATTCATCAACTGCGGACCATACTTTGATTTATTCATTGTTTCAAATATATCCCCGCCAACCACATGGTTTCTACCCCATCTTAATAAAATACCAAAAAGGGCACGTTTCATTTTTCCGTCTTCCGAATCTACCCACCACGGAGAAACACGCACCGCACTAATAGTAGTTCTAGTGGTCAAGTATAGTTTCGTTCGAGGATGAATATCCAAGAGCGTTTCAATTTGATTGATAAAATCAGCTATATTGGCCGTTAGATTCCCGGCATGAGCATATAATAGGGAATGCATTTTTTCGCCCCAAACGTTGCCGTGCTCTTCTAAACAATGAGCCCACGTATCATATTTATTAGCTAGCGTTTCATCGCTGCTTTTCCGGCTAGTACATTCACCTTTCAATCTATTAATTTTTGCTAAAGCAATAAATCCATCATTTGCGTCAGAGGTTTCATCGGGATTGACATCGTATCCCCAATTTTTTACTAATTTTAATTTTGCTGTCATTTTATTCTTATTTAGTTTAGGTTTTAGTTTAAGTTTAACTTCCTTCCAATAGATCGATAACCTTTTGCTTATATTCAAACGTGCCTTTTTCGCAAATAGAAACTTCTATACTTTTTCTAATCATTTTCCCGTCTCCTTCAACCAGACGTTTCATTAGTTCGGGTCGAAACTGATAACTATCCACGGCGGCATTATAATAATAAGAGGCAATTTTAAAATTGGGTTTAAATAACAAATTATGTAACGCTACGATTCCTCCGCCGTGCGAAGTAGTAGATAAACCATTGACTGGCATTTCTTCTTTAGTGTAATTATCTTCAATCGGATTCCTAAAGAATGTTTTATAATTATATTTTTTAAAAAGATTAATCATTCTAAGTAAAGCCGCCGAATATTCTTTATCACAAGATTTATCTACAGGTAAGTCGCCAGATATGACTTTCTTTAGAGTTTCTTGATAATTCGTCCCAGCTTGGTGGGCCGGAGACACTCTAATTAGATTTAGATATAAGGCCAACATAGGCAATGCGCGCAGCCACTCGTTAGACCCAACTAAAATAAAATATTGATTTTGACTAGTATCTTTTGTCGTGTTTTTGATTAAAAACTCCTGAGAAAGAGGTATCGCCAAGTCTTGTTCAATTTGATTTAAGAAATCTTTGATTAAAGATACTAATATATTAATTTCAATATTCTGGTGTTTGTTAGGTATAACAATTAATAGCCTTAAATATTTTGGAATCTTACCGCCGCCCTTAAAAGCGTCCCAAACATTATCGTTAAAATAATCCTTACACCCTGTAATACCATTATATAATATACGATTATTTTCTGAAAGCCAGCAGAAAGTGATATGTCCTTGATCGTAATGGGTAGGAACTTCTATTTTAATTAAACACGGATCAACATCGGAATTGTCTATCTCCGTGATAGGCGCGGCGGCTTCATATTTATATTTAATAGTTTTAGTTTGTAACATATTTTACTGATTAAAAAACTTACTTATAAGCTATTATTAATTCTTATTATTTATTGCTTATTTATTTATTTTGTTAGATAGACCGAAGGCTTTTCCCTTTTAGGTTTGGAATAAACATAATCCCCAATTTCTCTATCATAACGTCCAGTTTCAGCCCCTTCTCCATTAAAAAATGAAACCCACCCGTAAAAATTACGAATATATTGTTTTTTTAATTTTGTATACCCTGATAAAAATAATTCAACCGCCTCTCTAGTCATAGCAAAGTATGGTTCGGCAAATAAAGCGATATTAATAGGGTCTTTAAGATTACTGTTATATCTAGTCCCGGCACGTAATAAGATTGTCAAAAAATTAAATCTTAATTTGTCATTCCACCATTTAGAAAGAATAACTAAACAGTACTTTGGGCGCACAGGTTTAAATTGTAACTTCTGGCTACTTGTTAGCTTCAGTTTTTTCTCAATTAGATCAATAAATTTAATTAGGCCCGAATAACTATCTCCATGAGAGAAAAGAAATTGGGTTTTAATTACCCCGGAATAATCACTGATAACATCATGAAATGATTCTCTACAAGACTCGACACAATCAATATTCACACAATTATATTGAGTATACTGATCGGGAACAGATAAAATACCAAAACTACCTTTATAATGTAAATCATCTTCCCCACATTCGGGATCAACGACAACGATTGGACGATTTTTGTCAAAAACAATTTTGTCGATAATTTTAAATTTAGATTTAGATTGTTTGGATTTTGTAGATTTAGTTTTCATGACAATTAACAGTAATAGTGAATTTATTTAGGGATAACCAAAGTAAACATTGTTGTTAAGGGGTGATTATGGTCTTTTAAAGTTTTTTGTTTAGTTTTGGCTGGCTGGACATGTTGCGAAAGTATAGTAATATAATGATTGTCATAATAAAAATCAAGGTATCCGCCGACTCTGCTTATATAATCAATACGGAATACTTCTCCGCTCTCAAATATTTCTTTTGCTAGCTCTAGATTTAAACCATTGTATTCAGCTAAATTTTCAATGATTTCTTCCGGCAGGCGATTAATGGTAATGAAATCCCCGCGTTCTAATTTTTGAAATTCAGCTAATTCCATATATCAAATAATAATATTAATAATAAGAAAATATACGGCAATTAACCTTTACACCAGTCGCCCGAGACAATTTTTTTATTTAAAATATGGGCAGGTAAGTCTCTTTTATTGTAAGAATAGATAGTCGCGGACACTTCTTGGTTTAATTCGGCAGAAAAGATAGTAATTTCTTGCTTATTGTATCCCGCGCCCGCCTCCATTGAATCAATCGATTGCAAGGCTATAGGGTCAACTTCATGTAACTCGACTACTACTTGACCTTCTCCGGCGGCAATACACGGATAAAAACCAAGATTGTATAATTCAAATCCGTCCACTTTTAAGGTTTCAATATATTTTTGACCATTAAATCGTTGGAAGTTATATGTTTTATCACGGTTATTTGGGTCGCTAGGATTCCCGCGCCTCAAAGTGCCGTAAGACAAAATATAGTTAGTTTGTTTTTTCATAAAAATTACTATTCAAAATCTCGATTTTCGGTTGATACATAATGCTTCATATATGTTTGGAAATCCGCCCGAGTCACGGCAGCCATATCAAAACAACAATCTTCCATAATTAAAAAATCTTCTTTGGTGTTATTAGTATAAATTCTGGCTACCGCTTCCTTCTCACTGATTTTTCTATACCACTTTCTATTGTATCGAAAATCGAACCCCTCGGGGATTGCTCCAATTAGCATTATCTCCGCGTGTTGAAATTTTCTAGTAACAAACGTACCCATTATTAATTACGAGTTCTTAGTCGTTTATTTTAAGAATTAATCTTTTTCAAGAACCGCTACCCGATGGCGGCAATTAAATTGTGTAATTGGTAAAAATAGCCATTTACAATCAGTATTGCGCCGCGTTTCTTGACATAAATTAGTATCTAATTTTTCGTACCATCGACCATTATATCGGAATTCGCTTTTCGGATTAACCAATTCAAGCTGAACGACCATGAAATGTTTGAAACGCGAGCCCATAAGATTTCTTAGATTTTCTTAATGTGCGTCTAAGATAGCACTGATTTTAGAAAAGTCAAAGTTTGTTTTTTAAAATTAAACTGCTATGATAGCACGATCAAAGCAATAATCCGTTAAGCTCCCTTCGATTAGTTTATTTACTAAATTTTGGCAATAAATCACCGCCGGATCATCTAATAACATGCATTCAGGATGCGTCTGGATTCCCAACATATTGGTTTTTTTATAATAAACAATTTCTGGCTCAACGGGAGTATCCATTTCTTCCTGATCCCCGCCTTCGTGGTAAGGAGATAAATTCTCTGCCCATCCAATAATTTTATAGTCATCAGGTGGTAAATTAAACGGCCATTGTAAATTATGGTGCGTTGAGATTAAATCAAATTCTTGACCATCAAAAGTTTTAATATAATGATAAACTGGGTGCCTCATATGTTGCACTAATTTACCGCCAGATAGCACGCTTGCCCCTTGTGAGCTTCGACAAACGCCAACAAATGGAATACCCTTTTTAATTACTTGATTAAACAATTCAAATTCATAAATATCCCGAGAAGGATTAGTAGAAACAAAAGGATGTTCTTGTTCTCCATAATATTTAGGGGACCAATCTGATCCTCCGGTGCCTAAAACCAATTCCGCTTCATCAATATTATTCGTTAATTCAAAGCCCAATGGAAGAATCCATTTAGCATCATGCGCGCCGCCATTAACAACGTATAATTTTCGTTTTTTCATATTCTTTATAAAGTTATTTATTAATCTAAAATTTCCGTTTTTGGTTCATGAAAAGTAATTACATCAAAAGTTTGATCTTGTTTGATTAAGTAAGCTTTCAGCTTAAATTTCGGAACAATTACTAAATCATTTAAATTACTGGATAAATAACCAAAGATACGCCTTCTGTTTGGCCTTTTGTCATTTAAAAAAACTTCCATGAACATAAAACTATAGGCTCGGAACCAATGATTATTAAATCTAAAAATAGCCCCCTTTTGTAAATCCTTGACGGGCATTAATTCGTAATTACGTTGATTAACTCCAGCAGAAAATAACATAGAAATATTAATTATTGATAATAGGTTAAAAATGGCCGGTTTTACGTGTTTGCCGGTATGGGGTAGAAAGGATAACCACTGGAGAGAATGAAAAACTCCGGCGACACAATCCCCTTTTTTGTTGCTAACTAGGCAACCAACCAACTAACTAACCAAATGTTTAGAGGAATTAGCTAATCCCCATTCAGAATAAACATCTAAATCTTTGACATCTCTTAGCTGATTTAAGCGAATAGTTAAGTGTTTTGGTAAATTCAAGGCAGCAACGATTTCTTCTGCAAGTCCCTTGTTGTTTTCAATAACGGCAGAACGCGCCATCTCTTTTTTAATTTTGAAAATAGATTTGTAATCATCATTAAAATAACGATTTACCGCTTCGGTAGCTAAATCATATATTAACGCAACCAATTTAGGAGAACTAATCCAGTAGTTAGATAATAGTCTATATTCCAGTCCGGGATATTCAGGCTTAGGACGATGCGCCCCTAGATTACGACCATACAGAGTTTTGCGTTGCAATGAAGTAGTATCATTGTCCACCAAAACAAAAGGCACCGCCACAAAATAATCTAATAACTTAACTAAAGTAATGACACTATCAAAATCATTTAACGGCAAGCTTTTCTTTCTGTCTTGGTCGGCACGGGCAATTGCGAAATGTCCGCCCGCCGAGCGACGAGCACCACTAAAATCAGGCGGGATAATTTGGCATACGTCCCATGCATCATACTCAGGATTACAACCAATTTTATTGGCTTCTGGGTGTTCCATGAAGCGTGGATCAAATTCATGACTAGCTTTAATTTTAATCTTAAACCGGCCTTCACTCTCTTTGATTAAATAATCATTAATTAAACTTAATGACGAGCCAATACTTTTAATAAAATCTTCTTTAGAGGTTGCGGGGCGAACCGTAAATTCTCCCATTGTATTATCATAATAAAGATTAGTATGTTCGTCCAACCGAATTGGATCATACTTGTCCACTTTAAGTACGTCAATTGCGCTCACAACATCTCCGCTTGAAACATCTTCAATAAAAAATTCAGGATCGGCCCCAAAAGTTAATGCGGTTGTTTTATTTACTAATTCATTTTTGCTTTTCATTTTTTCTCCTTGTTTGTTATTATCTCTATTTTAGTTTATTTTAATATTACGTGATTTTATGAGGTTTTTTATTTAATACACAAACCTTCTTATATACAGGAATGTTGTAATAAACATCTTCCGCCCTTTCTCTAGCATTAGGTTCGCGGCCCCAATTTTCTGATACTTTTATCATCCATTTTCTGTCATATCGAAACTCTGAACCTATTCTAATATCTTGGAATGACTCAAAAGAATAAACAGGGCTAAACAAATCTAAATATTGATATTCGGGCCACATTTGGTTTTTAATTATAATATCTGTCTGAATAGTTGTCCGAATTATTCTCGCGGTCAATATGCTTCATATAATTAGGCCGCATTGCTAAATAATTCATATATCTACAAAGATTAATGTCGGGATGTTTCTTTTTCTTAAATCGCACACAATGTAGCAAATTAAATAAAAGAATAATCAGAATATAAATAACGAAATCGTTCATTTTTTATTCCTCCCAAGAATTAACTACTTCACTGTCATCAATTTCTAACATTTGGACTCGACGATTTCTGCCGCCAACTTGGACAATTCCTGAAACTACAAATTTCTTACCCATTTTAGTTACCCTTAAATTGGAAACATCAGGAAATTCAAACGTTCGATGATTATTAGCATTATTATTAACTGGGGCAGCAACAGCCCGAGGTTGGACAGGAGGCGGAACGGCAACGCGAACAGGTTCAGGTGCCGGTGCTGGAGCGGCGCGAACTACTGGCGGCGGAGCTACGGGAGCAGGAGGGGCAGGAGCTACGCGGGCAGCTTGCGGGGCGACGACAGCGGCAGGAATAGCCGGAACAGGAGTAATAGCCGGGACCACTCTATTATTTAATACATCAGTAATTACTCTTGTATAATTTCTTAATGTGGTAGACTCTAGGTTATCCCCCAAACTAGAACAACTATTCAACTCTAGAACAACGCAATTCCGATTAGTTTCATTGTAACAAATATCTACGCTAGCTAGGTCTAACCCTAAAGCATTCATTGCTTTAATTGATTCAACTTTAACGCAATCGGGAAGCGTTACTCCTTCACGAGCGAAAATCCATTGACCATGATTTCTAATTTGATAATTAACTTCGGTGCCTTCTGGAAGGTCTGAGCGAACTTTCTTTTGAATATAATCGAAAATCTTAACTCCATCGCGGTCACGAATCATATGCACACGATATTCATGTTTCTTAGGAAAATACTTAACATATAATTGAGTGCGAGGACTTAATTGCGCCTCAGTTTCAGCGATAACTAATCCGGCGGCTGAATGTCCATTTAATATTTCCCGGCAAGCTACCTTGCTCCCCTCGCGAATCCATCGTGCAGCCACCGCGCGATCTTCTGTAAATTCAGGAATTGAAACATTAGCTTCTCTTAATTTAAGAAATGTTTTCTTTTTGCAAACAGCAATAGCAACGCTACGGGGGTTATTCAACCATCTAACGTTAGCATTATTCCAGACAGGCTGACCAGAAAAACCTAAATTAACAACTAAATGATTCGGATTATAAGTATAATCACCGTCAGAACGAACACGGGGACAATTTAATGATTGAGCGAGTAAACGGCCCGCTGTAGATGTTGGCTTGTATGCAATAACGCGTGGATTCATAATATTTATTACTTGTTAGTTTTTGATTTAGTTGTTAGTTATTTCTCGGTTTCTTTATTCATTTGTTCAGCTAAGATTTCACCTATAGACGTATTCAAAACGTTTGGATTTGAAGGAGGTAGCAATAAAAGTGGTTGCCCATCATTATCTAGTTTTAATTTTTCAGGATTTAAATCTAATTCTTTTTGAGTTATTTCATGATCGAAAACCTCAACATATTCCAATTTTTCGTTCTCTAAATCGTGAGAATATTTCAGCCGAGCAGTTAGTCTTATTTGGTCCGGCACAGTCTCTAACTCTCTTATGATATATTTTCTAATTAGTTTCTTGATTCCTTTATGATGTTTTTTGTATAACCATACAAGTTGGCTAATGGATAATTCGCGCGAATAAGGATCGTCCCACAACACATATTTTTTTTTTATAGAATCCAAATCTCCCAATAGTGACATTTCAGACATTCTGTGGGCAACAACTTCTTGAATCGGCCCTTGATATTTAAATGTCTTTTTAGTTCTAGAAAATGATTGCGATGGCAAATATGCTGTTTTTTGCTTAAGTGGTGCGGGCATCCAAATCTTATTACTATGCCATACTGTTTTTTCTTCATTCCAATGACCTAAAGACTCATTAAAAATATAAAACTCTCCTTTATTATCTAATATTACCATCTTGGAAGAATTAATATATCTTTCAATTAATTTTTTGAACCACCATGTAGTATAAGCTTCTATGTCTCCAGCAAGTATTTTTCGTAGAATAATGTTATTAAAAACATAAGTGTCACTATGTTCTCCTTTGAAATCCAAATCCGATATTGTTCCATTAAAAGCAAAACATACGTTATCATTAATAGAAAATGGATGTAAGTTTTCAGGGATAATATGCCCGGACGAACATTTTCTAAAATGAACTAAAATAGGACACCCTGCTGGGATTAATGAGTAAAATTCATGAAAAGCTTTTAAATCTTTGTCAAAATCTTTTCTAATAAACAATTGATTATCTTGCATATAAGCAATACCTAATCCATCATTATTTATTTTATAGATACTTTCAAAGGTTTCAAAAGTTTCCCGCTGAGAGTTAGGTTTATTTACGATAATAAGGCACATTGGTAGTGGTGGTTAATTATGGAAATCAGACTAGCATCAAAAAGAGGAAAGTCAAATTTTCGTTTTTAGGTGAATTTTTTAATTTAATGACTTAATTATTTAGTTATTTGAGATGAAAACTTAATGTCATCACGCTTTCTTTTCGAGGAAACTGGGTAGGGTTGGCCCACGTTTTGTCTCCAACGAATTTTACTGCAAAATCATCATTCGTTTTAAGCCAAGTGTCTTCTAGAGCGCGGAATTTACCATTAATTTTAATAGCCTCAAAAATTGAAAGCGTCCATTTTCGTTTGACATTTGACATAAAATATAATATTATTTCTCGATACTTGTATTTATATCATGTCCCCGATTTCAATCGATGCGATTTCTGAATCTTCCAATAAGCCTTTTAAAAAAACTCCACGCTCTCTAGTGTTATAAGTAAATGGGACTATCTTATTTATTTTTCTAGGAAAAACCTGATCTAAATCCGCCTTTTTCTCTTTAATAGCCAAATCATAGCAAGGATAACAATGTTTTTTACCATTATACATGTGTCCGTTGCCGTAACCAACGAAAGGCTGCCCGCATTTTTCGCATTTATCCTTGGGAGGAATAACATAGCTAGGAGTTGAATTATATTTGAATAAACTAATATTTTCGGAGGTTCTAATTCCTTTCCCTCCACATTCCCACCAGTCCATAACCGGATTAAAAAAGTTAAACTTTCCGTCGTTATTCATTATTACGAAACGGCTGGATGTAGGTAACACTTTTTCCACTAAAAATTTAAAATAATCAGAACTAGCAGCGGACTTATTACAAAATCCTTTCAATAAGATTAATAAATTAATTGCGTGGCAATATTCAGGTTTATTAAGACTTGCTTTCATGTCCCAAATACGACCAGTCTGAGCCATAACTAAATCTTGGTCTATACGATACGGGCCACAAAAACCTTTGGTATTTTTTTCTGTGTAAGGTTCTTTAGCTATATCAATTAAACAAGAATGAGTTTTATTCTGTTCGTATAATTTAAGCAAGGAGTCGAATTGCTTGAAGTTTTTACGAATATATATTTTTCCATTTTTAGCTACCGCAATACCATATAAATCCGCCCGCTCATTCTTCATTTTTTCTATTAAAATTTCTGGCAACTCAATATCGGCAGGCTTACAAATTAGAATACTCATAAAAACAAATAATATATTTCAATAATTTTAAGTTAATTTTTAACTACATACCAATACTAATCGCGGAATCTCATATTCATATAGTCATATTCTTCATCAGGATCATAATGTTTATATGGTTTGCCATAAATACCATAATGAATTCCATTATAAATATATTTACTATATAAATGGTAAAAAGTAAATTCTCCATTATTATTTAACAAAGCGATTGGAACTACTTTAGATATTGCTTCATCTAATAAATATCCAAAATTAGTTTGAGTAGGGTCTTTAGTAAGCTTACAAAACTTATCCAATAACGCAGATATGTTTAATAGATCAATACTATCTTTTGAATCAAACACAACCGAGTATTTGCCGTGGCAAAAGAAAATTGGCTCAACCTCTCTTTTGACAATACTAATCAAGGCTGCATAATTTTCCTTGTTAAGCCAATCAATTGTTTTTACTAATTCTCTGACTGAAGAGATTTTAATAAATCCTAGCGTTGATTTTTCGGAGCAATAAGCATATACAATATATATAAAATAATTGCCAATTGTTTGGTTATTTTTGGTTTCGATATTTTCTAAAATATCATCGAAATCTAATTCAGCATTTTTTACTTTTGCTATAAACATAAGTTTAGGTTTAAAATTTTAGTTTAAATCTTAAACTATACTATTTAATAGCTTGATTGTAAGTTTTAGTATAAAAAGACTTAAATTCGTCGTTGGCATCGAAAAACTTATATAAGTAAGGATAATCTTGTCTGTTTTTGCAAACAAATTCATAGAAGAACACCCAGCTTGCCATATCTTTAATCGAAGCATTACCGGGGCGGCAGAAATCGCACAAAGAGGCCACGAAATCTATGTTTTTCAATAACTCATTTTTGTCTTTAGTTGATCTGAAAATTCTAAATTCTACTGTTTGACCGTTGCTAGATTCAAAATTCACAGCAGTTCTATGATCGAATTTAAGTCTAATAACTTCCCCAGCCCCAGAAACGATATGCCCATTTTTAAATTGGAGGCCGCGAGTTGTAGTAAAGTCACTAAACATATTTGCTTTACGACCGGCCATAATCTCAATAAATTGTCTATTGTTGGGGTTATGAATAAACGTCATTAATTTAGAGGCGGCAAGACCATAACCGCTCTGCCCTAGAGTTTTACCGTACCAATCATCTCCATGAGTTAAAGCATTTTTACTAATATGAATATGGCACCCGCAGCCCGTTCCCCGATCAGCCCCTTGTTGGGGAGGTTGATAAGGAGCGCAATAAATACTATCATTATTTAATATAGCCTCAAAGAAACTATTCCACGCTTCGCGATGATATTTAATATCAGCGGGGCAAGAAACCACTTCAAATCCCATTTGTAATGTGCCATCCCTCTTAATAATAGCTTTTAATTCGCTCTTTTTAATTACTTCATCGGCATCAATCAAACCGCGACCATAATTGTCTCTAACTTCGTATTCTAATTCTACTCCAATTAATTTTGGATGTACTCCGCTTGCCGTAACAGAAAAAGAGTTAATATCTTTATCACCGAAAGCGGCTTTTGTAATCTCGCTAACTAATTTATTAGAAGAATCGCTAATATGTTCTTTAAAATGGCGCTCGCTTCTATCAGTATAGGCTTTCAGAATAATTCTAGAAGCATTTCCCTGACAATTACCGCAAAATCCTTTATAAAAGTTTTTAGAATTTTCAAAGTTATGCTGACAGTATTTACATGTAACAATCTTTTTTGCATCAAAACAAGATTTGCAGCAATTACCAGAATTTCCATTATTTAAAATAAAAGGAACATAAGAAGATAAACTATTTACTGTTATCTTTTTTTCACATAAACTGCATTTCATATCTAAGCTTGAATCTAAACTTGAATCTTCGGTTTCAGTTACCGTGAAATAACTATTACCATAAATTGATACGGAGGGATTAATAGGTCTACGTAAAGGATGTTTAATCTCATTATTACTTTCATCAGAACAATCTTCCTCTTGAGAGTCTGCCCTTTTTTCCGAAACTTTAGGGGCTCGTGTTTTAATTACTTTGCTCCCTCTAACTACTGAATTATATTTAATTGGACGAGGCTCTTTCGGGGCAGACGCCTTAGCATAACTCAATTCTTCGTTCTGAGCCGGAATAGATTTCTTTAATTCTCCTCTCTTTGTTTCTAATTCCTCAATGCGCTCGCGAAAACTTCTCGATGCAGTCTCGACGTAAGGCTTTACGGTAATAGAAGGTTTTGATTCGATATTTTTTTCTTCAGACATATAATTTAATGGTTAATAATTTTGTTTGACTTAGTTTTATTGAGTTTTATTTACTTGTCGCGTTGATAGTATCTAAATAATGATCTACCTCTTCGAGTTCATCAGCGGGGATTTCTTCTAAATTAACAAAATCTTCTGCTTCAGATTCTAAACGTAATGTTTCTGCCATGCGGTCTGCGGCATCTAGTTCATTTTCAATATCTACTACATTATCTTCATTACTGTCATGCTCTGGAAAATCAGGGTCCACCGGATGATTAACTATTCTAATTAGTCCGCCGCCCGTTCCGCTATTTTGCCTATGAGGATTAGGGCCAAAATAACTATTATTTATATTATTATTTGTAAATCTTTCTTTAATTTCTTTATAATATCCGTTAGATGCCCAAATTACTCCTTCTTCGATCCATTCCCCGCTTTCCTCATTAATTATTTCGATTTTTCCCTCGTTATCTAATAAGGCTAATTTATTTCCTTTCCCAATGGCATTTTTAACAAACCACAAAAAACCTTTATTTCTCCACCATTTCCTTTTCGGGTTATCATTATCAAAACCTTTTAGGATAATTTCTCCAAATCCAAAGGTATCGCTCATTCCAGCAAATTTAGAACTAAAATAATGTAAAACTCCATTATGGCAAAAATGCAAACGGTCTGAAATTACAAACGGGTGGCAATTAGCTTCATTTTTGGCTCCACTGGTGGCAAATCGGGCGTGGACGATAATTGGACAACCAATAGTTTTTTTGTAAGCTTCATACAATGAAGCAAAATCAAAAAATCCTTTTTCTATATGAATAGCCCCATCTTTAAAATAAGAGAAGCCCGCTCCATCTCCGTTTGAATTAACAATGTTTTCCAGAAATTCCGCCGGTAGTTCTTTTCCAGTCGATGTTAGAATAGTACACATACGATTTAATACTGATTTATTTCGTCTTTTTTGGGTTATGTTGAAATCAGGCTAGCATCCAAATCTGAAAAGTCAAATTTTCGTTTTTTTCGCCTGAGCTTTTAGTTTATCTAAATTTATTGATTTGTTTCAAGTAAAGCAAATTACCACGGGAGAGCTTCATCTCGATATTCCTCTTCAAGAGATTCTAAGATTTCGTCTATTTCATCCGCCTCTGACTTGACAATATTCTTTTTATGTTTAACTGACCTAGATTTTCCTTTATCTTTATCTAAAACAAACATGTCGGTTAGAGGATGATTATGATAAAAACCAGCTTTTAATTCTTTGTTTATAGGTTTGATTTCAGTATCTAAAATCAGGCTTAAGATATAATAAGATATTCTCCATTTAGAAAAACCGGGGACTATCACGGTATTACTCTGACTGAAAGTATTTATTAGGTATGTATTTTTACTTTCGCAACTAAATATTTCTACGATCTCTCCCCAAGACTTATGGAAAGCTTCTTTAACAGAAAATCTCGCGCCCGGCTTTAGTAATGTTCCAAGATTATTCATAGAAATTTTAAATTTGTTTTATAAAACCTTAAATTCAAAATCATGTAATTTAAGTAGAATAACATCAAATATGAAAAACAAAAATAAACATCGCGGCAACAGTTAAGACACCACAAGCCTGTCTCGAAAGAGAGTGGACATTAAGGACATTTTTCCGAAAGGCGAACCACGGTACTTCAGGAGCGCGAGCCGTCATTACTTAATGAAAAATTTGCAGAAACTTAGCGGGAAACGCAAGGGCAAAAATCCTAAACAAGTAGACATAGTTGAAATTATTCTCATAGTTTAATGTAGTTATCTAGCCTAATCCCCGATAAAAAACGGGAAGGAACCTACTGTAATGACGCTATATTAAATAATATATTTTATTTGTATTGACCGTAAGGTTTAATATAGTGGACTTTTCATGTTCTAACGAGTTTCCGCAGGGCAATATCATTAAACTTTAATAAGGTACAATCAAATAATAAAAACGCAGTTTTTAAACCGTAATGTAGGTTAGTTTATATATCTGAACCGCCCGGGAAATGATCTTGACAAACAATTAATGGATTTCTTTTTGGCGGCGCAGCGTCTAATACTTTTTGTGCAATTATTTTTTCTTGAAGAATCTTTAAATATTTTGCTATATTATTTTTTGCTGCCTCTTCATATTTCAACTTAAAGAAGTCGATAGTGAAAATAGGAGTCTTTTTATTTAATAATTGAGAATAAATTAGTTGCTGATTACGATAAAATTCTTTTTTAGGTAAATAGGTTGCATCTCTTTGTATTAATTCCTGATTTTCAACAAAAAGATCAAACGGGCAGCCCAACCGAGACAATCTTAAATTTAAGAAAACATTTTCTTCTGCGCTTAAAGTTGCGTAATTTAAATCGGCGCAAGTCTCAATTAAACGTTGAATATTTTTAACATAAACCGCCGGGAAATTAAAATGTTCTTCCAAAAAAGAGGCTGCGTCCCTTGCGTGAACAGTAAATGTTCTATTCTTCCCAGAAAAACGATGTAATAAACAAGCGAGAATAACGCTTGCAGATGATTGCTGCACAATACTTGCACAGTATTTATCGTTTTGTTTTAATAGAAAATAATAATAACTTAAATTAAAGTAAGGAGAACTATCGGCATTTGATCGAATCTTATTCCATAATGGCTCTAAATCTGAAATAGTAATAGATTTTACTATACATAGCCCTTTAGATAGTTGATTATAAATATAATCCATTTGAGCCACCTTATCTGATGGACGAAATTCTTCCATAGCTCTTTTTCTATCGTCTTGCGCTCTATCTAGTTTTAATCGATCAATCGCCATTTTTGCTTCTGGTGTAGTTTGTTCTATTGCTGTTTGGGCAATTTCAACTTCTTGTGCTTTAACAACCATATATTTCTTTATTTCGTTTTCTTGTATTTTTCTTTGAATTCTTAAATCAAATGTCGTAATTGCTTTGTGAATTCGTCTAAAAAACTGCATGATTCCAAAATCCTAGCATCTAAAGAATGAAAGTCAACTTTTGCCATTTATTTTCTGATTTAATTCAAGAAATTTCACGTTTATATAAGATAGAAGGAAAATAAAGTGTAAATGAGATTGGCAATTAATTGTCCCGCCGCGAGGCAGAACAAAAATCGCTTTATTAAACTTAAATGCGAACAAACGGGCCGCTGAACCTTCAAGCGGATGACAAAGCCAATCAAAATCGGCCCGCTTTTCTCAAAATTGACCGATCAAAACAAAACAATTTTTCTCTGTAAATTATCATTCTTAAGAATTTTATTGTCTCAAAACTTGATTATGAGTCTCATTAATGTAGATTCGTAAGTGTCTGGTATCCAAATGGTTTGGAGGCAGGAAAGTAAATTCAACAAAAAAAGGAAGGCTAGGAAAGTTTATGGATAAAAACGCAATTATTAAGCAGTATGAAACAGTGGCTTATTCTCACCCCGTTCTTAAAAAACAGGAAGAATATGATTTAATTAAAGGGTATAAAAAAAATGGCGACCCTGCGGCCAAGGAAAAATTAATTAACTCCTATTTGAGAACGGTTATTAATTTGTCGAAAAAATTCGCACACAATAATAACCTTGACATTTTAGACTTAATTCAATCTGGAATCGTGGGAATTGTGACAGCATTGGATGGGTTTGATTTAAGTCAGTATAAGAAAATAACTAAAAATACAGGAAGCTTGTTCGCTTTTTGGTGCTATCGCCATATTTTATGTGAGATAGATGCATATTATCGTAATAACATTCGTCAAGTAGCTGTTACTTTTACTACAAATAACAGGCTATTTAAAATAAACAATATGTATAAACAAGGTTTATTTAATAAATATGAAACATTGTATGATGATGCTGTAGTTAAACATATCTCAAAAGAACTTAAATTAAAAGATAAAGAAGTAAAACTATTATTAACTTTATTTAAGCCAGCGGTGGAACTTGACAGAGAGCCAGAAACTTCTGAAAGCGAACACGATAACCACAATTCAAGTTATCAAGATACTATTCTAAAAGATTATTCTGATAATGAAACCCCGGCGGATATTTATGAAAGAAATGAAAAGTATGAAGATTTAATTAGTAAAATTGATAACCTTGATAAAGAAGATCGTTATATTATTCAACATCGTTTTGGAATTAATTGCGAAGTAGAAAGTTTGTCTGATATTGGCAAGAAAATCGGATGCTCTACTGGAAATGTGGCCGCGCGGACTAAAAAAATTCAAGATAAGCTGAAAAATATGATTACGACTCAAATCTAAATCATATAACGAAACAGACACTAAAATCTCAAATCTATGAATACACACGATTCCATCCCCGAAGTCGGGGCTCAAACCGGCGATGACTCAGAAAAAGTCGCACAAACTCAAAATCAACAAATTGCTTATTTAATTGAAGCGACTACTGTTGATACTCATGTAAATATTATGATTTCTTTACTTGAAAAAATCAATTTCAAGTTAGTTCAGAATATTCTTGAAAATACCCCGGCGGATAAACAGGATAATCTTCACTATAAAGTTCTTAAGGCGACTTTTGAATACTATGAGCATGTAAATGATGCTTTTAATGACGAAGCCGCGCCCGAAGCCCCTTTAATTACTCCAGTATTTAGATAAATGATGAATTTCAATATCGAAAGCAATTCTGAAAAATATGAGCCTAGTCCAGAAGAGTTAGCAGAATTTGGATTAATGGAATTATTACAAATTAATTGTCCCGATAAGGATAGGCATAATGCAATTCGACTAAGCGGTAGCGATGACGGGTGCCTCACTTGCGGATATTATAGCAAATAATCATACTTATGACTCTTAATCAAATTAAAGTAAACTTATTCAGTCATTTTAAAGAAAATAATCAATTTATCTATCCTGACGACCGACTAAAAGTTGTTCCAATTTCAGAAACGCCCGAGTTACATTATGCTGCAATTATAGAAGCATTAAAGGATTTTGAAGCTGCTAAATTGGTTTCTAGAATTGAATACATAGAGGGGAAAAAAGTAAAAGAAAATAAAATTGGATATATTCTTGAAAAGCCAGCCGAATTGTTTACTCAAAACCTACAAATCCCCGGCGATTTAGCTCTTGAAATTTCCACCTTAGTTAATTCATTAAATGTTGATTTGCCGGATATGAAGAAGTTTTCCTCAAGTCCTTTGGGAATTACTCTTAATGATATTGAAATACTTATTTTATTGGCCCGCGCGTACGTTAACCAAGCAAAAGGCGGTGAAATTCAAGGTAAAGAAGAATCGAATGATTTTTTGAGTTAACGAAATCATATAACCTTAAAAGTATGATTAATGTTAATGTCCCGATCAATAGTGTGTCTTTTGGCTTTGTTGCCGCGAATATTCTTGTTGAATTATTTAAACGAAAAATAGATATTCGATTATTTCCAATCGGCGGACAAGTAGATTTAAGTTCATATTCAGTAGCCGCGCGGCTACCCGGATTTGAAAACTATCTAAAAGAATCTATTTATTATGCTTTGGAAAAATTTGATCGAAACGATCCGACTTTAAAACTTTGGCATATTCGAGATTCAGAACAGTCATACGGAGTCCGGCGGAACCTATTAACTTTTCATGAGTTAAGTGAACTAACTCCAAATGAAGTAAATATCTTAAGAAATCAAGATACTATTTATTTAACTTCTAAATATTCTCAAGAGGTTTTTAAAAAGTATAATATTGATTCAATTTATTGTCCACTTGCATTCGATAGCCTTCATTTTAATAGAATTGAAAAAAGAGCTTATAAAGACGACAGAATTGTATGGGGTTTAGTTGGAAAATTAGAACCGTCCCGAAAAGGCCACGCGAAAGTCATCCAAAACTGGATTAAGAAATACGGGAATAATCATAAACATGTTTTACATTTACATGTTAATAACCCATTCTTAAATAAGGAACAAAATGAAGGGCTGTTAAATCAGATTTGGAACGGACAAAAACCTTTCAATATTAATGTTTTGCCACAGGTTCAAACATTAACAACTCTTAATCAGTGTTATAATAGTATTGATATTATTCTTGATGGTTCGAGGGCGGAAGGATTTTCTTTGCCAAGTTTTCATTGTTTAGCTTTAGGTAAACATGGAGTTATTCATAATGCCACAGCAATGAAAGATTGGCTACCTAAATCGGGTGCCGTAACGTTTGAATCATCTAATTTAATTGAACCCTACGATAATATGTTTTTTCCGAAAGGTGTTCCTTGGAATCAAGGTTTAATTTGGGATTGGGATGATAATGAGTTTCTTTCTGCTATGGAAACTGCCGAAAGAAAATTCTTGTATAATCCTTTAAATGAAACTGGATTACAACTACAACAAGAATATACTTGGCAAAAAACTGTTGATATTCTTTTGAAAAACTTAAAATGATTTTATTTATTCCTTTAGTTGCATTGGTTATTTTAGTTTCTTTTATTAGTTTATTTCAAACGTAATATGAAATTTTTAACAATTCGACCGGAAATTCAAAAGTTAATTGATTATATTAAGAGTAATGAATCTAAGTTTGAAGCTAGATTTGTTCATTATGATAAGATGATTTCAGACGGGCATGTTACCTTATATTATAGCGGCTACATAAGCGTTGGATTTAACCGATTAAGAGTTTTCTGGGGATTGGAAAGTGGTCTTGTACACGAAATAATTGATCGTTTCTTTAAAAGAAAGGCTGAAAAACAATTACAAAGCGAGAAAAACGCAGAAGAACAAGTATTATTTAATTTACAAAATCTAAAATAACTATTATGCCAATCTATATTCAAATTTATCTAGCTATAGGATTTTTATTTACTTTGTTCACTTTATCTTATCATTCTCTTGCTAAATCTTCTAATTTAAAAAAATCTGATTTAATCCCCACGATTATCGTTTGTCTGTTCTTCTGGCCGGTTTCAATTCCTTTATATATTCAGAAAGTTCTAAAAAAGTAAGATGCCTAATTATCAATTCACAAACAGTAAAGGAGAAATAGTAGAACATTATTTTGCTATTCAAGATGCCCCACCGATTGGCTCAACAATAAAGATTGGCCGCGCGAAATTTACTAGAATCCCGTCTGATACTCAGGTCGCGGTAGACACTCGAATTGATCCCTTTAGCAAACAAAAGTTTTTAGATAAAACAAATAAGCCGGGGACTCTTGGATCATTACAAGATCAAGCCAGAGAACTTCATGAAAAGAGAAAACAGCAAACCGGCGGACAAGATCAAATTAAAGACAGCTTTATTGAATCAAGTAAGAAAACTAGACGCGGTAAAGTTTATATAGATAAGGATTAAAGATGGCTATTTTGTTTTCGGAATAATCACAATAGGTTTTGGGATTGGAGTAATTATCGGTTTAATGATTTGGTTTAAGATTTTATAAAACATATGGATTGGAATGAATATTTTTTCAGGCACGTTTACTTAGCCGCACAGAAATCAAAAGATACAAAAACTAAGGTTGGCGCTATTTTAGTTAAAGATAATACTTGTATTTCTGAAGGTTATAATGGGATATGTAGAGGGGTTAATGATTATAATTATGAGGACGGAAGAAATGAAAGGCCAATCAAGTACTTCTTTTATGAACACGCAGAAAGAAATTGTCTGTATACATGTAATAGACATGGAATATCTACTTTAGGGGCGACTATGTATATTGGAGGGATGCCATGCGCCGATTGTGCGCGAGCAATCATTCAATGCGGGATTTCTAAGATAGTTTTACATAAACAAAGACCAAAATTTGATCATCTAGAGAAATGGGTGGAATCTACTAAGTATTCCAAAATCATGTTAGACGAAGCTAATATTCCTATTGAAATATATGATAAGCAATTAGGTATTGAGGTTTTTATAGATGGGAAAACGCTTTTAGTTTAATGATTAGATTTAATGATTAAACAATATATAAAAGCTATTCAAAATAATTTGTCCGCCGATTTACTTTCTAAGGATTGGGAAGGTTCAATTGGATTGGGGGGACATTGCTATGTAGCTTCCGAGGCTCTTTATCATTTACTTAATAAGTCTTATTATCCTTGCATTTTAACTCATAAAGAGTTTCCTAAAGGATTATCCGCCGGGCAAACGCACTGGTTTTTGAAAAATGATAAAAATGAAATACTTGATGTTACTAAATCGCAATTTGGTAAAACTTATATTCCTTATGAATTAGCGAAACATTGTGGGTTTTTAACAAAACAGCCAAGTAAAAGATGCCAAACTCTTTTAAATAGGATTAAATTATGAATTTTCTTAAAAGACTTTTAATAATAGTAGTTTTTATTTTAATGGTAATTTGGATATTCTTGGCTATAACTTTAGGTTTTACTATTGGCATTGTAGATTGGATTATCACTGGAGAAAATCACATATACAATAGTTGGGATAAACCTATCGAATTCTTACTACGTTTATCTAGTTTTGAAGAATAATTATGAATCATAAATACGAAGACGAACAAAAGATAATTGAAAATACCGAAGAAGCTAAAAAACAATTTGGAGAACACTGCGGAAGTCAAATTATTAAATTATCAATTCAAGAAATTCAAGCATTACTAACTGGAAAATTGGTAGCCGTGGATGTCATGTCAGAGTATGTAGTTTTTATTGAATTAAAAAATTAATATGAAAATTCAAATTAAAAAACTAAGCGAAAATGCGATAATACCAACTCGTGCATCCGCCGGGGCTGCTGGGTATGATTTATATTCAACTGAAGATTGTATATTGAACCCGGGTGAACGTCATTTATTTAAAACTAATTTATCAATTCAAATTCCGCCCGGATACTACGGTAGAATTGCTCCGCGTTCAGGGCTAGCCCTTAAACAAGGTATTGATGTTCTAGCTGGAGTTATAGACGAAGATTATGCTGGAGATGTAGGGGTAATATTGTTAAATACGGCGATCATACCAACTTCATTAGAAATATATCCATATTATAGTTTATATGTTAGAAAGGGTGACAGAATCGCTCAGATTATTTTTGAAAAATATCATGAGGTAGAATTTGAAGAAGTAAACGAATTAACTGAAACGGCGCGGGGAGAAAATGGATGGGGCAGCACAGGATAATTACTACACCTTTTAATCCTTAATTTTAACAAAAATTTTCCGCGCCCGAGTGGTTCGGAAAAATTTTTCATTTAAAAGGGTTTAAATAGGGTAAATATATTCACAGAATTATATAAAGTGAATATGGTAAAAAACGAAGATTGGCAAATTATTTCAGATGAATTTACAAGTAAATATAAAGATAAAAAAGTTCCTTGGGGGTTTGGTGCGCTAGGTTTTATTGTCTACAAGCGTACTTACAGTAGAACAAAAGAAAGTGGTGAATCCGAAGAATGGCATGAAACCATTCAGCGATGCATTAATGGCGCTCAAAAAATCGGCGCTCAATATTCTAAAGAAGAAGCGGAGAAACTTTTTGATTATATTTTTAATTTAAAGTGTAATTTTGGTGGCCGAATGTTATGGCAACTAGGAACTACTACGGTAGATAGATTTGGGCTCGCCAGCCTGCTAAATTGCTGGTTTGTTTCCATGAGAGACATGGAAGATTTTTGTTTCTTATTTGAACATTTAATGTTGGGTGGTGGGGTTGGTTATTCAGTTAAGCGTGAAGATATTCACGAGTTGCCGCGCATTAAAAAGGGAATTGAAATTAAACATGTTTTAACTAAAGATGCTGATTTTATTGTTCCCGATAGTCGTCAGGGATGGGTTCAGTTGCTAAGAAATTTACTTTTAGCTTTTTATAATGGTGGTAAGTCATTTACTTATTCTACAATTCTCATTAGAGGCGCGGGAGAATTTATTCGTGGATTCGGTGGCACAGCAAGTGGGCCGGGCATCCTAATAGAGGGAATTGATAAAATTGTTAAAATCTTTCAGTCAAGAGAAGGTAAAAAACTACGTTCAATTGATGTTTTAGATATTAATAATATTATTGGTTCTATTGTTGTTGCGGGTAACGTTCGTCGCAGTGCTGAAATAGCTATTGGCGACCCTGATGATTATCTTTATTTAAGAGCTAAAAATTGGTCGCTAGGGAATATTCCTAATTGGCGTAGCATGTCCAATAATTCTATTTATGCTGATAGCTATGATCATATTAGCAGCGAAGTTTGGGCTACTGGATATGAAGTTAATGAAGTAACTAAATGCGCCAAGGGAGAAGCATATGGTTTTATTAATATGCCTCTTAGTCAAACGTTTGGGCGACTAGGAGAAGAAAGAAAAGATAATTGTGAAGGTTTTAATCCCTGCGCAGAAATAAGCCTTGCCGATGGCGAAGCCTGTAATCTTTGCGAGATTTATCTAAACAATATAACTTCTAAAGAAGAATTATTTGAATGCTCTAAATTGCTTTACAAAACCCAAAAATGCATTTGGGATTTACCTGCTCTTTACGAGAAAACAAGTAAAATTGTTAAAAAGAATCGTCGTATCGGATTAGGTGTAACTGGTATTTGCCAATCTTTAGATAAATTACCTTGGCTAGACGAATGTTATCAAGAATTAAGAAAGTTTGATAAAGAATGGTCTAAAAAGCGCGGATGGCCCGAAAGTATTAAACTAACCACAGTTAAGCCTAGCGGAACATTAAGTTTACTTGCTGGTTCTGTTCCCGGTGTTCACCCCGGATACGACAAGTTCTATCAAAGAACTATTCGTATGAGTAGTAGCGATAAATTAGTTAATATTTGTCGCAATTTGGGTTATCATGTAGAATATGCTTTAAATTTTGATAACAGTGAAAATCATGATACTGTAGTTATCTATTTTCCCTGCAAATCCACCGAAAATACTCTGGTAGCCGCCGATGTTGACGCTATCAAACAATTAGAATTAGTAAAACAATTACAAACAGTTTGGTCGGATAATGCAGTTTCGGTAACGGTTTATTATAAACCAGAAGAATTGCCCTCCATTAAAGAATGGTTAAAGAATAACTACGAACATAATATTAAATCGGTTAGTTTTTTACTTCATCAAAATCACGGATTTAAGCAAGCTCCATACCAGTCTATTACAGAGGAACAATATAATTCTTCTATTAAGAAGATTAAATCCATATCTGAAACCTATGATGTAGGAGCAGGGGATTTAGAAACACAAGAATGCAGTTCTGGAAGTTGCCCTATAAGGTAAAATTTGAGTTAATAATCTCAATTAGAAATCTTTGGGTAGGCTTGTATTGGGAAACTTGGCCTGATCCATATCGTTTAGACGTTTGGTTTTGTATTGGAATTATTGCTTTACACTGTTATACACAGTAATAACAAAACTATTTTTCAGTAAAATTTAATTAATTTTAGTGTAAATTGTATTATAACTTTACAATTAACCTAATTATTTAACAATTATATTAAAATACTATGGGAATAGAAGACGATAATTTTAATCAAGCCAAGGAATTTGCTCATAACGCCCAAGAATCACAAGATGAAGCAGCGGTAGCTCGGGTGGCTAATAATCAAATTCAAAAGGCTCAATTAACAGTTCTTAAATTTATTGCTAGTATTGTAGCTACTTCAGCAGTAGCTCTTATTCCAGTAATAATTTCTGACCACTATGCTCTAGCAGACTTAAAAATGTCTGTTGGTCTGATTATCACAAGTCAAAAAACTGCGGATAGTAAAATTACAGACTTACAAAAAAGTGTATTTCCTGTTCGTTCTTGGTGGAGTTTTGGGATGCAAACAGATTTCGTTAAACAGTTAGAATCTCAGAATAGAAATCTTAACTTCAAAACACCAGATGTTAAATCTATTCAAGAGTCTCATTTGGGAGATTTAGCTCCTTAAATTAATGAATCAAAATCATATAGCTTAAAAGAGCTTATGATTGACATACTGGTATTAGATTTTAATAAAGAGCAGGAAAGTATTATCCTGCTTCATTCTATACAGAAATATTGTAAGTTTCCATATAGAGTAATATTTTTAGATAATGGCTCAAAAAAGTATTATTCTTATGATTTTCGAGATAAGGGATTTATAGACTACTTAATAGTCAATGATAAAAACTACGGATTAGGGATAGGAACAAAGCAATTATTTGAAGCCGCGCAATCTGAGTACTGTTTTTACATACAAAATGATCAATATTTTCATAGAGATTTTCTAGAAACTGAACTTCTTTATCTACAAAGCGCGATTGATCAGAATTACCAAGGAAAAATAATTAAGTCTGTTTCTATTGCCGGGGATACTTGCCAAGGGCAATACTCCGAAAGGGCGCATTTAATTAAAGCTAAATTTTACCAATCGTTAGAACCCTTAAGTGAAGGTGGCTGTGGCCCAAAACACAACCTGATTTGGAGAGAAGAACAAATCCAAAAGATTTATAAAAATAATAATTATCTTCACTATATCTATCAACATCCGTTAGTGGCGGATAATGGCAAAAGAGCCATCCGAGAGAATCCAGACGGCTCCCTGTGGCAGCATGAGCCTGATTCCAAACGTCTTTGGTTATTGAATGGTCCAGTTAAGGAAAAGTTTGTTTATCCTTATTTTACTGATGAAGAATGGGATAAAGTATTAGAAACTCAAACTTGGGCACCCGGGGTCGTACCCGAACGAGAACAAAACTCTTCATTTATAGTTCCACATTGGCATTAAAACAATATGTTTAGTATCTATTCTAGTTTATTCAATCTAAAATCTTTTGATATTGATTATCAATTCATTCTTAAGAATTGGGCGGATTTCATTGGTTATCGTGGGGAAATTGTAATTGCAATCAATAATTCTTATGAGGATGACGGATATACTACCCAAAAGATAGTTACTTTGTCGCAAAAATACCCAATCAGAGTAGTTTATACAAATATTCCTTATAGTAAAAATACATTTGATGGAGATATTAAGAATGCCGCGCTACAGGCAACTAGCGATAAATTTCCTTTAAAAATACAAATGGATTTTGACGAAGTAATTCCTTCATTTAGCCGCCCGCTTTGGGATGAAGTAGCAGACAAATTACTTAATTCTCCATATGAAGCAGTTTTTGTCCCAAGTATTGATTTGTATGGAGGTGAAACTCAAATTCGTAAAAATCATAATATTGGTCTAAAATGGAGAATTCATAAGAGAGGGTTAAAGCGTGGAGTTTGGCGCGGGGCTAAATTAGATAAAGGATTAATTGCTACCGACCGTTCGGATACATGTGAACTTTTATCCCCCGATGACGAATTAGTTCCTACTATTAATATTACGCCGCCCGACTTCCTTAAGCCTGAAAATTCTCATAACCTAAGAGATAAAATTTATACTTTTCATTTAGGATATTTAAACTTAGCTCGTCGTCAAAAGCTAAATGAAGATTTTTGGTCTAAAAAATGGTCTGAACGCAGCGGAAAACCAGAAAATGTTATTATAGATTTAGAAAAACTTAAAAGAGAAGATACGGTTCCCCATAATTTGCCTCTTTGGGATAAAATTTAAGATAAAAATTATATACTCTAGTCATGATACTAGATCGTAAATTTTTTAAATATCAGGTAATTGATAAAGCCACCGGACGCGAAGTTAAGTTACCGGAAAATTGCATATTAGATTATGTCAACGATAAAGAAGGAATGGTATGCTTTAAGAGTGTAGATAGTTTCACTAAAAGAGTGGTAAATCCCATGACTCATGAAGAATATGATGTTACGACTCCCGTTTCATATCACGTAAAATCGGCGGAAATTGAAATAATTTCACTATATTAATTCATGAGTTTACCAATTTCTCTACTTTTTGCTACTACTACTAAGGGTCATTTTGATAGACGCTATATTTATAGTTCCACTCTCCAAGATTGGGAAGCTCAAAAACATTTAGATATTTTCTCATACAAACGCGCACATATCAAGAATGGCAAAGAGGATGCTAATTGGACGGCAGAAGGAATGAGAGAAGATATTTTATCTTATGATTTTAATGAAGTTTTAATTACTGAAGGTAATTTTAAACATTTTGATGCCAGTCACTCAATCGGTCAACTTCAAGATATAGGAACTTTAATCGAAAATATTCCCACTCCTTATATTTTCTTTCTTGAAGATGATTTTTTGGTCAGAGCTAAGAATAATAATTTAGAATTTCATATTAAACAATCAATTGAATTATTGGAATCAAATGAGGGTGTATCTCAAGTTAGAGTTCCCCGGCATTTTAATGATTTCCCTCATTATAAAACTTTGCATCGCTGTCATAATGGTTGGTTAAGTCAAGATGATATTTTCAGTTTTAATCCATATATCGCGCGGACAAGTGATATTGTTAAATTATATAACTCAGTAGCCGTGCAACAAGATTTGATTATTGGATTAATTAACCAAGGAATATTAAACTCGGAATTAACTTTCACAAACTTGGCCCGCCAACTTCGCGGCCCTTATTCATTTTGGTCTTTTGGTAGCTCGAACATTCAATGCTATCACATTGGAACGAAACAGGGAGAAGAAGATAAATTAGATTAATTTATGCTTAATCCTAAAATTCGATTAATTATTAAAAATGCTTTCAAAGACACTACTTACTTTGGAAAAAGTATAATTATTTCACCAGATCAATTTCAGTCAGATTTAATTTGGAAAGAAGTAAATAGTATTCTGCCTACTTGGATGCTTAGTCAGTCAAAATACTCGGCTATCAAGGAAATAAGATTAAAAAATCAGCATACTTTAATTTTTATCACCGATAGAAATCCTGATTATCTATGTGGATATCGGGCAAATATAGTTTATCTAAACAAAATCACAAATCCTGAAACAATCCAACTAATCGCGCGGCCTTTGTTATCTGTTCAATTTAACCCAGTAGAACAAGAAAAAACAAATGAATTTGAAAATGAATTGATTAGATTGGGGATTTATGATGAATCCGACCGAACTAAATTTCCACAACCCAAACTAATTAATTTAGACGAATTAGGCATTTTACTATAACTATGATTAACCTCTTAATTGATGAAGGGTATTACGTTGATTTTCTAAGTATTTTAGAAGTCAAGTTGTTAAAATCTGATGACAAAACGCGCGACTCACTTTCCAAACAATTTCTTTTTTATTCTAATTCTTTAGGCGAACAAATTGGAGATTCAAAACTCGAAGAAATTCTCGACAGCGTTCTTTATAAAAAACTAAAAGATGTTAATCAAATTCTTTTTGAGACGATAGATAATTGTAAGAAGTATCAAATTGATGCGCGCACGATTGACGCAATGAACCATACTCGCTGGATTTTAAAGAACGAAATACAAAGAACATTTTTTGGTAAATCTACGGGGGAAGTTAAAATAGGATATTAAAAAATGGTTTTTCCTTTTGTTGTTTACGGTAAGAATCGTTCTAATGATGTTTTAGAATGGCATAAGAAAGTATATGACCGTTTGGGAATCGCGATGAATTATTTTGAATTTGATTTCCCTTATATTTCTCATGGCAACGCTATTGATCAAGTCATTCATTCTTTAATTAATGGCGGAAACTGTCCCGATTACTTTATAATCAGTGAAATTGATAGTATTCCTTTAAGATTTGATACTTTTGGCGATCTATATAAAAAAGTTGAAGACAAGCAAACAATAGCGGGCGGATTTCATCAGAGCAATCATTTAACCAAAGCAGATGGAACTTGTAATCGGCCTTATATCAGTCCTTCCATGCATATGATTTCAACAAAATTATATAATGATTTAGGGCGACCAAGCTATGACCACGGCGGGGATTGTGATTGCGCCGAATTAGTAACTAAAGTAGCTCAAGAAAAAGGATATTGTATAGCTGGAATTTGGCCGCGCGCAGTAGATCAACCTATGTATGATTTAGGGAATGGTTTAAAATTTGGATTTGGAACGACCTACGGGAATTACTATTACCATCAAATGAATTCGAGTCAAGATGGTCATGTAGAAAATTTTATAGCTAAATGCAAAGAAGTAATACAAAATAACTAAAAAATTAATATGCTAGATTCGGGAATACAACAAATCAGTGACTATATGACTTCAATTGGAGATGATGACTATATTTTAGATGATTATACGATAATTGATGGGGAAGTAAGATTAATAGCGACTTGTACGCAGGGAGAATTACATCCCGATTCTTACGACGAATTTGGTTATCCTATTTAATTATGAAGATCGACGCTTTTATTACTTGTGTTGGGGAAAATGCTAGGAAATTTCTAGCTGTTTCTCTCGGCTTTAACAAGAAACTATTTGACAATGTTTATGTTATCACGACTGAAAAATCAACTGAAACTCATGAATTGTGCGCCCGGGCCGGAGTAGAATGTGTTACTACTGATTTATTTTACAAAAATCACGCAGTATTCAATCGCGGGGCTGCCCTTAATGATGTTTTTGATTTAATTAAACCTGCCGATTGGGTTTGTCATTTAGATGCCGACATTATCTTACCCTCCACTTTCCTTGAATGGAAAAATAATTATAATGATTCTATTGAATATTTTTGGGGGTGCCGCCGGATTTTTATCCCGGCCATTTATGATTTATCTGATTTAATGACTGGAAAAGTAATCGAAGACGTTTTTGAAAAACCTTACGGAATTGGTTATGGGTATATGCAACTTTGGAACGTTAATAGTGAAGTTGTTAAATCGGGGGCTAAATATCCTGAAAGTTATGATTCATCTAATTCTGACTGGCAGTGGCGCAACTTTTGGGGCGAAACAATTAACGGAGACAAAGAATATACTAAAAATTTAAAGGAATTACCAATTAGCTGTTTACATTTAGGGCTGCCCGGCCTTGATAATAACCAAAGTTTTTGGGGAGAATAACATGGGAAGTTTATCTTACTTCAATCTCAATGATTATGTTAATCAGTATAATCTAAATGGATTTCTTGAAACGGGTTTGGGACACGGGCATGGGATTCAATATGCTACTACTTGCAACTTTGAAATTTGTTATTCAATTGAAATATCTAAAGAAGTAATTCAACGATATCACAGGATGTATGGTAATAATTCAAAAATTAATATTATACAAGGAACTAGCAAATTTGGATTACAGCATGTATTTGAACATGATTCCAATAAACAATATTTAATCTTTTTGGATGCCCATTTCCCGGCGGCTGATTTAGGTTTTGCAGGTTTTAATGATGAAAAGAATGACTCTCTTAAGTATCCCCTGCTTGACGAATTAAAAATAATTAAAAGCCGCGCGGATAAAGGTTATAAAGACGTTATAATTGTCGATGACTTAATGTTTTATTCAAACGAGATTTTCCCAGATTCTCATATTAAAAGCTATTTTAAAATTGAGCCGCCAAAAGACAATAACTGCTTAGATAAAATCATGAGTTATTTTGATAAAACTCACAAAGCAGAATTGGTTAAACAGTTTAGTGGTTTTGGGATTTTTACACCTAATTAATATGAAAATAGCAGGATGGAATTTCGGATTGTTTGGTGATTTAGTTATGAATACTACATTAGCCAAAACTTTTAAAACTCATAACCCAGATAGTAATTTAATTTTTTGTGTTGGACGCAAATATTCTGCAATTTTACCTTTATTTTATAATCATCCTTGCATAGATGGATTTCACGTATGGGAAGGTTGTGATGATTGGCCGACCAATAATGATAGTAAATATATAGAGTCTGGGCGATTTGATAAAGTATATTCCGCGTGCCCTCAACATAAACGGCAAGATTGGTATAAATACAATCATTATATTGAAGAAGTGCATGATATGAACGATTTCCCTCCACCTGTCGATATGCAATGTCATTTAGATAAATGGTTTCAAACAGAAGAAAGAAGTCAAAAACTAATAACAACTTCTTTAGTTTCTGGAAATGATCCGCTTGGGCGCGCACTTGATTCTAATCAAATACTAAGCTTACACAAAGATATTGAAAAGTTAGGATATAAAGTGGTTAGGCTGGATACCAAACAATGCCCAACATTAGAAAATGATTATCCTGCTTCCAAACTTAGTTTATTAGACGCGGTAAAGTTATTACTAACTTCTAAACTACATTTAACAGTTGACACTTCTTATTCGTGGATCGGTTCAAGTTATAGTCATCCAGTTTTATCTCTACATGGAATTAATTATCCAGATATGGATATTGAGCATGTGAAAAGTCACGTTCCCTTTAATCCAAATGCGCGAGCTATAATTTCAAACAGTGTCAAGGAAATAAAAAATCAATCTATTATTGATGTTATCAAATCTTTCTAAATTATATAGATAAAGAATGAGTAACACTGAAGTTCATTTTAGTTCAAAATCTAACGAATGGGAAACCCCTAAATATGTTTTTAATTATTTAGACAATGAGTTCAATTTTACTCTGGACGCAGCAGCGACAAAAGATAATTGGTTGATTTCTGATTACTTTACTCCTGAAGACGATGCTCTTACAAAAGATTGGTCGGCATATAAATCAATTTGGTGTAATCCTCCTTATGGCAGGTTAATAAGTAAGTTTATTCAAAAAGGTTATGAAGAATCTTTGAAAGGATGTACTGTTGTTTTCCTAATCCCGGCCCGCGTGGATACTAAATGGTGGCACGAATATTGTTCAAAAGGTGAAGTTAGATTTATAAAAGGTAGATTGAGTTTTAACAACAGATCATTTCCGTCGTGGCGCGAAGATGGAAGTCATTTAAAATCCCCGGCACCCTTTCCGTGCGCCGTTGTTATTTTCGGCAACTCACCATCAACTTCCTATGTCACTATTCCAAAACCTTAAACAACTAATTTTCAATATGATTCATGCAAAACGTCCCCGGGTTTTATTCATTTTAAAAAAAAGAAATAATCAATGGGGGCCGCATGATGGATACAGTGCTTGCGGTGGATTTAGTTCGGGATTGTATAATTCTGCTAATTTCGTTAATGAAATGCTACGAGAAAATAATATCGAATCCAATATTGTTGAGGTATTTGACGGACATTGTATTGATAAAGAAGTTCATACTTTTCAACCCACTCATGTAATTTTAGAAGCAATTGTTTTTCCTCCTGAGAAGTTTCAAATTTTAACTAAACTTCATCCAAAAATTAAATGGATTATTCGTAACCATAGCGAAGTTCCTTTTCTAGCAAATGAGGGGAACGGGATAGATTGGATGCTGAAATATATTAAATATCCAAATGTTTATATTTCAAATAATTCAAAAAATATCAATACTGATTTTATGGATTTGGTTGGATATTTGGGGTGCCCACCGGATAAAGTTGTTTATTTACCCAACTATTATCATCCAAAAAGATCATACAAAACATGTCCATCGGCACGGGGAAGAGTTGCATATTGCCTGTCTAGGGGCAATCCGTCCGTTGAAAAATCAAGTCATTCAAGCAGTGGCCGCAATTGAGTTTGCAGAGAAAATTAATAAACCATTAAGATTTCATGTTAACGGAACAAGAGTCGAGGGTAATGGTGAGCCAGTTCTTAAAAATCTCAGATTACTATTTACTCATTTTCCGAAGCATAAGTTGATTGAACATCCTTGGCGTCCTCATAATGAGTTTTTAGAACTTATTGGGAAGATGGATATTTCAATGCAGGTATCTTTTAGTGAGACGTTCAATATAATTACTGCCGATGCCGTTTCAATGGGTATTCCAATTGTTGTATCCCCTGAAATTAAATGGGTGGATTATATGTCACATGCCAATCCAAACGACACAGACAGTATAGTAAACAAATTAAATGCGGCATATGGCAACTACTATCTCCCCACAGTAAATAAACATTTGCTTAAACAATACTCTAAGAAAAGTAAAGATATTTGGTTAGATTTTCTAAAAATAAAATGAGTAAAACTATTCTTCCTTCGTTTTGTTTCCCTTGGGAAAATTCTTTTAAATCTGGCGATGTAATTTCATTAGAAAATGAAGTAACTAAAGAAGGAAAACATATTACCAATTATTACAAATTTATTGGAGTGTTGTCTTGTAAAGGACACATAAACAATAAACAAAAGCCGCGCGATTTGATTGTTTTGCAAAACATTAATACCAAAGATTTCATCGGCGGGCGGATTGGAGTTGATGTAGCTTTTAGTAAAAGTTTATTAAGATTTGTTACTATGTTCGACGGGATTTGCTATGGGAAAACTATAAGCGAATTGAAAAGAGTATATGGTTGGCAGGACGCACTAGAATTAGAAAAGTAACTAATTATGAAAATTAGAATATATGGTGAACCCAGTGATAATACAGTTTGGCCCCCGGCCTATTTACCAGCGATTAAGCGCGGATTAATTGAACTGGGTCATGAGTTAGTTGATGACGTAAAATTAGCAGACGTATTATATTGTAATGATCCTAACGGGGAATACCAAATTTCACATGATACGATAGATTTTAATAAGCCGAGTGTTCTTAATATTTTAGATATTCCAACGTATTTATCTGAATTTCATCTAAATAGAGTGCTTGGAAACTTAAATTGGAGAATTGAACAAGTTAATGCGGTTACTTCAATTTCTAAAACCGTTCAATCACAAATCAAAGAGATATTTGGAGTAGATAGTACGGTTGTATATCAGCCAACTAAACCAATAACGCGATTGAATTTAGAAAAAAAAGAAAGTGGAGTAAAGTTTCTTTATGTTGGTCGCGCACATAGCCCAAACAAAAGATTTGATTTGGTCAAGAATCTAATTCAAAAGTATTACGAAGAGGGCCAATTACTTATTATAGGATCAGAAAATCCTTGTTTTGGAACATATGTTGGCATGGTTAATGATGTAACTTTAAATAATTATTATAATCTTTGCGATTATGTTTTATTGCCAAGCTCATTTGAAGGAATTGGTTTAACTAGCATTGAAGCAATTTTAGCAGGCAAATATCCAATACTAAGTAATGATTGCGCGGCTGCAATAGAATTTCTCCCCGAGTTCGCCTGCGACCCAAATCCGGCGGCTATGTTTGAAAAAATTCAAGAAATTGAAAACAATAAATCCCATTATGACTGGTTAGTTCGACAGTATGATAGAAAGTACCGTGAACAATTCAATTATAAATCCGTGGCACAAAATATTGTCAATGTTTTAGAAAGCGTTATTTAAAATGAAAATAGGAATTATTTTTACAGCGTTCAACTCAGCAGATTTAATCCTTAAATGCCTAGACCCGTGGATTAAAGTTAAAAACACTTTAAATCATCAGTTTGTTTATAGTTGCGTTTCAGTCCCTTTTGAAAAATTCAATATAGATAAAACTGACAATACAGTTGAATTAATTAAAACAACTGGCATCATGGATTTTTTGTTTGCCGATGGACAATTCAAATCTGAAATAGCCGCGCGGGGCATCTGTTTAGATTATTTAAAAGATAATGGGTGTGATTTTATTTGGCAAGTTGATGCTGACGAATTTTATACAGTAGAAGATATAACAAATATAGTTAATTACATAGAAAAAGACAAATCTACATTCTGGTGGAAACTTTGTCTTAAAAACTATTTTCAAACAGACAAACAATATTTGGCTGAACCATTTACTCCGGCGCGGATTTTTAGAGTTAATCAACCTCCTTATAAATTGGGTGATTTCATTCAAGATAATGACATTTCGTTTTTTTATCAACGGGCAGAAATACCTAATTCATTTGTTAAAAGTAAAGTGATTCCACGCGAAGTAAATTGGACAAAGCACTTAAGTTGGTTAAACGGGTCGCGTAGTCGCGACAAAATTTTTTACCAAAATAAACGCTGGGGTAAGTCAAGTTATATATATGATGAGGTTACAGAAACGGTAAACTTTAATCCTGACTATTATCCCGGTGGACAATTTCCTGAAGTAATACAAGAAATTTAAATATGATTATAGAAACACACAAATCCGACACCCAAGATCAGATTTTCTTTTACGAACAAGATTTTTATTGTTTATCTAATTTTTCTTCATTTACCTTACAGTGGAAAGGGCTTAGATTTGATACTTCGGAAGCCACGTATCATTGGGAAAAATTCTTAACTTATGAATCCGCGTCTATTTCCGAATTAGAAGTTATTCGTAAAAAAATCTCACTTGCTCCATCCGCTCACGAAGCATTTCAATTATCTAGAAAATATAAAGAGTTAGTTCGCCCAGATTGGGACAATGTTAAAATTGATATTATGAAAGAAATTTTATGGGCGAAAGTAAAACAACACGAATATGTGCGCCAGAAACTTGTATCATCTGGCAATAGACAATTAATTGAAGATTCGTGGCGGGACGATTTTTGGGGTTGGGGACCAAATAAAGACGGCAAAAATATACTTGGTGAGTTATGGATGATGATACGAGGAGAATTAGATAATCAAAATTATATAACTTAAATATATAATATAATGACAGAATTTGATAAAGCTAAACAAGAATTTCTAGATAACTACCTTGAAGAAAAATTTCCCGGGGAATTAAAAGAGTTATACGGGGACATTGTTGGAATTTTAAAAGCTGGATTTGAAGCTGGAATTAGATTTGTCGAAGATTACGAAGATATCAGAAGAGATAATTAAATGACTGACGCCCAATTTGAGAAACAACGATTTGATATAGTCAAAAACTACTTTGATTATTACAATATTTTGTGTCTTGAAGAAGATTTAGGATTATCTATAAGCTCGTCTGCGCCCGGCTTATATCATGTTTTTACTACCAAAGACGATATTCTGACTCATCAATATAGTATTTCAGACGCCAAACTAAAAGAAATCTCGAAAAGTCTTAAATTAATTACGATTAAAAATATTTTCATTAGCACAAAATTAAAATCGTATGAAGATAAATTAATGAAGAGATACGAAAATAATCCGCTGGATTGGGAACAAAGTCACTAAGTTTTTATGAAAGTTTGCATCTTAGGTGGTGGATTTATTGCTAAAAACCTTATCAAATATCTTGAAAAGCAAAAAGATATTAATATCTTAGCTGTTGGATATGAAGCTGTTAATTCGCACGCTTCAATTAGATTCGACATTAGAAATTCTGACAGTATTGAATTGTGTTTTATAAATGGTCCTTATAATATTATTATAAATTGTACGGGTATTTCCAATTTTTCTAGCTGCGAAGATAATAATAATTATTCTTTTGATGTAAATTGTCATGGACCCCTTAATATTTTAGACTATATCCATTGTGATTCTCATACCACTCGTTTTATTAACTTAGGAAGCATTCGAGAATTTGATTCTGATTCGTGGTATGCGCGCACAAAAAAAATATCTAGAGAAATCGTTGGGTATTATCGTGAACAAAAAGGCATGTGGGCCGCGCAATTATATTTACCTAATATAGTAGGAAAAGAACAGGATGCCGCGCGATTTGTTGTCCCTAAAGTTATTGATTTTGTTGAAAATTTTGCTAAAAATCCGGCGGACTCAAAACTCAAATTAGGGAATCTAGATTCTACACTTAATTTAATTCATGTGGATACAGCCTGTGAACTTATCTGGCGCGCGGCTCAATCGCAAACCCCTATAGACTACTTACTTACAGGAGAAAAAATTTTGTTAAAAGATTTTGTAGTTAAAATATTTCAAAAATTTGGCATACAAGATTGGGAAAATTACGTTGAAATTGACCAGTCATTAGTTCGCCCGAACGATAATCCTTATTATATAGAATTAGTTAAACATGCTTTAAAAAGTAATGATACGGTTGATGACATTATTAATAAGCTATGTCAGGCTTAATCGGAGTTGAATGGCGCGGTGGCAACAAATTAGGAGATAGACTTTGCCGAATTTCTCTTTTCGAGAATTATTACAAGAATACAGGCGATAAATTAATTGATTTGATTGGCATGGAATATACTAAGTATAATCCTTATGTTTTACAAATCTCTGATATTCACCCCAATACTTTATCTAGAATTGAAAAGCGGTGCTTATGGAATTATCCGCCGCGTGCCGTTCCTTTTGATTCGTTTAAAACGATGGCGCACGAAGTTTGTGCCCGATGGGATTTGCCAGTTTGTTATTTAAATAGGTCGCGCTTATATAAATACGAAGATTCGATTAAGTTTCCTAGAAGTTTAGTTATCAACACTACGGGGCGTGGACACGGCGCAATTCCCCTACATGTTATTAAACATATTCGAGAAGCTTATAAAAATTATACAATTATACAAATTGGTGGTTTGACTGATATTGACGCGGGCGCGGATTTAGATCGGCGCGGCTGTGATTTTTGGGAATCTGCTAAATACATGAGTGAATGTGAAATCGCTATCATTCCAGATAGTTTTTGTTATTGGCTTTCCAAGTGTTATAGAATGCATCGTAAAGTTATACTAACTAACTTATCCGCCGAGAATTGTGAAAAGTTCTTACCGCGCGGCTATCATATTGATAATTGGGAACAAGATTGGTGGCTAGAGTTAGATGCTGAATTTTACAATATTTACGAACAAGACTTTGGCATAACTAAATCCTATTTATCAATCTAATGAATACGGTTAATGGTCGTTTTGATTTACTTTGTTTAAAAGGATCAACTACTGAGATTTTAGATTTTGGTTCGGGCGCGCGAAATAAGATTGTAATATCTAATCAAAAAGTTCCCTTTACTACCTTTTTCATATCACCAAATATTTACATACTCCCAGACCACTTCTATATATTACAAAATGACAAACTTATTAAAGTAAATGAATTAATTTCCAAATCGGGTGGCTTCATTTTAGACAAATTCGGGCGGACGAAATCATATATTTTGGTAGACAAACAAGAAAATAACATTGGAATTCCTGATATTGATATTTGGTATGACGGAGATTTAGTAATTAGAAAAAATATTTAAAGTAATGAATAATCGTATTAAGTTTAGAATTTGGGACAAAGTAGAAAAAGAGTGGCTTGATCCCGATAGTTTCGCTTTATCAGGAAACGGAAATGGATTATTGTTTAAAGATTATAATGAATGGATACAATTTAATTCTGAAGATTTTGAGATTCAACAGTTTACAGGTGAATATGATAGTAAAAATATTCCGATTTATGAGGGCGATATTATGGCTTCGCGCGGGAACTACATAACCGATGAACTTGATAAAAATGGTAAATTCCCTGACTTATTTTGTGTTGTTGTTTGGAATAAAAATCATACTAGATTTGGTTTAAAAGCAATTGAAGACTATAAGGATTATGATCCAAATGGGGAATTTAGCCATGTTTGGACATGTTATCTTTCGACTTTCAAAGAAGTAATTGGCAATATTTATGAAAACCCGAAACTGCTTAAATAAATGAGTGAAGAACAAGGCAGTAGTTTCACTATTTTTATAGGTGGGAAGCCGCCCGATCCTGTGCCTGCCGAAAATGAACCTAATAATATTGGGGAAATCAACCGACAAGCACAAGCTGGTAATATTGACTTTGCTAAATGGTGGACATGCAAATGGAAATCGGGTATCGAAAAAAGAGTTATAAAAAGTTGCTGCGGTCGTAGTGAAGAAGTTCTAACTATCGCATGTAACAAACTCGAAATAACTATGTTGACCCCCTTGATATGTGCAAGGTGCTCTCACCATTCTCCAAAAGACATTTAATAACAACTATGAGTAAAGCTAAAGAAAAAAATAAAGAGGAAGAAACAGACGAAAAAGTTTTAACACCACAGCAGCAAGCCGCCGCGTTATTTAAAGGTAATAAAACAGATATTTACAACCACGAAGCAGATCATCATTCTCAAACTCCATCTTCTAGTTTGATTATGAATTCTATTATGGGTGGTGGATTGCCTTCGGGCGCGTCCCGTGCAATCGGCAATAGTTCCGGCGGCAAATCTTCTTGTTCTCTGGATTTTATGTTTCATTTCTTGCAGCAAGTTACTAAACGTAAAGGCGTTTACGCCGACGCGGAAGGAAAACTAAACAAAAATATTAGAGAACGTTCTGGTGTTAAATTCGTGACTGATCCCGAGTTATGGGAAGATGGAACTTGTTTAATTGTTCAAACTAATGTGTTTGAATTTTTATTCTCCTTTATGGGGGATTTAATGAGAAACAATCCAACTGATACTAAATATTTCTTTATTGTTGATTCAATTGATATGTTAGCGCGGCGCGATGACTTGCTTAAAAATATGGAAGATTCAGCCAAGGTTGCGGGCGGAGCAGTTTTAACTTCAGTATTTTTAAAACAAACTTCAGCGGCGATGGCAAAGCGCGGACATTATTGCGTATTTATTTCTCAAGTTAGAGATGCGGTAAAAATTGACCCGCGCCAAAAAACGGATACTAATAAACAAGGAAAAGCGTCGGGCGGACATGCGTTAGAACATGCCCCTGAATGGGTATTAGATTTTCAACCTAGATATCAGGATGATATAATCAGGGAAGATGACAATGACAAGAAATCTAAACCATTAGGACATTATTGCAGAATTAACATTGTTAAATCGAATAATGAGACTTACGGACAAGAGATTAGATATCCAATTAGATATGGGCGCACAGGCGGCACTTCTGTTTGGGTGGAAAAAGAGATTGCAGACTTTGCTTTAATGTGGAATTTCGCCAAAAAAGAGAAAAGCTCTTATTACTTTTCAGACGAATTAAAACAAGAATTTGCCGATAACAATATAGAAATCCCTGAAAAATTCGTTGGAATTAATAAGTATATGCAATTTTTTGAAGACCGCGCGGACGTAACCAGTTTTCTTTACAAAAAATTCACCAAACTCTTAGGGTAAAATGAAATTCTATTCAATTCACGGCAAATTAGTCACTGTTAATGTGTCTAAATATCGCGTGGATTGGCAAAGAAAAGTCAGCGCGCCACAATTTGCCGCAAAATCCTTCTTATTTCCGTACTGGAGAAATGATATAGTATTGGAGGAATTAAGGATTCCCGGCAGTTTGTTTAGAATTGATTTGGTTAATTTAAGTAAAAAAGTAATAATTGAAATTAGTCCCCGCTCCTTACACGTTAATTATAACAAATTTATGCATAGAAACCGGGCTGGCTATCTCAAGAAAATTAAAAGTGACGCAGAAAAACTAAAATGGGCAGAAAAATCAGGGTTTAAATTTGTAGAATTCTACGATGAAGACCTTGCCAATCTTTCTCCAGAGTATTTAAAAGAAAAATTTGATTTAGATTTATGACTAATGAAGAATTAAGGGAATTGACGGGTAAAGTTGAGATAGAAGATATGTTAACTCATTTTCTATATCTGTTAGTCCGCGATTATTTACCTGCCGGAATAATTGAAGAGTTGGTCAGAAAAACGGAAAAAAATAAAATTCTATATACTAATGGATATTTAGCTAAATATGCAGAATTGCTATCCAATAGATTAAAAGATAAAAATGTGTAAATATTGATAGCTTTTTAAAATTTACGAAATTATGCCCAAAAAATTTAAAGACCCGGCGGATCAACCATTCCAATTCCCCCAAGCATTGCTAAAGTCCATCGACGAATGCAGCCCAGAAGCATTTATGTTATTTTATATTGACGCTCATGGAGAACCAGTAGTAGCCGCCAATTTCAAAAATTCAATTAATGAATTGGGTTTAAGGAGTTTCGTTACTAACTTCATCGAATCCATAAACCAAGCGGAGGAAATTTCTTCGACCCAAAATCTTTTAGCTTCAGATCGTCCGCCCGAAGATTTTGAAGAAGATAACGAAGAGTAAAGGTTTAGTCAAAATTATATAGTTTTGGAGTGAAGAAGCCTCCAAAGCCGAGCAAAGCCCCGGCACCGTTCAGTAAAGAGCGAAAAGATTTAATCAAAAAACTCATATCTAAGATAGATTACACAGTCTTTCCTAGAGAAATGAAAATGGCGGGACAACTTTTCGAGTTAATCCCCGATGCTGCTTTTTGGGCGCAATTCGAGCCGCCAAAATTTATCGGAGAATTAGATAGTTTAAGAATTTTCATGGGAGAATGGGGGCAAGACTATCTTCGTAAACAATTCAATTTGTACAATCATATAAAAGAGAATGAGATTGTAAAACCAATTGAGCCGCGCGGCCTTAAAGTCGGCGAAGATTACAAAATCATTCCTAAGTCAAAACAATCTAATTTACTAGAATTTTTAAAAAGCTAAAGTAATGTCATTACAAATTAAAAACAGACTCGAAACAGAACGGCAAAGCCTTGCGGCATTAGTCCAATACCCTGAAATTTTTCCTGATATTGATGCAGTAGTTAAAGAAAATTTTTACTCAAATAAACTAAATCAAGTAATTTTTGGGATAATTAAAACAACCATTCTCGCTAAAGAGCCGTTGGATAAGTTTACAATTGCCAATAAAATTGCAAATCTTAACTTAACTTTTGAAGTTGATGTTTATGGTTACTTGGAAGCTCTTGAAATAATTCAAATAAATAAAGCCGCCGCGCTTTCTTACTTCAAACAGTTGGCAACTATTTGGGGAAAAGAGCAGATTTACAAGCAAACCGAAGGAATTCAAAAGTATTTAAATAATACAGGAAATGATAGTTTCGATAGAATTATTGCTAATACTGATTCTTTATATAGTGAAATTACTAACAGCTTTCATTTAAACAATGAGCCGCAGGATTTATTTGAAGGAACAAAAGAATATATTGAAGAATTAGGTAATTTAGACGGGTCGGAAGAAATTAAGTTTCCGTTCCCCCGCTTCCATAGATATTACGGCGGGTTAGAGCCGGGATTAATTTTGTTTGTTGCCGGTTTTAAAGTCGGAAAGTCGTGGTGGCTACTTAATCTCTTGAAAAGAGCTTGCACTGATAATAATGATGTTGAAGGCTTGTATATTGACACTGAAATGTCTACTAAGGAGGTTAAACGCCGGGCGGTAGCAGAATTGGCTCAAATTAATGAGTATTATTTAAGACATGGGTGGAGAAATGACAAAGAGTTATGTGATAAAGTCCGCGCGGTGTGGCCGAAAATTGAAGCATGGTTTGGCAGAATGCAACATCTATATGTAGGTAATATTTCTAGCGAAGAAACTGAATCAATTATCCGCCGATGGGTTTGGAAGAAACGGGCGGAAAAACCGGGGATCAAGCCAGTTATTTTCTATGATTACTTTAAGTTACATGATGGTGATTCTATTAAAGATGCTTTTGCTAGTTCAATGGTTTTAGGTTACAAAGTAGATAGATTAAAGAAAATTTCCCAAGAGCTACAAATTCCAATCGTCGCGGCGGCGCAAACAAATGCGGAGGGTAACGTTGGATTAAGTAGAGAAATACCTAAATTTGTCGATAGTGCTTATAAACTAAGGCTGAGAAGCACTGAAGAAATTGAGGATGAAGGCGGGCCAGCAACTCATAAAATTGAAAGTATTTGTAATAGAAGTCTCGGCCCCGAAATGAAACAGTTTAATGATAAGGTTAAAATTGGTAAAGACAAGGAAGGAAAAACAATTTGGCGGGAAAATGCAATACTTTACAAATTCAAAGACTTTCGAGTGGAAGAACTTAATACGGTCAAAGAGCAAATGAGTCTTCAATTAATGTCAAATAAAAGAAAAGATTCGGGGGAGATACTATAAGTTATGAAAATTCAGATTAATAATCCTCTAAACGGTAATACTCATACGGCATGGCATGAATGTACAACTCCAGACTGGTTTTATCGCAAATCTAGCTTAACACATTCTTCGCGGACGTATAAAGATTCGGTCTTTGGGATTAAAGATATACAGCAATTTTGCAAACAGTTTGGATTTTCTCAAATTGACGAAGATTGTCTTCGTTTTCAAGATAGTAAGTGTAATTGGGGAGAATCTTGGTGGAGCGATAAATATCAAACATGTTTAACTTGCTATTTGAATAATAACGAAAAACATTATAACACGGTCAAATTGTTATATAGTTTAGAATGCAAATCTCAAAAGTTAATAGATTCTCTAGATAAAATATCCCGCCCTTTAAAATCTAAAGAGAATTTCATAAATCTGATTACTACTTCAAATATGGGTGGATTTACCCTTAAGCCTCTAGAAATCAAAAAACAAGACAATATTGATTTAACTTTAAACTACAATCAAGGATTCGACAAAGTAGACAAACAAATTAAGTCGATTTTGAATAGCGATGAAAACGGAATTTTGATTCTAAATGGGCAACCGGGCACCGGGAAAACGTCCTATATTCGCTATCTTCTTTCGGTTTTAAATAAGAAAGTTATTTATATCCCGCCGAACATGGTGGAAAAGATATCTGATCCTTCTTTAGTTACTTTCCTTTTAGATCATCCTGATTCAATACTTTTAATTGAAGATGCAGAAGAGGCAGTAATCGCGCGCGAGGATAATGTCAGAACGCAAAGCGTTTCTAATTTACTTAACTTAAGTGATGGGATTCTAGGAGACTGTTTAAGAATGAAGATTCTTTGCACATTTAATGTTGATATTCACCGTATTGATGACGCTCTTTTAAGACGTGGCAGATTAAAGATAAAATACGAATTCAAGCCTTTAAGTATTGAAAATTCAAATAAGTTACTGAAATCATTAGGCAAGGATTGTATTGTTGATAAGCCGTCCACGCTTGCTGAGTTATACAATATCACTTCAGACAATTTATACAAACCCAAAGAAACTCAAAGATTAGGATTCTAATGGAAGTTGAATTAGAACATTTTGATATTAAAGACTTTTTAAGATCGAATGGTTATCCCGTACGTGATTCCGGCGGCCAATGGATTCAGTCTGTTTGTAAATATCGCGGTGGACAAAAATTCAATTTAAGTATCAACAAACTTTCAGGTAAATGGGTGGATTTCGTAACAGGTCAAAAAGGAACAATCAACGAATTAGTTAAAGTAATTGGCGGCGAATATCAAGATGTTAGTTTTGAGCATTTTACCAATGAACCAAAGCTAGATTTACCCAAAAAATTCGACAAATCAATACTAAATTATCTAGAAAAGGATCATAGTTATTGGGTGAATAGGGGAATTAGCCGCGCGGTTTGCGAGGATTTGGGCGGAGGTATTGCTGACCCCGAGAAACTACCCAAACTTAAAAACAGGTATATTCTGCCAATTATAGGATTAAAACAAGAATTAGCAGGCTTTACGGCGCGCTATATAGGTAATAGTAAATCTAAATCAATTCCCAAATACAAACATATAGGAGAAAAGAGCAAATGGATTTGGCCACGCGCCAACTCTATAGATGAAACCAAAAGAGTAATATTAGTAGAATCCCCGGCTTGTTGCATGAGTCTTATGACTTGCGGGATTAATGATTCTTTGTGCTTATTTGGGGTTAAGCTGTCTGGTACTATTATCAATTATCTTATTGGTTTGTCGGTAAATCATATAGTTATATCAACAAATAACGAACCTGATAATGAAAGTATAGGCAATCGGGCGGCTCAGGATATCAAAGATCAACTAAGCAACTATTTTGATAATGTTGAAGTTCGATTACCCTCTTTAAAAGATTTTAACGAAATGATTTGTAAAATGGATAAACAATCAATTATAGAATTACTAAAATGAAACAACGAATTGCGTGTATTGGTAGCCGGTCTATCACCCAAGATCAACAACAATTATTCAATTTAATAGGACAATACTTAGCAAGTGAAGATTACTATTTATCTTCGGGTAACGCGGATGGCGCTGATTGCGAGTTTGCCGCCGGAGCAAGTATGATTAATCCAAGTTGTGTTCTTTTGTATCTTCCGTGGAGTTCTTATAATAAGGAGTATATCGTCCCCGGAAATAAGGTATTAAGTAATCCTAAAGACGAATGGTTTAATATAGTAGCGCCGTTTCATCCAGCATGGGCAAATCTAACCCAAGGAGCCCGGCGGCTCCACGCAAGGAACTACGGTATCGTATACAAAGCCGATAAAGTAATTGCTTTATTAAATCATAACAAACCTTCGGGCGGCGGCACGGGGATGGGCTGGAAATTGGCTGAATATCTCAAAATTCCTAGACTAGATTTGAACGAGAAATCATATAAACAAGTAATAGAATTTATAGAAAATTGATATTATGGGATTGTTTAATGATAGATATTGGCGAAAAGGTTTCAATTGGCCTAACTTCATTTTAGGAATGATGTTTGGAATGTTATTCGTTTTTGGGCTACTTAGGTATACTCATTCATAATGACTAAAGAATATTCTTGCGGTTTTATCTTTGATTTGTCGGCCACTCGCGTTCTACTTTTGAAAAAGAGGCCGGGCGCTCCCAATGCAGGTTTTTGGAACGGTCATGGCGGGAAAATAGAACCAAACGGCGAATCTCCTTTAGATTGTATAATTAGAGAAACTAAAGAGGAAGTTGGATTAAATATAACAACTTGGGACGAATTTTGTGAACTGCGCGGCCCCGGATTTGTAGTTCATTTTTTCAGAACCTTCACAAACAAGATAGGACAAGCAGCCCAACAAGAGGTTGAAGAAATCGAGATATATAACGTTAAACTTCTTCCCAACGTCGTTCCTAATGTCAAATTTCTAATTCCTATGGCTTTAAGTATAGATTTAGATTCGGCAAGTAAGTTTGTTATTCAAGAAATTATATAGATTATTAAGCAAAATCGGCCAAAAGTCAGGCCAGCCGGTGTAAATTAGATAAACAAACCCTCATTTAGCCGCGCGGCTCAACTTAGTTTTCAAAAATATTATGAAGAAAATCAATCCTGAAATTATAGAGAAATTGCAAGTATTTTTAAAAGAAGGGCACAAAGAATCTGATGTGCGTCGCTGGTTCCGTGAAACGCTAGGTTTAAGTAAGTCACAAGGTAATTCAGTATATAATGAGACTGTTAAATCTCTAAAATCAGTAGCTAAATCTGACAATATCATTTCTGATTCGGCTGGCCTAGAATTCGTTTCAGATCGTTATACGTATAATCAACTTAATGATACTTATGTTATTAATTTGAAATGCCAAGGTAAGCCTCTAGTCGTGTCAGGCTCTAGGCATCGGGCGATTTGCCGCAGTTATTCAGATTGGGGCGATGGGCTCAATTCTGATGAAATTTGCAAGAAATATGCATTAACCCCTGAAATTTTTGACGAATATCGGCGTATCTTTAGTTTAACTAAACAAAAAGAGCCTTTGTCTATCGAAGAAGTTTTGGAAAACTCGGTGGAGGATAATGTAGGAAAAATTCTAGAAGAGAAAAGATATAAAATATATCAGCAATATGAAAAAGAAAGTTGGAAAAATATTCAAGCGGCTGCAATCAAATGGCAGCGTTTTCAAGCCAAGGAATTTGACCCATTTTGTAACTTCATCGAGTCATGGAATCCGCCAGTTTATAATCCTGTCGAATTTAAAAATAAAACAAAAGTCGGGGATAAACACTTTGTCGCTTCTCTTAGCGATATTCACGTAGGATTAATTTCTCACGGGCGATTCAATTATTTTAAAGGTGAATGGTCACACAAAGATTTAGAAGAATCAATTAAGCAATATACTGCTAAAATTAGAGATGAAGTAGATAATCGCAAGACCGGGTTTAAAGACGCTTATTTACTTTTAGCTGGCGATATTTGCCATACCCTTAGTGGTTTTACAGATAAGGGCACCAAACTAGAATATGAATTTATTGCGGAAAATCAATTTGATTTAGCTTTCAATATTATTGTTTATTTTTTGAATGAATTACTAGCTATCTTTCCTGAGATTAACATTAAGTCAGTCGCAGGCAACCATTCTAGTTTTGGTGATTATGTTGTAGCTAAAGCTTTAGAAGCATATTATAGAACTGAGCCGCGCCTTAAATTTGAAATAACTACCAAACGTTATTTACCATTTAAAATCGAAGATTCATTATTTATCCTAGAGCACGGTTATAGTCCGTTTTACAAATCTCGTTTACCCAATGCTAAGAATCAACGAGAAAACTATATTAATGGATTATTTTTATCTAAACCAGAATTACTTCAAGGGATTAGAACAAAATACTATCTATCCGCCGACCAACATCATTCTGAAACTAAAGAAACCAATTTCTACGAACAGATTATGTTTTCTACGATAGTAGCCGCCGACCGTCACTCTGATAATTGTGGTTATGTTAATCGGGCGCGGCAAAACTGCTTAGTTATTGATAAAGAAGGATTAAGAGAAATCATTCATTTCTATTTCGACTAGTCTATTATGTTAGATATAAACAAAATTTATCAGGGTCATAGCCTTGATATCCTAAAAACTTTCCCTAATGAGTCGGTGCAGTGTGTAGTAACGTCGCCCCCTTATTTTTCGTTGAGAAGTTATTTAGATACTGAAAATCCTAATAAACATTTAGAAATTGGATTCGATAATTCACTACAAGAATATATCACAAATTTAACAAGTCTATTTTCTGAAATTCACAGAGTATTAAGAAAAGATGGAACATTTTGGCTAAATTTAGGAGATACTTATGCTGGTAATAAACTTGGCAATACTCAAGGTACTTATTCTTCTAACTTAAAGTATGCAAACCCAGAGAAAGACTTAGAAAGCTTCCGTAAAGAGAATGAATATAAAAAGACAGTGCCAATGGGACTCAAATCAAAAGACTTAATAGGTGTTCCTTGGCGTGTTGCTTTTGCTTTGCAAGATGCTGGGTGGTATTTACGCTCTGATATAATTTGGGCAAAAAGTATTAGTTTCAACTCTAAATATACAGGTAGCTGCTTACCGGAAAGCTGCAAGGACCGCCCTACTAAATCTCACGAATACTTATTCTTATTAACAAAATCTCCAAAATATTTCTATGATAAAGAAGCTGTACAAGAAAAAGCTCAAGATTGGGGTTCAAGAAATCGTGATGAATTCCGGGGTGGGACTACTGATCCTAAACTAAAACATCATGGATTAGCTGATTGTGATTTTAGTGCATCCGGCAGAAATCTAAGATCGGTTTGGACAGTAAATCCAAAACCATTTAAAGGCGCTCATTTCGCCACCTTTCCCGAAAAACTAATTGAACCATGTATTAAAGCGGGAACTAGCGAATACGGTTGTTGTGTGAATTGTGGGAAACCTTACAAAAGAATAACAGTTAAAGGTAATGCTGACGAAGAACACAAGAAGACTTGCGGCGCGGATTCTAATGGAGAATATCTGGGATTAGCTACTAAAGATTATGATTCCGCCCGAGCGCAAAATGCCAGCGAAGTAAAAGCAAGAATTTTGGCCGGAATGGTTAAAACTAAAACAACTGGGTGGAAAAAAGATTGTAAATGTTTAACTAATGATATTAAACCTTGTGTTGTGCTCGATCCATTTTTCGGTGCAGGGACGACAGGAGTTGTATCTAAAAAATTAGGTCGTAGCTGGGTCGGAATTGATTTGAATCCAGAGTATTGTGAAATCGCACGGACAAGAATTAATGAAGTTCTTATTTAAATTATGAAATACAAAATCTTAACAATGTGCGCCGGAGGTAATGTTCGCAGCGTAGGAATGAAATATTTACTTAAATATAAGTACGGACATGAGGCTTTAGCTTGCGGGCAAGACGCCAACTCAACAGAGACTATTGATATGTTATGTAGTTGGGCGGATTATGTTATTGTCATGACGGATGATTATGCAAAGTTTGTTCCAGAAAAATATAAAGATAAGTTACTTTGTTATGATGTCGGCGAAGATCGTTTCGGTTATGCCTTTCATCCTGAATTATTGCAAATTATAGATAGAATGATTATTGAACGCGGTTTATTTAATTTATAATGGGTCGTCCTCCTAAAAATCCATTTGCTCAAAACGAAATAGTATTTGAACCTATCAGTCATAAATACACTGAAGTTTCTACCGGGCGGACTCTAATATCAGTTTCTCAATTACTTCACTTATTTCAGAAACCGTTTGACCCAACAGGGATTGTTCTTTTTAAGTGTGCCCAACGTGAGGGAATATCAAAAGAAGTATTGAAAAAACGCTGGGATGATAAACGTGACAAGAGTTGTATCTATGGCACGGCTGTACACGCAGAAATTGAACATTTCATTAATACCAGTAAATTAAGAAAATCTGAGTACAAAGATATAGCTGCCGACTTTAAGAAACGAATATTCCCAACATTCTCAAATCCTATATTTTCTGAAGTGCTGGTTTACTCTTTAGATTACTTAATTGCAGGTTTAAGCGATCTTGTAGAATACAATCAAGAAACTAACGAAATCTGCATTTTTGATATAAAAACGAACGAATCTCTATTCAAGAAATCCTATAATAACCTATTGTATCCGCTCGATCATCTCAAAGATACAGCTATCAACCGTTATTCATTACAATTGAGTTTCTACGGATACCTTCTAAAATTGCGCGGTTTTCAAATTAAACCACATTTCAAAATCTTTTGGGTTAATCCAGAAACACGCAAAATTGAAATCATTCCAATTCAATATCTCGAAAAGGAAGTTAAACTCCTAATCGACCATTACAAAAATGGGGCCGATCTGATTTAAGTAATTAACTTTTCTTAGTTAATTTGGTAATTTCTGCCCGAGCTTCATCGGCCAATTTTTCGCCTTCAGCTTTAATTTTGTCCTCAATATCCGCCAAATGTTCGGGGGAATTACGTTTAAGTAGATAAAAACCTACCCCAAGTCCTATAACAATCACCGCAACAACGATAAATAATCCAGTCATATTTTTAATCCTATTTAAATGAGCGATATTGCTCAATCTTATTTACACGTCCGCGCGGAATTATTTTCAAAAAATCCAAAGAAAATCGAAAAAAATCTGAAAAACCGAGAAATCAGAATCATATAGTCTGGATATGACCAAAAAAGAAACCATTACATTTCTCAACGAAGACACGGCGACAATTTACAGAGATGAAGAAACGAAGGAATTATCTCTAGAAATTAGAATTAAAGAATTGGACAAACAAATCATCATATTTGGAAATGATGCAGTTCAAAAACTTTCTTACCTTTTGGAATTTTGGGCTCCAACTCATTAAATAACTATGCCTTATCTTAAATCACAAGACAAATCCAAATTTGAACGAGCATTAGAAATATTGCCCGTTCCTGAATCCGCTGGAGAAATTAACTATATAGTTACCGAAATTATAAAAGGTTATATAGGTAGTAAAGGTTTATCGTATCAAACCTGTAACGATATTGTAGGAGCTTTGGATAACTGCAAAGACGAGTTCAAACGGCGAGTCCAAAATTCTTATGAAGATTTTAAAATCTCCCAAAATGGAGATGTATATAATGTGCCTCCGCCTGATACTCAAAATAAACAATAAATAAGTAACTAAGTAATAAACAATGAAACTAATCAGTAAAATCGTTCTAACAGCAATCGTAAGTCTAGCTTCTGCTACTTCGCTATTTTCCGAAGACTTGGCCGAGCATTTACAGAATCTATCGGTAACTATCCACGCGAAAGGCGCGCAGGGCAGTGGTACTATTATTACCCGCGATGGAGTTAACTATGTAATTTCCGCCGGGCACGTTGTCGAAGGCTGCCGTCACTTAGTTAAATTTCATGACAATACTACAGGTGGGACAAAAGTTTTATCTAAATTTGACGTAGTTAAAGTAGTAAAAGAAATTGTCCGAGATGGTAAAAGTATTGGATTTACTGAAATTGAAGCTGACGTAGTAGCATATAGTTCTCCTAAATTCGGGGATGACTTAGTATTACTTAAGCTTCGTGACCATATTACTGATGATTCTATTGAGTTTTGGAAGGAAGGAGATAAAACTACTCCCCCTGTCGGCTCAAAGCTTTGCCACGTAGGTTCGTTTCTTGGTCAAGATGGTTCTAACTCTTACAGTGAAGGTAGAATTAGTCAAATAGGTAGAACTCTATTTGATCATGTGTTTGATCAAACTGATGTTATTGCATTCCCCGGTTCTTCTGGTGGCCTAATTGCTACAATGGACGGTAAGTATATGGGTACTTTAGTTAGAGGGGCAGGCCAAGGTTACATTCTATATGTTCCTCTCCGTCGCGTGCATACATGGGCTAAAGAGCATAATATTGAGTTTATTTTCGACCATGACGGAAAACCAAAAGGAGCAATTAAATTGGAATCTCTAGAGCCGCAAAGCGACTCTGAAAGTGGGGACGAAACATCCTTTGAAAGTTTCAATAAAGTTTATCCCTATCTTTTGTTTAGTAAGTAAAATTGATTCAATTGCAGGTTGGACAAGTAGTTAAGTTGCCGCCCTCATAAGGCGTGAGATCGCTCGTGCAAATCGAGCACCTGCAACTCTTTAAATAAGTATTTGGTATTGCGTCGCAGTTTTTATTACAGGTAATTACTGTGGTTAGCTCGCATCACCTGCCCCGGTAAGCGCATAAAAGCCGGGGCAAATTTTTTTTATAAAGGCCGCGCGGCAGAATCATATACTCTGAGTAGAGAGCAACGCCAAATTCGGCGGCTCTAAGTTCTTTGAAATCTTAAATCTCAAATATGTCCAATTTTGAATTAATCAATAAATCAACAGTATCAGATAATAAACTAATTAAAATAATTGAATTTGTAAAGTCTCCGCGCCTTGCTCCCTGTAAAATGGTAATTAAGAATTCTAAAAACCATGCTTATGACGCGGGTTTCTATTTTGGATTATACAATGAACCTTATATTATAGCAAGATTTGCAAGTCACAAAGCCTTCCCCTTTAAGTTCCAATTTAGAAGTGATAAGTCCGCCCGCAAGGGCTATTATGATGGGGTTTATGATTTTCCTACTAAAACTCATTGTCTAGTATATACTTTGGCCCATGAATTAAGGCATTGGTATCAATACAACCACCCAAAGAAAAGGTTTTGGTTATATACAAACCCTCAAAGGCTTGCTGAAAATGATGCGGACGCTTACGCTCTTAAAAAACTTGACGAGTTCAATCTCTTAAGAGAAGAAGGAATTGATATATTTAAGGATTAATTATGAAGCCGCCGAAAACCGTTACCGTTACATCAACTGTTGATTTAGACGAAATATCTTACGTTTTGCAAACCAATCTAAAAACTAAACAGTTAATTGAATTTGTTTTGTCTATGGGAGAAGATTTGACAGATTGTGAAAATTATTATAAAGGCTTACATGAAGAATTATCTAAATACAATTTAGAAGATTAAATTATGAATCAAAAAATACTAAATAAAATTGCGGAAGCAGAAGAAAGACAAAAGGAATTAGCTTTGCGTGGTAAAGCTATATCTTTAGGAGTTTGCCCTGATTGCGGGAATAATATACATTGGGAATCTTACAATACTTACGGACCTTGTATTGATACTAGAATGAAATGCCGAAAATGCGGGTTTCATCACCCTGAATGGTCAGCTAAATTTCCTTAAAATTATTTAATATGGACATTATAGAAAAAGCCAAAGCAGCCTATCACAAAAAGAAAGAAAAAGATGATGCCGCGCGCATTGCTGAATTAAGAAGTCAATTCGTAAAATTATCCTCACGTATCGAAGGGATAAAATGGGACGGATCAACTGAAAAAGTTCAAATTGCTGGGTATTTATTTGATATGACTTATGCTCACCCTACCGAATGGGAGCAGCGCAAACTTGTTCTGAATCCTCATAATCGACGTTGTGGTTATATTAATGATATGGTAGATTTGGGGGCTTACTTTATTCATTGTGAAAAATATAATTTAAAGCCACAACTCTTTGAAAAAGAAGAAGTAAAACGCGAACGAAAACCTACTTGTCGCAAATGTAAAAAACATGATTTGAGAATGGTTTTCATCGGCGTGGATGATTATGAATATAGATGTTATGATTGCGGAAATGAACAAGAAACTGAAATTTAATTATATGATTAAAGAATCTTGGAATTTTCTTGGTTTTGAAGAAGGCGAGGATGGCTGGCCGGTTGCCCGCCTGTTTGGGAAACCAAATGACAGATTTAGAATTATTAACAGATTTAAACAACCTTTTTGGGTGGCGTCTATAGATAATGTTAGCAGATTAGGGTGGCCGGTTGCAAATTACAAAACTGAAAAAATTTCTAAAAAAGAAGCTGAAAACTTAATTGCTAATGCGACATGGGATCAATTTTACAAATGTTATAAGTTATGAATATGACTATTAAAGAAAAAGCGATTGCGGCCTATAAAAATAAAGAATTATCAGATAAAGCTGCATACCTAGTATTCTTGCAATCAAAATCAAAAGAACTTGGGGATAGACTTGGTATTAATATAGTCGGAGAATATGTCTTCATCGAAGGAGTTAAATTTAGAGTCGGGATTCATTTTGGAAGATTTGGTGATCCAGCTTGTTTGTACCCTGTAAATCAAAACAAACAGGACTACTGGCAAAATTCTATTTATGACTTAGTTGATCTTGGAAAGTATTTTCTTAATAATTCTTTATGATTGAATATTATAATGGAGATATTTTCAATGCTCCAATTAACATACTAATCCATTCAGCTAATTGCTGGCACACAATGGGCGCTGGAATCGCAAAAGAAATAAAGTTAAAGTATCCGCGCGCCTATCAAAGTGATTGCATGACGCAAAAAGGGGATAGAAAGAAAATGGGTCAGTTTTCATTAAGTGCCCCGGCGGACGATCAACCCTTTTATATTCTTAATTGTTATACTCAATACCGATATGGCCGCGATAAACAATATGTTGAATATGATAAGTTTCATGAGTGTTTGGAAAATGTTAAAAATTGGGTAATTAAAATGAAAATTGAAAATCCAGTCATCGGCTGCCCTTATAAAATTTCCTGCCAAAATGCAGGGGGAGATTGGAATGGTAAAATATTACCAATTATTAAATATGTTTTTGACGATGAATCATTAATTAAATTTCTAATATGTCAGATCGAGAAAAAATAACAATTTTAACTAAAAAAGACTGTGATATTTCCTATTTTATAGGTTCTGGTGCTGGCGGGCAAAATAGGCAAAAGAATCATACGGGAGTTCAAATTCAACATCGAGAATCCGGGGCAACAGGAAGGTGTTCAGAAAGTCGTTCTAGAGAACAAAATAAAAAACAAGCTTTTCTTAATTTAACTAAAACGCCTAAATTCAAAGTTTGGTTGAATAAAAAGTTATATGAAATTCAACAAAATGAAACAATTGAAGAGACAGTAGAAAAACAAATGAAAGCCGAGAACTTAGTAGTTGAAATGAAAAAGGACGGAAAATGGATTCCATATGAAGAAACAAAAACAAAAACCGAAAATATTTAAATCAAGAGAACAATTAAATCATTGGGTGCATATGGGAATGCCTGACTGCTATCCAGCGGCGATAGCTCCATTAATAGCTGAAGATATGTTAAAAGCCGGGGCGGTAATTATAAAGAAAAACTAAAATATGAACAATTTAAAAAACACAGAATGTTACTTAGCGGGCAATTTAGAAAACACAGATGATGCCGTTTCTTGGCGCGAAAATGCAACGACTGTTCTTAAAGAATTAGGAATTGTTTCATTAAATCCCCGCATTCAATGTTTTACCAATCAGCTTAATGAGGATCAAGAGTCCGCCGATTTTTTAAAAGGTTTATTAGCTAAAGGTGAACATCACACGGTTAAAGATTTCATGCAGAAAATTATCCGCCGGGATTTACGGATGGTTGACCGCGCGGACTTTATTATAGTAAATCTAGAACCAAAATTACCTACTTACGGAACAACCCATGAGATTGTAGTAGCTTCATTACAAAGAAAACCAATTTTACTTAGAATGGACGATAAATCTAAATTACCTTTATGGTATTGTGGATTATTAGATATGAGTTTAGTTTTTGAAAAATGGGATGATTTATATCATTATATAAGATATGTTAATGACTGCAACCCGCAAGAATTAGATGGAAAATATTGGAAAATATGGAGTGACGAATACAAATAATTTAGATATTAGTATATGAATATGAGTGAACATAAGAAGGAGTTAGAAATTTTAAAACAATTTGATGGAGGGAATCAGGCCAACGACGAAGCTGGAACTGGAATTTGGCAAATCGGGCGGCAATTAGGAAAAACCGAAACGACTATGAAGTTTATTGAAGCTAAAATTAAATCTGAGGTAGATGAAATCAGAAAGTTTGAAGGTGGGGCAATAAGAGATTCTGAAAGAGGCAAAGAAGATTATATTGAAACGATTAGTTGGATTGCTTTTCGTCGCTATGCTCAATATATGACAAAATGTAAAGAACGTTATGGCTCGGGAAACTTCAAGAAACACATTCCCATCGACGCTTACGAAAGAAGTTTGGTCCGCCATCTTCAAAAGTATTTAGCTAATAAATATGAAGAACAAGACTTGGAAAAGGAATCTGATCATCTCTGTGGAATGCTGTTTAATATTTTTGGAATCCTTCATGAAGAAGAAACAGAGAGAATAAACAAATCTAAATTAAATCTGCCCGAAAACCTCAAAACTTGACTTTCCCTACAAAGGTGCTAGGATTGGCGGCATGAGTGACATTATTAAGAAAGATCGCAAATTAGCAGAAGCAGCGCGAGCTATTTTTGGCAATATTGTAAAAAGTGCATTTGTTTCGACATACGATTCTAGAGACACGGATAGTAACAGTGAAATCGAAGCAGAATTTCAACAAGCCTCCAAAAGTATAGAGTATGGAGTTAAGAAATATATTGCTTATGGTGGATTAACAATTTATATTCTATTTTCAAATGGAAATATGGTTAAATTTTCAAATTCAGAATGGGCAACTATATCCAAAGTAGAAAACAAATTAGAAACTTTATGATTAATTTATCCAATCTTTCTTTCAAAGAAAAAATATATCTGGCCGAATTGGTCCGCGCGAGTCCTTTAGAAGTTGAAATAACCCCAGAAAGTCTCCACGCTTTAAAACCGGGCGTTTTGGAAGTTGCATTAAGTCTTGTGACCGTGCGGCTGGATAAAAGACAAACTCAGGTAATCAAGAAAATAATTGAAAAGATTCCCGTGCCCGACTTACAGGATGGAGAATTATTAGCCCCTAAAGAAAATAGATTAAATTAAAGTAATGAAAAAAGAAAAAATCGAAGACCGTAAGATTAAAATTAAGATAATTAAGACCGAAAGAGATAATCGTCATGGTTATTGTGATTGTTGTGATTCCGGTTCCGATCCTATTTTTACTAGTATAATGCAGTGGGATGAAGTAGATTTAAAGAAGTACGGTGAATTATCTGAGGCAGTTAGATGCGCTAACAATAATCAAAAAGACCCATATCATTATTCTATTATTCAACAAGTTGATATAGATAACTGCGCGGACATTTTCAAATCGGCGGATGAATATATTAAATATCAAAAGAATCTTCAAGAACAATATAAAAAGCGCGAAGCCGCCGATAAAATCAAGAGAGAAAAAACAAAGAAAGAACGAGAAGCAAGACAGCTAGAAAAACTAAAACAAAAACTAAAGCAATTAGAAGGAGAACAAAATGACAAAGTTACTTAAACTTACATTAGCCGCCGCGTTTCTGGTGTTATCCACTGTTTCGCGCGCCCAAGATCGAGAAGTTGCTACTTATTCTGACGGCGTAATTACTGTTTATTCTAGTAGAACTGCGCTTAATGCCGTTGTTTTATATTCAGCTATTTATAAATCAATTACAATCCCCGGCCAAGAAACTCAATTCGGGATGAAAGTAATTAAAGATTGGGGAAATATTGAGCCGTGGAGAAATGATTACTTTTACTATATTAGTGATAGGATGGGGCCGATTATTGAAAGGAAGTTTTACTAAATATGCGTGAATTAAAGTTCAGAGTTTGGCGATATTGTCACAGCGACAATAAGTTTAAGTTTTATTACTTAGATAATTTAAGGATAACCTGTAATTCTGGCGCGGGTATTGTTTTTGAATCTAATGACTACGATTTAAGTTTCTTTGATAGTTCGCTAGTATCTTTGTCCAAAAATGAAGTAATCCAACAATTTACCGGGTTAACAGATAAAAACGGTCGGTATATTTACGAAGGAGATATTATTGAAAATCACAATGAAATTTTTGAAGTAATATTCAAAGACGGTAGCTTTCAAGGTAAAGAAATCAAAAGAAAAGTGTTAGCCGATCATTGGTTCATGGGAACTTTATTTTGGGATACTATTATTGGTAATACTCTAGAAAATCCTGAATTATTAAAATAATTAAAACCGTGTAAATATAGATGCTAGACAAACTAGCAAAACTAGAAAGCACGGCCTATGAAAAACAAAATAATTGGGTTAGTCATTTTACTCTGTTTAGGTTGTAACAGTCAGATAAAAGAGGCCGCGCGGCCACCCGATTTACTCAGTAAAACAGGATATAACTTAGTTTTTAATGATGAATTTAATGGGAATAAATTAGATGCCAATAAATGGAATATCGAAGATGGTCCGCGAAATTCAGCTATAAACTGTCCGCAATCCATTATCGAATCCGGTGGCTCACTTAAAATTCATACTTTTATTAACAATAATAAGTATTACACGGGAATAATTAATACTAGAAATAAGTTTATCTTTAATAAGGGATATTTAGAAGTCCGCGCGGCTTTCAATGATATCCCCGGCTCATGGTCAGACGTTTGGTTATTTAATGACAATGTTTCAAAAGATGAAATAAATCCTGAAATTAATGGCGTGGAAATAGATGTTTTTGAACATCGTGCGTTTAATTATTATAATAATCCAATATCAGATAGAGTTAATTTTGCAACTCATTATAATGGCTATGCCAAATTACATGAAGGAGAATACTTTTTAACGCCTCCACTTGATTTAAATAAAGGTTTTCATATTTTCGGATTCTTGTGGGATGATAATGGCGGGACTTTTTATATAGACGGCAAACAAGCTGGGCATTTAAATATTCCTTACACAGTCGCTAAGAATTTCATAGTAATTGGGTCAGAATTAAGTAATCATCAATTTGAATGGACTTATTTTTTACCGAAAGAGTTAAATCAAAATGTTATGGAGATAGATTATATAAGAGTATATCAGAAAATTTTAAAGAAATAATATGAGTGAATCAGAAAAACAAGAAAAGAAAGCTGAAAAGCTAGAAGAAGAAATAGAATTAGCATTAAAGAAATTAGATTTAGTCCAGCGACATAGAGCAAGAGTGATGGAAAATTGCGATATTATTGGCCGCAAATTGATACAAGAAGGCGAAATAGGATTAGGAATACGATTAATTGCTAATTCATATGTGCATGATGACCCCAAGCTAACTAGCCCCCTCCAATTTAAGTATCTCTTTCAAAATGAAGATAAGGATATGCTTAAATTAGCTATCGAAGAACATAATACAACTTGCGATCATCATTTATCTTTTTATACAGATATCAATTCAGTGCCAACCGTTAAAATTGCAGAAATAGTTGCAGACTTATCAGCACGTTCAGCAGAACAAGGAACCTGTCTAAAAGATTACTTAGATGAAATATATTATCCTAAATATAACATTAAAAAGAATAGTAATCTTGACAAGAGTATCCGCCGATTTATGAGTTTACTTTTAGAAGAAAAGTTCAAAAAGCTATAAATTATGAAACATTGCACAAGCTGTGGTAGTCCAATTCCTGACGGTCAAGGCAAGTCTTGCAGTATGTGTTACGGAGATATAGCCCACGGCACGGATGGATATTATGAAAATTGGGCGCGCGAACAAGAACGATTACAGGCTCAAGAAAATTATATACGTTCTTTGGAAGATGAATCAAACTTAAAACAAGATAATTCTCAATTTTAAATAGAAACAACATTATGACAAAAGAAAAGGAATCGGGCGGCGGGACACCAGTACCAAAAACAAAACTACTAGTAACAGTATCATATGATCCTAATAAGATTGATTACAAGACTTACGTATTAGCTTCAATTATCGAATACTATGGTTGCTGGTTAGAACACAAACGAACTAAAACCAAACATTCAATGATTGCGTTATTTGATAATATAAAGAATGGCGCGGAATACTTTGATATTTTTAAGCAATTTGTTGGGATGACGGTGATTAAAGAAGAAGTGGTTGAATAACCTTAATAATGACACTGAAATCTATCAATTACGACCACCAAGATTTAATTAATTTAATTAAACAAAATACAGCGATAATTTGTGATATTGAGCCCGCGCGATTATTTGTCGAATTTCAAATACAAGGTAAAAGGGTTAATGTGAAAGTGATTAGGTTGGATAAAAAGGAAATAGAGATAAATGACTCACACGATTAAACATAAAGAATCCGGGCGCAATTATGAATATCGACGATGTTTAGGCTGTGGAGAATGTTGGGATGCCACGCCTCAAACTACAAATCAATGTCAGGTTTGTAGAAGTAAACAATCTCTATATATGTCCGAATGGATTTCAGATAGGATAATGAAAAATGACAAATGATCTTGGGGCTAATTTGCTTCGTTACAATTATAAAGATAAAACGTTTAACACGTTCGACACGGAAACAGAAAGCCTCAACTTAAGATTTTCCCGCCCGTGGAATATTGCTTGGATAGTTTCGCGCGGCGACCAAGTAATTGAAACCCAAGATAGATATTTATATTGGAAAGACTTTAATATTTCCAAAGATGCCGCGCGAATAACTCAATTTAATTTACAAGAATACAAAGAGAAAGCGGAAGACCCTAAAAAAGTTTTCCAAGAGTTTGAACCTGTTTTGTATGATAAAAACATTACAAATATCATGCATAATGGATTCGGTCTTGACATTTTCCAAATTGATTCTTGGCGTCGTAATATTGGATTAAAATCAGATTATTCATTTATTAATCATTGCCTTGATACACATTGTCTTGAAAAAGCAATTAGATTAGGATTAAATCCTCAATATCCTTTACTTGCTTGGCAGTATAAATTGAACAGCGTAATTAAAAAAGGACTGAAAACTAATCTAACCCTTTTAGCTAAAGAATACGAATTAGGTGCGGACGAATCAAAGTTTCACGCTGGCCTTTTCGACTCTGAAATCACTCGACAACTTTTGTTAAAACAAATGTGGAAGTTGGAATTAGTTATTTAATTGGTTTAAACATGATTTAACATCGAAACTTTGACTTTCTCAGATTAAGTGCTAGACTCTTTGGGTAGTGTAAATTACTCTAAATAAAGGAGGTTAGTATGAAAATAAGAGAATTAGTAGTTTGTTTGTTTTGTTGTTTGGTGATTGGTTGCGCGGGCACTAATTCCCAGCAAGGAAACAAAAAAATGTTAGTTAGATTAACAACATACAGTAGGGATGAAAAGTTACCCAAAAAACATCCTGATAAATGGAGTCGGCATGGAATATCGTCCACAGGAATCCCTTTAAAAAATATGCAAAGTGCGGCAGTAGACCCCAAAGATATTGCTTATTTTAGTAAAATTCAATTACCATGTTTCAATCATTTTGTTTTAGCTCAAGATACGGGATCATGGGTGAAAAGTAGGCGCGCGGCTTTGCGATTAGGTAGGAATTGTCCGGTTATTGATTTATTCTTTGATAGAGAAAGGGACGCGGCAGCTTTCCGTCGGCGCAACCCCTTATTTATGGAAGCGGTGATAATAAACTAAATTTAAGTTAAAAAAGGAGCAAGGAATGCTAACTCGAATATATTGTGGTAAAAAATATAAAATCAGCGAAGAGTTCTTAACTGACCTGTATAGGAATGTTATTTTTACTCCCGAAATCCCAACAACGGGAAGTTCCCATTTTAAGAAAGATTTTTTAGGTTGTCGTTTATCCCCACCAATCCGTAATGCCTTTGGTGAAACAAGTCTTCTTTTTTTTACAAAATCGTATTTAAAAAAAGTTTTAGAGCCGATTTCTAAAAAAGATTATAAAAAATCTAAGAAACATAATCACCCATTAACTGATATGTTTTGTGTAAAATAATCTAATGGAAAAGCCAAATTTGAATCTGGAAGATATGCTGTTTTGCCTAGTTCCGTTATGTAGTCACTACAATCAGCCTTGGGAAGACTATTTACCTGAACGTTATAAAAATTACTTATTTAAGATAGATAGAGTAATTGAACACCCTGTAGAGAAGGCAATTTTAGAATTATCGTCCATCCCTGACCCGTCTTTAGAGGAAATAGATTTAGCAACTAATACGCGACCCAAATTGGTTATCTCGTATCAGCAACTATTCAAATATTTTGAAGCAGTTGATTTGCAAATAATTAGACATAATCACCCCCTGACCAATATGTTTACTTTTAAATAGAAATATGGTAGGTTAGAGGTTGGATGGAATTATATAAGGTATGGAATGGATAAGGTAACTTGCATATTTGGCAGTCATTATAGCTTCAGCGGTTCTAGCATTCTCACGGTTGACGAAGCAGAGGAAATTAATGAATCTAAACCAGTTTCGGTTTTTTCTATAGCTAAACACTACGAACTAAAAGACGTATTTTTAGCAGACAAAACATTAAGTGGCTTAATTGATTCGTATAATGCCGCCGGGAAAATCGGAATCAATCTTCATTTTGGTTTTAAAGTCATTTGTTGCGAGGATATAAATGACAAAAGCGAAAAATCATTTGAAACTGAACATAAGATAATTGTTTGGTTAAATGATTCGCGCGGCTACGTTAATTTTGTCAAATTGGTTTCAAAGGCACAAATTGACGGGTTTTATTATATCCCCCGCGTGGACAAGAATCTTTTGAAGGAATTTTGGTCGGAACACCTTTCCATCTCAATCCCCTTCTATGATTCCTTTATTCATAAAAATACCTTAGAGTTCGGCAAGTGTGTTCCCGAGTTTCCCGCCGCCCCAACCCTATTTATAGAAAATAATGGGCTGCCATTCGATGACTTGCTAAAGGAACGGGTTTTAGAATATGGCAAAAGCGAAAATCTAGAAATTGTCAATTCTAAATCAATTTACTATTATAAAAACGAAGATTATAAAGCTTATTTAGTAAATAAAGCAATTAATAAACGAACAACTTTAGAAAAACCTAACTTAGAACATAATAGCTCAGATCAGTTTTCTTTTGAATCCGCGCAGGAAATTGGAATTGATTACGAAAATAAGTCAAAGTTTTCTCAATCATTTTCTAAATATAATTTACCGTTTTATGGTATCCGCCTCCCAAGCGTCGATATTACTTCGGAAATTAGAACCAAAATTGGCGCGAAAATTGATGATGACAATTATACTATTCTAAAAGCTTTATGTGTTACCGGCTTCAAACGAAGAATTGCTGATGGCACAATTCAAGACTCTGAAACTCAATGGTATAAAGATAGAATCAAACACGAATTAAAAACGCTAAAAACTCTTGGGTTTGTTGATTATATCCTAATTGTTTGGGATATGGTTAACTTTTGCCATGATAACAAAATCCCAGTCGGGCGAGGTAGAGGCTCGGCAGCGGGCTCGGCAGTTTTGTATTTACTGAATATTACTGATATTCCAGTCAAAAGGCATGGACTTTGGTTTGAACGATTCTTGTCAGCGGATCGCGCGGCGGTAATTATTAAAGATGGTATTTCGTTTTTGCAAGATTCACCTGACGTAGATCAAGACGTTTCCCGCTCACAAAGATACAAAGTAGTTGACTATTTAAATAAAAAATATCCGGGGCAAACTTCTAAAATTCTCAATATATCAACCTTACAAGGGAAAGTATTAATTAAGGAAGTTGCTAAATGCGTGGATAATTGCGAGCAAACTGAACTTAATTTAATTACTGATTTGATTCCAGTAGAGTTCGGGAATGTTGCCGATATTGAAAGAACGTATAATGAAAATCCTGATTTCAAAACTTGGTGCGACAATCATTCCGAATCTTATAAAATTGCTTTAAAATTGCGTGGACTCGCTAAAAATGTGTCCGTTCATGCTTCTGGCTATTTAATTACTCACTGTCAAATTAATGAATTTATTCCAACACAACTGACCGCCGATAAAGAGATAGTTAGTTCTTTTGATATGTATTCCGCCGGGAATATTGCGGTTAAGATTGATTTGCTTGGATTGAAGACTTTAGATATTTTAGATACGGCTGGCAAATTATGCGACAAACCTTTTGATAAAATAAACATTGATGATCCAAGTATCTATAAGTACTTATCAAATCCTGAAGCCCCTTTTATGGGTATATTTCAGGCGGAAGAAGGATTAGGAGAAAAAACTTTAAGAAAAATCAGTCCTGAAAAGATTGATCATATTATTGACTCTATTGCAATTGGTCGCCCGGGCGCTATGCGATACACCCAAGACTATTGCGATTTCAAAACTAAAGTTAAATTTCCTAATATTGATCCTCGCGTCGAAGACATTTTGGGGCCGACTGGCGGACTTTTGATATATCAAGAACAACTCATGGCATTAAGCGTGAGAATGGCAAAGTTTACTCCAATCGAGTCTGGAGGAATTAGAAAAGCTGTTGGCAAAAAAATCAAAGCCAAAATGCTTTCGTATAAAGAAAGATTCATTAAACAAAGTATTGAAAACGATTATTCGGAAGAGTATTCAGAAGATATTTGGAAGACTTTTGAAAATAGCGCAGACTATTCTTTCAATCTTAGCCACAGTGCAAGTTATGGCTATTTAACAGCTATTACTGCTTATTTCAAAGCTAACCACCCGAAAGAGTTTTTCTTAGCATTACTTAAAAATGCACAAAATGAATCTGAACCATTAACTGAAGTAAACAAAATTCAAAAAGAATTAAAATACTTTGGAATCCAACTGTTACCCCCTTGCTTATTAAAAGGCAATATTGATTTTGTTATTGAGGGAAACGACATTCGGTTTGGTTTGAATTCTATTAAAGGACTTGGTGAAGCAGTAATTGAAAAACTTAATAATTTCCGCCCGGAAAATTGTAATAAATTCCAAATGTTTCAAGCCGCGCGGCAAGCTGGATTGTCTTGCGGTGCAATGGCGGCGCTTGTTATGTCCGGCGCTTTGGATATATTTGTTAAAGAATCTCGCAGTAAATTATCATTTGAATGCTTACTTTTCTCTAAACTAAAAGACAAAGAAAAACTATTTTGTATTGATAATGCTCCACAGTATAATGATGACTTAATTACAATGTGTCAAGATATTCTGAATTGGCATGACTCCCGAGGGAAAAAAGTCGCACGCTCTACCCGTTTAAATACTCTCAGAAAAGAAACTAAAAAGTATCAAGAAATCTATAGGAATAACAAAGCCAATCAAGCTTTAAGTAACTATTGGTACGAAAAAGAATTACTTGGGTTCGGCTATTCTAGCAATCTAAAAACAATATTTAGTGAGTCGGGCAGCCGCACGGACTTAATTAACTTGGAAGAATACCAAAATCTTGACCCTAATAAAACCGGAATCGTTGTTTGTATTGTTGATGATGTTAAAACTTCAATTTCTAAAAAGGGTAATGCGGTGATGAAATTGTTTGTTAGCGATGAAACTAAATGTAATTACTTTTATTTCGCGGGCAAATCTTACCAAGAATATCTATCAGAAAACAAGACGCCACCTAAAGAAAAGGATATTATTGCAATTAAATTAATGAAATCCAAAGATGGAACTTCAGGATTTGTCCAAAAATTATCCATTCAATCAGTGAAAATCTTCACGAAAATGTCGGAAATTAAGGATGCCCCACTTGAAAACACAGAGGAAAACGAAATAATTGTGCAAAAAATCGCAGAAAACCCACAAACGGAAATGATATATTCCTGAAGAGGCTTAAATGCAACGAAATCCAGACAATAATATCATTCGAGTAAGCCGCGCGGAATTAGATAAATTAGGTTATAAACCTCTTGAAATAACTAAAGATAAAAAAGGAAATGTAATCCCCGCGCCTGCCGGTAGTTTATTAGCTTTACTTAAAGATGAAAATTTATGGGCTGAGTTAGACAAACACGCGAAAGTAACGCCCGATAAACATTTAATACTGATTAAATAATGAATAAGAAACTACTAAAACAATTTTTAAAATCAGATAAAGAGCAAAGAGTTGCATATTTACATGGTACAAAATATTACATTGATTGGGATGAATCCAAAAAGGAATTAGCTTATTTTCATTGGAAAACAAATAAAATCTTTAGTAAAAGCGATCAACCTTCAAAATGCCTGCAATGTAAAAAATCTTTCAAAAAAGACCCTGACCCAAATAATAATTATTGGTATGATCCGTGTTTAGGAATTCTGCCCGGCGTATCTGATGCTTGTTGCGGGCATGGCGTTGAAGACGGATATATTAGCTTCAAAAATGGTATTGTGCTTAGATTTCCTAAAGAGGTTACAATAGAACGATATAAGAACTACAAAACTAAAGAAGATACTTCGACAATTAAAGTTACTAACTTAAATGGCATAGAATTATGAAAGTAAAACAAAAATATTGGTATAAACAATACGTCGGAGAATGTCCAGTTTGTGGTCGCAATCAAGGATATAAAATCCGAGTAAACGGTAAAAAACCTAAGAATCTCAAAAAAGTATATATCCAATTATCTCATTTAGAAACATACGATCATTGTCTCGAACAAGAGTTTTAATGGAAGAACCAATTAAATTACTAACCCGCGCAGAATGCTCAGAGATTCTTAAATCGCGCGGCTACACGTTAGCAGATTATCCGGGCGTTTGGTTCACTCCTAACGGAGATAAATTAGCTTGGTTTCAAGCGGTTTGCCAAGAAGGATTAAAATTTGATAGAAAAGACAAACCTTGGATCAAGAAAGAAAGTTAAATATATGGAACCAGACAGAAGAGACGATGGAACGTTAATAGTAATATTAGTCATGTTGGGTTTAATGAGTTTGCCATTTGTAATAACGTTAATATATAGATAATATGAAATACCGAATAATCAAAGATGGCGAAAATAAGTATCATATTGAACGCAGAATTTTTATGATTTGGTGGGATGTTGACGACAATCATCCTGTTCATAATAGTGAAACATTGTATTTCCAAAGGATATCATCCGCCGAGTTTTATATCAAGCAACTGGAATACGAACAAAATAGAAAATCTGAAATAGTAAAAGAATTAGAATACTAAATATGAACTACTATAAAATCAATTATCGTGGCCGCTCTAATTATGGCTGCAATAGTCATAGTTTTTATGAATTGATTGTTGAAGGAGTGTCCGAAAAGGACGCTATATCTAAATTACCTAATATTGCTAAATTAGATATTGAATCAGGTCATTCAGTTCTCTCCATAGAGAATGTAGAGCTTGCAAATATAAATGAATATAATAATCAGCTTCGTTTAGCCAAAGAAAAAGACGAAAAAAGAGTTAAACGATTAATTTGGAATAGTTATCTGAAATCATGAAGGGTATTGTAGCTATTTCAGAAAATTGGGGAATCGGGCGAAACAACGTGCTTCCGTGGCCTTCTATAAAATCCGATTTCGCTTGGTTTAAGAAATCCACCCTTAATCAAAGTATTATAGTGGGGCGGACAACCGCCAAAGACCTACCCCCGCTTCCCAACCGTTTCATTTATACTTTAAGTTCAAAATATGCTGACCCAAATAACTTAGAAACTGATTTATGGGGCGAGCCAATTCAACGAACCTACAATACTAATACCAAAGGTGATTTTTACGTCAATCATTATATTCATAAAATTGAACAAGCCCCGGCGGACTCTTGGTTATGTGGCGGTGCTTCAATTTACAAGCAATTCCTTCATTTATGTGATGAATTATATGTAACTCATGTGAATGGAGTTTATGAATGCGATACCTATTTCCCTTTTAGTTTAGTTCAAATCACTCATTTATTTCCGTATGTAACAAAAATACATGATTTGGATGGTGGCCATAAAATTGTTAGATATAGTAAAAATGAGTCATAAAAAATTGCCTCAAATTAAAAATCCTGAAAATTTTATTGGTTATAAAATCGGTAAATTAGAAGTAATAGGATTTGATAGATTAGAATGGTTTGATTCTATTGGTAGAAGAGAGAAAAAATTAAAAAATTATATAAATGGACTAGACAGGGTAGATTCTTCTAAGGGTTACATAAAAGATAATGTTGTAACATGTTGCGAAAATTGTAATAGAGCAAAATTAGATTTAACACAACAAGAATTTTTTGCAATGATTAAAAGTATATATGAAAATCATAATTTATCTACGAAATGATTAGCAATATTCTATATCTTTTAGGTTCGATTTTCTTTGCGGCGGGCACAATTATTAACATGTTAAAAAATTAAAACTATGGGTGAAAATAATGACTTAACTGAAAAAGAACCCCCAACAAATACTTACACAACGACTTGGAATTACCGTCCTGATTTAGTGGCGGGTCTGAAAGAAATGAATAAATATTATATGACATTTTCTACTGTTTCCACTGCATACCATGATGCTGGAGTTTCTCTTGAATCCGTTCATTCTAAAAAAATCAAATCTCACAATCACCCATTAACAAATATGTTTGTAATTGAATCGGCCAAATCATGAATATTATAGTAAATAAAGACAAGAATATTGCCGCTGACCCTCTTTTAAATAAACCGGAATTAATTTATGTAAGGGATTTCAATGAAGATTCCTATAAAAAACTAAAAGAAGATTTTAGTAAAGCGATAAATGCTGAATTTGATGTTATTCCAGTAATTATAGATTCATATGGCGGCACTGTCGATAGTTTACTCGGAATGATATCTATTTTTAGAAATTCTCCTATTCCGGTGGCTACTATACTAGAAAGTAAAGCAATGTCTTGTGGTATTATTTTATTCTCATGTGGAACGCCCGGCTACCGTTATATGTCTGATTTAGCTAGTATAATGATACATGAAGTTAGTAACTTTTCTCATGGTAAAATTGAAGATATGAAAGTATCTGTTGAGTATGGAACTTTACTAAATAATAAGATTTTTTCTATATTGGACAAAAATTGCAAACAGCCGCCCGGATTCTTTCAAAAAGAAATGCATAAACGAAAAAATACTGATTGGTTTTTAGGAGCGGCGGAAGCAAAAAAACTAGGTATTGCCGACCACATTAAAATCCCAAATTTCACAGTATCAGTAAGTCAAAAATGCGTATTAAATTAATTTTAAATTATGAATAAATCTTATAGATTCTTTTATCATTTTCGTAAATCCACGCGTGGCATGACTGTGCATTTTAAAAATACCTGCCTCTCCTGCAAAAACGTAGTTTGTAAAACTGAATGTTCTACTAAATGGAATTCCCGGCAACCTAGATTGGTTATGCAAGGATTTGCTAAAAAAGTTACTGTAGAAAATGATATAGCTTATATAGAATGAGTAGTCTAACTTTATTAGTTGGGTCCATAGCGTCAGGAAAATCAACTTATATATCTCAAAATATAAACGAAAACGTTTTAGTAATTAATGACGACGCTATCGTTAATGCTCTACACGGTAATTTTTATAGATTTTACAACAAAAAACTTAAACCTTTATACAAATCTATTGAAAATTTGGCTATTAGTTGGGGGTTATCCGCCGGATTAGATGTTGTTATTGATCGACCAAATCTAAGTCCAGATACTAGACAAAGATATATTCAACTAGCCAAATCATTTGATTGTAAAGATATCATTGCAGTAGTATTTCCGATGATAACTCCAGAAGAGGCCGCTCGCCGTCGCTTTAATTCAGACAATCGCGGACAAAATTATGAATATTGGCTTCGCGCGGCTCAAGATCAATTAAAATCATATAAAACGGTAGAATTAAATGAAGGATTTAGCGAAATAGTTAATCTATAACATGAACCAAGAACAACAAGAAGCTTTACAGCAAGATGTTAATGCTAAACGTCAAACCTTAACTGATGGATTACCTGAAGAAATTGAAAAACAATTCAAAGCAGTCGAAAAAGCAGTTAAAACATTAGTAGATGCCAAGGTAGTTTTTTACTTATTTCCTTTATTGCCGGATAATACAGGCAGACAGGGAACTTGGCAATGGAACTCCATCGGCGCATTGGCTGAATATGATCAATCGGGGAATGTTACCGAAAATTGGAAACAAGTTACTAGTGATATGAATATCGGGTTAGTTTGCTCAGTATTTCATACTTTCGTTAATCAAAGTCAATATGCACAATTTTCTGAAAACGATAAGTTGCTTATGTACATGGAATGGTTAAAAGATAGTTTAAATTTAAAAAATGAGTAAATATCTATCATATAAAGACGTTTGTTTAGTTCCTAAGTATTCGGAGTTAGAAAGCCGCGCGCTGGCCGATACTTCAGTGGACTTATGCGGATTTAGATTCAAGCTTCCATGTGTGCCCGCGAATATGGAGACGGTAATTGATCCTAAAATAGCTCATTTCTTAAGCGAGAATGGTTATTTCTATATAATGCACCGATTCAATATTGATGTTGATTTCGTACGTAAAGCACAAGATTGGAAATTGATTAGTATTAGCTGCGGAGTTAACTACAATCAGAAAGAAGCCGACTTATTAGGAGATGCTTATGTTAATAACCGAAGAATCGACTTCATTACTATTGATGTGGCCCACGGCGATCACCTTAAAGTTAAACAGAAAATAGAATGGCTTAAGCAAGTTTTCCCAAAAACCAAGATTATTGCTGGTAATATAGCCACCCCACAAGCCGCGCGGCATTTAGTTAAATGGGGTGCGGACATAATTAAGGCCGGAATTGCGGGCGGAAGCATTTGCAGCACTCGTTATCAAACAGGTTTTCATATTCCTATGTTTAGTTGCATTAAGAATATTGATTATGATTTTCGCCCGGCTACTTATTCGTTTTACGTAGGGTCTAATCCACATGGAATACCTAATCGAGCCGGAATAACTAATCAAATTAACACTCCTATTATTGCCGATGGTTCTATTTCTAACATTGGAGATATTGCCAAAGCAATCAACGCCGGGGCCACTATGGTTATGTGCGGTAAATTATTTGCTGAATGTATAGATTCCCCGGCCAAAACAGTTAATGGTAAAAAGCAATATTACGGTTCTACCTCATTTGAGGCAAAGAAAACTAATTCCCATATTGAGGGACATTTATTAGAAATGGATTTTGGAGTAACCGTGCAAGAAAGATTAAAAGAAATAGAAATGGCTCTCCAGTCTTCGATTTCCTACGCGGGCGGCAATAAAATTGAAGATTTAAGAAAAGTAGATTATATAGAGGTTAATTAAGTTAATGTTTCAAATTTTTAACCCGTTTAAATCAGTCACAAGAAATAGTGAAGTTTTAATCACTACTTGGGGCATCGCGCCCACGCACCGAATGGAAGAAGTAATTAAAAATGTTAGCCACGCGGCCAAGGTTAAATTACTTGTTGGATTTAGTAAAGAAACACATGATTTAAAAAAACTGCATCAAACACTGATGTATTATAAAAGGTTGGGCTGGATTGTTAAAGCCATGCCCGGCTTTCATGCTAAAATTTGGTTAATTAATAATGATTGTTGGGTAGGATCGGCGAACTGGTGCCCGAATACTATTCATAATTACATGCATAGAACAAAAATAACCACGCGAATTAGAAATTTTACAAATCTTCATTGGAAAAATTCATATAATGTAAATGAAACGACCAAACTTTGGTTGCTGGCACAAAAATAATCCTAATTCATGAATAAACTAACTTTAGAAGAATATCAAAGTCTATACTCTGATAAAATAACAAAAGGAGAATACGACAGAATCATAGATAAAATAGATAAGAGATTTCTCTATATTATGGAAACTATCTGCACTAGACTTAACTGGTATGATTATGATAACGGCTGGAAAGAAACTAACGGTCATTTTGAACCAAATAAGTATCATGCTAATAGAAATTCCTATATTAATTTTGACGGAGAATATACGCTGCCTCCGCCCTATAATACCTGCCCAGACATTCCAATTAAATGGCTATGGGAGGATTTTGAAGAAAACTTTAAGAAAGAAGTATCTGATTTTAAAACCCAAAAAGAGCATGAAAAGATTAAACTAAAAAATCAAAGGATAGAATTAAAAGCTAAAAAAGTTGCGATGAAACGATTGATTCAATCCAAGCTTTCAAAAGAAGAATTAAAGTTTATAAAATTCAAATAGTTATGAAAGCTAATTGGCAAGAGTTGCAAACTCAATTTTGGAAAGATGGGTATTGTATACTTGATAATTTAATTCCAAAGGATTTAGTAGAATATTGGGCTGCAATTGCTTTGGATTTATCTACTAAACTAACTCGACAAGGGGTTAAAAAAATAGAAAAGCAATTTGATGCCGCCGATTTAGAAACACGCGACGCTGCTGGAATTTATAGTTTAGTTAGTATTCCGGGGTATGTTGCTTTTTGTGATTTTGAAAATTTAAAGATATATTATCAAAATTTAGCTAATTTTTTAAGTTTATTCACTGGATTAGATATTGTTTTAAGCGAAGATATAGAAAGTGCGGTAACTGTTATGGTTTATCCGCCTCCCGCCGGACAAATGACGGCACACTACGATACAAACCCAATCACTGTATTATTATATTTAACTGACAATCAAGATGGTGGTACTGAATTATACCCACTAACTGCTCGCCGACCTACCACTTTAACTACAATTGATGAATTTATTGCTGATCCAATTGTTATTCTACCAAAAGTTGGTCGCATAGTATTATTCCAAGGGCAAAAAATTTGGCATAAAGCATTACCTGTAACTAAAACTACAAAAATTAGTTCAGCATGGAATTATTATATTAAAGGAGAAAATTGGCGACCCAAAGGGGTGTCGGAAAGATTGTATAAATAACATGGAAGCAGAAGTATGGAAGTCTATTGATGGATATGAAGGTATTTATGAAATTTCTTCATTTGGTAATGTAAGAAGCTATGCTCGTGAAACTGTATGCTTAATTAAGCCTAGGATTAACCAAGGTTATTTTATTTTAGGCTTATGGAATAAAGGCAAATGTAAAACCTCTAAAATCCATAGGTTAGTAGCATTACACTTTATTGAAAACCCCGACAACAAACCTCAAGTAAATCATATCGACGGCAATAAACTAAATAATCATTTAGATAATTTGGAATGGGTAACACCACAAGAAAATAGTGCCCATGCCTCAAAATTAAAATTAGTAGCTTACGGCACTAGAAATGCAGCAGCAAAAATAACTGACGAAGATGTTGTTAGTATTAGAAAAATGTATGATTCCGGGGAATTTACCCAAAATCAACTATCAAATAAGTTCAATCTATCACAAGGAATTATAGGGAAAATTATTAATGGTCTGTTATGGGAGCACGTTCCATATAGCGGAGAACGTTCATTAGAACGGATTAGCTGTAATCAATCTAATTATACTAGAAATTTACGCGGAGATAATAACTATTGGTCTAAAATCACAGAATCCCAAGTTAAAGAAATAAGAGAAATGTATAATAATGGGGATATGACTTACAAACAGATAGCAGATTTATACGGCGTTACCCCTCAAAATATTCGTTCTATTATTATTAGAAAAACATGGAAAAATCTAGAATGAAAGAATACAATCTCAAAATACCTGAAAACACTGATTCCCGCCGCCGCGCGCCCGTCGGTAAAATTACCTTCACTTACGATAAAAGTTTTCAGAATAATTGGCAAAAATATCCAAAATTCGTGAAAACAACCATTTCAGTAATCATATATGAGAATGAAGACGTTAATAAACTGATAAGTAATTTGAAAAAGGATTATAAAAATGCGCGGGAATTTGAAGTCATTTTAAATAATGAAACTAAATAATACTCAAATTAAACAACTGGCAATTTTAGGATATTTTCTAGTAGAATCTGAACCTCAACGCTTCATCGCGGGCACTCAATTTATTGGCGGTTATGATTATGTGTCCGCCGAGGCTGCACTTAAAAGATTAGAAGAGGCGGAGCTTGTTAATCGCATCTGGAGAAGAAATTTCGGAAAAGATTTGTATAATTTAGAAAAGTAGAATCATATAACTCAAATACAAGATTTAAGCGCCCAATGTTTCAATGACGAAACACGGCATTAAAAACAAAAAACGCCTAACGGCAAAATAAAAAAACAAATAGTATGAAGAATAGTAAGACAATCGCCGCCCGCCTCGCCTCAACTAAGGGTCGTATCGTCGGCATTACCACGAAGTCGCGGAAATTCAATGGTCAGATTCGTTCCGTTACTCCTAGTTACGTAACTATGTATGATCGTAATGCCCAAAAGCAATTCAAATTTGCTCTAAGTTCCGTGGTTTCAGTTACTGGTGTATAAGTTAGTTAGTTTTTCCGGCCTCGGTTTTCAAACTTGGGCTAGAAAATGAGGAAGAAGTAATATCCCGTAGCAATACGGTGGGTGGATAACCTCAAAAAACAAGCCACCCAACCACTTTCAAATAAATCAATAAAATCAACTAAAAACAATTATATAATTAATAATGACAAACCTCAATAATATCATGAAGAATCCGGCGGATAATACTAGAGAAAAAGCTGACCGAATTTTAACACTAACTGAAGAGTTACATGACCTGCAAAATAAGCGAAAGAGTGTTGCGGCGGCTTTCACAACTCGGATTAAAGAAGTAAAACAAGACATTTTAGATGTTCTAAATGATGAACAGACCGCCGAGGAAATCGTCAAGAATGTTCATAATGAACATGATTTGGAAGTAATTAAGTAAATTTAACAATTAAATAACAAAAATATGGCTTTAGGTAACAAAAACAACAACGACAATAGTAAGCTTCTAATTTTAAAAATTCGGACACAAGACCTTGATAAAAAAGCGATTGATCCAATTTTTCAAGTTAATGAAAAAGTAGATGGTAAATGGGTTTCAACCGATACCACCACGGCGGTAGAAGGACAACTAACTCGGGCGGAAGTCAAAGAGGGTGAATATGAAGGGCAAAAAACCTATAATATTTCGCTATATCTAAAAGATACTGAAGCCGCCGAGACTTATCTTGTCGATCTTAAGTTAAATATGTTAACGCGTGGACTTCTAAATAGTGTTCTTAATTTAACTAAATTTGATGAAGTTAAGTTTGGTCTTTATACTGGTAAGAATGGCTATCCAAATGTTGCCGTCCGCCAGCACGGGGAAATGGTTAAATGGAAGTACTCATTAGATGAAATGCCCACGCCCGATGAAGTAATGTTTAAGGGTAAGAAAATGCGGGATTATAGTGCGGTAGATGAATTCTTTATTGAAAAAATTAAGGAATTGGCCGCGCGAGTAAATGGTGCCGCGCCTGCAAAATCAAAAGATAAAACAGTTAATACTACTAAGGTAGTTAAATCTGAGGCGAAAGCAGAAAGTCCGGCGGATTCTGATATGTTTGACGATAAGGAATCTGATAGCACTGATGATGATAGTTTGCTATAATGAAAAACAGAGTATCAATTACATTATCTGATAATTTAGATAATCACGAAGCTTTTCTTAAAGTATTAGAAAATGATCTAGAAACCGAAATTAAATTCGGAGATTTCTCTTTAGGAAAATTTAAATTAGATTATCATAATACCTCTTCGATTAGAGGAAAACTTGCAGAAATTTCTTTAGGATTCAAAGAATGCCCAAAAAACGCTGTGGTGTAATTTCGTCTTCTCCATTAGTACGCACGGGTTTTAGTAATAATGCCCGTGCGATTTTGCCGTTATTGTATGCAAATAATAAGTACGAAATCTTCCTTTTAGCTCAGGGGAGCGATGACCGCGATCCTACTCTGCAAAAAATGCCGTGGAAAACTCGCGGAACGATTCGCCCGGGGGAATTTAATGAAGATTTATTTGGTCGTGATCCGAATTATCAAAGATTAGTGGCATATGGAAATCTTTCAGTCCAAAATTGGATCATTGAAAATAAGTTAGATTGTGTTATTCATATTGAAGATATTTGGAGTTCATCTGAAGAACATTATCTTAATGCTAAATGGTGGCCTTATTTCAAAGATAATTTCCTCCAATGGAGCACGGCGGATTCATTACCAATTTTAAATAACTATAAAACTTGGGCAGAAAAATGTTCTAACGTTTGGTTATGGGCGACTTTTGGGGTTAATGCTTTACATAAAGAAAATAAAGAAAAGTATGGACATGTAAAATGTGTCCACGGAGTTTTGGATACGACCGAATACGCTCCTATTTCTTTTCTTAAGAAGAACGAATTAAGAGATAAATTCAATATTGATCGTGATGCCGTTGTTTTCTTCAAACTCGGACGCTCACAATTAAGAAAGTTATATCCCTCAGTTTTAGAGGCTTACGCATCATTCAAAAAACAATATCCTCAATATAAAACTAAACTTCATTTTCATTGCAGCTTTTCGGAAGGTTGGCCTTATAATGATCTAATCAAGTATTATAACATTGATAAAAATGATGTTTTAGCTACTTATTTTTGCCGTTCATGTGGCGATTATGAAATCAAACCTTGGGTTGGCGAAGATCAAGATTGTCGATTCTGTAATAATAAGAAAAGTCAAATCACTGCTGGCGTAACAAGTTCAATTTCAAATAAAGATTTATCTGATATATATGGAATTTCAGATGCTTGTATTAGCGCATTCACTTCGGGCGGCTTAGAATTTCATAATGTCCAATCATTATTATGCGGACTTCCTTTACTGTCTTCGGATTATTCATCAGGAGAAGATTTCGTTAAGAATGATTTCGTATTTAAATTAGACGGCACACATACTTATGAGGCAGGTACAGGCTTCATTAAGCACGTTCCCAACATAAATACAATTGTTAAATATATGCGGAAGATTTGTGAAATGAATCCGCGCGAACGACAAAATATTGGCAAACAAGGACGGGAATGGGCATTAAAAACTTTTGAGCCATTCGCTGCTATTCAAGAGCTAGAGAATTTTATTGATAATTGTCCGCCGATTACTTGGGATTACGTTTTGCCTCCCGAAAATCTAAAGAATCCCGGCGCACAAGTTCCTGATTTAGATAATCCTAAAGAATGGGTTAGAAGTCTATATAAATTAATTTTAAATATGGACATGCCGGATGACGATACTGGCTTAAATGGTTGGGTAACTTCTTTAGCTAATGGAATGTCCAAGACTGAAATTGTTAACTACTTTAGAAAAGTTGCCAACGAAGAAAACGAAAAGATTAACCAGAATAATCCCAAACACATTACTTTAGAAAGTTTATTCCCTAGAATTGATAATAAAAAGAATGTTCTTTTAGTTTTGCCGCAGTCACTTGGCGATCACGTAATTTTAACAGGATTACTACCGGGAATTTACGAAAAGTACCCTTTAGATAGTCATACGATATACTTAGCCGCCGATCCTAAATTCTTTGAGGTTTATGAAGGTAATACTAACATTAAATTAGTTCCATTTGCGCTTATTATGAGGAACGAGATGGCAATGTCCGGTTCGGGCGAACACGGACCAATTGATTATTTCATTGATGTCGCGCCCAGCACGCAAGTTCATTTAAACTATTTAACTAATAAATATGACTAACTCCGATAAAATAAAACTAAAATCAGTATTAGAATATTGTTTGGTAAATTTAAAACATCCTGAAACTCCAGTTGGTAGTATATATGGATTAAACCTCACAACGGATGGATACTACCCACCACCAATTCCTACTTACGATAGTTTAATAAATGACGCAAATGCCACTTATGAAAAAATGAAAGCACGGGCTGAAAAAATCAAACAATACGAAGATTGTCTTGTCAATATTCAATTACTTTTGCTAGATTTGAATTATATAGTTGAATAATGAAGCTAGCAGAAACATATGCTAACAATTGTTCAATTGATAAAATTGGACGACCCGATTTACCTACTCAATACTTTCCTCTTCCGGTAGATAAGTATATAACTATCCAAAATAGTTCGGGAATGCCCGCGAAAGACTATTCTTTATGGCAGGATGTAGTTAATTTAATCCACCCATACTTAGAAAAAGAAGGAATTAGTATTGTTCAAATTGGACGCGGAGAAATTCAACCGTTAAATCGTACAATTAACTTGCTTAATCAAACTAATTTCGCCCAAACGGTTTATTTGCTTCATAATTCACTCCTTCATTGCGGGAATGACAGTTTCGCTAGCCACGCGTGCGGCGATACAACGCCTTGTATAATCGTTTTCGGCAGCACTTCGGCACAATGTCATGCCCCCGCTGTTACGCACCCTCAGAGCATTTTTACAGAAAGTCATCGAAACGGTAATAATCCAAGTTACCAAGCTCAAGAACAACCAAAATCTATTAATAAGATTCCAGTTGAAAAAGTAGCCGCCGATATTCTTAAAGTTTTGGGTATATCTCACCAAATTAATCAAAAAACCATACTCGTTGGCGACCAATACCCTCAAATTGTAATTGAAATAGTTCCTGACGGAATTGTAAATCCTCAATCTTTGCCGCCGGGCGCAATCAACCTTCGGGCGGATTTATTCTTTGATTTAAACAATATTATTCAAAATCTTCAATTACGACAATACGTATTGTCATTAAATCAACAAATTGACATTAATATACTTAAACAACTCAAGCCAAATATTCCTTTATTAATTTATGAAATTGATGAAGAAACTGATGTAGATTATTTACTGTCTATAGTCCGCGCGGGAATTCAGTTGCAATTAACAACTAAAGTAGATGAAGAAACGTTGAAAGGATTGAAATTGAAGTATTTAGACCTTCCTTTGATCGTGCGCCGAGTCGATACGCCACTTTCTCAAGTTCTAGAACAAATTAAATCATATAATAATATAGACAATCTAAATAAAATAGAATTAGATAAGCCCTTAAGATATCAATCAAGCAGACTACTTTTAAGTAATAACAAACAATACCTTTCATTGGCTGACTGGAAATTAGATCGTCCAGTAGAAAATATGGAATGTTCCTCAGTTGCAGATTTAGATAATCAAGATTTTTTGAACGAAGTAAATTATTTTAGGATTTATGAGACAATTGAAGTTTAGAGTATGGAGCCCCACGAAAAATCGGTGGATTAAAGAATCTAGTCATCCTAATGATAGTTATTCTTTTGGAAATATAGTTAATCCATTGCAAGTTAACAAACTATCTTACGGAGAATTCATATATAAAGTAGAAAACGCGATTATTCAGCAATTTACCGGACTCAAAGATAAGAATGGCGTGGATATTTATGAAGGAGATATTGTCAAATATGATGGTAATTCCGATTTAACTTATAGAAAACCGGGGATTGTTTCCATAGGAGAATACTTCACCCATGCCAAAGAATTTTACCATTTCGGCGTCAGAGCGCAAAGAATAGATATGAAAGAGAGTTACTTTGGTTTATCGTTAAAAGATAACGACTATCTAATCATTGGTAATATTTTTGAAAATCCTGAATTAATAAAAGTCAAATAATCATATAAATAACTAGTTCAATATGGCTAAAAATAAGAACAAAGAAAATCAAGAAACTACTGAAGCTTTACAATTGGCAAAATCCGCCGGAGAAACTGCCCAAAACTCGGTCGAAGCTATGACGGAAGCAGTTAATGATAAATCAGCAGACTCGGGTGATTTTTGCCCTTCGGAAAAGATTAAAGTCATTCGTCAATGTAATATTGAACGCGATCATTGCGGTCTAATCAAAGGATTAGAATATGAATTTGATAGTTTAGGCTTTGTTAATTATAAGAAACTTATCCCCCGAGAATTTCTTTACCCAAACAAACAGTATTTTCAAAAACGAAAATTAGCTGTGCCTAACAGTATTGATGATTTGTCGGATTCTCAATTGATCTGCGCCCTCAATGGTTATCGTTTACTCGGCGCAATCCGTGGGTTTAAATCGATTAAACATAAAATCATTAGCGAAAGCTATGACAAAGTAGTAATTGAAACGAAAATTATATGGATTGGTAATTATGAAACCGGATTCAAAGATGTAGCATATACTGCCTTATCCACAGCTTCTCTATCGAATACATTTGATTTTGCTCAAAATTATCTGGCTGAAATTGCTCAGAATCGTGGAGAATGTCGTGCAATTCGTGGATTTTTACGTATTCCAATTGTAGCATCTGATGAATTAGGCCCACCGCAAAAAGAAGATGAAGAAAAAGATAGCCAAAAAGCTAAATTTGCTCCTGCTGGCCCGCACGCAATCCTTCAAAAGAAATTAAATGAAAAAAATACTTCTTGGGATAAATTTAAGGAATCTTGTATTAAGAAAAATATCCCCGGCTCAGACACTTGGACCGATTTGGCCAGTCTGGAAACTACACAAGTAGTAACTTTAGTTGATTTGATGAATAAAAAAGAAGAAGAAAAGAATCCTCAAAAGAAACTGCCAATTGATAATTAAGAGTCTCTCCATCTTTTATCAATTGTAATTTTAACATTGCCATAAGGCAGTGTGGCATTATCTGTTAAAATATCACATTTAGCACCAAGAAAATCGAGTTCTCCTACAGTAATAGCATCAGGGTTTAGATTAACATTAGTCACCCCCAATATTTTATCTCCGTTATCCTTTGAATCACTAAAAAACACCTCAAAATAATAACCTCCATTCCCGTCGCTTAAAGGAAATTCTAAGCCTTGAGACAATGAAATCAATCTTCCTATGATCATTCGGATTCTAATATTCTCTCCGGTCGCTCCTTCATCAACAAACTCAACTTCCCAATCTAAAGGATAGGCGAACGATTCTTGTCTTGGCGGAAAATGATTATTTGCTGCTCGCGAACCTCCACCATCGGGTATACTTACGCTAGAAAAAATTCTATCGATAGAACAATATGCATTACCCGTAGGAGCAGAAATTTTTAATCGTTTAGCTTCATACCATAATTGTTGTAATTGAAATCGGTTAAATTTTAAAGGGAATATTGATCCACGTTTGCCCAAACTTGCTAATACCCCCGGGGAAATACTTTCATTAGGAATAATAGCGGGAAAGGGTATTCCGGTATTGTGGTCTAATTCTGCTGTTACTGTAGAATTACCAAAATTTTTCATAGCTACTCCTTGGAAATCTGGTGCGCAATTCATTATAATATTTTCTTTTTACCCTACGGGGTAAGCCATACGTTGGGGGGTAGATTGAACGTCTCCCCCGGAGTCATTATAGCTATCCCCACCTGTTAAAGCTAAATATAAATGAGTGGTAGTCCATTGGTCTACTTGATAATTACCATCTCCCTTTGGATTCCAAATAATAGCTAATAAATGACGCATTACTGATTGTAGGTATATAGGGTCATCCGACGTATTGGCATTAATATATTCCGCTTCTCCCCCGTCCCATGAATTCTGGCTTCCATCATATTGAATAGATGATTTTATAATTTCAGGCCATTTCGTAGGATCATTATTATATTCTAATTCTATCCATACTTTTAATCCCTGAGCGAATGCTCCAGAAAGTGAAAATCCAGTCCAACCAGAATCATTATCTTTAGGATCGTTTACAGAAGCTTTGCCAGTGACAATTACTTCATCGTTATATTTTAATGATTTAGTTAAACGTGACGCCTTATTTACTATAAATTTCCATTGTGGAGCTTCTTTATTGCCAAAATTTTTAATTGTTACTTGCCAAGGATGTAAACTATTATTATCACTATTCCCGCCGCTTCTTACTGGTAATGTTCTAAATGCCATAATAATTAATAATTAAAATACTCCTGTGATTTGTATTGATATTCCTGTGTCAAAACCTAATCCTGTTATGGTCAACATGGCGACATCGTTGTTTTGGTCTTTAGTGTTAATATAATTAATATTAATATAAGAAGTAGAGTTAACATAATTAATTGGATTATTATTTTGATATGTGGAAAATGTATTATTAATAAAATTATTTAATAAATAATCTACCTGATTAAACGGACTAGCTCCAGTTAATAAGTTCCACGAACCAGTAAAGGTTTTAATGTGGTCTAAAACACGTCCCGATCCGTTTATTGTACCAGAGGCAAATTGAGTGTAATATCCGCTTCCGGTAAATGTTTGATTCAAAAATCCTGTAAACAGATTGCTATTTAAAATATTACCTATACCTAAATCTCTTCCTCCTATAAGGCTAGAATCAGACAAAGACATATTTCCCAAATTGGTATCGTCTACTAATAAACTAACATTCGTTGCCGCCCCGCGAATACCACTTAATGTAATAGTATTAATTCCATCATTAATAGCAGTAACTAAATGTGTGCCCGTATTATTATTAATATATGTTGTTAATCCAGTCATCCCAAAATATGAGAAATTATTAATTATAGCAGTATTATTATCATTGATATATAACTTGTCAAAATTGCTAGGGGTATTATAATATATCGCGCCTGTGCCATGAATAAATCCAGTAGCATTCAAACTGCGTAAATTTCCTGTAGTTCCAGTTATGTAACTATTGTAAAAATAAGTTCCGCTCCCGTTAGAAATTGGGCCAAGAATATAATCATATAACAACCCTGTTCCGATTCCTGAATAGTTAGTGCCTGTTCCATAACCGCTAACTAATAAAGAATAATCCCAAACAAAAATCCCGGTAGCAAATTGGGTAGTGCCCGTAATAATGCCGCTAGCAAATCCTGTCGCTAAATTATTTAATTGTCCACCAGTTCCGCTCCCAATACCAATGGCTAATTGGCTAATAATCCCTTGATTTTGAATAAATCCACTAATATTCCCAGACCAGCCAGAAAATATATCAATATATTTATAATAATCTCCACTTCCACTAATATGACTTAAAGAAACTAAAATTGGTAAACCGCTTGATATATTAGAATTAATATTAGCAGTATACAACTGAACAGTATTGGCGAAAATATTCTCTTGTCCATTCAAAATAATTGAATTCTCAACAACATTTGGCGATCCGGTTATATTGATTGTAATCGGATAAGTTAAATTCCCAGCATTTGTTGTTAATTGTAAATTACCAATATAAGAACCAATAGAACTACTTCCACTAGGTAAAATATAAAACTTCCCAATACTAGGAGAAGATAAGTCTCCCGTAGATACCCCCGATAAAGAAAAAATAGAATTACCAGAATTAAAATTAGAAAATCTACCTCCGTATATTCTAATTGGTAGTTTGTTATTAATAATTGTTCCGGTGGCAACGATATCCCCCGTAGAACAATTTATATTACTAATTGTTAAATTAGGAGTATCCCCATTTAAATAAAAATTATATGTTGTGTTGACATTATTTGGTTTAATATAAAAATAATTATAAATTCCGGTCGATTTATTATTATTATAAGAAATTGGATTACCGTTATAAAAAATATCGTACGAGCCACTATTTAGATTGCCCGATAAACTAAAAATAGAATTAATAGGATAATTTTGTATAAATCTACTAGAATTATCTATAATTTTCCCTCCACTGAATAAAAAATTTATATTATTAACCCCTGACCCTGATAAGCCAAAATTCATTGTGCCCGTATAGTTATCAACAGTAAAGTCGCAGCCAAATTGGAAATTTCCAGTCTGCCCGTAGAATATTCGTTTTAATCCTGTAGTTGTAAACATGTTGTAAACATTATAAGTTAGGCTGACCTACCGTTGGAAAATAATTGACTGTATTTGTGTAGCTGCCATGTTGAGTTAACATGCTAATACTATTATAATTAATTGCTCGCTCGGCAGGTAAAACCATAAGTCGTGTACCAAACTCGTAAGTAGAAGTCACGCCTTTATCATCAATTCCAATATCTACACTTAATAATCCATTGTCGATAGTTGGAATATAATTATTTAAATCTATCCCTGCGATTTTAAAAACCTTAGAAATGGTTGGCTGCGTGTAATTAACAGCTAGGCCCGCCGAGAACAATTGATGTAATTGCTGTATTTGACTTTGGTCAAATTGACAAATATTATTATTCTTAGTAAGAACTTTCAAAGAGTCATCTGATATATTTCTATAATTCAATTTTAATTTATTAAAATTACAGTTACTAGAAAGATTGCTAACATTAAATGATTCTACTTTGTTAATAATACGCCTAGTTTTTTTTGTTTTTTCAATTACAGTACCAAAAAGAGCATCAGTAGGTTCAGTATATTGAAATTTGCCCATAGGAGTACTAAATACTACAACATTAGAATGTAGGGCTGTTCTGTTATTGAAACTATGATTTCCAATTATAGAGCATTTTAAATCTGGATATTGATAAACAATTTCTGTGTTTTGTAAAGTAGGGTCTTGTTCTTTATTCAAAGGTTTTCCGTCAAATAGTGTACCGGGAGACGCCTCGTTGTTATATCCGTTCATTTCAGTTAATCGAAAAGCGTCTGCGCTTTGTGTGCAACCTAAATATAAATATACATCTCCTGCATTAGTTGCAGAACTGGAATCTCCAGCGTCTAAAACCGAACCGATAAAATCGCCACGCAAATTATTTTTACTACCCAATTTGAAAGGAAGGAATTTAGCAATATTGCCAAGTAAATAATAGTCATTAACAGAAGTAGCACTTCCAGAGCTAGTCACACTCTCAGGGACAAAAGAGTTTCGCCCCCTTTCTGCTACAATTAATTTAAAGGATAGTAGCCCGCCCGCATTAGTTAAAGAGTTAGATGAATTTTGTGCCCCTGCATCATGAATAATAGATAAAAATTGAGCAAACGGTAAATCTCCCATAATTGTACCAAATCCAGATTGCGCCCCCTGAGTCGAGGTATTGTAAAATCTTAAACTACCCATACTATCACCTAAAAAATTATATGTGACATTGCCAGTATTAACAAAATATGGAATACCACACAAGTTATCTAATTGGAAATCATAGTCTTCAAAAAACCCATCATTCGGATCAGGAACATACACCGCATACTTGTTTAAAAAGCCAGCAAAAGCTCTTTCTTCTGCTACGAATTTTTGATGATGGGTTTCATTATGCTCGGCTAAGAAAAAGAAATAATTCCCCGGATTAGTTACTACTTTCCATTGATTTTCAAAATCTAATAATTGAACACAATTGTAAAAATCTTTATTATCTTTAATATCATCTACATTATTACTTTGATTAGAGTTTAAGTATCCAGAATTACTATCCGCGAATGGATCAATAGAAGCTGCATCTTTTGGTATTTTATCTATTTCGGGTGGGGTAGGAGCGTCCGCAATAGATTGTATTGAAATATTTCGATTCCCCGCTAATGAAATTTGACTGGAAAGAATTGTCATTCCTAATTTATCTAAAACTCGACCCTTATAAAAATGAGCCGCCGAATACATTTGATATTTCACATAAAAATAATATAAATCGCGCAAATCTTGACTATAATAAGCTAACCCAGAAGCCACTCTATCAATATTCGGCGTCACAGTCAAAGGCATAGAGTAAGTATTATTTTGTAATAAACTTTGTAATTCTATATATTTTGCAGACTGACATTCATACATTTTAGCGGGGTCGCCCGGTCTAGAAAAATTAGTGATTGTTGCCGTTTTCACTGAATTTTTCATAGAATAACTCTCATCGTATTCTAACAAGTTAGGACAAAAATTTTGTATATCCGTGTTTACTTGAATAGTATTTCTTAAATCTTTAAAAACAATTGTACCATTATCCCAATAGAAAAAATAACCATAATCTTGACACCACTGATTCAATACTTCACGAAGAGTTCCCGTGTATTGTTGTAAATAATTTTTATTAGCAAAAATACCTCCCTTTATTGGAATGGGAATTTTAGATAATAATTCATTAAAATTATATTTTACATCATGTATTTCATATTTAGCTTTTTCTTCACAGTCTACATAATTTTTAATATCTTGCTGCGCTTGATCATTAATGCACGGCGAGCATGGATCGTAAAAATTAGAAACTGGATTAACGTAATTTTCAGGATTGCAGGGGTCTAATTCAAATCCTACAATAATTAAATTCCCGAATGATTGCGTGCCATACCTTTTATATAATCCAACCTGAATAATATCTAGAATATGAGAGGTATCAACAAAATGTAAGGTTAAAGTATTGCCCCCCGGGGAAATATGCTTGCTATAATCTTCCAAATATCCTACAAATGTAATATTAGAACCTATTTGTATATGATAAGGTGAGCAATAAGTGCTTGATAAATCTGCTGGAGTAATAGAATAATTACCATTTTCGCTAATTACAGAAATAGAAATTGTACTTTGAGAATCACCATAAGCGATATTTAGACGAACAGAATAAATATAGCCTCCAAATATACTTGAAGAACCATTGATACTGATATTAGGGATTGTGTTAATCATTATTATATTATTATATAATTTCTAAAAAATCATTAGTGTTAGAATAAATAGTAGGTAATATATTCAAAAAAGAACTAGGGCGATTTAATAAAGAAAAATTAGCTATTTCTATATAATCATGATATACACTCTCTCTTAGTCCGTTCATATATACTATAGAAGTATCACGAGCGAACTTAGGTAATACTACATTATTATATGCCCCGCTACTGAAAACGCCCTGCGAATCGTTAGGAAATGTCCAAAATTGCCCGCCCGTTATACTATAAAATAATGTATCATTCAATATAAAATTATTTCCCGCTGCTCTATAATCTAAACCAGACTGTAATTTAACTCCATTTAAGAAAATAGAAGAGTTGGGTAAAGCTAATCCAGAAATTCCTGTTGTATTACTAATTATAAAATAATTGCCCGTATTGAATGCCCGCGCTCCCGTAATATAATCTATAATATTAGTATCTAGGTCATCATAATTATTGCCAGAAAGGAAATTCCCGGAAATATAAAACATGCCAGAAAGATATACTGAAGGATTATAAAAGCTCCCCGAGTTGACATATCCGCTTCCTAATTGAGCTACCGAATCCAAATAAAAATTAACTTGATCTGAGTTAAGATTAGACGGCAAGATATATTTATTAGAAATTCTATCAAAAATTAAAGAATTATTGATATTAGTTTTATTAATTGAATTAGGAAAATAAAAAATTTCAGTAATATCGCTCGTATCAACATTTTTAATATACGAAATAGCTTCCATCCCAAAACTACGACTATACCCCTCATTTTCAACAGGAAAACCCCCTGTCACACCAGTAAAATAATTGATAATAGTTTGATATTGTGGCGTATTACTAATATCATAAACAACCCCTGTTAGGTCTATCGCCTGATAGCGGGCTGTTATATTATTGCATTGCCCAGTTAAATATGAATAAAATTCATTGGCCTGCCCTGTCGTGCCAGAAAATATTTGTACTAATCCAGTTGTATAACCTGTAATAATAGTGCCTGTAGCAGATGTAATACTTTGTCCCGGCGGAAAAATATTGCAATATATACCTGACGCAATAGCTGTTTTTTGATAAGGCAATAAAGCGGGGGAAAAAAGTAAAAAATTATCTATATACCCGGAAAAGTTATTTCCTGAAAAATAAGATGGGGCTCCACTGACTCCTCCCAAATTATATTTATCGCTAAATAGAAAATAATTATCATTAACAGCAAATGATTCGCTTTCAAATAATTTATTATTAAAATTTAAGTAATCAATAGTTAAATTATTAGAAGTTTTTGTAATCCACAGACTATTTTTACTACCCCAATTATTCTGAGATTGAATAACAGTTGGCCCAAGATTAGAATAAAATTCAACATAAGGTTGACAAGAATTATTAACCCCAACTACAAAACCAGAAACTATATTTCCGCTAGTAAAGCTAGAAAATAATACCCCATTTTGACCTGTAGATATTTCATAATTAATTGCCATTGTCCAAGTAGGCGAAGGATTAAGCCCTGTGGCATTTTGAATATTAATTAGCGTTCGCCCATCGAACTTTCCCGATCCTGTTATACTATAAAAAGAATTAATATTGCCACTAATAAATCCTGAAAAAATAGAATTACCTAGCGGAATTGACGGAATAGGTTGATTTCCACTTTCCTTAAAGTCATAAAAAACGGTTAGTTGGGGTATCGCCCCCACACTTTGCGTAAAGTAATTGATTCCGGTTGTTGACATATCCTTATTCCTAAATGAACATTAATATTTACACTTAATTAAGAGATAAGACATTAATATAATTATAAGGAGCAATCGTTGCAGAGTTAGGGGAATCAAAAGACCAAGCAAAATTTGTGTCAAAATCTAGCCCAATAAAATTATTTGATTGAGTTATTTGATTCTTATCTAAGAAAATACGATTGGTAGACCCGTATTGTAATATATAACCATTAGCTAGATTTTTAATGGCGGTAATTGTGGAGCTATATGAACCAGTGCAAGCTCCTACGAAATGTCCGCGCAATTCAAGACTAGCCCGGTTCTTATATCCTAATGATACAGTGTAATAATCTGCGTTACAGGGGCTACCTGACCCCAAATTAACCAAAGGATTACTAGCTATCTGCATAATTGCGGGCTTGAAATTAAGAGTAAAATCTAAATCTTTAAATTCCACGGGTATCAAGTCTTTATTGTCATAACTAGTACCTACTGATATTTCCCCTACAAAGGGATTTTTAGTTACTGAATAGCTCTGCTGAATTGGATTCAAAGGATAGATTATAACTCCATTATTGAAGTCTGAATAAGCTTGGTTTGCCAAGAAAAACAAATTTAATTGATTATTATAATAATTCTGTACATTTGTCCATCTTGTTTTTAAATCTCCGCGCCCCTTGATAGTTCCTCTAATATCTACTGTAGTAATATCAAAATCATCTACTTTAATATCTGTGCTGTAGTCAAAATAAGTCCGAGGCGTAAAATCATTATCAAATTGAATATTAAATCCAATTTTTTTATTATAATTATCTTCAGAAACTCCTGAACTTAAATAAGTTGGATTTAAATCTAAACGCCCACAAGCATCTACATACCCTTGCACGGCGGCGGAATAAACATCAAAAGAACTATATTTATTTCTTAAGGTCGCAAGGTCAGCATTTCTACAAGATTTTACTTCTCCATTTATGCCTAAACTTGCTAGACCGCGATTTAAATCACATGAATAATCAATAGAATAACGAATATAACCTGCCCCGCCATTATATAAATCGGCAATATATTTCTCTTCAATTGTGTAGATATTATCAAAACGATTAATAGATTCTTTAAACGTATCCACGCAAAGATTAATCCCTGTACAATAAGAAATAAAATATGGAGAAATAAAACTATTAGTGCCAGTTTGAGATAAAACATAATTTTTAGCATTTTGAAAACCATTGCTAAAGCCACTAGAAGTATTTAGTCCCCGTGCCGAAATTCTATGAGTAATTTCTAATAATTGATTATCCTGCTGCGTAAAATTCCATTCATTAACAGGGTTAATTACCCCATAATAACCTGAAAATAATTCGGGCGGATAAGTTTCTAATTCAACTTCATAATTAAGAATGCCAACATATAATGAAGCTTGGAAGTTAATGTTTACAATTCTATTGTAAGGTTCATAATATAGAGTTTGTCCATCTTGGGTGATAGATAAAGCTTTGAAATCTGATGCATAAATTTGCTCTAATTGAATTTTAGCAGTTTGAATAGCATCATAAGTGCAACCGCTTAACTGCCCCTGTAATCTACAAGACGTAATGGTGCTCCATCGTTCCCCGTAATGAATCGAATTGTTTGTGAAACTAGGTAAAGGCACGGGTTGCCCAGAGGGATATGCTAGATTAGAGCCGTATAGTATTTGTAGAGACATCCTTATTCCTTAATATTATTTACAAGTATTTACACTTTATCGCTAAAAATCGCACGAATTGAAATCCGTTTAGTGTAAATATAACCATACAATAATACTACAATATAAACATATGAAATTACCACCTAAAACAC